AGCTGTTCAATGCCCAGACAGCACAAAACACAGAGAGCGTACGCGTATGTGCGAGGCTCTCTGTGTTCGGTGGGGGTGTTTCTTGGCGGGTTAGCGGTGGGGTTTTCTCCCCTCGCGGGCGGGATTGTTTAACTATTTTTTAAACATCCACGGAGTTGACCGTAGGGAAACTCCGGGGTAGCGGAGGCTGATAAAGAGTTTAACCCAGTTCCGACGTCTGTATGCGAGGACCGCATTCAGGTCAGGCTCCGCCCTTCCCCTTGTTCGTGGCGTACAAAAGGGCATTTGCCAAGAAATATGCACTTGAGAAGGTTCTGCTTGCAAGCGGTAGCGTATGGCCTCCGGTTGTCAGGTTTACCCAGTTTTATCCAGACATTGCCGGCCCACTTGTTATCCTACACAAGCACTCAAGTTTTGGCAAGCGTTTTACTCGTCATCCAAGGAAAATCTAGATTGAGATTTGGAGTAGTTGATCTCGTTATCTAATCTACGAATCTCCATGAAATCTTTAATTGTATCAATCATGGCATTATCATCTTTATTCCTGAGCAAATAGCTAGGGTGTAAAACAATCATGACATGAGGTTGATTTTCATTTCTACGCGGAAGCCAAACTCCTCGTTCTTTTGTAATTTTGACATCTCTGCCAAGATAAGCTGATGCAGCGATTCGTCCGACCAGAACCACGATCTTGGGATTTACAATCTCAAGCTGTTGATTCAAGAATCGACTACATGCCAGTTTTTCAGCAGTTTCTGGATCTCGATTACCTGGCGGTCTGCACTTCACCACATTGGTGATGTAGACCTCGTTACGTTGAATCTTGGCTTGGTCCATGATGGTTGTGAGCAGTTGACCCGCTCTTCCAATGAATGGAACTCCGTACTGGTCCTCCTGTTCGCCAGGGCCTTCGCCGATAACCATGATAGACGCGTTGTAAGGACCTTCACCAAAGACGACGTTGGTACGCGTCGCGGATAGCCCACAACCGGTGCAAGAAGAAGCCTGACAGCGCAATTGCTGAAGGCCTGCAGAGCGAGATACCGTTTGCACTTAGACCTCCTGTGAATTTAATTCTTTGTAAATACTCCTGAATTTATTTTCAGCAGTTTCAGCGGTAGGAATTTGTAGCCCCCAATTTATAAAAATGCCAAAATTATCTAACTTTCCTAAAACATCCCCGTCTCCAAATTTATCGCAATCACCAAAATCCTCGCCAACTCTAATAAAGCAAAATTCTGGATCTTCTGAAGTATCTGAAATAGAGTTTAAGTAGTTTACTATCGCTTTGACTTCAGGGTACTCTTCGTACCATTTAACGTAGTCCCAGTACATAGCTACGTATTCATTTTCTGAGGAATGGGTTTTGAATTTGTAAATTGAAGCAGCTTCTAGAAGTCTGATCATATGCAATTTATTTTGTTCTTCTTCGGACACACTACCTAAAGAATTTTTGAACTTAAAATTTTCTATAGTAAAATTCTCATCAATGTATTTACAAAATAAATCATATTCTTTTTTACTAAATCCGATGACCACTGAACTTCTGTATCCCATGAAATTCTCCTGAAAGACTTGCCCCCGGTAATACCGGGGGCAAGGGCTGTTAATTAGAATTCGTTAGCTTTTTAAATTCTTCAAATGAGATCAAGACTGCGGCATCCTTGCCTTTTCTCTGAACGTATATAAGTTCTCCGGTAGCTTGAATTTCATCGATCAACTCTACAGCCATACGTTTGAAATCTGAAGCACTGTATTTGTTCATGACTCCTCCAATTTTTGTTTGAGTGCTTTTACACGTGATGCAAACTTTTTAATATCTTGAAACCAGAACCAAGGAACAGAACCCGGCGGGATCCACCATCTACCCTCTGCATCTTTTCTGAAAGGAGCAAGATCAGAGACGTACTTGGGAGGGAACGTGACCATGTAGCTCGTGCCTTTGTGCTCGATCCACTGGCCTCGATTGGATACATACCCCCCTGCAAGTTTGAGCTCGTACAGGAGGCTGTCCATGCCGTCTTTGCCACAGATAAGAACCAGCTTTTGAGGAAGCGGTCTGAGCTTTTTCAGGTCTTGATCGACCCAGTTTCTGCAAGCATTCAAGTGAACATCTTTGATGTTTTTACCTCGAGGAGAACACCTCAAAGCGTGAACAAAAATGACTTCTTCTGTATTGACGCCTTCGTTTGTGAGGGCTTGCTTCAAAAGCTTTCCGAAAAGGTCGGAGAATGGCTCCCCGACCTTTTCATCTTCTGCATTTGGGTAAGAACCCACAACCGCAGCTATTGGACTTGCAGGAACTTTGCCAGGAACTTCTTTTTCACACCCGGCACTGAACTCGCATCTAGCGCATCCACTACCGGGCATTACTCCACGACCTTTTCAATTGTAATCTCTGGAGGTTGCTCCAGTTTTTGCTTGACATGAGAAACCCTCCAGATCTCACCCTCTTTATCCACCAATTTATCCTCTTTTGATAGAGAGTAGTAAACCCTCTTGAGAGGCGTGTTATCGGGGTAAGCTTGAGTAAGCCTGGACCACTTGACTTCTTGATTCTGCAGATAGCGTACAAGCTGGTGATCGACTTTGATCTCCCCTGTAAGCAGCAGAAGTTCCTGAAAAGATTTACCGGTAGAAAGCGCTTGATGAACTGCAATCAAGCTGAGGTTTTCTCGCTTGAACTGATCATATGCTTTTTCCCAGCTTTGACCTGTGCAGCGTACAAGCTCACAGGCCCAAGCCAAGAAACTCTCTTTTGTTGCAAAATGTATTTTTACTTGCTTAGCACTCAGAAATAAACGGTGGACATCACCGGTATACTGAGCTGATTTATTAGATCTAAATACAATTTTTTGCTGGACACGTTTTACGTTTTGAGGTGGTTTGACACCCGGCTTTTTGAGCAGGGTAACCATGGCTACGAGTTGATCAAACTCAATATCCTCATTAGAAAAAAGGTTGTAAGCAAAGTCCAGAAAATCATTTCTGTTCCAGCTAGCTAGAGCTTTCCGGACTTTCAGAAACTCCGGATGTCTCATCCACACCTGAGGTTGCATGTGCATCCCCCTCAAAAGAATAGTTCAAAGCTTGAGCAACGATTTTATCTGGAATAGTCCAGGAGTTTCCAAAGACTTCACCCGGTTGAATGTTGAGCTCCGCAAGCGCGTGCTCTTTCTTCATCAGAGCGTCTAAACAGGTTCCCAGACAGATCACAGGCAGGTAACCTGTCTTGGTCAGTTTCTTGGTTTGCATGGACTGCAGAGGAAACATACACCTTTTACAGAGAAAAGGCAAATGAGCTCTGTTTTTTACAACGCCGTCTGCTTCGATTTGTACAGGCATTCCTTCCATGTAGACGTAAGGAAGGGATGTATTTTCAAAATCCTGAGCGTCTTTTAAAGTAATCTTTTGCCTACGCATAAAATTCCTTACTGGATAGGAGTGATGACAACTTGACGGTATTCTGGTAAGTCTGCGTCTACAAAACGTAGAAAGAAATTGGAGTTCTCTTCATCAAACGGAACCCACTCGCCTTGAATTTGACTGACTTCAAGTGCGGAGATGGCACGTTTGAGAAGATCCTTGGAAAACTTTTCGTTGGGCTGTTCGTCACTCAGATGCAGGATAGGAACCTTGACATCGTTGTTTCCTCGGCTTGCGTACGAGCTAAAAAATTTGAGGATGTTTTTTGAAATCTGGATGTTGACTTCAGTTTTAGCAAGATCCAAAAGCTTAGCTTTACTCCTGAACAAAGCGCCTTCGACCACAAAAGAACCCACGCTTTCTCTGCTCAGAGCTTCTTGCAGCATGGATACATCCACATCTGTGGTCAGCTGCTTTACAACAAAATAATCGTGGTTTGATTTAAATACCAGGACAGGAGAGTCGTAGGTATTTAAATGCACGGTAACCATGTCAGTCCAGTATTTATTGATAAGTTTCATCAGCTTACCAACAACGCTGACTGACCAGTCTTCTGATTGTTCTTGGGTCTGAACGGTGACGCGAGAAACAATGTTTGATCCACGGTCGTGTGAAAAGCCGTGAAGCATGATGCCTTCGCCGACAAGCTTGAAATCTTCTTGATCCAAGATGATTGCCAAGCTGTCTGTAATGACCTGGTTAAGAGCGTGGGCTTCCAAGATACAAACTTCCTGAGGAATGTCTTTTTCTTGAAGCATGCCCAGCTTGAAGTCTTCTGGATCTGCCTGGTGCAGAAACACCTCGAACTCGTCGGGGTGGCACTTTACCAGCATCCGGTTATTGCCAGAAATCTCAAGAGTGATTTCCTGTGCTTGTGGAAGCCTGCTCAGAAGGTCCGAAAGGTAGTCATAGGGAACAAGCGCTTCGCCCGCCTCTTGAACGTCTACAGCGCCTTCTGGAACGCACAGCGTGAGCTGGTGACTTCTGGAATCCAGAGCAGTCAAGCGTAGCCGGCCTGTCAGATCGTCTTCGGTAGCTTGAAATAAAATACAAGATTGGATGGCATTGCTGCCATCCCCCTTGTTTACAGCTGACTTGCATCTACTGACAGGATTTCTGAGATCTTCGACACTATTGATTCGGATGATCATCTGGGGAATCCTCTTTAGTAAGATCAGGCGAGGTTGAGTCTAAGATAAATTCAGCAGATCGAGGTCCAGCAAGTTCTTGCTTCATTGCATTTTCAACCCACTCTGGAGTTTCTTTTGACTTGCTAGGTGGGCCGTCTTTACCAAATTCAAAGTTACAATGAACCACGAAAGCGCACGTGTCAATAAATTCCATGAGAAATTTTGACATCTGGGTAACGGATATACGAGAAAGAGGTAGCGCACCTGATACCGTGAAGACAACTTCGCCGGTGTCGTTACACATAGCATACGGGTAAACCATGTTCGTTTCAACTGGTTTGGACCACATATTGATCTGAAGAAGCATGGCTTGAGTTTGGGTCAGCGAGGTAATCGTCGTTTCAAAGTGAAGATTACCTTGCTTTACCCGAATCCGCATGGGAACTTTTATGGTTTGTGCATCAATAATTAAATTAGCTTCAAAAGGTTTTGAGCTAATCAATTCATAAAAGACTACAGAGTCTTTCAGAAATGACTCTCCCAAGATAAAGCTTAAAACTTCTTTCGTGTCAGAAAGGTTTATTTTCTTGGGTGGAAATTTTAACTTTATCTTCATAGAAAACTCCTAATGACTTTCTTGCCAAGTGTTACCAATTTTAGCATCAACTCTTCCAGGTACAAGACCTTTCAGGAAGTAATTGGCTACACTTTCCATGATTGATTTGATTTCAGATCTGAACTCTTCTGCATATTCAACAGGAGCTTCAAATCCTATTTCGTCGTGTACCGTAAGAATAAATTTTAGGGGTTTATTCTTGAACTTATCTTTAATCTGGACAAGCGACTGCTTGACCATGATAGCACCGGTTCCCTGAACGGGAGAGTTCTTGGAAGCACGACTGATTGCGCCGGCATCAGATTTACCGTTGTCGTTCAAGAAACGATAGCGAGCTTCCGGAAATCCTTCCGGGAACATACTAAGTCGTGTATTCTCCCCAATTTCACTCACGTTTTCAAGCCAGAATGCCAGACCCGGGAACTTGGTGAAATACCCTTTGAGGATCTTCTTGGCTTCCTTGGTGTCAATTCCCCAGTCCTTGGCATAACCTTCAGCGGTTTTTCCGTAGATGGTAGAAAAGTTCAGGATTTTACCGTAGTCCCGGTACTTCACGCCTTTTGAATCTGTAGCGCCGTTAGCGATGTCTGCTACTGCAACTTCAGGGAACATGCCGTTTGCAGCAATCGAGTGCAGGTCTGCTTCAGGATTTTTTGAGCCATCCGGCTTCAACTCTGGTTGAGACAAGATATGGCACATTAGCTTGTCTTCCGACATCGAAGCCACGATACACAGCTCCTGTCCGGAAAAGTCACAGTTGATCATCCGGTTTCCAGCTTCAGTAGAAAAGCAAGATCGATAGCTAATGGTATAGGTGTCTTTACCGGATTTCTCTGATTCTTTTTTGTTGTAAAAGATTTTATGTTTTTCTGGATCGATGAGTTTTTGCGGAATCTTCAAAGTAATCTTCGGTACCTGTTGAAGATTTGGCTCGTTACAACTAAGTCTGCTTGTTCCCGCACCCAGCTGGTTGTAGGAGGGATGCAGTCTTCCGGTAACCGGATTGATCCAGTCTCCGTAAGGAAAGCTCAAAGATTTTTGAAGCTTCTTGTATTCGATCAGATCAACTAACTTAGGATAAATCTTGGATGCTTCTTCAAGCACGTCGGATTCGGTAGATTCGACTTCTATATTGTTTTTCTTGAGCATCTCCATCAGCTGAGGAACAGAATCCAAATTGATAGCGGGGGTCACCCCCATGAAACCCTTTTGAATACCGATTCCAAAGTTTTTGCAGATACGCTCGACCAGTGAAGGAATGGTTGCTTTTGCTGCAGCCTGGACAAGCTTGAAGACTTCCAGATCAAAAGCAACGCCATTGATCTCGATGTCACCCAGTACGGAAACCAGAGCCATCTCGTCTTGGGTTGCCTTGGCCATTCCGTAGCCTTCCGGATACGGCTTGACCAGAACATCGTTGAGCATATCCTTGAGTTCAAGAATATGCAAAACGTCATGGGCAGCATAAGAATACTGCTCGGGAGTCAGCGCTCCGCCCCAGTAACTGGCTTGCTCGTTTTTGTTGATTTCTACGCTGAGAAAATCTCTTAAAACAGCTTTCAAACCGTGACCACGTGCTTTGCCAAAATTGGTTCCACACGCGTGCCCGATAAGCTGACTGGCGATCATGGTATCCCAGAGATTGATGAGAGATACCCCAAGATTGACTTTGATCATTTTGTAGTCAAACTTGGCATTATGAATAACCCAGACCTTGTCTTCCTGAGAAAGAAAATTCTTCAGAAGTTCAAGGCATTGATTGTTGATAACTTTGAGATCAATCAAATAAATCGGGCTGGTTTTGCTTTTAAGCTGGACCAGCCGGATCTTATTTGTATGCGGGTCTGAGAACCCGTATGGACTTGTAGGTTTTGTTGGATCCTGATATGTCTCAGTATCCAGAGCAATATCTTCAGATTTATTCAGTTCTTGAATGCAATCTTCAAGATCGGAAACTCTTTCTACCAAGACATAATCAAGATTCATACAATATCCAAACAAAGAGGTTTGCCCTCTTCATCAAAATCGAGGAATGCCGCTATGACCGAGGTATCCTGCCACGATGTGTCAACTCGAATTACTTTTCTGCTTCGAGTGACAGAAGAACGCGCATCTTGGAAAAACAATGTCATACAAAGATCAGATTCCATGTGGCCTTGATAGTGAGCGTCAGGAATCTGAGATTCAATAAATTGGATTGCATCTGCAGGAAGCTCGGGGTTCTTGCAGAGCTCTCGGATCTCATTCAGAGTGTAGACCATAAGTATGCCCCCTGGGAAGAGCTCTTCCCAGGGGGACTCCTTTCTAAACGTTGGCCAGCTTCTGGTTGATGCTTGCCCTCAGATCGATAACCATCTTGACCACGTTGTTGTTGTCAGGAAGGCTTTCTGAAATGGAGACAATCTCCCGCACGTACTCGTCACGACGAGGCTGTCCAGGATCGATCAGAAGCTTGCACATCATGAACGCGCTGTCTTGCGGCAGGGCTCCCATGAAGTGAACCACGTTCTTCATCTGGGTCGGATTGACCTTGGTATCTGATGCGTTCAGAAGATACGCAAGACGCTGGATGGTAACCGTCAGGACATCCTGATGATTATTGGCGTAGTCGTTGATCTTCTTCTCGAGATCAGCGCCCCAGCCGTTGAGAATACGATCGGGGTCAATGGGCTGCTCTGCCCGAAGATCGCTGAGCATCATCGCCAGCATTTCGGGACCAAACATGGAGTTGACCACCTCGTTGAGAACGAGCTGATCGTACTTGATGAACTCGTAAATGGACGAGAACAGCATCCGGAAACGCGAGCAGTTGGCTTCCTTGATCGGATGAATCGTCATCTGGCGAGGACGAGCCAGCTCAGGATGACGCATCCAGAAGTTCATGATGCTAGAGTCGATGCTTTGTGCCTGAAGCTGCTCAAAGAACGTTGCTTCAGACGTGTTGTATACGATGGGAATTGTACGAGAAAGCTGTGCCGGGTCAATGCCCGACACGTTGTAGTCTTCACCCTCGGGGTTACGGGTCGCCACGATGAACGAACCTGCATCCAGAGAGAAGCCATTGTAGGTGCCGGTATTGATAATGCTCATCAAGCCCTGGAGAACGTGTGGCAAAGAACGCGTCCAGTCGTCGATGAGCACCAGGCGCCAAGGTGAAGCCTCGGTACCAAAGTTAGCTGCACGAGCAGTTCGAGTCGTTTTGGTTTCACGGTCAATATAGGAGAGGCCGGTGATCTCGGCCACGTCCGTGATGCCGCCGCCAGAAACCACGGTCAAATGGCGGCTGAGAGTATCTCGAACTTCTTGGTAGCTGTGCGTCTTGGCAGACACACCGGACACCTTGAGAACATAGTCTGCCATGATGGCAGTCTTGCCCTCGCCGTGAGAACCGATGAAGTCCACGACTGACATGGCCGGATTGCGACCCAGCCGCTGGTTGCGGTAGGTGCAGTGCCGGGTGTAGTGAATCAGCCGCTGATGCATGTTCGTGGGGAACAGCTTCATGGCTTCCAGGTAAACGTCATAAGGAGTCATTTCAGTCACGGTAGAAATCTCCATATCGATAGAAGAAGCGGTCATGTAACCTCCTAGATGTAAGACTTGGCAACGAGGGAGAAAGTCTGGTACTCGAGAGAATCATATTCACAGCTTTTGATAACAAGGGGATCCCTGGAATCAAAGCTGATGTCAAAATGAATTGAAGGAACCTGGTACCTCTGCCGGCCCTTGCCGGGCATTTTGGCAACAGCCAAGATACCTGCTTTCAAATCAATGATTTTGTAAAAGCAGTTCTTGTATCCAGTCTGGGTGGAAAGAACAAACTCTGCCTTGTAGCTTAGGGGAACAGAGATCGTGGTTGAGACAGCTTCGCTGTAAAACTCAAGCTTTCTTTTTGCTTGATCAACCCGGATACCGATGCAGTTGTTATCGTTATAAACGTTGGGATCAACACTGATCCCTTTGTTTTTGAGGCTCTTCTCTACAGCTTCGAGCCACTTGATAAGATTAACAACTTCTTCCCCTTCAATTGTCACAGGAACAGAGTCGTTGTTTTTAGGCATAGCACTCTGAATAGACCCGATCAAGGGACGATTGTCATGATCAATTTTGACCACTTGCTGAGTTGCGCTTCTACCGTTAGTTGAAACGATTCGAGCGTACTGCTCTCCGTTAAACCAGAAGGTTTCGAGCTCGATATTTGAGAACTGGGAATTATTCTTATCTTCCTCAGCAACGGAAGAATTCATAGCACGAAGCAAGCTTTTAAAGTTTAAAAGCATGAGGTAGCTCCCTTTCAAAGGTTAACTAGATGTCGCGAATGAGTTTGAATAGGCGAGATGTAGGAGTAAGTCTCGTTGTCCGTATACGAATCAAACGAGGCGTTGAAGAATTGTCTGAAACATGTTTGAAGTAGGTAAAAGTAGAATCCATTCGTATGGCAATAATAAATCTTGGAGATCCCGAAAGACCTCCAGTTTGCCAGACCTGGCCTACCTTTACCTTAAATTCTTCATCCATCGGAACTCTTTGCACTCAAGTTATTGATGACATCGTTGACGACGTGACGAATACCCGGGTCTCTTCTTGAGGCTTCCTTGAGGATTTCTAGAACCTCAGGCTTGTTTATTTCGCCAATAGCTGCTAGACCTAACTTGTAAAGCTCGTCATTACCCGGGTATGTAGGGACTTCGAACTTTGCGTTCTGTTGCTCTCTGCGAAGATCCAAGATAACTCGACCCAGAACTCTTAGCGTTCTGGCTAGCCTATGTTTTTGAATGTGACGTCTTTCCATAATTTATATCTCCTAGTAGACTTGATATAGTTATTGAACCATAATTGGAGCGTATATGTACGAAGAAAAGACTGGACTTTGGGTAGAAGTTATTGAAAATCTGGATGAAGCCCAAGCTTATCTTCTTGTTATTTTAAGCAAAGAAATGACAGAAGTTGACTTATTTTTTGGAGGCTCCAATAGCAATTCAATTGTATGGGTCAAGGGTGCCCAGCACCGGGTGAAGTGGTTCATGCATTTGTACCACGAAGAGTGCGAGAAAATGCAACGCTACTTCACGAAGACAGGGGCTGCTAGCTAGCAGCCCCTGACCTTCAGGGCCCTACTTCTGGGTGGTATCCATCCAGATAGCTTGACCGATTCCTTGAGGAATGCTTTTGGCATTGCGTTCATGGGTGATGACCCAAAGCACCCGACGACCTTTCAGGTCTTCTGGTTTTGGGTACGGGGTATCGCCGTCGGTCAGCACCACGATGGTGTTCGCTGTGATTTCAGGTCGATTGTTCAAGTATCTGAAGATTTCCCGCATATCGGTTCCTCCTCTGCCCTTGATCGTGTAACCTGCGTTGCTCGTCTTTTTGAATTTCTCAAAAGAGCTAACTTCGGTATCGACTTGACCGACGTGAATGTCGACTCCAAAAGTTTTGTGGATGTCCTCAACCGCACCCCAGAACATGGAAAGTTCTTGATTTGTGACGGAACCAGAGGTGTCCTGAAAGATTGCAATTTCAGAACGAGGACGAAGCACGACTTTAGGAAATGCTCCATATTTGTTTTGCCGGGTACGGGTTGTGCTGATATCCACAGAACCGGAGTACCCGATAAAGTTTTTAAGGTAACGACGCCAGTTGACCTTTGGCTTGCAGGCCTTGATCAAGTCCTCGATCATTCCCTTCAATTCTCCGGGCGGAGCAGCATTCTTGCTTGTATTCTCAACATGATTTTTCACATATTGAGCAATGAGTTCCTTCTCGGTTTCGGTTAGATCCCCGAACTTCTCGTGCTTATCGACAAGATCTTCAAGATCAGGATGAAGTTCCGATTGCCCAGGCTGAGGGTTTTGACCTCCTTCTTCGTCGCCGTTAGAAGGCTTGAAGTACCCGTTATTGATTTTTTCTTTGAGGTTATCTTTTCGGTCGAGGAGCCAATTGTAGTAGTACTCCCAGCTCATGCAGTTTTCAGGCCTTGAAAGACCTGGCTCGATCTCCAGGTATTTCTTGTAAACATTCTCAACCGTGATGAACTCATCCGGGTGAGTGGGATCCAAGCCCATCTTGCTGAGCAGGCTGTTGACTGCCATATCCATGGCCACGTTGACAAGCATCCCGCCTTTTGCTTCCTTGCAATGCAAGTTGGTCCAGTGCGTGATCTCGTGAGCAATGGCCCAAAGACGAGTCTTCAGGTCAAACTTGGGAAAGTTTTCTGGATGAAAATACAGCGTCCCCTGACCCGTGCCGGGATTCCATCCACAGGCTGCAACAGGAACCTGCTCGGTTTCGACAACGGAGAGCGCCATACTGAACTGGCCATACCAGGGCCACTTCACAAGAAGAGCCGCAAGGGCTTCGTTTTTAGAATCCTTGCAGCTTAGAGATTTCTCGGTTGAGAAAGTTTTGTTTTCAATTTTTCCGTAATGGTTTTGAGTCGATGCTGAAGTCATGCGAGTTCTCCTATCAAGGTATTATCCCTCCTCAATTTCCATTTTAATCTGACAAATCTCCGACTGGAACATGACAGTTTTAGCCAGCCATTCAGACGTGTGACCGTCTCCGCTCAGGAGTAGTTTACGGGTTAGCTGACTTTTTTTGTAGGCCTCTTCAAAAATTTCTTGCTTCAGGTAAAGCTGGGAGGCTTCGCCCAGATTCTTGACCTTTCTTTGATAGTAGCCTCGGGAACCTCTGAGGAAGAAAGCAAACGATGGAAAGTCATTCAAGAAGCATTCAAACAGTTTTATTTTGTTTGCTTCTTCGTTTCTATACAGGTACTCAGGAAGAATAAAGTGAGTGAATATCACGACGTCTTGGACATTTTCATAAACGATGTCTTTTGCATCTTCTATGAATTCTTCTACTGTCCAGTCACGATCTTTAATGTTTGGTGGGAGCTTGATAAGAGTGGAATTTTCTACCATTCCCCTCAATTCTTCTCCAACTTGAACAATGTTACTTTCAGGAAGTCCCTCAAGGATGATAAATCTTTGTGGGTTACCAAAGAACTTGCTCATTTTCATAGTCAGTCTCCCAGCCAATACTTGGTGAGATCCTAACATATAGCTGTAATTTAGAGCAATATAGTTGACTTATTTTTTTAAGTTATTGTAGGATGTTGCCGTGGTTCCACCACAGTCTAGACTCAAGAGAGGATACACCATGTTTGGTAAGAAGCTAGAAACACCTGAAGTCATTGATGTTCCCGCTGTTGAAGAAGTTGCCGAGGAACAGGCTGCTCCGCAGCTACAGGCACCTGAAGAAAGCGCCGTTATCACGATGGGTCTGCACAATGGTGTAAACCCGTTTATTCGCTCTCAGGGGCCTGTAACTCCGCATCAGCTCTCTATCATGCACAGCTACCTTGGAGCGCTTCTTACGGATCGCTGGCTGGCTCTGGCGTCAACGAACTCTCAGTCTGCAGAGTAATGTTCAGCTTGGCATAGAAGAACTCATTGATTTCATCCCTATCAATTTCTTCTATCCAAGCTTTATCAAAACGGACCTTGTTAGCTTTCAAAAGCGGACTGAATTTGCAAGCTAGTACAGCCGGAAGATAACCGATACGAGTGCCCTCTGGAGTTTCAAACCGGAGGGCATTCTTGTCTACAGGGTTTTCAGGTTCTGCTACAACCTTCAATTCTTGCCCGGTTTTGATTTCAGGAAACCTTTGAATCTTAGAAATTGCGATTTTCAGATCAAAAATCACAGAAACCTCTTTTCAAACACTTGATTCTACCTGTAAGATTAGGCTATTTTATGAGTTGATAGATCACACCTTTCTTGTGGTCTACACCTAGCAGGAGGAAACATGGCCTTACCTTCCGTTGAAGATCAGGTTCGCAATCTGAGAGAACAGGGCAGAAGTTACGAACAGATTTCAAAAGAATTGAACATCTCAATTCACTCCGTTCGTAAAGCTCTCGATCCTGAATTTACTCGCAAGTGGCCCAGCCGCAGTGAAGCCACCAAACGTGAAAGGGTCAAGATCAATGCAGTTGACTCGGATGAAGACAAGTATGCATTTCCTCCCAAGCAAACCTGGAATGACTGGGTCAAGCATCTCAAGACTATTCAAGAATTCAAGAACCTTGACCCAAGTCGGTTAAAAGATGAAGTCACGATTGAATTCGCTGAAAGCCTTCCTGTTGGAATTTCTATTTTCTCCGATATTCATTGCGGTGACTCTGGTGTTCTTTATAATCTACTGGACAAGCACGTTCAGCTTGTCAAGAACACGGACGGGATGTACTGCGTCTTCAATGGCGATGAGCTCAACAACTTCTTGGGAAGCCTGAGCTACGCTGCACGCGCTGATTTGGTCCAGAACGCCGAGCAGTGGGAGATTGTTGAATCTCTCTTTGATGAGCTTCAGGATTCGGTCCTGACGGTTACACGAGGCAATCACAACCTCTGGACAGGTCGCCATGCAGGAATCGATCTCCAAGCTCGTATCATGGACCGTTTCAACTTTGTAGACATCGGTGAAGGGGCTCGGCTTTATCTGAGCCTTGGCAACCAGATGTATGTCTGCATGCTCAGGCATCGGTATCGTTACAACTCCGCCATGAACCCTGGGCACGCTGTCATGAAGATGTACGACGAGCATGGGCCTTTTGACATTGGCTGTATTGGTCACACCCACGAAGCGGGTGTGGGCTGGCAGGTGAAGCAAAACAAGCGCGTAGCGTGGATCAGGCCGGGTTCTTACAAGGTTGAGGATGACTACGCAGAGTCCAAGGGTTTTCCTCGTTCCCTTCCAATTTCCCCTTCATTTATCATCTTTCCAGATACCAAGAAAATCATGATCTACGATGACATCGAAGAAGCTGCAGAAGCTCTTACTTACTATAGAGAAAAATATATTTTGAAGTTAAGTCAATAATATGTATTAAGATATTTTTATAAGTCATGGACGAGTTAAAAACCATGAAGTAACAAGGAGAGTACTTATGAGTACTTACACAACGGGGGAATTACAACTCGTCTATGAGCTTATAAAAGAGTTTCCTAAAAAGATGTTCTTGGAAGTGAAATCTACTGATCCTATCAAGGTTTCTTTGAAAGTCATGGATGAGAGTCTTGCAGGATTTGTTGAGTTCATGATTCATAAACTCAAGCGAGATAGAGAGGTTATATCTCAAGTATCTCTATACAATGCGCCTGTTCATGAAAAGTTTTTGGACACGCATCCAGAGTGGGAGGATTTCTCCCTTAGAAAGGACTAGTCGTGTCCTCTTTGCTACAGACAATTGTAGCGTTTTCTGGATTCTATTTTTCACGCTACACGCCTTTTCAAGAAGGCCTCAAAGAAATAAGAACAGGCTGGACAACTCCAAGTACATTATTTGGATCTGTTGAGAGTCCCTATGAAAGTTACGAGATCTACAACGCCACATTTGGCAAGGTCTTGCTACGAATCCTGGATTACTCTGTCGAGCATGACAAAGAAAATGAGTTTCTAATAAGTATCACGCTTACGCCTGCTGAGCATTTTCCCATTGAAGAAGTTACAGAACTGCTGACGCATGACCTCAAGAAAAGAGGGGTCAAGCTTAATTCTGCAAATCTAGTAAGTAATGATAAAGAAAATTACGTGATTCGCCTTACGAACGAATCACGTAATCTTGAGCTTGTAGTTGATAAGGCTAAGCTGCTTATGATCACTCTATCCGAAGATCTGGCAGGACTTTACCTGTATGACGAAGGAAAAGACTACTGACGAGGAACGGCGTGAATTCGGGCGCGGATAACGGTCCGAACTTCCCCATCAATTTCCGTGTCCATGAAGCTTGGATACATGCAGAGGTCTTGGTCCTGACTTGCAAAGAATCCACGTGAGATTGCTACAGCCTTTACAAGCTGATTGACAGCCCCCGCACCGATAGCTTGCACTTCTGCAAAACCATTACGACGCACAAGGCCAGAAACAGCTCCTGCCAGCTTTGCAGGCTCAGTATGAGCTCCTACCTTTAGTGTTTCCATGGATGATGTATTCATTTTATTGAGTTCTCGCTTTACAAGTTTAATTGGTTTAACGTATTCCTGCCAAGCAAAGCCTGACAAGAGTTATTCTACGTTGCTTTGTTCATTTTTGTAAATAGACTGTTCAGATTTTGTCTCAACTGCTTCAGGATACAGACACTTTTTACAGACGGGCTTGTTTGACTCGTCTTTGATCACTGCTGGATTACCTGGATGTCTGAAGCAGTCCATACGTTACTCCATGCCTTCTGGTCGTCCTCTTTTGAAGGAGAACTTGAGGTTATCTGGAGTTTCTTTCTTTTTTGACTTAGAAGACTTAGGCTTTGTATCCGAAACTATTTCAGTTGTTACTTTTGGTTCTTGAGCAAGAATATCTACTATCTCCCTCAATTCATTTATTTTTAGAACAATATCGTGCTGTCTATCCTGAATGTAGTCAACATTTGCAACCATGTTGTGAACCGCTCTTACAGCTTCATCTACGCGGGCTACAGCGGACATGGTTTGTGATTCGTAATACTGAATTCTTCTTAGAAGGTTAGACTCAACTTCTTCAATCATAGCTTCTAGCTGCTTGAATTTTTTGTTAAAGAAAAACATCTTCTTCTCCTAACAGATTTACTTTAAGGTTTAAGGATTTTTCTCTTACTTCTTCGAAAGAGCAGGATTTAACTGCAAGTGTTAGTTTAACACAGTTGTATATCAGGTTCCAGTTAAGTGTTAAACATGATTCGTATAAAGCATGTTTTGCATTATAGGTAATCAAGGCAGCTTCTTTTATTATCTCCTCCAATTTATCTAGTGTGATGTCTGGAGGTAGATTTGTTTCTTTCCATCTTTCCGGAGATACTTTTTCAGGGCTTTCCAGAAACTCTTGATGCAAGTAAATGTAAGCTCTCTCAAGCGTAGATGCTCGCCTTGCTTCTTTCCATAAAATTGGAAAAATGCCAGAGATGATCACGTCGTAACAACGTTCTACATCGTTATGGCATTCTCTGCATATGGTATCTAAATTGTTTTTATTGTGATTTTTTCTCAGCCTGTCAGGCTCTATGTGGTGCCTTGATTTATTTTTATCTGAACCACATATCGGACATGTCCATTTGATTTTGACAGGTTCAGGAAGAGGAGGCAGCCCCCGTAAAATTCTTTTCTTGGCTTTACGAGAGCTGCTGTTCTTCGACATAGTTATCCGCTTATCGAACTCGCTCGCCGTCGATACACAGGAGCATCAATCACAACGTTGGGATCAATTTCAAAAGCAGAGCAATCTTCTAAACCGGGAAATTCTAATTCGGTAGCCATACCCCAATCGAGCTTGATCCCGATTCTTTTGGCGCTGTTTACAAAATCTTCAGCATACCTCACGGTTGTAAAAACAATTGGAAAACCCGACTGTCCTGTGCAGAACGTAGGCTCTGCGGCAATCGGGTTTTGTGAAGCTACGCTGTAGGGAATGTAATAAGTTTTCATTGCGTGCCGCCGGCTTCCATTCCAAAGATTGCGGGTAGTGCTCCGTCACATATAGTTGAACTGAACAGTCAACTAACGCTTCGTGAACAACTATACCCGCTTGCTTTGGATCACGCAACCACTTTCCCAAACTTTTTTGACCGTATTTGGTCTATGGTTCGTACCGGAAAGGAAGTACCTGAGTCCACCGAATTCGGCTACGCCGAAACCGAGAATCCAGGACTACAATCTTACCGTGATCCGTCTCGGATCGGATCAACCTTCCCACGCCTTGCTTCAGTTTTAAAAGCATTTGCGGGAGGATGACTTCTTGAAACGGGTCTAAATTATTCTGTTTTGCTATCTCTATTTTATAGTTTAGCAAAGAATCTGGCTGCGGAAAAGGTAACTTGGGAATGACCACAGCAGAAAGTTTGCTTCCGGGCACGTCTAGCCCTTCCCAGAACCCGGTTCCAATCAGGGATGAATTTGGAGTTGTTTTGAATCTTTCAATGACTTCAGATATTCCCGTCTCTTCTTGGAAGATAACGGGATACTTTGTATAAGATTCAAAGTATTTTTTGCAAGCTGCTACTGCGTGCTTCGATGTAAACAAAACAAGCGTGTTGCCTTGATTCTCATCAATTACTTTTTCAATCTCAGAAAATGTATTTTGGTAATACACTTCTTGATTTTGGTAGTCATACCTGTCAGTAAATCTTGTCTCGACCTTGACTTGGTTATCATAGTCAAAAGGACTATCGCTGATGAATTCTTCACACGCTACATGATCAAGTTCTTTGATCGTGTATGCAAATGTGTCATTAACAGCCAAGGTAGCCGATATGTAAATTACTGGAATGCCCAGGCTGAAAAGATTTTTATTTAACCATTTACCAGGGTCTTCTCTCAAACTGCATAGCAGCCTGTTTTTCCCATCAAACTCAATCCATTTGATATGGGCTGGGTTCAAGGTTGTTTCACAAGCTTCCACAAAAAGCTTCAAGAAGTGACTTGCAACCGTAAACCCAGCCGGCTGGGTTTCTTGAAGCAGTCCAAGTGCAAGATCTCCTGCATAGGCAATTTCTTGAAGCAGCTCGACAGGAAAACTTCCAATCAAGTACCGGTTGCTGGTGTCGTCCGGGTGAATGGCTTCAACCTGGTCCAGCTGTTTCAAAATGCTTTCTAAAACCACCTCCAGCAGAACAGAGCGCTCTCTGAGTTCTGGACTCAGGTTGCAAGCATACTGCAAGCTTTCCATGAGCTCCAAGGCGCTGTGAACGCTGATACGGCTGGTCAGAAACTCTTGAACCATCGGAAGCAACTGATGTGCCTCATCCACGACGATGGAAGTTGGTTTATCCAGAACGCTTTCTTTGTTCAAGGACCACTGATTCAGGATCTGGATCAGCTGTCCATGGTTGGTCACATAAGCGTGCTGGTAAGACTTCCAGCTGCTGCGTTCTTCAAAGGTTTTGCACCCCTGCGCCATGGGACAGTTCAAGCAATTGGTTTGATAGTCCATGGATATTTTCTTCCATGTGCTATCAGAAATATTGGCTACTGTACTTTTCTCAAAGTTTCCTTGATCAAGCCAAGCATCAATTGTATTGATATCTTTTCTTGAAATGGATGAGATATTATTTTTGTAGTTTGCAGGGCAAAAGTACTGAGGCTTTCCCTTGATAACTTTTGCCTTGATCTTGTCTTCAAAGAATTGCTGGATTGCAGGAATGTCCTTACTTACAATCTGCTCTTGAAGAGAAATTGTGTTGGTTGATACCAGCGTAGCTCCTTTTTGCAGAGCTGGAATCATGTAAGCAAATGTTTTTCCTGTCCCAACGCCTGCTTCTGCAAGAAGGTTGGCTCCGCGGTCAAGAACACTTTCGATCTTGACCGCTAAGCTGACCTGACAGGGTCGAACCTTGTATCCGACCTTGGGCATTTCTTGGATGAAAAAGGCTTCAACGAAACTACGAGTGGTCTTGGACATGGACTAGCTTCTTTCTAAAAACGTGGTCTTGATCCTTCCCCCAAGAATGACTTTCTCAGCGCAAGGCTGGTGATTGTGGATATGCTCTCTGAGCTTGTCTTGAAGCGTCGTAGGTAGCGGCTTTGGGTTAGCAGGCGTAGAGTCTGCTTTGAACGCCATGGCGGCCTGCTTGAGCACGTTTAAAGACGCTTCAAGCTCTTGAACCTTTTGCTCCAGACACTGGATTCGGATGTCTCTTTCAGCAAGCTGAAGCTCAAGACTGTCTAATCTGCGAATAGAAGGCTTGATAGCTACAGGTGCAACGGGTGGAACCGATGTCGTCACGTTCTTTTTTGCACGGGTGTAGAGAACGACTCGAGCATCAACATCTTTGTTGGTCTCGCGGTTGATTTGTCCTTCTTCAACGAGCTGCTTCAGGACTTTGATGAACGTAGCGTCATTCCTTGAGAGATTGAAGTGCTCACACAGGTCTTTGTGCTTTGCACCGTTAGAGAGGGCTCCAAGGAACTCTGGGACTGCTTTGAGGAGGGCGGTGTACTTGTCAGAGCGACGCCGTGTTCTTTTTTGCCACACATCGGAGATGTCAATCTGATTTTTACTCATGGGGTTTTCCAAAACTAAGCAAAGGGAGGACGGGCAAGAACAGGCTGTGTAGCCATTTTATACCCCTCAAGGGGCGTTAATCAACGTTATGTTCTTCCCTACTTGTACAAGTTTTGTATAGCGAATTACTTGAACATTCTGCTTAAAGTTTTTGTTAAAAAATGATCAAGTTAGAAGGGATGTTGTAACCCGTAGCAGTATGATTTCCTTCTTCGGTGGTCACGTGTTCTTGAAGATCTAGTTCTGCAGAGTCACCTATGAGCTGAACAGGAATAATTCTTTGCTTGTTGCTTGGGCATTGAATCATCAACGCTACCATGCAATCTCTCATTCCGTGAGCTTTGATGGTAAGAATATAATTTGTAACGCTTAATTGAAGAAATCTATTACGGGAAGGTTCTAAATTTATATGTTCTATTCCCACAATTTTTCTCCTAATAGTAAATAGCCCAAGATCTCAATATAGCATTTTCTGTCAGAGTAAATTTGATAATCAATTCTGACCCTGGCATGTCTGATGTAGAGATCATGTAACCATCATATACATCTTTCCAGAAACCGCCACCATTCTTGCTAATTTGAATGGTTACGTCGCCCAAGTTTTTTTCGATGTCAGCAACTACCATTAGCTGAGAAAACTGAGATGGAATACTTATTGGATTTGTTTGAATTATTGCACTCGAGTCTGGTAAGTTTGCGGTTAAACCCCAAGCTGTGGGTAATGTTTTTTTGATCCAGTTAAAAGAAAATGCTGGATCAATTCCTGAAGTATCTTTGAAAACATCCATTACAATTTGAGATAACTGAGTTTGTAATTCAGTTTTGTATCTCCTCAGTTCCCAGTTCATCTTTATGATATTCACTTTAAGTGAAAAAAGATCTGATTTTAGCTGCCCGTCAGGGTCAGGAATAAAAGTTCCGCTCACAAATCCGATAGATGCGTAATCGTTTGTTTCATTTGGAATGAAGTTTGGAGTCAGGCAAAGATATCTTCCTCCATTTATTGGCTTGTCTCCTGGATTGAGTAGCTGGGTAGGGCCTGAGTTTGGATCGTTTCCAACTCGCGCTGTCATGGTTATGCTTGAATTTTCAGGTTGCTTTGAAAATCCCCAAGTTACTTTTGTCCAGATGGATTCATTTTTTTGAGAGTCTAGTATTATCGTGCTATTACTTTGCTTAGGCGTTACTTTTACAGATGAAAAAATCCAATCTTCTGTAAATCCAGAAATCATATAAAGCGGAACACCAATAGAATCTTCAGCTTTTTCAGTGTTATCTGCTTTACCGTTAGATAAATCTACGGTGTACCATTTTGAACTATCTAAACTGTCCGCAGCTGTAGCAGAATTTTGCTTAGAAAACTGAACAACGTAGTTAAGCGGCTGCTGCCCGGTACTTTCTTTCTGTAAAGTCCACCTGATTGAAGTAACGTTTTGCAAGGAAGGTAAGCTAAGCATGATGCTTTGCGGTGAAGCTATGCTGGGTGGGCTAGAAGAGCTGCTTTTCCAGAACGTATCTTGTTGATCATCCAGTACATTTTCAGCTCCTGTAGAAGCATCTAGAGTGCTTGTAGCAGATGCTGTAAGCCCTGTAAGTTTAGTATCTTGGTTGTATAGTTCTAGGCTTGATAGAGATACAATCTGACTTGACTCTGAGCTCAGAAAAACAATTCTAGCTGCCAAAATATTTTCTGGAGAATTTAAAATCCTGTGCGTTACGGCTACGACAACTCCTGGAGCTCTTTGACTTCCTACCTTGTTTCCTACAACCCAAGCTTTACCGCCTGCGGGGTTCTCAACTAGAAAAGAAACAGTGTTTAGCCCGTTCAATAGGGACCCTGCAGGAGTCTCAAATTCGATAACGGTGCTTGCATTTTCTGCACCTACCTTGTCTGTTATGTCTACCTCGGTATTGTTTATCTTGGCTTTTATTGATGTATCAAAAGTATTGTTATTGTTGAACCTGTCAGACCAGGTAATCGATGCAGTTATTTTAGCTTTTTGATTTCTATCAAATATATTTGGATCAAGGTTAAAGCTAAAATCTGCTGCTTCGTAAGGTTTATTACCCAGTACGGAAATACTCGAAGGTTGCAACTCTACTGTATCTGTAAACGTGACCGATACGCTAGCTGCAAGCCCTTGCGCTGTGTTTAAAACAGCGTTTAAACTAACTTCGCCCATCCGGGCATCAACCATGTCATCAATGTATTCTTGAAGGTCTACACTATCTTCACTTTTAATTTGATTTGCAAGATGCCCGCCCTCGGATAAATTTGGATGCGTGTAACTTTCAAGTATGTTTAGTACAGAAGCTGTTGATGACATTCTTGAGTTAAGCTGAGCTACATCAAACTCAAGTTTTGATATTCTATCGTTGTACTCGATAGATTCGACCCAGTCTTCGTTCATGCTATTCAGATCTTGAGTCATACCTACCTCAAAGAATCAGTGCCCAACGTTTAAGCACGGCGCCGTCTAAAAGCACAGCTCTGAACTTTATTTGAGTTCCTGGAGAACTTGTAATAGGTGTCATTGAGCTTGGTTCGAGATCGGTCCAAGTTACGCCGTTGTCTCGACTAACGGAATAAATAACTTGTCCAATGGCGTCTGAAACAACCATTGCAAATCCAGGTATATAGCTGTTTATAAACGTATTTGAAACAAGAATTCCTGGATAACCTGAGTTTACTTGAACAACTCCGGGCACAGAACTATCTCTAATAATATTTGATGATAGCTCTGAGATGTCTGAACTATCTTCAAATACATCTTGCATGATATGAAGTAAGTTATGGTCGTTAGCTAGTGTAAGGGTTTTTAGTTCAAAGTTTGTTCGAGCAAGATTTTCAGCAAGTGAAGCAATACTATTTGTAATGCCTGAACTTAAATCTCCTGTATAGCTTGCTCCAAAATAGTTTGTTCCAGAAGAAAACAGCCTGTTTTCTGTAGCTTTTGTATTTACTTTTACAAGTAAGTATCTTCCCGGAGTACCTATTGCTTGATCATTTCCTACAATTTTCCACTCTTCATTTGGCTCGTCTTCAAGTTTAGCCAGTGTTTTTACACTGAACATCCCTATTTCAGGATTTATATTTTGAGTCGAGTTCATAATACTTGCAGCTGAAGTCCAGCTTGCGTTTGTAACAAAATTTTCAGGACTTGAGCCAAATCTTTTAAAGTACAAGTCCACTCTTGTCCACGCTTTTGATTGTAAAAGTAGGTTGTAAGAAGACTTGTTTAAACCAAGAGAACTTCTATTTCTGAAAACCTGCCACTTATTTGAAGATCCAGAACTTGACACAGTAAAACTGTAAATTATGTCGTTAGGAGTATCATTATAAAAATAAGCACTAAAAAGGTAAGCAGCATTAGAGCCATTACCTGAAACTGAAAAAGAACTTCCTGGTGAGGGGCTTGCAACAGACTGAGATTTGCAGTTGCTAAAGTCATCTACCGTAAGATAGTTTTCTGTAACATTTTTAAGTACTCTTCGATCCCAGTAATTATTATCGTTTGAAGCTGTGGGTTCTAAACCACCCTCGCAAAAAAACCTACCCCACTTTGTTCCTTTATCATTAGAATCAAACATGTAGTAAGTTTGTCCATCAAGGTAATACAAATAGCTTTCGTACTGCAAAGTTGTTTTTGAAACAACTGGAGAAGTTTCAAGAGTTATTTTTTCCCACTCAATTTCAAACTCATCTAGTTCGATAAGATGGTCGTGTGTTCCAACAACACCAAAAGAAACTCCAATACAAAAGTATTCTCCAAGCTGATCAAGGTTTACTGAACAGTTTGCCCACTCACCTGAAGGAGTTATTTGAACTGGTAAATTTACTTCGCTGTTTAAAAGAGTTTCTCCAGGTGTGCTTCCACTTTTTACAAAAACAACTGGGTAAGCTGAGTCAGCTACCAATTCTCCTGAGCCAACTTTCTGCTTCCAATTTAATTTTTTTACTTTGTTGCCTTCTAATTTTTTCGGCACTGAAGTATAGCTTGCAGTACCTAGTTTTATATAGGAAACTCCCACACCTACGTAAACAGAAGACCGGTCAAGGTAATAGCTCCAATAAGTACTTACATAAAATTTTAAATATACGGATTTATTTAAAATTGATTTAGGAGGGTAGTAAGTGGATGTTGTCCAAGATTCGATTTTTTGCAGGTCTCTTTCATCCAGTAAAGCATTTGTTGAAGAGTCATAGACTCTTAGCTTTGCAACTGTGTTTGGCGCTCCGGTGAATTTATTCTTATATGCTATTTCTATTGGGCCACTTATTACAAAATTAGGACTCTGTAAACTTGTATCAATTCCGTTTATTTGGTAAGGCCCAGAACTAGCTTCTTGCCAAGCTGCTATTTTTGTTGGATCAAGGTTTGTAACTTGAGCATTAGCTACCCAACCTTCAAGCTCATTTGAAAAGTCGCCGTTTGGTATACCTTGAGAAGTGCTGCCTTGAAAGTATAGTTTATCTGTAATTGTTACACTTTCTTGGGTTTCTTTTAAAATAAACTCTTCATCAAACATTTGAAGAAGCGACAAAGCCCAACCAATGTAAGAAGAAGATCTTACAGATTGACTGTTTGCTTTCAATCTCCAATATTGGGCTGGTTCTGTTTCAGGTACATTAATAATTTGAACTCTTGAATCTGCAACAATTGCATAGGTTTTTACATCTTGCCAACTAGTACCATCATCAGATTTTTGGACTTTAATACTTGATAACCAGTTCCATCCAGTTACGGATGAAGCAAATATGTAAGCTTGTGCAAAAATAATTGTTTTTACAGATACAGGAGCATTAAAATTGTATCCTATCCAACTGGTTATTATAGAACTTTCACGCTCTGTTCCCTCCCAGTAACTTGATAAATTATTTTCATCATTTGTAAAAGGTTTAATTAAATTTGCTGCTATATTTGAACTACTTGCTATTGGATTTCCATTTTTACACAGAGTAGTTGCTTTATAATTCTCAAAAGTATCAAGAAGTAAAGTAGATCCCTGATTTGTTACAGATCCTGACCCAGATAAATCTAACTTTAATTGGTAGTAAGGTTTTGATCTTACAGAATTTAGTATATCTCCTTGATTGTTTAAAAATGTCCAAGATTCATTTTTTATACCAGACTCAGAAGTTGAAAACCTTGCGTATACCTTAGGTGCCGGGCCTGTGTAGTCATTTATAACTTTTTTAGCAACAGATCCTCTATCTTTTTGTATAGATCTGATAGGGCTTGTGTAGGTTCCAGTAAATTTACCTGTGGAAAGTGTAAGAGTATTGTTTGGATTTATTTTAATAGAACTTGAAGATCCCGTAGATGCGCTAAACTGCTTTAAACCAAACTCTTTAACGTTAAAACCACCAAGATTTCCGTAAGTATCTTCAGCGTAAAAATTTACATATGGAGTAAAAATATTTACGGTACCCTCTGGTAAACCGTCATAGTAACTTTGTCTGGCAAGTAAAACTCCGTCAAGACTTACTTCCCAAAGTATATTTTTAAACTTACTTATTGTTAGCTTGTGTTTTTGGTTTAGCCAAGTAGCTGTATTGCTTACGTTGGAGTAATCAAAAAAAACATTATTTATGTAGATACCGCTTGGATGAAACCTTATTTGCATGGACTTATTAACATCTGTGTATAAAGTTATATAACAAGAGTAAGGATTTGAATTAGTTGGTATAAATTCCGTATAAAAGAGTAAAGATTCAAAACTAGACTGTTTCTCTGGAAAAGTATAGCTTAAAGAAGCTGAATAAGTGTTCCAGTTATCTCTAAAAGCAGCAAATACTCTAAATACTTTTTCATTTGAGTTCAAAGGATCACTTGAATAACCTACTGTATTAAAGTTACCCTGATAGCTAGAGGATTGACTTGATGTTAGTCTTCCAGAATTTATAGTAGGCATACTATTAGCCTGAATAAACTCGTCAAACTGGTCTGAACCCGGATTTTCGTAATTTAAATTATCCAGTCCAAAAATATCTTCATGTAATTGAGGCTCTTCCGAACATTCAAGTCTATTGTTGAAAACTCGACTCGTCTGCTTTTGATAACTGTTAAGAAGCTCAGAACCAGACCCCCAGCTTTTTACAAAACTTACTCCGTTCAAGTTAGCCATTCGTTCTTGAATCGAGCCGAACTCTCCTCTAGCGCCTCGTATCTCTTCGCAAAATGCCTCTGCTGTGCTCAATTCAGCGTTCTGGGATTTGATATGGCTTGCTTTATGGCCACCTTGTTCAAGGGCAACATGCGGCTGTACAAGCGTGTTTTCAAGCCTATTTTTGTAGTTCAGGATTGTCTGTTTGAGGTTGTCAACATCTACCCTGAAGTTGTTTGACCAAGCTTGTATCGTGTTAGCCTGTCTAAGTATTCTATGATAAGGCATCCGCTTCATTGAACTCATTTTTAGCTCCTAGTAAGCAAACACCCAGCCGTATAATTTAGCAGTCCCGTATATTAAAAATTTTAACTTTAATTGTGGGTTTTCTACAGGAGTGTCTAAACTTATTTTTAAATCAAAGCTATTTACTTTGTTCCAAGAAGTACCATTATCAAAAGAGTACTCCATTCTGATAAGTCCGTCTGATCCTGGGTCGTAAGAAATAGACGATATAAAATTGTTGATTAAACCATTTACTGGGAGTAAAGGAGTTACAAGTGTTGCTTCGTACCTTGGTGAGTAAATATATTTAGCAACACCGTTGTAGGAGTAATTATATGAACCAGGGCCTATACCTGAAGTGTCCTCAAATACATCTGTAAACATCCTGTAAAGTTTTTGTTCATTGTATAAAGTTTTTCTTTTAAGCTCAAAATTAGTTTTAATTGTATCTTGAAAAAGTTCTTGTATATTTCTGTTTGATTCATAGTTTTTATAAAGTTCGTACTCAATTTCAAGATTATATATTTTACTTGTATAGTCTCCTGAAAAAGAAGAAAGTACAAACCTTACATCTACATATCTACCAATTTGGTTTATTCCTTCTCCAGCAGTTCTAATAATTTCAAAACTCTGGTTCTGCTCGTCGAAAGGATAAGTATCCGAAGCTCTCGCTTGTACAGAAATTCCTGTGTCCCAAGGAAGTATTTGGTTCCACTTTATTCTTTTAAAGACAGTACCTGTTGACTGAGTATCTAAAACAATTTGTATCTGGCCGCTTCCTTGAAAAGTTTGAATGTAGTTATTCATTCTAACGTTTCTGACACTAGGAGTTACAGCATAAACAGTTGCGTTGTATGTAGCTTGTGCAGATGTAATTGTTGGGCTTGGATCTAGTACTGTGAGTCTTTGCATGTTTGCTTTAAGCTGAACAATGTTATAACTAAGCTTGTTAAAAGCCTCTACATTACCGCTGGAAGGAACAGTTTTCCAGTCATCCCACAGTATACCCGTGGCACTCATAATACCTGTTCGATAGGTCCAATTAATGCTTCCAGTGTAGGATAGATTTAATCTTTTTAGTTTTACAAAGTCTTTATCAATCGTGTAGGGTTTACTTATCCATTCCCCTGAAGTTTTGTTATAGTTTAGTTCTTTTGTATTAATATTTAGATTTGTAGATGATTCTGTGTCTAAAGTAATTGATTCACTGTACTCTTTAGTCAGTGGATTTTGTCCTTCAAGAATAATTTTGTATTGAAACCAGTCATTACCTTGATGATTGCTTGACGTGTAGAGGTCTTGACCTCGTTTGATCTGATCCCAGTCAAGCTCATCAAAAGACAGAGGGTAAACTTGGATTTCTGCCCATCTTGCTTCAATTGCTTGATTGTAAAAGTTTTGAGTAGTATTTGAAGAATTTCCTGAAGAGTAGCCTCTTATTTTTTCTCTTACGTATCTAACTCTTCTAGCGTTCAAGCTGTGAGTTTTACCTTGTGAACTTTCTGCATAAGTAAGAGGGCTTTCACCGTGCCTTCCGCTGGCAAATACAGCTTGCCAATTTACGCCATCTTCAGATGTTTCTAAAATACTGTCATAATACAAAACACCACTATTTGGGTAGTAATGAAATACTTTTATACTATTCAGTCTAAATACTTTACCAAGATCAACTTGAACCCAGGGGTAATCCCCGTCAGAAGTTGCTCCAGATTCAGTAAGATTGTAATTAACAGTTTCTAAATTAGAAATACTGCCATCTGTTAGCTTTTCAAATGTTGCAGTACTTGAAGCTGCTCGAGTGAAGTTTGACGTAACTGTTTTTCCAACAGCAATATTTTCAGAGCCAGAAGGTGCTTTTTCTGATCTGACTTGAAATGCTACGTTAGATCCTGTCTGATCCCAGTTAAACCTACCAATTGCTCCGTCACCGAACTTGTTTCCAGGAGCTTGAAGTTTTTCAGATAAGTAAATAGCTGTTCTTGGGTAATTCCCGTCAGGGTATGGTTTTATTTCAAGCCTACCGTTGTTTAAGATCCACTTACTACTAGAATCTGGATCAGCAAAATCATATACAAGATTACGATCTATATTTTTACCTGCACTATTAACATAGTACTCGTATAGCTCTATATTTTTTATACTTGTTCCCCAAGCTCCAGGCCCTGTCAGATTAAGCCTGTAATATCTGTAATAACCGGGAGAATCAACATATAAAAGTTTGGAGTAGTCAGCTAGCCCAGGATTTCTATCAAAACTTATAGAACGTGAGTCAAGATTTGTCCAATTAACTCCATCCTGAGATCCTTGTAGTACCCAAGAAGATGGATCTTCCAAATAATATCTTCCATAGTATCCTTGGTAACTCCAAGAGGTTGAGCCATAAGGAGTAATTTTGTAATAAACAACTTTTTTAACTTCAGGCAATTTAACTTGAACCCATCCGGTTGCAGTATAATCTGCTCCGCTATTTGGAATAGAAAAAATGGTATTAGGGTCACCGTCAAAAAGCTGCCAACCGTAAGATGTGGGCAAAACTGCAGGACTGTTATAAAACTTGGAGGTGACCACAACAGGGTCTGTCGATTCAGTTTGTTGAGTAAGAACAGGTACAACTGTATTTGATATTTCTTTTGCTTTTACAAAGGTTTTGCTTAAAATAAGCTTGTTCAGGTCTGACTTGTAATCCAAACCAGTTATTATTTCTTTTTTGTATGCCGCTTCATTGTTCCATTTTCTTACGATTGTTTTTCCTAAAGCAACAGACACAGCTGTTCTTAGATCGCTGTAAGGACCTTTTGCTGCTTTTACTTCATTTATGTAATCTTGCAAACTTATTGTTGAGCTAAGATCTTGTTCTGAAACAATGTGAGATGCAAGGTGGCCTCCTTGGTTTACAGCTGCATGCTTTTGCTGAGAAAAAAGTATTTGAGCTTGTTTTTCAACTTCGGATACATCCAAGGTTTTTTGATTTAGCTCTGCCCTGTAATCTCTGATATGGTCTGCAAAAGTTCTTTCATCCTGCATTTGAACAGCGTGGGCAGGCATTTTTTTAAGGCCACCGCTGACAACACCTGCTCCAAATGTACCAGGAGCAAGCGTTGTTGTAGTGGTTGTAGCACCTACACCAAAACCACCTAATCCAAATCCACCACTTCCGTAACCACCCATATAATTCCTAAATCGTGAAGTACTCTACAAATAAGGTATCTGTATCAAGTAAAAGTGGATACTTCAGGGATACATACCATTTAAGGTAATTTGCAGAGGAGGCAACCATGTCTTGGAGTACTCTGTATTTGGCTTTAGGTTGCCTTACATTTCCAGCCACGACTACAACGCCTTGACTTACAATAGGCTCTCGAGAAAGGTAGTACCTGTAAGCTCCGTTAGAATCTGCAGTTCTTGGATAAGGGGCAGAGCCGTCTGCGTAAGACTCGGATTCTTTATCCCACTCATCAATTATTCTTGTCCCGCCTGCCCCAACGCCTGCAGAAATGCGAACAATTACAAGATCTACATAGCCGTTTTGACTTGGTTTTACAGCTCTTGCAATAGCGTAAGGAGTCGGGAAAGACCCTACAGAGTGGACTTTACCAAGAATCCCTGCTTTCAAGATCAGGTAATCTCCAGCCTGAGCGGTGTTGTTAATTGGAACGTTTTTAAGCATTCCATCAATTTTAACAAACACTGTATCTCCGGGTACTGCTGATGTGCCCCCACCGTTAACAGCAACAACGATTCCAATAGACCTGGAGTCACCCGCAGTGCTAGTTGAAGTAGCTTGGATGACTTTTCCATCTGCTCCTACAACAACTCCGGTATAAGTAGCTATGCCTGAGTTTCCACCAACTACAAACCGTTCTATGGAGTAGTCATTTCCTACAGTTCTCCAGTTAGCATCTCCTGGGTTCCCACTCAAGTTGACCCACAGTTCTCCTGCATTATCTAGGTGCAGAGAACCTGGTTGTAACTCAGTTGTTGGGAAAGCTCCCGGTTTTAAACTTATATTAGGCCTGTTGAAGCTAACAGCTGAAAGATGAATTGGTGTAGCTGGATTTGTATCTAAAGAAATAGAATTGCCATTAAGGCCAATATTGAATTTTGTAGATGTAGAAAATTGAACCAGTCCGGTCAGGTTATTATCGTAGCTGTTACCTACACTGTCCCTTGTCCATACTCTAAATGTATTAACTATCCCACCGTGAGCTTGGTTACTATCTTGGTGAGCTTTTAATTGAGCATAAGTTGGGGCACGGTTAGCTTCTGTACCTGTTCCACCTACAAAAACGACACCTTTTTCAATATCTGAAGCATCTCTTGCAACTGCATCTACAACGCCGCTAGGAACGGAAACAGTTGTGTCAAAGAGAGGCAAACTGTACAGGTTGAAAATTCTTTGTACGTACCAGTTAAAAGTTCTACTACTCAAGGGGTAGGTGTTTTCAGTGGATCCAACCATCTTGTAAAAACTTAAAGTCCAGTTGGATCCTGATTTAGTTAATCTACCGAATACATCGTCAGCCCCGTCTTTTACAGGATTTCCTGTGTCTGCATCTATAAGGTTAACCTTGTTATACGGTGAAAATACAACAATTCCCTCTTCAGATTCCGAGTTTGACGCGGAGTAGCCGCTCATCTTTGAGGATACATCAAGAGTTTGTCCAGTTACGTTGGTTTCTTTACCCCCGTGAATTAAACTGGCTCTCTTTTTATTTACAAGTGAAGTGGTGTCATCTTTTGAGTGAAGACTTGCCACATGACTTGGTAGCATCAATCCTTTTTCACTTGTAGATGCATCTGGAATCTGAACGAGAGGTCTCCAGTCGTTATTGATGTACTCTACAACTTGATTAGACTGATTTCTTACAATCTGGCCTTGAACTGGAACTTGAATCGATCCTGTGTTCTGAGATCTTAAAATAATATTTTGAAAAGATTGCTTTGTACCAGAATCAAATTGTGAGTCTTGGCTGTTTAAAACAACTCTTGTATCTGACTCACTTAAAGCAATTGGAACAGAAGCATCAAGAGGAGCAGCTGATAGTGAGGTAAACCCTATTTGACCATCAGCTCCTGCAAAAACACTTGTAGCTCCTCCGCCACCGCCGGAACTTGTAAAAGTAATTTGATTACCGGCGCGAATAATGCTCATACCGGCGCCTGACTTTAATACAACTTCGCCTGGAGGTGTTCCGTTTTCTTCACCATTTACTTTTATACTGGAGACAAAACCACCGTGAGCGGTTTCTTCTTCCACAGCGTGGCTGTTAGGAGCTGCTGCAAATGGCCCAGATCCCCCAAGTGTCACAACACCCAAGGTTGTATTGGTTGCTGTAGGGACCGTATCCGGAACAGCTCCAGGAGCCGCTAGAGTAGGGTCAAAAACTGGCATATCCCAGAGATCAAAGATCTTGGGAACTTTTGCTTTATGGGCTTCTAGAGGTGTTTGCGTAAACGTATAAGCTTGCTCATCTCCGTTAGCATCGGTTGTGTAGTATTTCAGTTTCCATGTGTTATCTACTACGCTAAATTTGGCATATATTTCTTTGTTGGTGTTTGAATCTGTTAATGGATCCCCGCTCAGTCTAAATAAATGTACCTTTGCAAGTGGATTTGAGTTAGCAATAATACCTTTTGATGACTCAGTTTCAGTGAAAGCCCACCCGCTAGCTTGTGCTCGAGTAGTTAAATTTATTTCGGAGAATGGTGCAGTTTCTTGTGTAGCATCAAATACTTCAGAGACAAACTGACCCCTGAGTTTCATGTTGAGCGGGTATGGAAGCGTAGCAGCTTTGTTCAAGTCTGCTAGCATGGCAGGTGTCATAAAACCGACATTAGTAGCCGTTACATCTGGAATTCTGTCAGTAGAAAAAGGAAGTCCTGTCTCGGAGTTGATACTATCATCCCAGTGGCTCTTGGCATGAAGCGTCGGCACCCTGGAATCAAACATTCTTGGATCGTTTGTTTCTACAACAATCGGAGCGTCGCTTGTTACGCTTGAGTTAGGACTGCTGGTTTTAACCTTACCCGCAACGGTCATGGATGCGTTTGGAACAAGTTCGGTACTTGTTTCGTCTGTAGCTACAAAAGATATTTTTACCCAGCTGCTATACTCTGGAAATTGATTTCTATCAATTTTCCACATGTAAAGCTCGTCAGTTTGAAGTACGCAAGCAAGCTGTCCTTCAAAAGAACCAACTACGTCTAGATTAGCTATTTTAGTAAGCTCGTCTACAACCAAATAGCTTGAATTTGAACCGGAAGAGGTATTTCCCGTGCTGGATATTCCTTTTTTACCAACGTACTTGTAACAACTAATTTTAGGAGGCATATTTGCAGGTACGCCATTGAAGAAAGTTAAAGTTCCAGATTCCGTATCAAGGTACCAATCGTTCTGTCCAAGGTCGATTCGGGTACCTTGGCTATTTTTGAGAACGTAATTGTAGCTTCCATCCCCGTAGTTATATGGAATAACATCTTTTAAATCGACGTGACTGTAAGAAGCATTTTGACTGCCGGGGACCATATCGAGTACAAGATCATCTATCTTTTGTACGACATCGTCTGAAGTCAAAGGAGCAGTTTCAGGAATCCTGTCTTCTTCAGCCCAGATTTGTGAAGCAAATACAGCAAGCCTTGATGAAATACCTTCTTCAAAGTAGTTTTTAGACACCGATGAAGTAGATACTGAAGCCGCTACTTTTTTAAACAGGATATCCGCTATTTGGTTTGCACTCAGCGCCATGTTAAGACCTCACAACTCCACTAAAAGATATTGTAGATCCTTTTTGTATTCCTATGCGTGCATATACTATTCCAGATCTTACTGTAGGTCCAAAAGTTATTCTTTTTATTGTAGTACTCGAGCTTGAAACAACCAGAGCAGCGTCTCCATCATCTGCGGGACTTACTCCGCCTCCCTGATAAGCAGTTGAGGCGTCTAGCCATCCGGTTGATCCATCAACTTTTACATATATCTTTAAAGCAGAGTTGATTACTCCTGATCCAAAGTTAGCAGCATTTTGAAATGTCAAAGACATACCACTTGCTTGGCTTAAAGTTCCAAGGTTCAGGGTTACCCACCTGAAATTGCTGTAACTCCCGCCATTTATAAGTGAGTAATCTGGTCCTCCAAAAGATGAGTAATTTACAGGTTGAGGAAACTTGTAAACTCCGCCTTCCATCAAAAGTTCTTCATTGAGCATCAGTGATTCTGTGGAATCAAAAGGATCCCCAAACTGAGCTGAAGTTGAACCTTTTGTGGGAAACTGACCAGCACCTGACTTTAATCTTTGAGATTCGTTTGAAATGGAGTCTACTCTTAAGTTTGAAAAATGATCTAAGGATGCTGAAATACCTTTAGAGTTATAACCAAGTAGCTTAAAACTTGCATTTACTGCAAATGAGTTAGATTTGATGGGAACTTGTAAATTAACCTGTATGGGGTCTCCGCTAGAGTACGGAGACGTTGCTGGAGCAATATCTACTGTATTTGCAACGCTTGATTCAATTCGTGCAACTCTAGTCGCATTATAAAAGTTACCTACTGCTCCATTTACAGTGTAGGAAACGCTCAAGAGGTCTCCTGTGTTTAGTACTGGAACACCGGATACGTGTTTTGAAAATGTTGGGGTAGAGGGCGAGGAAGACCCCATGCTTACAAGAACAGGCTGGCTTTCATTTGACATGGGTGGCTGAGTTTTAAAGGTAAAAGTTAGACCATTGTTAGTTGTCCAGTTAACTGGCCAGTTCATTACATTTAAACTATCTACTGAGTTGAATAAACTTCCAGTGAGACTTATTAAATGCATTCCTGACATGTTTGTATAGTTTAAATAGTACTCTCCAACCGGAGTCGAGCTAGATGCTGTTACGCTAATAGCGATGGTCATTCCGGTTACACTTGCAACTTTTTGGGAGGATCCAGAGCTTGTGCTTGGCATAGAAATGCTTACAGAGGATTGGTCAATTGAAGGTGATCCGGAGTTATCTACCCATACGTTTAGAGTAGAAGAGTCTCCTGTATTAGAGTGTTTGAGTTGAAAAGTGTGTCCAGCGCCTCCAGGAGATAAGTAATTAGAAGGGCTAAATCTAGCTGTAAGCTGTTTATAGAAGTTTTCTTTACCTTGAGTACCTACGTAAGGATCTGAATCAGATACAATCACAAGCCTGTCGTAGGTTCCTTCATCGTTTGCTTCAGATAAAACTTTGGAACCTACAGAAATGCCATTAATAAAAGCTTCTAGAGTTCCAGCGTCTCCGTCATAAAAAGAACTTACTTCTACAGTAGGCATGTAAGCGTCTGTTACAGTTGATCGTAAAATACCTGTCCCTGCTTGTCTTGCTGAATAAGCATTTGTAAGTACAGGAGTTTTTGTTGATAAACTTGGGGGCGGAGTTGGAACCAACTTCCCTACAATTCTATCCAATATTTCAAAGTTATCATTCATGGTTTTAGTCCACTCCCGCATCTTACGTTCGTGGAGGTTTAATTTAAAGTTTGTAGTTTTTCTGGTGATAGGAGGAATAGGATCTGGTTCAGTTGACATATTAATTCTCCCTAGGTACCAAAACCACTAGATCCAAATTCTGCGTAGCCAAAACCAAATTTTTGACCAAGACAAACATCAGGCATTGTTCTTGAAGAAGAAGGCCTAGGATAAGTTCTTGATGCAGCCTCGAAAGTGTAAGTTCTTGAGCAATCCCCCATCCTCACAACTACTTCAACTTCAGGAACTCGTGTAGTTGTAGTTGTAGTGGTTGTTGGGGGAATCGTTGTTGTAGTGGTCGTAGGCAGTATTGTAGTCGTTGTAGTCGTAGTTGTAGTAGTTGGAGGAATCGTTGTTGTAGTAGTCGTAGGAGGTTCTGTAGTTGTTGTTGTAGTGGTAGTGGGCGGAATTGTTGTTGTAGTTGTCGTGGGAGCCTCTGTAGTTGTAGTTGTTGTAGTTGTTGTAGTTGTTGTTGCTGTGGGAGGCTCTGTAGTTGTTGTAGTAGTTGTCGGGGGAATAGTTGTAGTTGTAGTTGTAGTTGTAGTTGTAGTTGTAGTTGGGGGAGTAAGCGTAATTTCTCTAAAAGCCACTGCGGAGGTGGGATAGTCACTTGAGTAAACTTTAATGTTAGAAGTTTCTAAAGTGTAGTTTGATAAGTTGTAGTAACTTTTTATTTTAAAAGGCTCTAAGGTGTAGTTTACTTCTACAGCTAAAAATATGTTTAAGCCAGATTCAAAGCTATAGGTTGACCACTCAAAGCTTTCCAAAACATCCATTTAAATTACCTGAAAGGAATGATTTCATCACTTGGCCAAGGAAATACAAGATCATCAAAGCAAACTTTATCAGTAGCCCCAGAAACAAGCTGACCGTGTAAAAGATTACTGGAAGGCCACCTAAATGTTGAACCAATCCCTCTCAAACCAAGTGAGCCTGATCCCCACTGTATTGGAACAAGAATAACTTTATTTGTTATGTGGTCGTTCCCCATACCGTTTGGAACACTTCCGGAAGTAAATGACGTTAAGCCAGCTGATACATTACCCCACTGAGCGTTTCCTGAAGTAGGTTTAAACCACATTTTTCCATTTGTAGCACTCTGAGAAAGCATTCCTACTGAAAAAGCAGCAGTTGGCTGAACCATTCCGTAATAGGAGTAATAGCCAATGTAAGGGTGAATATAGTGAACAATTGGATCAATGTCCGTAAACGCCGGGTTATACGGATTGTCTGAATCAAAAGTAAACGTACCCGGAGCCATTGCTTCCGTCATGAAACCTGTAGTTGCGCCAGTGTCAGCGTTTTGATTTGTTCCACTAATGTAGTTTACAAAGTAAAAAGTAAACGGAGCTTTATCCGAAACACCTAACTGAAGAACGGATCCACCCGTGCTTACTACATCTGGAAACATGTTGTAAGTAAATGTTATTCCAGAAATTTCATGATTTGACGTATTTCTTGATACAAAGGGAACAGAACCGATTACTGGTTTTTCATCCGGAGCATAAGCAATATCAGTTACAGTTGCGTTTCCAAATGTACCTGTGTAACTGTAGCCAATATACCATTGCTTATCGTCATTTCCTCGAACAAATATATACTGTCTGGTTCCGCCAAAAGGTGCTTGAACAGGGCTTGAGTCTGCATTAGCTGAAGGTTGCTGAATGACAAACCAAGAGCCATTTGATGCTAAGCCATCTGAATCTGGAGAAATATCAGAAGTTGTTCCAGTTGAGTCGGGAGACTCCAAGGTTTGGCTTGCTGCTTTAAACGTATGTTTGACAACCCAGCCAGCTGATTTAAGAGCTTCTTTTAAGTACCAGATAGCTTTTGTAGCTGTTTCAGGTACTAAATTTACTGTTGAGCTGCCATCAGCAAACGTAAATTTGTAAGCCATGGTTTATCCTCTAAGGTATACGTATATAATTATAGACAATACCATGATGAACTGAATTATACAAGATTAGCAGTAGCCCAAGGTAAATCTTTTTCCTCTAACCGTTCTTCAAACCAGTGAATTCTATTTACTATTTCTGTATAAACTGAATAAAAAGGAGCGCGGTGTTCCATGTCGTGTAAAACTCTTTTTGCGTGCCTCAGACCTGCTTGGCATACTTCTAGAACTTGAGATGTAGGTCCGTAAAAAGTGTAATCTGGAAACGATTTTGGACCAGTTACAAGCCTATCTGGTAGGAAATCCTTCCAGTTTTGTTTGATTACAGTAGACACATTTGTTTTTAAAAGGTGGCTGTATTTGTACAAAACACCGTGGTCGTTTTTAAAGCATGCGTATGAGTTCAGTTCGGGTGCTACTTCAGACCCTGGTTCTGGGTTTGTAACAATCTTAGCTAACCTTGGATGGTTACTCATATTTGAAAGAGTTTTTATTGAGCCAAACAGGATCAGGTCTGTATCCTGATGCCCAGAGTTTAGGATGCTCTCAAACAGCCTTGTAGCGCTTTCTACGGCCTCTGGCGTATCGTCAAGGTAGCAGACAACTCCTCGCTTTGTAGGAAGGCTTTTGTAGGCTTCTATGAGCTCTACATAGGGACCCCAGCACTTGGATCGATCTACATGATGAAAGTTAGTTTCAACTTCCCAAGGCGCTTTGTTTGCGTATTTTCCCTTGTAGAAATTGTTTTTCTCTTCTCCGACAACACCTGCAAGGTGTAGCATCTTGCACGAGTACCACTCTTCTATGTCGTGAGGTGCCCAAGAGAATCGCATTTCGTAACTAACTTTAACGTCAGCAACTTTAAAAGCATTCCAGAGCCATGACCACATCTCCGCGGTCCAGACTTGAATCTTGTAAGACCCGTCGGGTTTCTTGTGTTGAATAGACCAGTTATAAATATTGATTGAATCCAGAGCAACTTGCTTACAGAAGTCAGCAGTCACGTTTTTCATGTAATACTGAGCACCGCCTGAGTTTAGTTGCTCTTTCTTCAGGCGCTCTCCAGTTAGTCCTACAACTTGAGCCATTTGATCGACCAGCTCTTCTCCAAGCTGATCAACCAAGTAGCTGTATCCAAGGTAACCTACGCAGTTGGACACATACCAAGTCTTGTCGTTTTTTCTACGGTTGATGTTGTTAAAATTCAGGCGTTCTTTAAAAATGACATCTGAGTCAAGCAGGAAAACTTCTTCGCCATACTCGGGATGCTTTTCAAGAAGCTTCATCAATCCCCAAGGTTTGTTACTGGGAATATAAGAACGATCTGGCTGATCATTCACGAAATAGTGAACGTCGACCAGATCGGCAAGCTTCTTAGCGTGCTCGCTGAGTGGAACTCCAGAATCTCTGAGAACAACAACGGTCAGTTGATCTAAGATCTCGAGCAGTTTGAAATTAAATACCTGTAGTTCTTGCTGCCATAGCAAGTACTCATAGTCAGTAATAACACTTATATACCTAACCATTTTTGTTCTTTAAAAGCTTTTCGATCATATCAATCAGCGGTTCCATGTCGTGACCAGCTCTTTGTTTGAGTGTTTGTATAGTTGTATCTAAAGTTTCTGGAAGTGTCAATTCAATTCTTTTACGAGATGAAAGAATTTCTTGACAAAGCGCATTTGCAACTTCGTAGGAGAAAGTAATCAAACCCGTTGCAGTTCTTACAGCGATTGACTCGCCCATTTCTTGAATAGAAATTTGATTGTCTTCAAGAATTTGTTTTGCATTCTCGATGACTACGGGAATGATAGAAGGCGGTGTAACGTAGCTTGAAATAAGCTCTGTACTTTGATTTACTTGCCTTGCCAATTCTTCAGCGGGATCAATCAAAGGAACGTCTGGGTGTTCCGGACAAGACAGGGGACAGATGCACTTTTGAACAAACATCGGCGCATTCTCTGCGTGCGCGTAAGGGCCTTGAAATACGTCTGCCATGTGTGTTCTCCTCTAGTTCTTAATTCACAATTATATTAGACAAACGAAACAAAGTAACCTGTTGACGCTTGAACTCGTTTCTTGCTATCTTGGAACCAACTTGGTGCTCTTGGTGGACGACAGTGCGCACTGGCCCACTGAAAGAGATTACCAAGGATTGCAGAGGGGCGGCAATTGGGCCGCCCCTATTTAATTATTCTTCCTTGAAAGACTGAGAAAGGGCTTGATTTAAATCAAGATCTTCCTCGTAGGATGTTTCAAATTCAAGATTTGTTGCAACGTAATAAGCAAATACTGCTGCAAAAAACCCAATCATGCCAAAGCTATTATAAAGAAAAATAGAAAGTCCAAACACAAGCATTGCTACAAACATTTGGATAAGAGGAATAATAAAAGATTCCATGTTAGGCCTTTTCTTTCAAAAACGTTTTTGCAGTTTGACCCGCAATACGGTCAGCTAAACAATTGTAAGGATTATTTGAGTGCCCCTTGACCCATCTGAAATAGGTATCATGTTTGTGATTTTTAATCAACTCAAAAGCCTTTTTCCACATGTCCTGATTTTTTACTTCTTTACCGTCGGGTCTGGACCACTGCTTTTCATTCCAACTATGAATCCAGGTGCTGAAGCCATTGATGGTGTACTGACTATCTGAAACAAATTCAATCTTGGAGTATTCAGGAAATTCTTTTTCAAGAACTTCTAATATTCCCTGAATTTCCATACGGTTGTTTGTAGTAAAGTCAGCTCCACCTTGAACAACCTTGATCAGCCTTTCCTCATCAATTTCCAGAGGCTTGTCGTACTCAAACCCCTTGATGATAACAGCTGCCCAGCCACCTGCACCACCTGTTACGTTGTTCAGACACGAGCCATCGGTGTAGACCGTGTAGTCAGGAATCGGTTTATGATAAATGTGAACATTGGTTGACTGACAAAAAGGACAATACTGATAAGTCTTGGTGATAGCCGTGTTGTAAGGCCTGAGGTTTCTTGGGCACCCTGAACTGATACATATTCTGTATTTTGCCACGGTTCACCTCGGACTCAACGAAGACTGGAATTTTGATATCAATTTAGCTTTATCCAGTAAATTTTTAAGCTCAGGACTTTCGTGTAACTCAAAAGAAAATTCTATCAAAGCAGGATTCTGTAAAAAATAACCGGGTGACTTCCAGTTAATATAGTAAGGTTTTTGTCTTTCCTTGTTTGCAAATAAGTTTTTTACTACAGGGTCAATTTTTATCCTGTGCTTTATATCATCAAAAGTAAGATGCTCGGGAACTTCCAGTATGTAACCTAATACTTTCCATATTAGTTTACTGTTTTTTTGATACTCCGCTATGTTGTCAATGATATAAAATAAATCACTGCTGAAAGCTAGGTTAATTAAATTTTTGCTGTCATCTGACATCATGATGCAAAAATTAGTTTTTCTAGATAGAGGATAGCAGTTAAAGCACGAACTTCTATCCATCAGGTTGAAGCAGTTTTTACAACTAAGCATTAGTTGATGTTTAGAAGATCTCGGAGCTCTCGCTGGTGTTCCCACTCATCTCTTAGAATTTCTGTAAGCGTGAGCGCCACCATGTAGTTTCGATTCTGGAAAATGCTGATAGCTTCTGTGTAAGCTTCAATTGCTCCCTGCTCGCCTACAAGGTCTTGTTGAAGCATGGTGGTGTTGTTGTTCGATACAAGCACATCACCAAGCCCTCTAGGGGCTCCAGGACCGATTGTAGCCATCATCTCAAGGCCGTTCTCAATGTTACCGCCAAGCCAGTCAATGAGCTTTCTGAGCTTTTCAGCGTGCTTCAACTCTTCTTCGTAATGCTCAGCAAACATGGCTTGAACAGAGAGGCAATTAGGTCCTTTGAAAGCTACTTCATGGTTGGCATACTGCATGGCTGCACGAATCTCATCTGCGTGTAGACGATTCAGGATATCAATTTGACCCTCAACTGAATCTACATCTACGTCACCAAAATAACTCAGTGGCATATAGTTACTCGAAAGCTTTTCTTTACGCTCAATCTCTTCGACTTTAGACTTTGCCCAGGATCGGCCTGCGGCACCACCCCAAAGCAAAAAAGCCACGTAGCCTGGAGTAGGTGGACTTTCCCAGCCCGGCTTTTTGTCAACGGCATGTCTTGCATGCCAAGCATTCATCTTCTTGATTTTATCAACAGAAGCAGCAGTTCCGCTGGCCATTTTTCTTGCCCAAGCCACTGTTTCTGACTGAAGCCCGTCACCGCTGTGACCTTCTTCATGAAGTTCAAGGCCACGCCTTAAAGCAGAGCGAACACCTTCAGGAGGAGATAGGTCGATATCCATCTAGTCACCTACTTTGTAAAATACAGGCAAGTGGTCTTATCTTATACCTATCTAGGAATAAAATCAACTAATTAAGCATGCAAAAGCAGCGCTGCCGATTCGGCAGCGCTGCTGTAAGCTTTTTAAGTTACCAGCCTCTACTGACTACAACTTTGCATTCACCTGCGGTGTGATAGGTTGGAGCCGCATCTGTTGTGCTTGGGAAAGAATCAATTCCAAGGTTTGGACGAGACTGGGCACCGGTAAGAGTTGAAGCAATGTAAATGTAGTGGTATGGAGGCACTACTTTAATGGTTTTGTAATCTAAGAAACTTCTTGGATTAGCGTATCCTGACCCATCGGAGAATTGAGTTACTTCAGTCCACTTGTAGTCACTGTTGTATCGAAGCAGGGTTGAGTAAAAAGTGGGATCAACCCCAATGTTGTGTGCAATATTATAAACGCTTGATCCAGACGTATTTTTACTTACATGGAAAGCTTCCGATTCAAAGTAACCTTTTAGTGCATAAGCAGTAACAGAAGTGACTGCTGAAGCATTTGTTACAGCTTCACCGACAAACACCCGCTGTTTGGTATCCCAAGAAGACCCATTCCAGAGCTTCATGGTCATGGTGCTCAGATCAAACCAGTGCTGGACATTTGCAGCAAAACCGCGCATCTCCATTTCACCAATGCCCATGCGATTACTTGGCGCTCCGCCAGCAACAGTGTTATTTACAGCACTAATGTTAATTCTGTAGTATGTATAAGCTGTGCTATTTGAAAAAGTGTAGCTTCTTCCGTTTGTTGTAGCCCAGTCGGTTTGATTTGTTTGGGTGTCTAATACAACCCAGCTACCGGCTGCTCCTGTAGTTGAAGCTTCAAAAGTCCAGTTTTTAGGGGCGTTATCAGTTCTAGTAGAATCTGCATAAATTGTGTAGTTGATAATAGTTTGTGCTGACGCAAACTGATATTGAAGCCAACCGGATCCTGTGCCATCTGTTGCTAACCAAGATGTACCGGAGCTGCCACCATATCCATTGTCACTAAAAGCTGCGGATGCGGGCCAAGATCCACTGTAGGTAGAGCTAGCTGTTGCTGTTCCGCCTGTTGTCAAGTCTGGACCAAGGTATAACCACTGCTGGTACTGAGGCCGAACAGTTGTAGATCCGTATGTTAAAGCTCCCGTTGAGGAGTTCCTTTCAACGTACAGGTAAGACGTTGAGCTTGAAGGCAAAGTCCATGCATTTGTCACGTCAGAGCTAATTGTTCCGATGTAGTCTACAGCTCCGGATGAATCTGTTCCGGCAGCAAAAGCAATGTTTACGGGAACTGAAGTTGCGGAAAGGTTTACGTTTAGCCCTGAACCGGCTGCTAAAAAGTTAGCTACACCTGAATAACGTTCAGTAGCTCCGCTAAGAACCGTCTGTCTTACTGGAACTGTAACTCGGCTTGAGCCCCCGGTTTGATTTGTAAAAGCAGTTCCGTTGTGCTTAAGAATTTGTCCACTTGAAGGTGAAGTAATTGAAACGTCTGAAAGGCCACCAGCAAGTGTAGATGAGCCGGAAGGAACTGCTCCGTTTACCCAACTTGTTCCGTTATACTGAAGTGTCTGTCCAGTCAAAGGTGCTGAGATAGAAAGATTTGAGATCTTTGAGAAATTGTATACGAGTTTGGAACTAGAGACTTTTCCGGTTACGTCTAACCCTACGTATCCGTTTGCAGCGTCTTTAGCACTGGGATTCTGAGGTATAAAAGTCAGTCCGTTTGTTACATTACTTTCAGAAAGACTGATTTGAGCTGTAGGAATCTTTCCATTGCTATCCAAAGAAGCGTAGCCATTTACCGCGCCTCTGTTGTTTGCATTTTCAGAATCAAATCCAAGCGCATCAGAAATATGAGAGCTATTTAAAGAGATCTGAGTGCTGCTTACCTTACCGTTTGCATCAAGACTTACATAACCGCTGTCTACGTGCCGGTAAAGCTGTAAATCTCCAGGAAGTAGAGGACTATAACCACCTGAATATAAAGTAATTTTGTAGTAACGGTAGCTATTTAAATTAATAAAGCTAATAGTAGTTGGGGAAGAACCAGATGAACTATTTAGTAAAGTCCAAGAACTTTGATCGTTAGAGCCTGAAATATTTGCTGAGCTACAGTAAACGCTATTAAATCCAACCCTGTAACTAACAATTCTTTCTAAGTTTCCAGATCCAAAGTCTACTGTAACAGAAGCAGAAGAACCGCTTCCACCGCCTGAACCAGGGGTATGCGGGTTTCCTACGGATGCGTTAAAAAATGACCACGGATAAGCTGATCCGCCACTTGCCCAAACTGAGTTTACCCAACCAGAACCCGAAATCGTAATATCTCCAGAAGTTGCTGAAGTCATTTCAGGAACAGCAGCTTGAGTCTGGCTTGATTCTAGACCAACGCCTTTGTTTGTAGGATTTTCTGGAACAAACCCTAAAGATTCTGCAATAATCTGGTCGGTAATAGCAAGATTTGCCGAAGGAACTTTACCCGAAGAATTAAGGCTTGAGTAGCCACCTGCTGCGTCTTTGTTTGCAGCGTCTTCAGGAGTATACCCAAGAGCATCTGTAACAGTTGCGCTATTGATAGCAATTTGAGTAACAGGAACCTTGCCAGCAGCATTCAGAGTTGCAAATCCGTCCGCTACACCACCCTTGGAGGAATCTTCGGGGGTAAAACCTAGCGCTGTGGTAATTTTGGCATTTGTCAGGGTCTGAGCGTTCTTTATTTCTTCATCAATAATGTCAAAGTTGTTATTGAGATCAACATCCCAGTCTAAAGCACCTTCTGCTGGCTTGCTCAGGTTGAAGTTAGTTGTGTCTGACATTTATTTACTCCAATTACCAGTTGCGCTTCACAAGAACTTTGGCTTGTCCTGTGGACTGTAAGCCAGCTGGGAAAGACTCTGTTAACCAAGAACCCCACTCAGAAGAGCTGACTGTTCCACCGCCATAATAAATATTTGAGGAAGGCGTTGCAAGCTTTACTCTGTTTCTGTCAGTTAGGAATGTTCTAACCCCGTAGTATTGGCTTGTATAGAGAATCTGAGCATCCGTCCACTTGTAATTAGCATTATACCTGATCAGGGTTTCGGTGCTGACTAGTTCTGTTCCAATGTTGTGAGATCTTGTATAGGTTGAGGCAGCTGCTATGCTAATTACCTCTGACTCATACTTACCTTGAAGTGCATAAGTTGTCACGTTTCCAGAGGTGTCTGCTTCTCCAATAAATACTCTCTGTTTAGTTTCCCAGCTGGTGCCGTTCCAGACTTTCATCGTCATGGTATTCAAGTCAAACCAGTGCTGGTTATTTGGAATTCCATAAATCTGGAATTCGTTAACTTGACACTCAGTGCCGCCATTGTTAGCAGTAATATCTAAACGATAGTATCTGTAAGCAGTCGAATTAGAAACTGTGATGTATTTTCTTTCACCGCTTGTCCAGCTTTGATTTGTTTTGGTGTCAATTGTTGTCCAGTTGTCTCCATCGTTAGATGCTTGGAAAGTCCATGTTTTTCCACTGTTGCTAGCTGTATTTGATCCCGTGTAGGCGTAAGATTTTGCTACAAACTGATTTCCAGAACCAAGATCAATTTTCAACCACCCAGTCTTTTGTCCGCTTGCAAACACAAAGTTAGTACCTAAGTTTCCATCAAATGCTTTATAAGCTGCATAAGAAGAAGACCAAACGCTACTTGAGCTAGCTACGTAAGGAGATGGAAAATTATCTGCGGTCATATTAGAAAGCAGCATATATTGGATAGAGCCATATGTACCGGCTGAAGGATCAATTTGCTCATAAATAGGTTTTACGGTAGTAGATCCATAAGTTAATGCTCCAGTCGATGGGTTTCTATCTACATAAATGTAATTTGTAAGTCCTCCTTTTAGACCAGCAACTGCAGGAGAAACGTCTGCATTAATTACGCTTACGTAGTCGACCGCACCGTAAGCATCAAAACCATTTGCAAAAGCAACAGACACGTTTGTTGAAGAAGCAGCTAAATTAACAGAAGGATTTGGTGTATAGCTATGGGAAGTTTGAGTTACAGTTGTATTGCTAAGTGTTAAAGTTCTACTACCTGCTTCAGTCAATCCAACTACGCTTCTTGTTTGAACGTGGGTTGCAAGGCTGTAGGTTCCAGTAACTGCGTAAATAGTAATCTTTTCTGGGATTCTATTTTCAGAAGAACCCGCCCAAATTTTAAACGTAATGGTGTCGTAGTTAGACGATGAAAGTGTAATTAAAAATCTTGCCCAACCACCAGTATTTGCCGTTATAGAACCTTGATTGTATATAAATAGAGCCGAGCTTGGACTTCCGGTGCTGTTGCTTGTATAAGTCATATCATTATCGTTTAAATTAGATTTGCTCCATATAGATTGATTCCAGTATTCTGGAACACCGTTTCTTTTGCTGTCGTAAGCATCACTACTTGTAACTGTATAAGTAATTTCTGTGTCGTTTTGATTGTAAGCCCTTAGCTCGGTAATTGTGGCTCCATCTGATGCAAGGTTGTTGTAGACTTCAACAATATATTGAGTAGGTGTTTTATTTCCAGCACTCAGGAAGTTAGCTGTACCAGTAGAAGCTGCTACAGACCCTGTAAGCACAGTCTGTCTGACAGGAACTGTGCAACGCTCTGAAAGAGCTGCATCTACCCACTTTGTACCGTTGTACTGAAGCACTTCACCGTTTGATAAGCTACCAAGCTGAACATCTCCCATTGCCGCGAGAGAAGTCACTCCAGAAGAAACTGAAGCGTTAACCCAGTTTGTTCCATTGTACTGAAGGATTTGATTTGAGGACGGTGAAGATAAGCTAACGCCAGATAGTGAGCTAAGAGAAAGAGAAGGATGCTGACTCAGAGGAATCTTGCCTGTCCCGTCGAGACTTGCATACCCGCTGTTTGCACCTTTGTTGTTGATGTTTTCCGGTGTAAATCCGAGTGCTGTTGTAATCTTGGAGCTTGTCAGGGAAATCTGGTTTGACGCTACTTTGCTGTTGCTATCCAGTGAGGGGTAGCCGTTGGCAGCATTTTTATTATCTACGCTTTCTGGGGTGTAGCCTACTGCGTCCAAGACTTGTTGTTCAGTCAGGGCAACTTGGTTTGAAGGTACTTTACCGTTTGAATCAAGAGATGCATATCCACCCGCTTGACCTTTGTTGGACATACTTTCTGGAGTAAAGTTCAAAGCAGTGGTGATTGTACCTGATGTTAAAGAAATCTTTGAGGAAAGAATCTTCCCGTTTCCGTCAAGTCCTGCATAGCCGTTAGCTGCATCTTTAGACGCTGGGTTTTGTGTAGTAAAACCAAGTGCGGTGTTGATTGCTGAGCTGTTCAGAGCAATCTGAGTAAGAGGAACTTTACCTGTTGCATTCAGAGATGCGTAGCCATCGGCTACGCCTTTTTGAGTCACGTTCTGAGGCGTAAAACCAAGAGCAGTTGTAATTTTGCTACTGGTTAGAGTTTGAGCTTCTTTGATCTCAGAATCAATGATGTCAAAGTTAGCGTTAAGGTCAGTGTCCCAATCAAGAGCACCCTGTGCTGGTTTACTCAGATTGAAGTTTGTTGTTTCTGACATTTTTTAATTACCCCTATTACCAGCTGCGCCTTACAATTAACTTTGCTTCACCTGAAGTAGAGTTTCCTGCGGGGAAGTTTTCTGTTCCAAAGATAACAATACTTGCATCCCCGTAAGCTAAGTAATCTGGTGCAGTACCGACTTTAACTGTGTTCCTGTCTGGAAAAAGTCTTGCACCAAAAAATGCGCTTCCCCTGTAAGTAGCTATATCAGACCAAATATAGTTTTGATCGTACCTGTAGTAACCTTTTGCAACAAGCTGATCTGTACCAATGTTATGAGATCTTGTGTAACTTGTATTTTTAGCTATTGCAAACACTTCAGATTCGTATCTACCCTGAAGTGCGTAGGTAATTGCAGACGTCACAGAAGACGCACCTGTTACGGCTTCACCAAGAAATACTCTTTGTTTGGTTTCCCAGCTTGAACCGTTCCACACCTTCATCTGCATAGCGTTCAGATCGAACCAGTGCTGGTTAGCAACCGGGATACCCCAAAGCGATAAACCTCGGATCTCAAGGAAGTTGGTTCCGTTATTGGCGCTCACGTTGATTCTGTACTGAGCATAGCTAGTTGAATTGCTTACAGTAAAACGCCGAGTTTCGCCAGAAACCCAACCCGTTTGACTTGAGCGGGTATCAATTGTTGTCCAAGAATTACCATCGTTAGAACCTTGAATGGTCCAATCTCGTGGCATTCTACCAGGAGAGGTGGTATCCCAAGCTGTCAGGCTGTACCGAACCAAGCAAAATGCTGAAGTAGGTACAAATGTGATAATGCCTGTTGTAGATGCGCTTGCTACAAAACCAGTAGCAGGATTTTTGTCAAAAAGCTTGGATGCTTCGTTTCCACTAGTTGCCGTAACACTAGAAGTTGCTGTTCCTGAAGTTACTTCTACTAGAGGCTCTACGCTGCTGTAAACTGGAACACTTGTTACAGCGCCGTACGTCAAAGCACCAGTGCTTGAATTTCTATCTACGTAAAGGTAAGAAGTTGAGCTTGCAGGTAGTGCGCTAAACGCAGAAGTTACGTCTGAGCTTACGGTGCCAACGTAGTCTACAGCCCCACCAGATCCAAATCCGTCAGCAAACGCAATGTTCACAGGAACTGCTGTAGCAGCCAAATTTACGCTTAAACCGGATCCTGCACTCAAGAAGTTAGCGGCACCCGTTGCAGCGGCTACAGAGCCTGTCAGCACGGTTTGACGAACAGGCACGGGCACTGCTGAAGAAGGCGCTGCAGCATTAACCCAAGCTGTTCCGTTGTATTGAAGAACTTGGCCTGAAGTTGGCGAGCTAATCTGTACATCCGACATACCGGAAAGAACAGTGACACCTGAGCCAGTTGGGTCAGCGTTGACCCAATTTGTACCGTCATACTGAAGAATTTGATTTGAAGAAAGCGAAGAAAGCTCTATATCTGAGAGCGAGCTAAAAGCAACTGCTGGTAGCTCTTCCGCAGGAATTTGTCCGTTGCTATCCAGGGATGCGTAACCGCTTGGAGCTCCCTTGTTGTCACTATCTTCAGGAGTGTATCCAAGTGCATCGGTTACATGGCTTGAAGTAATGGAAAGCTGTTCATCAGGAATAAATCCATTTGCGTCAAGGGAAGCATACCCATCGGCTGCGCCTTTGGTTGTAGAGTTTGTAGGTGTGAAGCCAATAGCAGAGTTGATCTGTAAAGATGTGATATTCAGCTGACTTGTAGGAATCTTGGCGTTTGAATCTAGCTCAGCGTAACCGTTGGCTTGACCTTTGTTGGCTACATTTTCGGGAGTGTAGCCAAGAGCAGTGGTCACGATTCCGCTGGTGATATTTAGCTCAGATAAAGGCACCTTGCCGTTGCTGTCCAACGAAGCATATCCATCAGCAACTCCTTTGTTGCTTGTGCTTTCCGGTGTAAATCCTAGAGCGTTTGTAATCAGGCTGCTGTTGATAGCTAGCTGGGTCAGAGGAACTTTACCAGCAGCATTTAGTGAAGCGTAGCCGTCTGCAGCCCCTTTGTTTGCGGGGTTGAGCGGAGTAAACCCAAGGGCAGAGTTAATCTTGGAAGAGGTAAGCGTTTGAGCTACTTTTATTTGAGAGTCAATTACATCAAAGTTTTCATTTAAGTCGATATGCCAATCAGACGCTCCTTGATTGGGCTTACTTAATTGAAAATTAGCTGTTTGTGCCATTTTGGATAAACTCCTGGATGTAGTACTTTTTTAATACTACTACACTACTGTCCGTATCCACCATCTCCGTACTGACCTTCACCGTAACCTAAACTTGTTCCTGGATTTGTAGTTGTGGTTGTGGTTGTGGTTGTGGTGGTTGTCGTAGTTGTAGTTGTAGTTGTTGTAGTAGTTACAGGAGTCAAAAGAACATTTTTGATTTGCTGACTAAGTGTTGTAGTTGGTGCTGACGGGGTAACAACACTTGCTTTTTGAGTAGTAATCAGCGTACCCACTGCGCTGTTTTCAATGACACGCGCAACGGTGAGTTCAATACCTTTATCGTTTGTTCCAGGAGCAATGACACTTTGTCTAGGTACCGCAATTCTGGCAAATCCAAAGCTAGTTACGTTTTCTTCTGCAACAACAGTGTCTGCGTGGTCAAAAATTTGTACTCGAGTTTCCGGATCTGCTCTCACCACGCTGACAATCACGTCTGGCTTGACGTTAATAGTAATCCCCTCAGCTGTTACAACTTCGGGGACCCCGTCGGGTGCTCCGATAATAAAGAAAAACGTGGTGACGTATCCGTTCTCGGAGCTGTGAACTTCAACGAGAATCAAGTCGCCTTCAAGGGCTCCAGGTTGCACTGTGGCAACGCCTTCAGATGAAACAGTTAAAAGTTCTTCGCTTCCGGAAATGTAAGTTAGCGTTTCACCGGCTACAAGGTTTTCTAGGTTGGGTGACAAGTCAAACGTGTCGTCTAACTCTAGAAAAATAATGTTATTGGTTGCCATTTTTTAAAACCTACTCATTATTTTTAACTGCTTTTAAGAAAGCTTGATAGATTTCTTGACTTACTAAGTTATTTTCTATGTAGTAGTAAAAAAAGTCAAGTTCTTGGACTCCAGGTATAATTTGAAAAATTCCATAAACAACGTCGTCTGCCTCGGGATTAATGACGTTGTACTTGTCTTTAAAGTAGTCCATACAAAATCCGATGGCATACCTACCGCTATGGTAGCTAAACTCATCATAAATCAAGTAGTTTGAAAAGTTATCAATACCTGGAACACCTACAACCGTGTACTCCATTCCATTTTCATCGACAGGAATGATGTGCTCATCGACGTAGTCATGCTCTACACTTGTACTGAAGTACGGTGTAATTGAAACCATGTTAGGTAACTTAAATTTTGATTTTTTAGGAGGTTCAGGCTTTTTTATATTTTTTACTACGGAACGTAACCACTGTTCGATCACTTTCGTTACCTCCGTTTATTGCTACTAAATTATTTTACTTTATTCAAACCATTAATTTTAAAAATCTAGGTTTAAATTATATACCCCCAGTTTCCCGGGGGTATTTATTTTACGCTGTAGCCAAAGTTGACTTTTTGGATTCTTGGCGCCTTTTTTTGATGTTTTCTCTTGTCTTTTCGAGATGCTTGTAATAAGTAGGCGTAAGCTGGTGAAACTTCTCGAATTCGTGTATCCAGTGCCGATCAGAGTTGTCTTTGAAATAAAGCGCTTTGTCTACGCTGTCTTTGTAGAATCTGTATTTGATACCGTGTCTGATGTATTTCAAGACACCATAAGTTTTAAGCGTCATGACAGACTTGCGAGATATGCAAAGCTTGTCCGCTACTTCCTCAACATCCATGGTCAGCTTCAGGTCTTCTTGATTGAAAACTCTGTAGTCTTCTTCCAATCGCTTGAAAGTCTCTTCAGGGACCAAAATTCGATTGCTTTGACGAATACAAGGGTACTTGTCAGGGTTTGCTAGAATGACCCTTGCAAGCCTTTTGGGACGCAATCCAAGCGTTCTTTCAACTTCGGGTAAAGTTGGAAGTCCTGTCACATCAGTGAACTTGACTCCCATTTTCCAAGCCTTCAATCTCATTGCGTGGAAGCTTCTTTTTACATTGAACTTCTTTTCAAAGTCCTTGCAGAATTTGTCTCTTTCTTCCGCAGTTTCTAGATGTTTGTAGTTTAGCTCAAGCCAGATTTCTTCATCGGTAGTCCACACTTTAGCCATGTCTATGCCTCGTTTAAAGAGCGTCCTGTAACCAAGTTAGCAGTTCAAGTCGAGATATAAAGTCTGAAGAGAACTTGTCTCCGTAGTCCTCGTCTGCTCCATCAAAGTATACACCTTGCGCGTTTGCAAAGATACGTATCGAGCATACGCTTCTTCTGAAAGGGTACTCAAAAGTCTGGATGTACTTGTGCTTGCTATCAGTCAATCTGACCCTGCTGCTACCGTACATGAGCTCATACAAGTCATCTTCAAGCGCAGGTTCATCAGATTCCAAGATTTGATAAAAAGATATTTCTTCATCTTCGCTGAGATAGAATACAGCTTCTTTAAAGTTATTAAGATTAGCCTTGAGCTTGGTTGCAATGTTAACGTGTTCTACCAAGGTACTGATAAAAGTTTTTGTAAGCGGAATAATACAAATATTGGGCGATTTTCTATTTACACCTGTTTCTGAATCCACTGAAATACAAACATGAGTGTACAGGTCAGAAACAGCCTTTTTAAATTCGTGTTCAAGGCTCATGTAAACTCCAAATAAAATTAACTAGATGTAATGTTTTCAAAAGTTTTTTGATTAACTATTTTGTTATTGAGAATAAAGTTAATTTGAACGGTTATAGGTTTTTCAGCTTTAGCAAATTGTTCTGCGATAGAATACTCAACCATTCTCTGACAGGTTACAGAGAGATCTGCAAAAGGTACACCTTTATTGAATATTTTGTCGTAGACAATTCGGTTATCTTGTTTCACAAGAACCCAGAGCATCATTGCACCGCCTCTTTGAAGTCTATCTCTTTTATGATTCTGAAAGGTCGTCCTCCAAGACTTTCGGCGATGTAGTTTTCTGCAAGTGCTCTAAGTCTTGGATTCACAGATGAGTAGTCAAATTCGTTCCTTTTAAGGATATCTAGAGCAGCTTTAAGAGCGGCGTCTGGGCTGACTTTTTTTGGGTCTGGCATCAGCGCTCTCCTTAAATTGCTCGAATTTAGTAGATTCACTTACATGAACTGTACCACCCTGGTTTAACACATCTCCAGCGTCTTGCCAAGGTTGTACATGAGGCTGTTCATTCATTTTTATTCCTCATCGTAGATTCCGTTTGCTTTGAACCAGCGAATCAGGGTTGTTCTTTGAATCATTGTATTGAAATGATCCTGGATATCTCGAGTTGTGAAGCCTTCTCGCTTCATGCGGCAAGCTTCCTGAATGGTTTCTTCATCGTAACGCTTGCCGCAGTTTATACGTCTTTGGTCTTCTTTTAGTTTGGCTTCCCAAGCTTTTTTTCTAGATATTTTTCTTTTTGGCATTGATACGCCTGAGAATCTTGTTCACCGCTGCTAGCTCAGCAGACACCCACTCAAGTGCAGGAATAACTAAATACTTAATCAGAACCATCACTAAAACCTGTATCAATATTGTTATCTGCAGGGTTTGCCCAGTAAACTATTCTAGTTCTTTCTGTAAGAATGATTCGTTTATCGTAGATGAAGTTATCTTTGTTCCATCTGATTCTAACCACGGTACTGGGTTCCAGATCTTCTGTGAACTGGATTCTCTGATCGAACAAGAACACGACATAATCATCTACAAGATGCCCGTCTACAAAAACCAGATCCGGTGGAAGGGAAAGATCGGGTTGATTAAAGTTTTTTGGTAGCAGTCTTTTTTTCTGCTCTTCAGGAGTTTCAGGACGGGTAGGTTTAGGAAGCTTTAATTTGTTAATCTTTTTAGGTTCTTTGTTTGGGTTTTCTACTTCTATATCAATGCTTATTCTGGGGCCACGCATCGAAGTATCATCATTAGTGTACATTGGTTTTACCTGCTACGTGATAAAGAGCTTCTTCTAAAGTTGATTCAGATCCAAGCTCTTTTATAAGCCTAAGAAGTACCCATCGAGACATGTTTTCAACATCAAGATCTTGACTGAATAAAGGTTTAAAATCCTTACTCAAACAAAGGTATTGATAAACATATTTAAGTAGTCTCATATTAAGTAAGCTCCAGATATTGCTACCTGGAGCTATCTTATACCAAAACCTAGCTTTGTTCTAGCTAAATTTGAAAAGCTTCGTCTACCTCAAAAGGTGAGCAGTCATCCAAGATGTAGTTCCATTCACCCTTGGCCAAGTTTTGAGCTATAGCTGGATCGGTCAAGAGGTCGTAACCGATCTGTAGAGCATCTAGCTCGTTCTCAGCTTCTACTTCTACGTATGTATACGCGTAAGCAGCTGCATTGATTTGTACTTTGAACTTTTGCTTGGTCACCACAGCTTCTTTAAACTGTTTTTGAATATCTTCCGTGGACATGAAGTCCTCCTAAATACCGAGCTTGGTAAAGAACTCCCTGGCTTTTGACTTGCCCAGTTTTTCTACAATTCTGGGTTTATCTAGCTCTAGCTCTGACATGATATCTCTGATGATATTCATCTCTGAGTGTCCAAACGATGCGCCAAGCAGGGTGTACTCTTCAAACACTTCATATGTCTTTGGATAAAAATGCTTGATGATGTCTGCAATGGCTTCTGCGTATACACGAATTTCGTGCTGAGCGTTTGGACGAATACGAAGGTCAACAAACTGCAACCAGCCCCTGAGATTGGCCTGCACTCTGAACTTGGTATAGTTGCTGACTGGGATATTTAATCTTGCCAGTTCACGAGACAGGCCATAATCTAAATAAGATTCATACATTTCTCGTTGAGCAATGTGCTCATCTTGCATGTGATTCGTAATTCGTTCTGAAGTCTCCTTAGGAATAAGTCCATCAGAACTTTGCTTGTTGATGTTTGACTGAGCGCCGTTTTGAACTCGATCCGTTGTCGGGACGTAGTAAAGGTCCAGAGCTTCGGAATAACGTTGTGAATACTCGTTGTAGCTGAATGGAACTCGGTGCCTCATCCATTCCCTTGCAACAAAGATGGGGCACTGGACTTCCAGTTGCAGCGCGTTCATTTCAAAGGGAGTAGCGTGCTTGTGACGCCAGAGATAGTCACGTAACCCGTCGTCTTTGGCGGGGTCTGCACCGGTTTCATTTCCTGTGCTCATACGTGCCGCTTCAAGCGGGGACAGGTCATCTCCCATGAGGTCTACAACCCTCACGTACCCGTGGTCCAAGCATTTAATTTCCATGACAGCTCCTAATAGTAGAAGTCTTTAAAACTCAAGAATAAAGTGATTTTTTCAAAGTTAGATGAAAACAAAAATCTAAACAAGATTCCTCCAAAATAAATAATATTTTAGATCAGGAATCTTCGTTGTTTCCTGGAAAAAGAGTCGGGTCGTCTTTGACCCGACTCGACCTAATCTACCATGAAAATGTTTCGGACTCTTGTACGCTCTAGCTTTTTATTCAAGCTATTTGCTTCTTCAAGAGAATTTCTTAAATACCTGTTTTGCTCTTCAAGATTTTCAACTTGATGCTTCAGATCAGCAAGCTGAGAAAACATGCTGATAAACCTGTCATCGTAGGTTTCTATACGCTCTTGAAGATATTTATTTTCCATCATCAGCCACTCGTTTTGTTTGATGATGGCCTTGATTTTATCTTTCTTTGTGAAGGTATCAAGAAAGTTAAAATTCCTGCCTTGAGAAATAACGTCTTTCACCTTTTTACCCATATTATTTACCCAGTATCTCCGAATAAGAAATCTTCATTTCCTGGATATCCTGCCGAATACCTGCAAGCATTTGAGCTACAGTTTCGATCCTTGCAATAATACCATGAGCCTTGGTGTTGAGGTTAAGCTCGATGAGCTTATCCGTGTAAGAAACAATCTTATTAACTTCTTCGGTAAGCGAGCTGTGAGCTTGGTTCAATTCAGACTTGATGCGATCCGTGCTGATAGTCTGGGACATATAAAACTCCTAAAAAATGTACCGTATTTCACAGTATGGTAAATGTCTTTGAATTAAGTTTTTGAACCATAGCACAAATTTACTTTTAAGTCTGTGCTCGTAACGAAGAACTTGGGTATCGCCTCTGTGGGATGTTTTGATTTCCTGAAGCTTGGGCCGCCATAGAAGCTGTTCTGCTTCAGGCGCCCAGCGCAAGTTCTTTTCGTGTAACTCCTTGTGATGGGTCAGGAAGATCACTTCGCACTTGATTTGAGACTTTGCCACAGAATTAAGGGTTGCGTCAAGTTCTTGAAACAATTCGATGTAATGTTTCTCGACGCCTTCAACCACGACTACGGGACTGAAGTTGACATGGACTTCGTAACCTTTTTCAACGAGCTCGTTGATGGCTTTGATACGCTGCGTAATCCTGCTTGTACCGGGCTCTAGCGTGTCTGAAAGGACTTGAGGCATCAGAGATAGTCGGATTCTGGCTCGGCCTTGCAGGACCTCCTGGAGGCCTTTGTGAGTGCCTATCTTGGTGGCAAAGGTAGGCTTGGCTTTGCTGCTGTGAATGTACTTTTGAATCATCCAGTTGGTTGCTTCAAGGTTTGCTGGAAGCAGGCAATCTGTAGATTCGCCTATGTCATAAGTCCAATAAACAGGATCGCATTGGTTAGGGGTTTTTGGTGGCAGTTTGAGCCAATGAACGTAAACAGATTTCCAAATATCATCAAGGTTGGTGTACCTTTCAATGGGGTTAGAAAAAGTTCTATGACGAGCGACAAAGCAATACGAGCAGCTCAGGCCACAGCCTGTTGCCAAGCTCGGAGCTACAAAATCAGATGATCTGCCATTTTCTCTTACAATGCAGGTTTTTCTTTCTTTTACTGAAGCAAGAGACTTTTTAAGTTTTACAAATTCGGTATAACTTGACATAAAGTCTCCAAAAGGGAATATTCTATTCCAGTAAAAAGCTAAAGTGGCAACTAAGAACTAAAACTAATATTAATCAAGATCTTTGAGCATTTTAAGAAGCTCTTCGTCTGTTTCATTGCCAGGCCAAGTCCCAAAGAAGGATACAATATCGTTTTCTTTGCATGATAACTTTTGGTTTGTTATCGTGGATTTGTAATGTTCAAGAAACTCTTTAACATCGGACTGAGTAAATCCCATGAAGTGATGAAGGTTATCGTTTTCTAGAGCAAGCTCCCATTCCTTGTTGTCTTCCTTGTAGCCAAACCAACGTCCACCGTGTTCAGCCATGTATTTCAAAGATTCAAGAAAGTTTTCCATTGCAGACCTCTTTTATTAATGAGTTTCTATTCCTTTTTTGACTATATCTAGTAGCTTTTCCATGTCTTCACGGAAGGTAAGGATGTCGTATGTATCTGCTTTCCAGCCGTACAAACTCAAATCCCATGCACCACCAAACGTGTCGTTATCCCAGAATCCTCCGTAGTCTAGCCACTCTTGAAGCCACTTGTAAGCTTGGTTATTCATAATTGACTTTCCCTCAGCTTCCGCCCGGCCTCGGCGTCCGCCAGCAACTGGCGCATGTCGTCGCGGAACCCGACGCAGCCGATGGAGTACGAGCGCGCGGCGTTCAGGTAGAGGCTCCAGACCCCGGCGTTCGAGTCGAGGGCCCAGCCGCCGCCGCTTTCGACCCATTCGTTCAGCCACTTGTAAGCTTGGTTATTCATTGTTACTCTCCCCAAGGTCGCGCCACATTTTCTCTCTTTCACGGCGACCGTGAGCAGCATCTTCAAGAAGTTGACACATGGACTTTCTAAATTTGGTGTAGTCTTCTGACTTCAAAGAGTCTGTCGCTAAACCAAGATACACTACGCCTGCATAATGGTCCGCAAGAAAATATCCGCAGTCTTCGTCTACCCAATCCATAAGCCAATTGTAAGCTTGGTTATTCACGATTTTTCTCCCATTTTTCACAAGTATGAGTAGGCTTTTTATTTTCTGAAAACGGAATTCGTGGCTCTAAATAGCAAGCATAAGCGTACCGGCTCATTCCTTGCCATATCACGCCGTCACCATACATACAGGTTGCACAGACTTTTTCAGTCATCGACGTATATTTGCTCACCTGTTTCGTCAAATACAGAAATGTTATCTGGATCAATCTCAGGATCGGAAATTTCACGACTGCACTCGTGACATAAAGAAGGTCCAGCGCTTCTCATAGCTTTACTAATGGCTTCTTTAGGTGAGTTTGCTTCTATTTCAACTGATCCAGATCCAGTTATTCCGTAGCAAACAGTGTATCTCATTGCTATTATTCCCTGTAACTCGGCTCAGTGAGCAATTCGCATTTTTTACAACACTGATCCTCGTCTTCTGCTTTTATCCATTCCTCGTCACTGCTTGCAACAGTTACTTTTTCTGTTATTTTAAGACCACAGTAGGTAATTCCTTTTGCGGTGTTTATTTCATGCACCTTTTTCACTACTCACCTCAACAATGCTCATGCCCCCATCAGTCCAGTCGCTCGCCTCGTCCAGGAGCCGCTCAAGCTTTGTCATCAGAGTCTTGCTAATGTAAGCGCCTACCTGCCGGTCCCGGGCTGCCCAGTCGGAGATGATGTCCTCGATCAGCTCCCAGATTTCCTGCTGCGCAGATTCCTGCCTGGTCATCCCTGTTCCTCCCTTAGCTTGCGGCCTGCTTCAGCGTCGTCCAAAAGCTGTTTTATGTCTTTTCTAAAACCGACGTAGTCAACAGAGTCTGAACAAAAACTGCTTCGGTAAAGATCCCAAATCCCGGCGTCAGAGCCGTCGTCCCAATCAGATCCGCTCTCAACCCACGCGTTCAGCCATTTGTAAGCTTGGTTTTCCATTAGTATGACTCCATGTTTTTAAGTAACGAATACTGAACTGTCCAATAATATTGGACAGTTCAGTATCTAATCTAATTAGAAATGGCCTTGGTCAAATGAGTGCTTTTTTAAAACTATCTTGAAGCAAAAGATTTTGTATCTCTTTCAGTTTTTTCTTGCACTCTTTGTAGTCTTTAAGAAGTGCTTTCATGTTTTCAGTATCTTCTTCAGTCAGAGTAAGAATTGGCTTATTTGGATTAACAGCCCAAACAGCAAGAAGATAATAAGCTTCTGCAGCATCACCATTCATGCTTTATAGTTTTTCGTTACAAGGGCAAACAAAGCTGAATCGTAGTCTTTGTAATAACCAGAGTACTGGGAGTAAGGCCCGCAATCACAAAAAGTACCGATGTAATAACCAGCCTTGTTGAAGCACACGCTGTGCTCAATTTTGGCTTCGCATTCTCCGCATACAGCAGTATTTACAAGAGTTGCTTGGGTCATTTTAGTTCTCCCTATGTGTTGAGTGAAATAATAGCTTCTACGCAGCGAAGATTGGCTCTTGCTGCCTCAACGTCGAGGCGGGCAATTTCTACATTGTGTTTGGCTAGCTGGACAGCTCGTTCAGCTTGTCTTGCTTCTTCTCTTTCATTGACCGTCATTTCAGCAATCTTGGCTTTTCGGTATACCTCGCTTGAGCCAAGTGCTTTGGGGTCGTCTGCGTACTTTACCAGAATGGCATCAGTAGCTTCTTCCAAGGCTTTTTCAGCCTCTATAAGCGCGTTGTTTGCTTTGAAGACATCAATTGTTCGCTGCCTGAGGTAATAGTATACCTCCTCAAATCGAGACCGAAGAGACTCAATCTCAATCTGACTGATCCCTTGTTTTCGAGCAGTCATCCTGTACCCCTAACTTTAAAAGTAAAACTTAGCTGGATTTTTTATCTAAATGACTTTTGCAAATATGCGTTATGTTTTCATCGTTTGAGTAGAGGTCTTTTATTTTGCCATCGGAGTCATGGTAGTAAATAGCTTTTAGTCCAAAATTCTCTACGTATTTCTGACAAAGTTCACAAGGTCTGCTGAGAATCAAAGCACCCGTACGAGGTCTTCTACCCACCACGTACATCTCTGCACCCTTGAGATCTTCTTTATCTGAGCAGTTTAATATGGCATCCACTTCAGCGTGAACACCATGAAAATCACAAAATAGTTTTGATTTTAAATAACCAGAAGGCGCTCGGTTAAACCCAATAGAGATAACCCTCCCGCCCTTGGTAATAATTGCTGACATCTTGTAATGCGGATGTTGAGAGACAAAAGCTCTTTTCAGGCCGGATAGGATCCATCTTTGCTGTCGCATTCATTGCCGCCTAAGTACAGCCTGTGTACTATAAATTTATCTGAATTATCGCTGTAAGCCAAGTCGTATACAAGGACTTCGTCATTTTTAATCAGGATTTCGTATCTTGGATCCCCTGTATAGCTTAGTAATTCTTTGTCGATAATGATTTTCATAAAACCTCAAAGAGGTGGAAGCGCTGGGAGTTGAACCCAGTCACGGCCCTTATCTGGGGCGCTGACGCTTATAAGACGTCCGATGCACCGTACATCACGCTTCCACAGTGCCCCCACCCGGATTCGAACCGGGACGCTAAAAAGCAAGCGATTTTCTTACCACTATAGCTTTCGCTACCGTAAAAACGTTTGTGGTCTGGACCATGCCTTCATCTTTTAGAGTTAAACTCCAGTCAGATGGAACCCGTCTGGCCTCTACACCTTCTGGATAAATCCAGCTTGGCTCGGCGTTGGCAGTTAAGCTTTCACCGAATTTGAGTTCATTCAAATATACATTTCTGTATAAGTGCTCATTTAAAAGTCGCTAGTGTCTGCCATTTCACCATGAGGGCTAAAATCAAATTTTGTCTAAATAAAAATACTCTGACGTTGTGTCTAAGTCATTATTAAATTTTTCAACTTTCTTATTTTGAAGATATGATCCGTATTTACCTATGCATTGTTTTGAACAAAATGGTCCAGCTTTTCCTGCTTTTTTGTCTCTTCTAGCTTTAGACGGTTTAATGTTTTCTACTACTTTACTGCACATTAAACAGTTTCCTGTTAGAAGTTTTACTCTTTTCTGGTCTTCACATGAATGTTTAGACCTGGGTATAACTCTTAAATTTTCTAAAGAGTTGTTAGTAAAATCTCTGTCAATGTGATCAATTGTCTCTAAATTTGGGTCTAGCTCCCTACCTAAATGTTTTTCCATTAGGTATTTTGGGTAGGAAACGGTTCGGCGAAGGCTACCAGACACTAAGATAACATGCTGTCTGCCGTCACTTCTAGTGTAAGGACCGTAAACTTTTACGTTATCTTCCATCTAGTAAGCCTTTGCCATTTCACCATGAGGGCGGAATACACCAACTACACTAGTGTAGTTGGTGTAGAATGTCTAGCCTAATCCAAGAGGAACTACAAATCCTGTAGTTTTTTCAATCCAAAGAAAAGCATTGCGTCGTGCTGCTTCTTCATCTTCAGGCTCTACGCTGAAGGCGTCGATGTTGGTCCAGATCCAGTTTTTAGGATTGAAAGACCAGACATTGACTGTAGCAGAACGATTCCAGGTAATGAGGTAGTTGTCGTCAACATGGAGAATCAAAGCATTTGGATGAAGAATGTCAGAAAGATGTTGCATGTTAACTCCTAAAATTCAAAATCAATATTGTAGAAGTCCGGGGTGAGAGAGGGAGCTACAACTTACGAGTGCTTAGAATGGGAAGTCAGAATTATAGTCTTGTTCGTCTTTGGTTTCAATACGGGCTCTGAGCTCGCTTAGAGCAGCAGCTTTACCTTCAGGGCAATCGCAGTATTCCCAGTGGTACTCTAGCCCTCCAGGGCCATCGCCCGGTACTAGAAACTGGAGAACTCCACCGCTACAGCAGCATTTAGCATCTGCCATATATTCCTCTTCTTCGTCAATATAAAAGTTCATGGTACACCTCCTTCAATTTTACACGAAACAGGCCCAAAATAAAAAGTAACCCGCCGGTTTGAGGATACTCTTTCGAGCATAGCCTTGGCGGGTTTTATCTTTTTTATTATAACACAAGTGCCCCAGGTAGGACTCGAACCTACGTTATCCAACTATGCACCTATCGCTTAGAAGGCGTGGCCATTACTAGGGCGGAAAGTGGAGGCATAGGGATTCGAACCCTAAACCAATGGATTCGCCGTATCACAAGTTTCCTTGTGGGCTAGACTATCTCTTCACCCTCGACTTTACGTTAGGGTGCAGGGCGCTCGAGGTGGTATTACTTGAGACTTTACTCAAACCCACTAGTCGTTGCACCTTCTTTCGGTGTACCGAAAGCTTGGCTCAGGATTGCCGTTGCTTGCGCTTTAGGTTCCCCTGAATTCACCCTGTTCCTCTATCAAGTTTCCCTGATAGCGCACCAATTGATGAGTCCACTGCTCTGACCGTTGAGCTATACCTCCAAGTTCTTGAACGATAGCACTTACTACTCTACCGTGCAAGATTTTAAATGCTCTTATTTTTTAAGAGTTCTGTACTCTTCCAGAAAGGCTTTGAGATCTTCTTTTACCTGTCCGGATACGTACTCATGTTTTCTAGCTACTTCCAAAGCTTCAAACCAGATATTGGTAAAGGGGTACTCCTCACCATAGCTTTCATAGGACGCTATAAGGTCTTCGAGAAAGTTGTAGATCTTTGGCATAGTCATTCTTTAGTGTTCTCAATCTTGCACCAAAAGCAGTTAGACGCTGTGCAGTCACCTGTCAAATGATTGTCTCTGGTTTTATCGTAGTAAAAATCTATTTGTTCCAAGTTATCAAAATCGTAGATATTCATTTGTGCCCCTTGTAAAACCCAAGCTTTTGGCTTTCAGAATAGCCTCTTGACGTGTCTTGTTACGCCCTGGGAAGTCTTCTTGCGTACAAGCTCCGTTGCACCCGTGCTCGGTAAACTTGTTGCTGGTATCGTAGTGACCAACTCCGTCTGAGTCAATCCATTCATTTCGAAGCGGGTCATAGTTAATCCAGGTTTTATTTTCCATGCATCCCTCCAAAAGTTTGCTGGACGACTGGAAGGACTGCTCCTTCCAGTCTGGCTACATTTTTATACCTCTGCGCCTGCAGAATCCATGCGGGTAGCCATTCAGCTTTCGCCTAGTCCTTCCGCATCTTTGGGCAGGACCTTGAAACTACCCAAAGAGCTGTTGATTTGTATTTGTGGGATTAAAGCTGGCAAGGTCGGATTCGAACCGACGACGTGCTTTCGCAAACGGATTAACAGTCCGCCCCCTGCTACCACTCGGGTACTTGCCAATAACTTAACTAATTCTGGCTATTTAGCTAATCGTTGTCAAGACTGATGTCGTTTAAGATTGCATTCTTGAATTTAAAGATTTCATAAGAACTACGCATGCACTCAAAGATTTGCTCTGCTTTTTCTGGGTTTTTTTGGAAGTGCTTGAGGTAAAAGTTAATCAGATCTTGCTTGTCTGTCTCGTAGTCTAATCTTGACAAGTACCATGCATAAAACTTTTCAATCTTTTCAAACTTTGAATCAAAGCACTTCAATATGAATTCGTACTCAAGGTATTCATGCATGGGTTTATTTTATATTAGTTTTTAGACTTAGTAAACTTAGCTGTACAGCTCTGCAGTTGTTTCAACAATGTAGTTGATTTGCTGAACTTTAAAAACTACGCTTTTTAGCTGAGTATCTTTTCCCAACAATTCTACAAGCAACTGATGGAATACTCTATCTTCTTCTGGAACAAACCTGTGAGCTTCTTCAAGAGTCAGGTTTTGCATACCAAGCTCCTCAAGAATCAAGATGTGGTTTTGGATGTGATTCAAAGTTTGACTGGAAATCATACAAATCTCCTTGACATCATGAGGGGCAACTTGCTACATTGAGGACGTGCAGAGAGGTTCTGCATAAAAAACAACATTATAGGATACGTCAGGCTACTGACTACCCCTTGAGACCTAGGTCTCAAGGGGTAGTTGGTTTTTATTAGAGATCTTCCTTTGAGGACTTCTCAAGTTCAACCTCGTCGTCTGCTGACTTTTCTCTTACAAGACTTATTTCACCCATTGTAATATGGGTTTCTTTATTGAAGATGTTGAACTTATAGATCAAGGCAACCCTGTTGCCTAGCCAAGAGTAGTTGTGATTGAGATCGTCTGAGGAGCTGGGCTCTCCGTAAGCTTGCCTGAACACGCGTAGAACAGTCTCGTTGGCATCTTTATCGGTATCCAAGTTAACGATGATGAGCTTGTTCTTGTAATAGAACAACGTGACTTTTAGAGGTACTCCTGCCACATGCACGTTGTGCAAGATGAAGCAGTCTACGCCGGGTTCGTGGAGCTGCTCTGTGGTTTTGCTCAGAAGGTGCTTAGACGGCGCTGTGCCGAACTTGTAACTTTGAAAGCCGTACTTGTTATCCAGATCATCAATAGACCCGGCAAAGGCTGCTCCTTGAAACATAAGAGATGCCGCAATGGCTGTAAAAACTTTGTGCATTTGATTACCCTATCGCTTCTTTGAGTTTCATTGCTTCCATGATCTGAGCAAGAGTAAAACTTTCACCATATTTCTTGATGAGAGCATCTACGATTTCTTCTGGATGGTAGAACACTTGCTGCTCGTAAGTATAAAATTTGTTATTTCTAAAAATAACTTTATCGTCAAGCTCTTCTTCATACTCAACAATCATGTAACAGTTTTCATTCACATACGGAGCTATACAATTGAAAAATGTGTTGAGCATTTTGCTATTGTACCAGTTGTATTCTTCAGGAGAAAAATCTAAATCTGTCATGTGGCCTGAGTCAGGGTCAAACTTACATTTCCAGTTTATCTCGAAAAGAATGTAATTAAGTTTTTGAATCTCTGAATACTTACTTAGAACTTCGTCATCAAGATCTACAATATCTCTTAAAAGATCATTGATTAGACTTTGGAAATGATCTTTGTGGATAAAGTACGGTTTTTCTTTTATATAGGAAGCTATGCTTACATTCATAATTTAACTCCTAAAGAAGTGCAGATTTAAACTCGCAAGACTTAAAGTCTTTGCAAATGTACCAATAATTAAACTTGTTCTTGGAGGTAGCTGCACAAATCATGTTTGTGTCATGATTTTTTACAGGAGAATTACAAGTTGCACAATGCACTTTTCCGAGTATAAGGTTCTTAGGATCCACCATGCAAACTTTTCTAGAAGGATATCTTTTTTTGATGTCACGAACCAAAGATTTGAGAATGGTGTTTTCTTTAGGAATTTTTGTGAGCTTCAAGGTTTCTGCATCCTGGCACATGAAACTGATTAAGTATTTTAAGTAGTAATTGTCATTCATGTAAGACTTGTAAATTTCTGAATCTTTTTCAATGTTTCCAGAAATTCCAACTCTGTATGAACCTGAATTGAAAAAGGGAGATTCGTACCAGGCTATGAAGTTGCTTTCGTGACTGGTCTTGAAGTGGTTTGCATACCTCACAGAGGCGATCTTAGTGATTCTGAGTAGATTGTCATTCGGAACAAGATCCCGAACAAATTGAATGTATTCTTCTGGGAACTCTGAGAAGTCAACTTCTATTTCCACGGGGTCTCCAATCTGGAACTGTGGTAGCTTATCAAGATTTTCAAACAAAGGGGGTTGACTCCGTCTTCTGAAAGAGGTAGATTGAGAGTGTCCAGAGGTTCTGGGCAGTCATACAAAACAAAACGAAGAGTCCAACGTCACCTGCAACACCCCTGGTATTTCTACCAGGGGTGTTGTGGTTTTTACACCAAGGCTCTTTTAAGGTTGTAAGCTTTGATAACTTCTCTCAAAGTCATGTTCTCGCCGTAGGTTTTCATAAGCTGCATAGCCATCTCAAAGTCGTTAAACGCGTCGACGTTTGGCTCAAAATACCAAGCTCCGGGGCCTGTCATCCTACAGCGGAAGTATCCTTCCGAGTAAATACTTTCAAAGAACAAAAGAGTACTACCAGGTGTGCAGCATCTTGAAATGATTTCCATTAGCTCCAAGATGTCGTTGTAGTTAATACTATCTTTGGTTTCCAGAAATACGGAAGATGACTTTTTATCTATAAAGCCGTCAACGTTTATGTTGTGGAGAATATCCAAAACACTATCAAGTTCATCGTAGCTATAGTTATCAGGATTTATTACTTTACTAGAATAAATTTCTCTGATGAAGATATCGATCTCTGGAATAAAAAGGTCACCAGATTTTAAATACTCTATGTAGTGGTACTTAAAGTTTTCCTTGGAAATCATGTATCTTCTCCAAGTCTTGGTTAAACATCAAAGCAAGTTCATGAGCAATTTCGTCAGGAACATGAAACAACCCCCAGATTTGATGAATGACTGCATCAAACCAGAATCGAGCTGCAAACAAAACCCTTGATTGGTTTTTAGCTACCCAAGCAGGGTCTCCCCAGCAGTACTCGTAGTCAAGCTTGACCTCAAACTTGGAGGCATCTGTAGAGGTGTGGATGTCGATACCAGGAAGAGTCAATTCAATGTCTATCGAGTTGCCAACCTTTGATACGAACACACCAGCGCTAACTTCTTTGAGTGGCTCCATGTAAGACTGGGAACCCCACCCGATATCGGGTGGGGTCAGAATAGCATTCCAGTAGATGGTGCTTATGATTTTGGTAGCTTCTATTTTATCCGTATACCGTTCAAAAGCACTGATAGCTTTTGCAGTTTCTGGGTGAATAGAGATTATCTCAATCACACGTACCCCCTTATAAACTCCTTCAATTTACTCCAGAAACTGCGGGGCTGTTCTTGATTGCGATTGAACTCGGCAAGCGTGATGAGCTTACCGTTCTTGGTGGGCAGGAGCAGTGTAGGGCTAGGCATGTGCAGTCTCCGTGTTGATGTTGTTGAGGAAATTGGTGACGTGCTCGTGTTCTTTTTGATTGATGTAAAGCGACTTTGAAAACGATTGGATAAACGCCTCAAAGAACTTTGCAATTGCTTTTACTCGACGGGGGTCGGATTCTTCACCCAGGTTGAGCGTGGTCAGGGGCAGCTTTTCTGCTTCGTAAAAGATCACAGAGAGCCGCTCAGAGCCGTCTACAGCATGCACATTGTACATCAGGTCGTGGCCTCTGACTGCTACGGATACATCCAACGTAACGCGGGAGCTGTTTGCAGTGCTTGCAAATCCCGTTTCACTGCAAAAGAACTCTGCATGAAACGACGGGGGAGCTCCTGCAAAGTTGGTGACAACTTTCAGAGAAGCTGGCATGAGATCCAGTATAGGATTGACTGCTTCAACCAGAAGGGTGGGAATTTCAACACTGATGCTCATTCTAATAACTCCTATGTAAGCGCACATACAAAATCACACTGTGTGGTGTTTTTGCATATGCTATAACGCTGTCTTTTTGCTTTTTTAGGGGAGCAAGAAATAATGTAGTTTGACTCGTTTCGATTTATTCTTGAGCTGCACAGAGCGCATGTAACCTGATCGTTAATTAGCTCAGCACCATCGATGAGATAGTTTTTTCTGGAGCGTCTTGTCACAGGAAACTTCTTAAAAAAGTTAGGATTAATATCTTTGTTAGGAGCAGGTAGCTGTCTATTTGAGATATAGATATGACTTATATAGTTAGTAAACGTTTCTATTGGAGAGAAAGCTATATTGAATGCAGTGTCTCGGTGCATACACTCGCAAACAATACAGGACCAATTGCTATTAAAGTAGCTGATATCGATTTTATAGTTATTATGTTGTTTTTGTTGGTGATTGTGAAAAATACATGGATCAATTGCAGGTGTGTAAATTACAGTTGAGTTATGAGGAAGTATATCTATAAGGCTTGAAATCAACTCTTCAATTTTTTTCATAGAGGCTCCAAATAGGCGGTATAAAATTGAGAAAGTAGTGCCCCGTACAGGAATCGAACCTGTTTCCACAGATTAAAAGTCTGCTCCACAACCAATATGACAACGGGGCTTATGCGAATGCTCTACCGACTGAGCTACGGGCGCTTGAAAGAATTTATTGCAGGGATTTTTTGAAGGCTTCGCCTTTGATGATTGTATCAAGCGTGGCGGTGCTTGGGTATTTCTCTTTAAGTAAGTTCACGACTTCTTCGATGTTGTAGCAAATCGGAAGATTGAGCTCGTAAGTGAACTGATTTTTGTCGTTGAGCGTGAGTTTTATCGTTTGCATGAAGTTAAGAGATTCCGGAAGCAAGATCACTTGACTGCCCGGTTCTGCATACTTTTCAACTGTTTTCAGGAAGAAGTCTTTGTAATAAACGGGCGTGGATTTGTAGAAGGAATGCTCAACATCTGTGGTGTAGAAGTAAACGATATCTTCGTGTTTTTCGTAGAAGTTTACACCAAACATGGTGCCTATTTGATTGACTAGATTTAGGTTGACACCTTTTTCTTTGAACTGCTTGAACTGATCCATTTTGGATCTATCGAAGCCTATTCTTTCGTGTAGGAATTCGATGAGCTGGTTAAAGAAGTCAGGTACTTTTTGTCTCTTGATCAGGAAGTTTGATTCAGCAGATTGAATATTGTCGTAGCCATTAATCATGGAGAAGTAGAACAGTCCAGATTTTTTCATGGTTGGGGCTACTCCTGAAAGATTGTATTACTTTCAAGAGTAGCCTGTAAAACGACTTTGTCAACATGCACTAGCAGTAGTGTAGTTATTTTGTTCTTTTGCGAGTGTGTGGTCTAACGTATGTTCCATCTTTTCTATAGTAACCGTGAACGTACACTTTACTAGATTCAGATTGAACATAAGCAGTTCCAGTGCTTGTATCTACATAAACAGGTTTAACTGAAGGAGTAGGGGATGGCGTATAAAGTTGAATTGGTTCAGATTTAGTTGATTCTATTAAATTTAGTTCTTTTGTCCAAAAAATGGTTTTTGTTGTATTTTTAAAGTTTGAGAGATTGCTCCAAAGTCCAGTTTCTTCAGGTTGGTTAGTTATTTTTACACTCCAGACGCATTTTACTATATCTGTTGGCTTTAATACATTTTCAAATGTTATTTCTTTATCAATTACTTTTATAGAGGGTGAAGATAAAATACCGTTTAGTAAAACTTTTGGTTTAGTAAGACTAGCATCATAAGCGTATATTTTAAATATTTTTTCTTCAAGACTACTCGGATTAAAAATACCAAAAATATCAAATCCGTTTTCAGGATCTATTTTTGGTTTAACAAGACACCCAGATACAAATAAACTTATGAGTAAAGCTATGTAATACTTATTAAAGTATATGTACATTACAGCGTGTCTCCGTAATTTTTAAACCCTACACTAGCAGTAGTGTAGGGTTTATTATTTCCCTTCAATTTTTATCCGTGCCTGAGCTCGGAAAATAGATTGCTCATGAGCCAGTCCTGGGTGCTGTGCGCCCAAGGAAGGGGCAGGACAAGATAGGCAAGCTCTGTGCCTTTACCGAGGAGTTTGACCTTGCCGTAACCAATGCTATGTGGTGATACCACCACACTTTGGATGTCACGGGTGGGAATGCGGAAGTTACCGCCATAAATGTTTTTGTACTCGAGGAATTTGTCGTCAAGGAATAGTTTTTTACCGGAGAGGAAGTTGCCGATATTGTATTTTTGCTTGCTGGACATGGCGGGTCTCCTGAGGAGGGGTACACTAGATGTAGTGTACCCTAGCAAATTTTACCCTGGATGTAGTGGATATAATTTTGGGCAATCTCAAGCACTTCTGAATTGTGGATGAGATGCAAAATGGAATTGATGTTGGAGAGCTCAGTAAGCCATTCTTCTTGGGTAACCATAAAAATTTGTTGACCTTTCGGATCTGGGGAAATATAATTGGGAAAAGTCTCGGAGACGACCTCGAGTTCACCTGGTGCGGGTTTGTAGCTCTTGTAGGTTGTCTTCGACGGAGGGGAAGCGGGCAGGCAGTCGGGAGCCGCCCGCTTCCCTGTTTTTATACCCAAGGGGAGAAAGAGTTGACAAGCATTTTAGGCAAGAGTAGGGTGGAAATTGAGCCCCGAAATGAGTGGAAGTAAGGACGGCCTTCTTAGCGGGGAGAAGTTGAAGATTTAACTCCAGAGGGAGTGGTACGAAGGGGTACCACTCCCTCTGGGTTTTCCTACGCGTGTGCATGCGCGTACATACTATATATTATATATAACTAGTTATGTATTTAAAGTAATAGTGATATGTTAAAGGACGGCTCTATATCTTAAGTTGAACCACCCTATATAGTATCAAATCAAAATACTCTTAAGAGTATTTTGATTTGATACTATATAGGGTGTAGTATTAATTACATACTATAATAATAAATAATATAATAATAGTAATATAAGAGTATTTCTAGGAATTAAATAGTCCTAAACATACTAACGTATGTTTGGTAACTAAGTTACGACTAAATGACCCCATCAGGGGTTATTTAGGAGTAACTTATCAGAGAATACTTAAAAGTATTCTAGAAATACTCTTTGAAATACTTTAATAATATAATATAATAATAAATAATAATATATAATATATAATATATAGCAGAGATAATACCCCCCTATAGTCCCCCCGCCCCCGATTTGGAGGCGATATTTCGAGACCTGCTAGCCCCGGCTCAGGGCTCGGAGATGGATTCGCAGAGAAGGGTGGGGGTAGCGGTGAGGAACAGCGTTGCTTTAAACGTGTCTCAGAGCTTCTAGAAGACGAGAAAGAGTGGGGGCAGCACTCTTCTTACGTTTTAAAGATTTAAGGGGCCTTAGAGACGATTGTAGAGAGTTTTAGCTTTGGAGCTTGGGAATGAACTTCGGGGAACGTAACTTGCAGGAACTTTTGGCGGGAGCCTGTAAAACTGTGGCTGAAAATCGGGTTTGTGGAAAAGTGGGGGTACACTAGATCTAGTGTACCCCCTGATTTATCTAGGTGGCTTAATTTTGGTAATGAATATGTGGATAACTTGTGTATAACTTATTTGGAAGAGAGATTGTGGAATTGCAGATGTCTGCAATGGAACTTGGTATGAATAGCATTCAACCCTATTCACGTGCGCGGGAGCATCGTGTGAATAGGGTTGAGGTTAAAGCAGGGAGGAACAAAAATTACATTCGAGGGTTTGTTTGCAGAAATAGTGGTCTGATCTCATTACTTGAACTGGCGAAGCTGCGGAAAAGAGCGTGAGATTTTGTGTTTTAACTTGTCTTTTGCAAGAACTACACTCTCGATATTTTGATATTAACGCAGAACCATCGAAAATGTAAATAGCCCTCGAAGAATATTTTTTAAATATTTTTCTTGCTGCAGGATAAACCTCGGAACCTTTCAATTCTTTTAGTTTAACCGGAACAACATTTTTATTATCAAATAACCCAATTTCGTTTGTCAATAGGTTTTTTGAAATTAATGAATAAATTTTATAATTTTCTTTTCTAGTCATGGTAGCCTTGAATTTGCTCAGGTAGAAATCAAATAGTTCAGGGCTAAAAGCAAGGCAATAGTAATTGTCACATATAGGAATATTTAATTTAATCGAATATTCTATAGATGCTCTGTAATTGGTGTATCTTCCACAACAGGCGCAGGTGTTTCCTTTGCTGTCTAAGCCCCACTCCCAGGATTTAAAGTTAGGAACATCTGTAAGGATGTGGTCTTTCAGTTTTTGTATGACGCCGAAATCTTTCATGTGGTCATGCTCCACATCTTTTTGAGATCTCGGATGTGCTGAGCTCTTTCTTTTTGAGCCATCATGAGTCTAATAGCAAATAGATCGGACATCATGATCAGTCGATCGGGGAGTCCGTGAAAGCTGACCAACCTCAGACCTTCCAGCGATTCGTCTGATGGGCCGATCTTGATCTTATATTGAATACCGAGTTCTTCAGCTAATTCTTTTGCAATTTCGTAAGATTCAAGGTTAGGAAAAGTCATTCCGAGCATATTTATTCTCCATCCTGTTTGATATATCTGATGCCGAGAGGCTATAAGCTTTTTTATTATAACCTCAGGTGTCAACTATCGTGAAGTAGCCAACGCGCCTTCTAGCGCCTTATAGACCCCTTTAAAGCAACTCTGGGGTCATCTACCCCACCTTCGGTTCCTCTATCCCTGCTATCTTGGTAGTTACTTGGTTACTTTGATAACTTATTCATACTCTACCCTCTTTAATTCTTTTCGAGGGGGTAGACCCATATTTAGTGGAGATACCAGAATTTTAATACACTAGATCTAGTGTAGTGTTTTAAAAATATAACACCACTAGCGCTAGTGTAGTAAACCTTTATCTAGTGGAGATACCAGATTTTAAAGCCCTGTCTTAAAAAATAACACTAGCCCTAGTGTGGGGAATACCTTTATTTAGTGGAGATACCAGAATTTGATACACTATCTGTAGTGTAGTAAACCTTTATTTAGTGTAGATACTGAAAATGGGGTAAACCTTTATTTAGTGGAGATACTGAAGTGTGGGTTAGACCCTTGCGGGGTGGAGATACTGAAAAAGCAAGATTTAAAGTAAAGATAGCCAGGTAGACTGGAAAAGTTCGGGGGCCAGGCTAAGCCTGGCCCCTGTGTTAGCTTTGCTTTTGTTTGGCGTCCCGGAACCGGAAGATCTCCGCCTTCCAGTTCTTGCCATCCAGGAAAGCGTAAACGCCTTCCATTGCCTCTTCAGCCGTCAGAAAGCCTGCTGGCTCGAAACTCCAATCCGACAAGATCGTCATCTCGAGCAGGCCTTCTCGTCCTCCGTAAGATCCTTCGGTGCTGATCACCGAAAGCTCCTCCCCGACCACCCACTGGTATCCATTGGGCTTTGGGAAGAACTCGACATTCTGGATTTTCTTGATTGCTTCCAGAAATTTGTAGACTTCCATGGGTTCCTCCTCTATAGTTTCTGAATCGAGCGTATGACACTCGTTTCAGGGGTTCTGCGGAGAGTTCCGAGCATGCCCCGGATATCTCTCGCCAATTCACGGCTGCCCCGGATTTCTCGGGACAGCTTTCCATCAGGGATTTGAGCTGCAGTTTCCTGCAGCTCGTTGATCAGCTGTGTCAACAGCCTCAGGGAGGACGCAACCTTCATAGTTTCTTCGTGACTCATGGTTTGAGCACTCCAGTCTTTTCTTCTTCCTCTGCGGCTTCGTTCCGCCAGAGGGTGTAGGTATCGATTTCCAGGCGACGGACCATGTCCTGGAGATCCGCAACCAATCCGTCCAGCTCCGGGTAGTCCGCTGTCGTTTTGTACAGCCGATCGATCTTGCTCTTGAGCAAGTTCGAACGGAACCATACAGCTTCCAGGGCGTTCACGCTGAGTCTCATAAGTCTCCTTTAAGGGATAACTGATGCGGGGGTAGGCTTTCGCCTACCCCCTGCAACAGCCCGTGGCGTCGGGTGCAGCTGCAACTGCACCCGTCTCTTCCCCAATTCTGAGCCCTGCAAGGCTCAGGGGGCACGTAAACCCGAGGAGGCTACCTCTCCTCGGGAAAACCTTATCCGTTCCAGACAAAGGCGTCAGGGAGCCCCATCGGGTTGCTCCACTGTCCAAAGGTGTAGAGCTGTCCCTCGACGAGAACGATGCGGTTGCACCATTCTCCCGTGGTAAGGCTGCCCCAGTGGACTTCTTCTGCGTTCTCGAAAAGGGATGCCGTGACGGCTCCCTCTTCGCTCAGGAAGTAGACCCACCCGGTGAACCAGGGGGCCACTTTGAAGGACTCTCTGCTGTACTCAGGGACTTTGTTGTCACGCAGGTGCTGGACGATCACCTGCATGTGGGTCTTCCGGTTGGCGTTGTAAGTTTCTTGCTCGTTCATGTAGGAACGGAGCAAATCATTGGTTCCCATGGGTTTCCTCCTTACAGAGATTGTTCTTACAGAGATTGTTTGATTTTGTTGTACTGGTAGATGCAGGTCCCGGCCATCCAGATGGCCATGGTGGACATGCAAAGTCCAACCCAGCTTCCAATGCCATATTCGTATTCTCCCCGCGTGATCGCGAGGATGTTGACGAAGTTGATGATGAGCGTCAGCGTGCAGCTGACGATCAGGAAATTGATCTTGCCCATGGTTTCTCCTTAGGTAGGTTTGGGGAGAGCCGAAGCCCTCCCCTGGGTTTTACTAGGTTACTCGGCAGCCTGCTTCACAGCCGACTGCAGCCATTCAGCAGCACGCGACACGAGGTTCTTGTTGCGGCTCGCCAAGGCCTTATCCTTGACGACCGTGCCGCGGCGAACCTCACGGGAGAGCATGCTGACGATGCTTTTACGGTCCAGGCCAACCAAGGCGTGGAGCGGCTGCAGACCCTTGGTGGGGTTCCCTTCACGTCCCGGGATGGGCTGAGAGGAGTAACCCTGGGCTTCGAATCCGATCTCCGTGCAGACACGGGACCGGACATCGTTGGAGATGTCGAGGCTGTACGGGAGATAGAAGCTCACCCAGACGTCCTCGATGAGCTGTCCGTTCTCTGTCTTCAGAACGGCAATCACGCTCAACGAATTCGTGTTGGGGAAGTCCGACACTTTGGCAATTCGAGCAGTATAGCGCATGGGTCTTAATCTCCTAAAGGTATTGGGAAGGTATTGGGTATGATCAGGGGAAGTCCCCCGACTCCTTTAATTCAAAGGAGCCAGGGGATATTCAGTTATATTCCGAACTCTTTCCGCATGAGCCGGGGCAACTTGTGCTCTTCCTCGCTTCGGGTATAACCGAGCAGGTAGTTTGCTATGCGGAGAATCATTCGGGGATGATGAGAACAGATTCCGAACGGGGATAACCAGGTGATGAGCGCAACCCACTTGGGCAGCTTGAGAAAATCAAGCTCGTATACGATTCGCTCACCGATGCTGGTATCTTTGTCTTCCTCTGCTGTGATGAATCCCACAACAACTTGCTCCATTGTGGAAAGCGGAGTCGCTCCTTCTTTCTTCAGGCGGTCGATTGCTTCCACTAAGAGCTTCGAGAAGTTGGGGAATTGAAGGTCAGAGTGCGTCGACACGCTTATCTCTCCTATGTCGGGTGGGGTGTCTTGCTGGTCTGACCAGTCAATAACCGCCTCGCATAGAAGAACGTCATGCGCTCTTTCCCTCAAATTTACCGGAACGGGTTGAATTGAGCCATGTTCATCAGCATCGGGATCACCATGCAGGCAAACAGGACTTGATTCGACACATAGAGCTGTTTAGCTCCGAGGTGAATCAGGGTGCCTGCCAAGACGATCCCCATGCCCCACATCGACGTGTGATGCCACACCAGCCCGATCATGGCCGAAGCCACAATCAGAGCCTGAAGCTTCACCGGGATGAGGTTAAGCATGACTCTGTACGGAAAGCTCACCACGTTAACCAGTTTCAGACCCACCCAGCAGGACACGAGCATCGTTCCCAGCAGCAGGTACATGAAAGTCGGGTGAATGGCGAACTCTCCCGTATGCTTCAGCAAGGCCTGCTGAATAATTGCTGCATCTGAGCTACGGGAGGCAATGCTCAGGATGCCCAGAATCAGCGCCATCATTTCACCTGTAGTTTCCGCAAAGGAAGCCATGGTGAGATATTCTGCATCTGATTCTGTCAGGCCTTGACTTACGGACACCAAGCTTGAGGTTCCCAAACCCGGAAGTCCCACGGATAGAATACCCGTGATAAATCCGATGAGTTTCAAGCCTGGATCTGTCTCCAGTTCGTCTTGCTTCTCTACTTCGATCCTCTGGTACGAGGAGTGCTTCTCGAAGAGAGTGTTCAGAAGAACTGGAAACGCGAACATTCCTGTCAGCAACGGAGTCATCGTGTGAGTAGATCCCTCTACTGCGGGGTGCATCAGGGCAATGACGCCCAGGGCTGCACTACTCCCGAACACGAAAATCGTTGCCAGCAGATTCTTGGAGCTGGCTAATAGAGCTATTATCCAGACCAAGATTGCCAATCCGCTCAAGCTGGAAATTAGCTTGATCGCCTGCTTGATCAGGTCTGTCTGGAGCCAGGTCTGGAACAGCACCACAGCCCCTAGCAAAATCGCCAAGGTTGTGGCAGAGCCCCAGACAGCGTCTCCCATGAGCGCTGTGGCATAACGGCCTTGTCCCGCTGCAGCCAAGCGCTGAGCAGGATCTGCCGAGGCGATGTTGTTACCCGATACCGGGTGATACACCACCGCCAAGGTATGCATGCATTTACTCACGCATACCGCGCTTGCCATGCACAAAATTCCACTGGCTAGCGTGAAGTGGTTGAGGATCCATGGTCCCGCAACAAGCAGGACCATGGCAAAGTGAAACCCCGGGAAAAGCGCAAGCATTCCCAGAAGAGATCCGGCTCCAAGTGCCGGTATGATATCTATCGGCACCTGAACCTCCTAGAATACGCCGTAACGCGTAGGCAATCCTTCGTTTTCCGGTGCAGGGTCCGGAATATGAATTGCCTTCAGGTCTCTTCCCTGCATGATTTTCGGAAATTGCTCGTTGTTATAGTGAACTTCAACCATTGCTCCCAGATGAGGTAAGCTCAGGCTGATGCCTGGGTTGATTTCAAACGAGCGAACTTCCGAGTTCTTGTAGATCACCACGTATTCCCGGTTTCCTTTGAACATGGTTCCCATGTAGTTTCCCTGGAACTGGTGGTAATCCGCCTCGACCCATCCGTAACGTGCGCCAGGCAAATATCTTGCCATGGCGTACATCACGGATATTCCAACCAGAGCGGTGAGGACACTTTTTAAGGTTTTCTTTCGTCTTCTGTATTTTGGACGGCTAACGTCCAACTCGTAGACGGGAAAATCCAAGGTGACCTCCGGGGGGTTTCAGGGGAGGACGAAGTCCTCCCCTGAAATTTAACGATGACTAGAAGGGCATTGCCGTTCCGTTGTCATCGTCCTTCCGGGGCTGGGCGTTGGTGTTCTTCTGTGCCCAGGTGCGAGCACGGGAAGAACGCCCGTTCAGCTCTTCCTCGACGTCCCTCTGCAGGGCAACGAGATCGAGGCCTTCCGCCCACTCCAGCATCTTGTTGGTAGGACTCCCGGTGCAGGTGACGTCACCCGCAAAACCGATGAATCCCGAGTCCGACCTGCGCACTCCCGTGACCTGCACGTAACCGTACCCGGTCTTCGGCGCGTGGCTCTTCAGCTCTTTCACGAGCTTCTCGAGACCCTCGACCCCGGCGGTACCGCCGTAGATCGTGACGTTGATGTCACCAGGGCCCCGGAGCCCCAGAAACGGCTTCTTGACCTGACCGTTGATGGTCAGCTCGTTTTCCCCCGGGACGTAAACTCGGATGTTAGCGTGGATCTTGACCAGCATGCTGGCCTCCTTTACGAATAGAATCGGCTACGACATTTGGGAATGTCAGAGGGAAAAGCCCCAAGACAGTTCCCACCTAATTTCTTGCGAAATCAGGCCTTGGTGGGGTTACCCCCATCAATTTTTTTGCACGTTGCTCCGGTTAGTCCTAGGGACACCTTTAGCTGGTGTACGCAATATAGCTCCGCTGGTGGCGATCGCTACGTTATGTACGCACCGAAGGTCCGTTCGAGCACGTGCAGTGTTGCGAGGGCCGGGCTTATAGCCCGGCCCTGGTTCGCTCAGTACTGACAGTAGGGGTCCTCACACCCCCAACCGTCTTTCATGAGCAAGCCCCCACGCCCCGTGTGGTTTGTTCCACACGAGGCGCAGATGAACTCCGCGTCCCGGAGGGCCGCGTATTCTTCTTCTTTCATGGGTTCTCCTCTCGAGCGAGGGCCGGGCTTATAGCCCGGCCCTGACTTACTGACCTAGTTGGCGTCGAACGCCCGACAGCCAACAATGTTTCCCTGGCTGTCCCGGACGAAGTCCGCAGGGGAGACCAAGTCTCCTCGGGAGAGCAGCCCCGGACTGGTCCGCACCATGGCGGACACAATGAAAAAGATCCCATCCTGGGGCTCGGGGAGGTTCATGACCTCCCCGAAATGGGGACGTTTGACGGGGATCCCATCCACGAGGATGGCATCCCCGTCCCGCTTCTCCAGGCGAGCCACCGCCCCGGAGGGCGGGATCGCCTTGACCAGGACGGAGTCCTGGTCAAGCACCGTGATGGTGTGAGGCGTGAGGTTAATGAACACAGGTTTCTCCTTATGTGTAAAATTGATTTTGTGTAAAGCAATGAAGCCCAAGGCCCTGAGCTGATCAGTCTCAGAGCCTCGGCTTCAAAGGTCCGTAGTACCGTGTGTGGTTGCAGCCACACCCGCTACCCAGACAAGCTCCTGCAAGAACTTGTCTGGTACGGACAACTCCCGTTTTCACGGGTTTCTACCGGATGTCCCCACCCGGTAGAGGTGGTTTGAGGGGTTGCCAAATGGTAACTTACGTCTTGCCATGGTGTTGGCTTTCGTGACGTGAGTGTTACCAGAGGTCTTTCCCCTCAAATTTTCCGCTTTGTTGCACACCCTTGTATAGTGTACGCAACAAAACGCCCCCGGCCCGGCCCCCCGAAGGGGGGCCGGGCCGGGGCGTCCGGCTTCAGTGGCAGCCGAGACGCGGGAAGGCCGGACTGAACCGACCCAAGCCCACGCTTGGCCGCCGCCAGGCGGGGGTAGCGAAGCTACCCCTCCACCAATTCCCCGGGAGAGGGGAATTGACGCCGTGGAAGCCGCGGCGCGAAGCGCCGCTGTGCCAAGTCGGAGGGGAGGGCGCCAGCCCTCCCCTCCGACTTGAGCACGAAACAGACAAAGTGAACCGCTGGGGTTGGGACCCCAGAACGCGAAGCGTTCTGGGGTCCCCGAGCTGCCCTTCGCTAGAAGGGCAGCTCCTCCGCGGCCTTGGCCTCAGCCTTGCGGCGGGCCTTTGTGACGGGAGCAGCGGCCTGGGGAGCGGGAGCCTGGGTAGCCTGAGCTCCGAGGAGGAGGCGCGTCAGCGCGTCCTCCTCGGACTCGATGCCCCATCCGGAGAAGAAGCTCGCCTGCGGGTAGACCGCTTGGAGCTTCCGGAGAGTCTGCTCGTCCGACAGAGATCCGAGCAGCAGGGCCCGGTTGACCCAGCACTCCAGCCTGCCGGTCCGCTCCGAGGGGGCAAGTCCCCAGAGCCAGACAGGGTTCCCGCTCTCCGTCAGCCGGGTGTGCAGCTCGTGGATCTGAGCTGCGCCATCGAACTTCTGACTCGACTGGATAGCGAAGTCCTCGCCCGTGATCAACTTCCCCAGCAGGGCCGTGTTGCCGGCCGAGCTGGTGACTTCCCGGAGACTAGTGGGATCGATCAAGTGTCGCATGGTTCCTCCTTGCGTTGAGTGTGACTGGGGGTATTCCCCGTCAATTAACCCCACTGAAACCCACAAACCCCAACAACGGAGACCGCGGCGCGAAGCGCCGCTGTGCCAAACCGGAGGGGAGGGCGCCAGCCCTCCCCTCCGGTTTGAGCACGACTTACCTCGCCCCAACTTATCCAGGCCGCAAGGCCTGGATAGTCCTAGGGACGCAGTCCCTCACGCCGCAGGCGTGATCCCCCACGCCGCAGGCGTGTCCGAACGGTTTGCCTGGGGCCGAAGGCCCCAGCCAAACCAAATCCGTGCTCATAGAGCACGTTGTTCATAGGGACGCCGCCTCAGGGGTAGATTGTGAGTTTTTGTACGCACCAGTTACCCTTTTTAAAGAGGGGCATTGGAATGAACCAAGCCCCCCTGTTAAAAAGTTATTTAGTTGATCGAATCACAGCAAAACTCGAGCATCCCTTGCACTTCGTGTGCGTTCGTGGGATAGCTCGAGTTTATTTGTGACACAGCTAGTCTTCCTCAGATGAGCTGTTGAGCATGTCCGGGCTGAAAGCCCTGTAGGATTTCTCCTTGCTCAACTCGCGCAGCCTCGGAAGAACCGCCATCATCCAGTGCTGCAGCCGAGTAGCCGCAGGGTGCCCCTGCTTCCAGAGGAAGCTGATACCTTGTGCAAGGTCGTAGCTTTCTCCGGTGGGGCGCTGGATGTCTTTGCCTTTCCGGTCCTTACCGACAACCACCCAATTCTCAACTCGGGCAATATCGAGGTTGAGCATGAGTTCGTTGTTGATTTCACCGCTCGAAAGCAGCTTCATCGCGAACGCGATCGCCATCCATGCGGACATCGATCGTTCGTCGGCAGGAGTGCTCTGGCTGATGACGTGCCGGAACGTCATGTGCTCCCCAATGAGATAGCCTTTCTGAAGGGCTTTCATCGTTGAGGTTTTCGCCGCGGAGATGGAAAGCCAAGCACGCCCGAACTCCTCCGTGAAGTTCAATTTGGCGCATGCCTTGAGGAACTCCTCCTCGCGCTCGATGGGATCCTCGATCTGCATTGCCTTGTGGGCATCAGCAAACTTCGGATCGTACCCGCCAAGCTCCGCCTCCCAGACTTCGAAGAGAAGCCCAAGGACGTTGTTCAGCTGGTACTTGCCCATTGCAGCCAACATGAGGGCCATGGTGGCCTTGTTGGCGTCGCCGGGCATTTCCATGCGGTAGGCCCGGATGGTTCCCTCATCGAGCGCGATCGAGCTCTGGATCGACACACGCTTGGCTTTACCCCAAACGTTGTGCTTTCCATCGATCAGCAGGTTGGCGTCTTCCCAGTGGAATTCGCCTCCCGTCTTGATCGAGTGAGCTTTCAAGCTGAGCTCCCAAGCGCTGTAGTTAGCGCTCAGAAGCTCCTCGACGGCCTCTTGGGACAGCGGGACGACTACGACGCCTTCTCCATCGAAATCACCTCGTGACGACGACGCGGTTTTCTCGGAGACGGCGAACTTGTTCACCCCTACGGAGAACGACGACTTGACCCTGAGCAAGCTCGGGGTCTTCATCGGCGCCCGGAGAAGCAGGACATACTGCCCGTCCACCATCTTCTCTCCCAAGATGGTTTCCAAATTCCTCCAGACCTGCCCTTTTGGGTGGATCTGAAGTTCATCATGAGCAGCACCGGACGAGGTGATCGGGACACGCTTGGCATGGGAGCCTCGCGGTCCAGACATGAGCTTCTTGAAGAAACCCTTGTTCGCGGCGCTGAGCATCTTGTGCAAAGCGGCGCGAAGCGTCCGGAAATTGTTCTGGAACCGGGTGAGATCCCCGCCAAGAGCTGCTTCGATCAGCCCCTTCACGGCACCCCGCTGCGGCGATTCCGCGTGCATGGTTGCCAGAACGGTCCTGTCGACGCAGAACTCCTGCTCGTTGAGCCCTGCACTGAGGCAGAGATCAGCAGGCCAGGTCTCGAGATCGCTCTCGATAATGGCCTTGAGCATGGCGGTTCCCTCGGGGAGCAGCCGGCTTTTGCCGGGGTGGAGACCGACGGTCCTGTGGCTGACCGGGATGTGCCCGTTTACCAAGTCAAACAGCCGCTCGACACCCTTTGCAGGGGTCCTGGACTGTTCTTCAAGGTAACGAGCGGTCTTCTCGTGCCCAAGTGCCTTGAACGCTATGGCAGCGTCCAGCATCATGTGCGCGATCGACACGCTCCGGGCAACAGACGTGTGCTCCACCTTCAGCACCATGGCTGTGGTGAATGCAGTTGTCTGCTGCACAAGCGCTGTCCGCCCATCGTCAAGGACGACGAACGTAAGCACCTCCGGTTTGCCCGTGATTCCCTTCATGATTTCCAAGCTGGCTGCCTGGCCACCAATCGGGGTGGGCTCCCACTCCAGGTCTGCTTTCCGCTTACCCAGTTGTCTGAGGTAAGCATCCAGAAGCCTGGACCACAGGTCCTTGGCGATGAGACGGCCAATCCTAAGAGGAACAGCATAGTGCTCCTCGAAAGACTGGACCAGCTGTGAGTATCCTCCACCCACGTCTACGGTCTCGTCGTAGCGTGGGGTGCCATCGGCGTCGAAGCCCTCAGCGGGGAGTACCTCCCCCATGTGAGTTTCGAACTCATCATGGGTAAGGTGCCGCTTGAAGGTCTGGACGGCGGTCTCGACCCGGTTTTTACCCGAGCCTTTTCCGCTGCCTTTCCAGCACGCCATCCCGGCTAGGAGGTCAAACTTCGTCCTAACATTGCCCGGAAGGGCGATGACGAGTTCGTTCCTGGTAAGTTCCTTCCACGGGAAGCCATGCCCGTGGTGGATCTTGACGGCTGGGAACACCGTCATGGCTTTGAGAAGCCCGCGGAGCTTACCATCTCCGCTACGGTCGATTGCCTCGCCCCTCACTTCCCAGCGTATGTTGCCATACGTGGGGTCTTCCGTGGCTTGGGAGACCCCGGTGACGAGCTTCTTGCCAAGGGGCAACAGTTTCGTTGGCGCACCGTGCACGCTCAACTTGCTGCCGACGAGTTCTTCCCCTACCTTGGGAATAGTCGCCATGAACTTTTCGCAGTCCTCCTGGCTCTTGACCGCGAAACTGGTGGCCCTCACCACGAACGGATCATGGAAGGCTGCCTTGTCCCCGAATTCTCGGGAGAGCACTGCAGCGGTTCCGTCTCCGAACCCGGTGAGTGTCGCGAGACCGCACGGGGCGAGCAAGACGTCCAAGAGAACGCCTGTGCCCCGCGTGCCTTGATACGACAGAGCGCAGAGCTCGGGGTTAACCGGTCTGCACTGAGTGACATCTGCGGCATCCGCCCGCTTCACGCCTTTGGCCTCGTCGACGGTTGGAACGTCGAGGAAACCAGGTACCGGGGCCAGCTTTCCGAATGGGGCGTAGCTGTCCTTTGAGGCGCGAACGCGGTAGTTGGGAAGCAGTTCCCGAACCACCGAGTTCACGAGCAGACGGTCGGTCTTTTCGACGGGCTCCAGCAGATTGCCAAGGAGCTCTACCTCGACGACGCGGAGACTCCCGTCAAGGAGTCTTTTCCGATCCGCATCGATGAACCCCTGTTCGGGATCGATGAGGAACCGGTCGCACGCCTTCAAGGCGGAACTCAGGCCACGACGTGCTCCGAGAAGCATGACGTAGGCCGCGGCCTGGTACTTGGAAAGCACCGCCGTATTTACGACGACGGGATTCCCAAGATCCCTGACGCTCTGCACGAGCAGCACGGGGCCGATAGCCTTGCGGCCACCGACGACCAGGTTGCCAGCCTGATCGAACGAGAGAATCTCCTTATCAAAGGAAATTGTCTCCCATCCCTGGAATTGCGCTCCCAGCATAACCGAGAGGACAACAAGGTCCATCTGGTCCACGGGGGTGAGCTCCCACCCGTGATCGCCCAAGTTTCCGAAGAGTCTGTTAAACTCTTCTTCCACAAGGGTTGCACCCTGGAATGCCATTCCCAAGGATTTCAGCGCCTTAGCAGTTTGTCTGCTGAAGGCTTCGAAGCCGGCCTCGACGGGCGGCAGCCCGTGCTCGTTGGTGTCACCCAACAGAGCACTTGCTACCGATTCGCGAAGCTTCAGGTATTCGGACATCATAGTCCTACCTTTTCTTTCGACTAGCATGCGGTCACTCCCCGACCAAAAGGCGCCAGCTGTATGGCGATCATCAGGTTCCACGAGAAAAACCTGCAAAAAGGGTTGCACCTTGGACGCACCGACGCACCGGTCCCTCTTTTTAAAGAGGGCAGCAGCCGAAGCTACTACCCTCTCAAAAAGAGCCTACTCAACGCATTGCGGCGCTAGCGCCGAGCAGGAAAGGAAAACAAACAAGAAACTAGCCCCAGACCCACTGGTCCAGGGCTTCAAAAGCAGCTGCCCACTCCTCCCGGGCTGCTGCCGTTTCGGCAGCTTCTTCAGCCCGGAGGATGGCCTCCGCGAGGAAGTCTTCCATCATGTAATCACCTCCTTTCGTGATTAAGTGGCCGCAAAAGGGTTGCACCTTGGACGCACCGACGCACCGGTCCCTCTTTTTAAAGAGGGGTACTGGAATGAACCAGCCCCCTCTGTTAAAAAGGTTATTTAGTTGTCTTGATCAGGTAACTTAGCAGCTTTGCTTTTGCACTTTCTGTGCGTTCTTAAGACAAAGCCGCCAAGTTCCCGATCAGTTTGCTATTCTTCCTCCGAATCGGAACAATCGTAGTCCCCGTTGAAGGCCATTGCGGCATGGTACTCCTTGGGGTGGTACTTGGAGAACTCAGGGAGGATGTGGTCCATCCAGATCTCCAAGCGCTGAGCGCCCGGGACTCCCTTTGCTGCCAGTTTCTTGATCACGCTTTTCAGCTCGACCACTTCTGGCTTACCCTTGACTAGAACCGGGTAGTAACGCCGGTTTTCGCCCTTGGTCTCCTTGACCATGCTCTCGACAACGACCTTGTCCAGATTGAGCATCAACTGGTTGTTGACGTTCCCAACTGACAGGAGTTTCATTGCAAAAGCAACTAACCTGGGTACGGCTGCGAGCCTCTGCTCCTGAGGGACCGTGGCCTGGGTGAGGTTCCATACGGAAAGCTTTCCATTGCTGTTAAACTTTGCGTAACTCACGGTCTTCTGACACCAGCTTTTGGCATCTGCGGACCGAAGCCAAGCCTTGGCGAAGTCTTCCCGAAGGTCGAGCTTATCCGTAGCTTGGAGGAACTCCTTGAGACGTTCATTGCCAAGATTGGCAATTGCGGCATGAGCAGCAGCGAACTTGGGGTTAAAACCACCAAGCTCCGGCTCGTAGACGCTGAACATCAGGCCGTTGGCCTCCTCGATGCTGAACTCCCCCCAGCCTGTGGGAAGCTGCATCGAAGCGATGGCAAGGGCGAGGTGTGCCCTGTTGGCATCCGAAGGCATTTCAAGTGTATATGCCCGGATGCCCGCCTCGTCGTACTTGCGCAAGTTTTCAACCGTAACCACGGAAGGACGAGCCCAGACGTTGTGTTTTCCATCCACAAACGTGTTTTGCTCGATCCAGTGATACGGATCCGCCTTGTGCGTACCCTCGTGAATCGACAGCGACTTTCTGCGAGCGTTGTACTTCTGCAGGGTCACTTCGGCGATTTGGTCAGGGATGACCGTCACGAGGATAGTGTCTCCATCGTGATCGCCGTTGTCGATCGAGGCAGCAAGGTCCGTCATGCCGAACACGTTCTTACCGATAGCCGTGGTTAACACGATTCTCAGCAAAATCGGCAGGCTTTGTGGAGCTCGCTGGACGACTACCCACCGCCCATCCAGTTCCTTGATCTCGCAACCGTTCTGCTTGGCTAGATGTCTAGCATTTTTGCCGAACGGATTGACGAGCAGTTCCTCATGGCAGCCCACGTGAGAGGCGAGTACGATGACCCGCTTACCGTGTGCAGCATTTGGACCTGCGTGAACCTTCTTCCACAGTTTCTTATTGGCCAAAGAAACCATGTTAGACAGCCCACCTTCAAGGACCCGGATGTTATTCTCGAACCTTGTACGATCTTTGTTAAGGATCGCATCGAGAATGCCAGAGATTGCCTTTCTCTGGGGGTTCTCCTTTGAGATGACCGAAACCAAGTGGTGAGCCAAGACAACTCTCCACAGCTTTCCGTTCTTGTCCTCGAACTTGCATTCGATAACAAGATCTTCCGGCCATGCTTCGAGATCACTCTCGAGCAGGGTTTCGATCTCAAGCAGGTCCTCATCCGTTGCTTCGGCGGCATCGATTACTCGACTTCCCTCAGCAATTGCTGCCTTGGGACCAACCGAACGGATGAGCTTGAGCACCGCACGCGCTTTGGAACGCCCCTCGTACTCGAGGAACTCAGCGAGCTCGTCAAGACCCATTGCCTTAGCGCCGTAAGCGACTTCGAGCATAAGTTGGGCCTTGCTGGCTGCCTTCCTGACGCTTCCGTACTCTACACGGACCAACATCGCGGTTTTAAACGCAGTCGTGGTCCTCACAACAGCCTTGCAGCCATCGTCGTAAAGTACAAATACGCGGTACTCTGGGAGCCCCGTGATACCCTTACCAATGTTGAAAGCCACCTGCTTGCCAGTGACTCCCTCCTTTTGGAAGGGGCTCCAGACGAGGTCTTCCACCTTCAGCCCGACCTTCGTGGCATGCTCAAGCAACCACTTGTCCCAGACTTCAGGCAGTTCGACTGTCTTACCAAGGTCAGCGACTTTGGCAAAACGACGCTCGAATTCCCTCATCAGAGGCTCGTAAGCCCCGTCGAGATCGAACGCCTCGTCATACTCCACGATTCCGCCCTTGTAGAGCGCCTCCGGGAGCAGAGAGGATAGGAGACTGTCCGCTTCCAAAGGAAGGAAATGCCATATCGTTTCAACGGCGACTTCCACCCGGAATTGGCTGTTGCCTTTCCCGGTTCCCTTGAATGCGTCTCCTGAGAGGAACAAATCCTCTCCTTCCCACCCCGACAGGGCAAGTCCGCTATTGCGGATGTCGAAGTGGGTGATGGACCCTTCCCCGAGTCGGATCTTCGCAACTAGGCCTGCAGAGACCATCGTCTTGATTGATCCGCGGAGCTTGGTGAACACAGAAGTTTCCTTGAAACGACTATGCACCTGCCACCGCATATTGCGGTAGGCTCCATCGGGGGCCGCGGTCACCTTAGTGACCACGCCCCTAGCGTCTGAAGGCACCTTGACAGGTGGGGCGCCAAACACGCTAAGGGTCTCGCCGAGAACATCCCCATCGCTGGGGAGGGTGTTCAGGAAGGCTTCTCTATCCTCGGCGGAACGGATATCGAAGCTCGTGCCGCTGTGCAGCGCGTCGTCCCAGTAGCTGGTCTTGACGCCGGTTTCACCCGACAAATCAAGGCTACCGCCAGGACCACCCGCCAAGAACGGGTCTGCACACGGCGCAAGGAACGCGGTGATCAGGGAGCCGGTTGCTCGAGTTCCTCTGTAGGAAACACGAGAGAGCACAGGATTCACCGGTTCCTGTTGCTCACCTGAGGCCATACGGGTGCGCTTGGCACTTTTGGCCCCATCGCTCGACCTTACCGCGATGTGGTTCTCGTCGAGCATCTTACCGGCAGGCCGGTAGTTACCCGATTCGATATCCACACCGTAGTCCGGGTGCAGTTCTTTCACCATCTTGTTGCCAAGAATGGGATCAATCTGCTCCAGGTAGACGATGCTATCTTCTACCAGCAGGACTTCGATCGGTCGAACGATCTCCTTGAGTCGGAGCGCACAGGTTGCATCAACAAACCCGTAGGCCGGTTGTTCGCTACCCTTGTTCACAGGCCCGCTGTTGATCACCTTCTGGAAGGCTTTCGTCAGCGCTTTCTGGACCTGGTAAGGGCTTGCGTTTGATGCAAACCTCTCACGCTCCTGGGCTGCAGCACCTTGGGCGGCCAACAATACCAGAGCTGCAGTCTGATATTGAAAGAGCTCGTGAGGCATACCACCACCGAAAACGGCGATGACGTTCCTCAGAGCCTTCTTACCGTTGACAACAAGCCTTCCGGCATTGTCCCAGTCAAAGGTAACACCGAACAAGCCGAAGGCTTCGTCGGTGGGCCACTCCGCGCCGAACAGGAGTGCCATGTCGGCAACATCCTGCTTGGTGACCTCGGCGGGCTCGTAGATGTCCTCCTCGTGACGAGGGAACAGCGTCTTGAGCTCGCCCCGGACCACCGAGTGGTTACCCGCTTTGAAACGGTTCACCACTTTGCGGCGAATTACGCCCATGTCGTCTTCAGGTTTGATCCCGAATTCGACACAGCCCTCTTCAGAGCTCTCATGAGAGAGAACTTCAAGGGCAAGCTTACGAAGCCGGCTGTATTCAACAGCCTTCTCGTTCGCCCGAGCGATGAGATCCATAGTCGGCTCAGGTTTCTCCTCAGGAGCTTCCTGTGCTTTCTTGAATCTCTCCACCGCCAGCTTCGCCAGCGCTTGGTGCTTTTGATTCACCAATTTGTTCATACGCATTGGTTTCCTCCTCATGCGCTGAAAACGCTCTCTCCCCGAGCAAAGGGCGCCAAGTATATGGCGATCACCGGATTACGCGATAAAAAATCCGGGGAAAAAAGGAAGACATTTAATGCGTGTACGCACCAATTCCTCTTTTTAAAGAGGGGTTAGACCCCGCTTTTATGTACGCAACATTGCTGTCTCTGACAGCAAGGAAGATCTCACCGAGTGAGCTCATCTTCCTTTGTTTCTGGGAGGAAACCTTTAGTGCTAGTACGCACCGGTCCCTCTTTTTAAAGAGGGCAGCAGCTAAAGCTACTACCCTCTCAAAAAGAGCCTACTCATCGCATTGCGGCGCTAGCGCCGAGTAGGAAAAGAAACGAAAAAACTAACCCCAGACCGCCGCGAAAGCAGCGGCCCACTCCTCCCGGGCTGCCGCCGTTTCGGCAGCTTCTTCAGCCCGGAGGATCGCCTCCTCGAGGGCCGCTTCGGCCCGGAGGAAATCCGACTCCATCATGTAATCACCTCCTTTCTTTTAGAGATGGCCGCGTAACAAAGGGGTAAACCAATGCATCCAGTACGCACCGGTCCCTCTTTTTAAAGAGGGGGCATCCCTGCCCCCTCTCAAAAAGGTGAGTTTTAACGGCAGCTCCAGAAGAGCTCCCGTTCAAACTCAATTTGCCTTGCCCTTTCTTCAGCAAGGCGCGTCTCGAGGTCCGAAAAGAGATTGATCAACCTCTGACATTCCTCAAGACGCTCGCGCAGGATTTTGTTCTCCTGCACGACAGCCCGGAACACATCGCTCCGGGTGGCATTCATGTTCATGTGGATCCTTCCTGAACATGAAAGGGGGTTAAGTGCTGCCCAATGCACGCACCATTCCCTCTTTTTAAAGAGGGGCAACACAGCCTAAGCCGTGTGCCCCTCTAAAAAAGGTTTCAGGAAGTCACTCAGGAAGGAGGCTAGAGTAGCTGAAACTCTACCTCCACCATCTCTTCGGCAAAGTAGTCGTCGTACTCCGGCTCTCCGAGATGGAGAAGCCTCAGCTGCCCCCTGCGGGCCATAGCCCGAACGGTGACAGCAGACGTCTTAGCCCGGCAGTACGCCGTCCAAGCCCCTTCTCCGGCGATCTCTCGGACCGAGGCGAGCATCTCGCCCAGGTACTTTCTGTACCTGGGTTTGACGACGAGGTCGTCGACCGTGGCCTCCTCGACGTCAAGCAGGCAAATGCCCACTAGGTCTCCGCAGTCCCGGAGAGTGACGACCCGGTGCGAGCTCTCCGCACCGACGACTTGGGCCAGCCCTCCTGCGGGGTACTGGCCTCGGACGAGGTCGAGCACCTCGTCCTCAATAATAAGGTAGTTTTCCTTGTTGCAAACGGTGATCACCTTTAGCTCCTTTCAAGAGCTAAGGGGTAAACCAATACGTCCAGTACGCACCAGTTCCTCTTTTTAAAGAGGGGCAACACAGCCTAAGCTGTGTGCCCCTCTAAAAAAGGTGGTAGTTTTTATTGATGGAGGTACTACCAAACTCCAGCCCATCAATCGAACCTGACTATGTTGTAGTGCAGGTCCGAGTAGCCCATCCAAAAGACGGGCTTTGGCAATTCCCCGGAAGGGACCAGGTTGGGGCCCTGGAGAGTTTCCCCATTCAGGGAGGCCCCCTCTTGGGAAGCCTTTACCCACCGAGGACTGCCTAGCAATCCCGCCAGGACCCGGACTTGGGAGGCCAGCTCTGCTTCAGAGTAGCCCCCAACCCAAAAGGTGGAGACTCCTTCACACCTCAGCTGCTTTGCAAAAGCAGCAAGTGCCTGAGCCACCTCTGGCATGTAGCGGGAGCTCAGGTACTCGATCGAGTCAAGCACCATGCTCCCGTCCTGGGCTTCCCACACCCAGGTAAATGCCACAATCCGGCCCTTCCGGAAGAAGGCCAGGTTGCCCGTGCTGGGCTGCCTGACCGCGTCCCAGGCAGCCTCGGACCCTGCCCCGATAGGGTGCTGGCAGCAGTCGGTGATGTCACCGGCCAGCAGCCCCCTGATGTCGGTCCTGGGCAAGAACCGGGCCGCCATCTTCCCGTCGGGAGAGCTCCACTCCTGCCCTTCCAGGCGGAAGCGCACGTCTTTGTGCGTCTTCCACCTGCTGAGGATCTGATTGGCAGTGATCTCCCGGAACTCCTCCGGGAGATACGTCTCCCGCTGGCGCTCCAGGTACTCTTGGAGAACCGCGAGGTTCTTCCGATCCTCGGCGCTCTCCAGGAGCTCACTCAGCCTGAACTCCCCAGGATGCCGGACGTAGGCATCCAGGTCCTCCTCCGACAGGGTTTCCGGCGCTGGGCCGTGCTCCAGGATGCCCTGGATGTGGCTGACCCTTCCCGCTAGCGGGAAGAACTTCTTGCCCCCCGTGTAAACACCGGAGATAAAGAACTTCCACGCCGCGTAGGGCTCCCACTCCGGGGGCCTGTTTTCGAGCTGGCACCATCTGGAAAAAGCCTCTTGGAGCTTTTTCCAAGAAGTGCCCCGGAGGATCTTCTCCAGGAACTCTCGGGAAATAAGCTCCTCCCCCTCGTGGAAGAGGTTTTCCCAGATAACCCCTTCCCAGAAGGGGTCTGGGCAGTACAGGTCCACGAGCGCCCAGGTGGGAAGCGCTCCCAGGACGGCCTTTCGAGGCCGTCTAGCGACCTCGTCCGGGTGAATGAGTAGCACCCGGGAGGCGACCTGGACCCACTTGGGGCGGCCCTCGGCGGCCTTTGCAAAGGCCGCCTTGAGGGCCTCGCGGCGCTCATGGGCGGCCACCTGGCGGGCGGCGCGGCGCTCGGACCGCTTAGCCGCCCGGAGCGCCTCCTTGGCCTTGCCGGCCTCTCGGGCCTCTGCCCGGGCCTGCCGGCGGTCCGCGCGGAGGGCTTCCCTCCGCGCCTCCTGCCGGAGCTTCAGCTCCGGAATGAGGGGGAGGAACGCGTCGCGAATTGAGCTTGCCATGGTAGTTTCTCCTTTCATGGCAAAATCCCCCCTGAAAGGGGGGAAAGGGATTTCTGACGAATGTGCGACAGCAAGGCCTGGTAAGACCTTAGAAAGGGGTAAGCACCGATCCCTCTTTTTAAAGAGGGCAGCAGCCGAAGCTACTACCCTCTCAAAAAGAGCCTACTCAGCGCATTGCGGCGCTAGCGCCGAGTAGGAAGTCAATTAGTCCTGCTCCACGCTGCTGGGCGTGGAGGACCCCAAGGAAAACCGATCCATGGGGTTCTCCATCGCGCCAGCGACGAGGAACAGGACGAGAAGAACGAACAGCGCCAGGTTCTGGCGCCTACGAACGTACTTCTCTTCCATGCTCATCCGCATACTTATCACCTCCTTTCGTGATTAAAATGGCCGCAAAAGGGTTAGACTGTTACTTCCAGTAAGCACCAGTCGCTCTTTTTAAAGGGGGTCAGCAAAGCTGACCCCCTCTAAAAAGGAAAAGAAAAGTAGTTTTTCTAATAGGATGAGACTACTAAACCTCTACGCGTCCCCATGGGTTACCAAGGCCCATGGGGATCTGTTGCCGGTCGTGAGGCTTACGCCTTCACGAACCGGCCCCGGGCATCCCGGGCCCGGGTGGCGACGGGCTCGGCCACGGGCTCGGCCACGGGCTGGGCCTCGGCCTGGGCCTCGGACCAAGCCCGGGACCAGGCCCGAAGCCGTGCCTTATCCAGGGTGTTCAAGACACCCCAGACCCGGGCGGGAGCGGCGGCGGGAGCGACGGCGACGGGAGCGACGGCGACGGGCGTGGCGACGGGGGCCCGGAAGTCCCCAGCCGCCCTGACCGCCTGGATCTGCTGCTCCAGGGTCTTACGACCCCGGTTGAGCATCTCCTCCGACACCATCCGCTCGCCCCGGAGGGCGTTGTCAAGGAGCATCCGGCACAGCCTGGGCTGGTCGAGCTCGCTGTCGCGCACGAGCGGCGCCGAGCGGAAACCGAGGGCCTCGAGGACCCGGGCGAACAGCCCCTTGCGGGGCTCGGCGGCGGGGGCGACGGGCACAGCGACGACGACGGTCTTCTTCTTTTTCTGCATGGTTTTCTCCTCTGCAGTGTGGCCACACGCACAGGTGTGGCTCTGTAAAAGGGTTTGACTATTACGTTAAGTACGCACCAGTCGCTCTTTTTAAAGGGGGTCAGCAAAGCTGACCCCCTCTGAAAAGGAAAAAGAAAAGTAGTTTTTCTAATAGGATGAGACTACTAAACCTGTCGCGTCCCCATGGGTTACCAAGGCCCATGGGGAGTTTGGGCCGGTCGTGAGGCTTACGCCTTCACGAACCGCCCCCGGGAATCCCGCGCCCGGGTGGCGACGGGCTGGGCCTGGGCCTGGGCCTGGGCCTCGGCCTGGGCCTGGACCCAAGCTTTGGACCACGCCCGCAGCCGGGCCCGGTCAAGGGTGTTGAAAACACCCCAGATCCGGGCGGCGACAGGAGCGGCGGCGACGACGGGAGCGGGAGCGACGTTCTGGGCCTCGGCCTTGGGGGCCCGGAAGTCCCCCGCCGCCCGGACCGCCCGGATCTGATCTTCCAGAGTCTTGCGACTCCGATTGATCAGCTCCGTGGAGAACTCGCGCTCGCCCCGGAGGGCGTTGTCGAGGAGAACCCGGGAGATTCTGGACTGGGCCAGCTCGCTGTCGCGGACCGGGGCCTGAGCGCCGAAGCCAAGGGCCTCCGCGACCCGGGCCAGAAGCCCCTTGCGGGGCTTGGCGGCGGGCACGGCGACGACGGGCTTCTTGCCCTTGACGGGCTTGCTCTTCTTGAACTGCATGGTTTCCTCCTATGCAGCATGGCCACACGCACAGGTGTGGCTCTATGGTCCAGAACGAACACCGATACCCTAAACCCTTGTAGGGTGTAGGGGGGTGTCCGGGGGACCATATAGAACCCCATCCATCCAGCTCTACTTTCGCTGTTTAGAATATAGATTTTCCTATATTGATATCCCGCAAGTTTTCTAATGAATTTTTCAAATAAAGTAATCTGAAATTTATAGCTAAAAAATTTTCAGCATACAGAAAATCTAGATTTTATTTCAATAAATTTTATAGACAAGAATATCTAGAATATCCTAGAATATTTAAGGGCAGTATATAAAAACCAGGGTTCAAAATAAATTTGGGGGCAAGATGACGTCATGAGCTCAGAAAATAACAGAAGTAAGTACGCAAAAGGTCCAAAAGACAAAGTTCAGTTCAATGCAAGCATTGCAGCATCGTTCGCAGAGGCAATTCGCGATTATTCCGTCCTGGAAGGCCGTAAAATCGGAGATACAGTTGAGCGTATGGTTTCGGTATACAAGGGTACTCCAAGGCACCTTCTAGAGCGTTTAAAACGGTTGAAGAAATCAGAGCTTACCGATCAAGACAAAGTTTTCCTCAGAGAGATGCAGGAAGCTATCGCATTCTTGCTTTTTACTTAAACTACAAACCACCAGTTCTAATTCTGTGCTCTCTAAGGGCATCTTTGTAGTTTTCTTGCGGTGTTCTTGAAGGACGTGTAACTTTTCCATTTTCATCAAGCACGGGATTCTTGTAGACTTCTGGAATACCCATGTTGTCGCGCTCTGTAAGCATCATAGGAACGCTTGAGTGATTTTCGTCACTCATGTTAAGCGCCTCATCTCTAGTAAGTCCTTCTGGAACAGGAATAGCATCTCCATTTTCATCGTAAGCTAGTTCAACTACTGCATCTTCTTGGTCTGTTAGATCAGTAATATCTTCAGAAGAAGCCATGATAATTGCGTCTCGGGTAGCAAGTTCTTCAGTTATTTGAGTAGCAAGATTGCTGACAGGGGTTCTCATTTCGCGCTTCATGAATTCTTCTTGAATTCCTGAAATAGCACTTCCTGCAAATACAGCAGAAACTACTCCAAGCAAACCGCCCGCGTGTTCCAAGTTTTTATTAAAGGTCATTCCGTCTGCAGATCTGAATCCTGCTTTCTTGACGAGTCTTTCAGAAAAACCAGTTGCTACATGAGCTGCAGCCATGGTTGCGGTTAAGCCAGCGATTGCAACAAGTTTAGAATTGGTATCAAACCCTTGCTGGGAGTATATAGAAGCAGCGGTTAAATGGGGTTCCCAGTTAAAGATGGTTTCAGTAATAACTTTTGTAAGAGAATCTTTTTTATCCCTGAAGGGTGATTCTTTATCTTTATCAGTTGTTGCGGCGTGAGCTTCTGTTGCGGCCAAACCGCCCATTACAAGGAAACCTCCTATAGCCATCGATACAACCGTTTTAGCTTTACCGACTGCTTCTATCTTTTTCTCGATTTGTCCAGCATAAACTTCTTTTACTTTTTCTTCTCTGAGCTGCATGACTTGCTGTACGGTTTCCAAAGGATTCTGACCAGTGGCGGCTTCTACCAGCGCCATGTGAATATTTCCTAGAGCCGTGTATTGTTCCGGGTTTTTACGAACGAGGGCTTTATAAATTTCAAGTTCATTTTCACCCTGAGCATATTTACTGAAAGCCGGAAGCAAGCTGTCGTAAAGCCTTCCTGTGGGGTCGAGTGCTCTTGCATCGGATTCAAGAGAATCAAGCATCTCAGCTTTTGCGTAATCTTGATAAACGTCTCCTACAACGCGCTGGAATGCTTCTGGTGTATTGAGGCGACCACCTCGCATGTGTTCTTGCAAGAACACAAGTTTAAGCTGTCTGGATAATCCGAATCGAGCTCTTTCAAATCCGTCCTCCCCGGCGGACTCAGCTGCTTTTCTGTATTTCAAAATTCTCTTGATGTCTTGGAACTGGTTTATAAGAAGTTTTCCATACATGAGTGCTTGAGTTTCTGCTTGGATATCTATGTTGGTCAAAGCGTCTTTTTGAGCTGCGTCTAGTTCTTTTCCTTTCCAGCGTTCTTGTAAAAGAGCCCTTGCTCTGTGCTCGTCTTTGGAAGCACGCACGAGAGGATCAAGCAATTCGTCTACAATAAACTTTAAGCTTGAATCGTAGTCGGTTTTTAAGGTTGCTCGAGTTGAACCATCTGGTGTAGTTTCAATCTTGATAAGTTCGTTAACATTCAGGCTACGAAGAATTTTTTGTTCGTTTGCGCTGTTAAAACTGTAGTTAACAGAATTTCCAAATAAAGATTTACCCGTTACAAGAGCTACAGAAGCATCAATAGCTCGAATGAGTACGCTATCTTCATAAAGCTCTTGCAGGACACCTTTATTGGATTCGCTTGTAGCACCTGAAGTTTTTGGCTTGATTGCATCACGAGTTGCCTGCTGCAGTCTTTGCATGAAACCCTGATTACTGCTAACAATAATATTTAACGTTTCTTGCTTTTCTTTTTGAAGCTGCTGGTAGTGGGACTCAATTTCTGGAGCAACTGCTCTGATGTCCCCACCACTTACATTTGCATATGTGTTTATAACGTCAGTGTAAAATTTTTGACTTGCAAACTTGCTCATGGTGGATAGTGCGTGCTGGGTATTTTGCAAATTAGAGAAGTTACCAATCAGTTTTGTAGATGCAAAAGCAGTCTTGATACCAAATCTTAAAATCTCATCTGCTGACATCTCAACACCGGCTATTGTGCTGAAAATGTTTTTTAAATCACCCAAACTTTCTTCAACAAGAGCTCCTGAATCTTTATTAACCCACTCTCTTACATGCTTTCTGTATTCTTCGTTATCTTGAAGAGCTTCATAAGCTTTTGCAGTCTTATCAAAATTGTCTGATTGAGCTATCTTTTTATCTATGAGTTTGGATGCTTTTTCGCGAAGGCTGCTGTACATATCACTCGAGAACTTATTGAGCTTGACAGCAAGTCTTTGTTCAAGAAGTTCTTTGTCAGCATCAGGATCCGTGTAAGCGTTACCATAATAGTTTGCTGCAAGCTTTGAAAGACCATTCTCTCCAAGACCCCAGTATTCGGCAATGTGAGTGCTTACAAGTCTTCTTGCTGAGTCCGTAACAGAAGTTTTTAGATTTAAATATTCTTCTTTCAGGTTTAGCAAGTTATTAGTAAGTGGATCTCGTTGTTTGCTTATAAGAAGCCTATATTCATCTATGGTGCCTTTATCTGCACCCGCTTGCTCAAGCTGCTTGATGAGTTCTTTTGCAGATCTTTCTACGTCAATAAGGTTATCTTCTCCACCGAGTTTGTGCTTTAAGTGTTCAAGGAATGTGTATCTTTCAATAGTTGTGAGAATTGCAACGTCACCGTCAAAGTCACCCAGATTAAGAGCCATTCCGCTCATGTGTAAGAATATAGAACGTCTATTGGCTTTTTCATCAAGTTCAAAACTTGTACCAAGCTGTCTGAATATTCTATTTCCTTCTCTTATTGAGAATATAGGAGCAGACTTGACACCACCTTCAGATCCAAGTGGAGCACCCGCTCTGCTGTAAGCAGATTCTAGCCCTATGCCTCTTAAGTAACTTCTTAGTTGAAGTGCATTTTTTACATTAGAAACACCAAGAAGGTTTTGAACTTTTCTTACATATTTTACAGTTTCGTCTTCACTGCCAAATGAGTTTTGAGAAGACTCATCTTCCACAGCTTGAAGAACGCTAAATCCGGCTGCATAGAGAGCATGAGATACGTCTTCTGCGCTTCTCTTTATAAGGTTGTTTTTACTACGTTTAGTGCCTGTAGATACTTCTAACCTGTACTGAGCAACATCAAGCATTTTTCCGTAATACTTTTTATCGCTCATATTATTTGTTGAGTTAATTAGATTTTTTAAAGTATCTATACCTTTTCTTAAGTCAGCAGGGTTTAATCTATTTTCGTAGAGTGCAATTTCAAACTTCTTCATTCTTATTGTGTCGTGAAGAACGTCTGCTACACCCTTAGACAGCCCGGCCATTCTGGCTTTGTTTTCAAATATGCTTAGTTGTACCCGTAACAAGTCAACGTTTGCTTGACCAAAGGATCCAATAACTTCTGTTGATACAGACTTCTTTTTTTCTCCGTTTTCTTCTGTAACTTTTGTTCTTTCACTTAAAACTTCACCAAGAGTAGATCCTTGACTCTTTTTTTGTATGGAACGTATTATATTTTTTACTTTATCTTCGTTGTCTATAATTCTTTGTTCTTTTTTAATAATTGTGTCAACGATTGATTTTTCTTTTAATAGTTTATCTCTGTCTTTCCTTAATCTTTGAAGAATTATATCTCTGTCCAGTCCTAGTCTTGGGGTATCTTCAAAGTATCTTATAAAATCGGTTACTTTTGATAACTTATTAAAGATAATATCTCTTGCTTCCTGAACGCTTTCAAACTCTCCGCCCTCGCCAATCTTTTTAAGTTCTTTTACTCGATTAACCCAGAAAAGGTCTTTTCTTAGAGCTTCAAATGATTTTGCTAGTGTAGCTACTTCTTGACCGTATTTCTTTTCGTTTTGGAGTGCTTTGATTGTATTAGCTACACCTTTTAGAATGTTTTCTTTGTGAACTTGTAGCTCACTGTCTAGGTATGTACTTGTCCCTGTTCCAAGTACAGATTGAGCGTGCTTTAAAGCTTTTAGCTGTTGAATGTTTTGTGAAAAATCTTGAGAGCCCTGTGTACGGAAATAACTAGTATCGTCTGATCTTGTAAAAGTTTTTACAACGTCATCAATATTAGTTTTTCCAGATATCTGAACTCCGTAAATAGTTTCAAATGCTTCACTTATGTTTATTAAACTATTCAAGAATGTGGAAGTTGACGAAATAGTACTCATTTTTTTGTAGTAGTCAGCACCAAGATTGGTAAATCCTTCAAGGATCTTACCTACACCTGATTTTTTAGAAGTGTATCCTTTTGCGTCATCCGTGCTTTCAAGCAAGGCAGCTTCAAACTTTACATCTGCAGCTTTTGTTACTTTTTTAAGATGGTTATCCATAGCTTTCTGCGCTTTTTTTGATAGCTTTTCTTTGAACTCTTTTCTATCTACAAGAGAGTCTGCTGCTTTCATAGCTTTTTCTGCTTTGTTCATGACTCTCATCATGACTTCGTCACCAACTATGATTGAAGTTTCAAAAGTCCTTATGTTTTGATCTTCACCTAGCTTCATGTTGTGAAAGCCAGGTATAAAGTTAGCAATTACAGCAAAGCCTCCAATAATGTTTGCTCCGGATTTTTGAACATCTGTTGCAGCAAGGTTTTCTATTTCGCTTTGAAGCCTTCTTATCTTGTCCAAGTATCCCAAGTACTGGTCTCTGGTTTCTTTTGTAACCAAACCTCCTGTAGCAGCCATTTGAAGCCTGAGAGCTCTTACTTTGTGCAGCCCTCGCATTGCTTCTACGTGCAAGTCAAATATTTCGGAGGAAAAGTCGCTAAACACACCCTGAAGTTCCGTCAACGTTTCAGCAGAGAGCAACGAGACCTCTTCATAGGCCACAAGGTTTGAAGCACTGAATCTGTTTCTGCCGCTACCTACAGCAGTAAACTCAAAAACAGGTATTCTCATTCTAGGTGAGCCTACCTTGTATTTTTTCATGAGCTCAAATATCTTCATGTCTGATCTTGCAGACTGCACACCAGAAGAAAAGTTTTGAGCAATTCTTGTACCTGGTGTACCTAAACTTTTTACTGCTTCTATAGCCTTAGCTTCTTCTATTTTTATTTCTTCTGGACTTAGATCTTCATATGTAAGCCTTCTTACTGAATCTGTTATAGTTCCAAACGCAGCTTCGTGTTCTCTGGACATGCCTGCAAATGCATAAGCAAGTGGTTCAAAGTTGACACCACCAATAAGAAGACTTGGCATGTAATCTTGATGGAATGAACTAAGATCTTTGATGGATACCTTTGATTTTTTACCGAGTGCTCTTTGAGCAATCTGAGTTGCACTTCCTCCCAAGTAAGCCAGCGAAAAAAGTTCTGACAGCTGTCTATCTCGTTTTTCGACTCCCAGGTTTCTAGACAGAGCTCCAAGAACAGTTTGAGTATGGCTACCAGCTTGGTTTCCTGGCATAAGAGCGCTCATGCGGTTAGACATTGGAAAAGCTTTTACTGAGAAAGCGTCGTCAAGCACCAAGGGAACCGGCGTGCTAAAGTCAAATTGAGGTTCGTTCATCGGTGTGATAGCCGCACCAGAAAGACGCCTGGACGTCTCTTCCATGAAGCTATCTGCTTTTACGCCAGCCAGCATGGATTGCATGACGTGCAGGGCTGCTGCCGCTGTCAGGGCGTGCTTGTCCGATATGCTACTGAGTACGGTACCGAAATCGTCACCTCTAAGTAGTTTATTTCTTATTGATCTGATTGACTTAAGTAGATTTTTTCTATTTTTTTGTTTAAGCTCTTCGGTAAGTTTTACCTCGTCTAAGCCAGAGCCTCCTAAAAGATGATTGATACCTTTTAAGATAGTCCTATTAATACCGGTACCTTTTTTTGCTGATTCAGACTGTTTTTCAAAGCTTTCAAGCATTCTTTTAAATACATCAAACTTTGCGTCATCACTAAATATGTCAACAACCCTGCTGTAAAATCTTTTTTCTTCTAAACGAATTGCAGCTGTCTGCAGGAATACAACGCCTGTTTTTACAATAGATTCACCTACCATCAAGTGAATCATTTCACCTGTCATGGATTCTTTTTGTTTTTCAGACATCGAGGGATCTATTTTTTTACCCCACATGGTAAACACGTCTTGATAGAATTCTCCGTAGGTACCAAGACTTAAGGATCCGCCTTCTTTTGTTCTATAGGTCAAGTCCTCGGATTTTAAAGACTCAATAGATTTGTTTATTCCGCCTGCAATGACATCAAAAAAGCCACCCTTTACACCTACAGTGACCATTTTTAGACCGCTGGACAAGATTCTCATAGATCCGCCTGCAGGTGAAAGAACCCTGTAGTTGAACTCTATTTCGAGCTTTCCACTGGCACCCATACTGGTCTGTATGTCCATGATTTCCAGTTTGTGCCCGGACATGTCATAGATAGGGTTTGGCATTGTGGAATCGGTTTTAACCCCCTCGGAGTTAAAGAATTCCAAAAGCTTTATGTTTCTTTGATCTATATCTATTGTAAGAAGTGGTTTTCCATCCTCTTGGGATACTCTTTCGTATTTTTTACTTTTTGGATCGTATAAAGTCCAGTTACCTTCTTTGTCCCGTTTCAGTCTTTGGTCAATAAATGATATTTCATCATTTGTAATCGAACCACCTACGCTACCTGTAAAGTAACTTTTTGTTTTTTTGATTTCTCGGGTAACATAGGCACCATTCATGACTTTTGAGTTCATGAAGGTAGATTCACCCATACCATTCATAAGTAGGATGTTAAATCTGTTTCCAAACCTTGCACGAGATTCTAAAACGTTTCCTGCTGAGTCCTTTTCAGGTCCTTTTATTTTTAGTTTTACTTTTTTAATATATTCTGCCGCACTACCCGTAACTGTAAGTAAACCAGTGTCAGAACCCAACATGTTCTGCTGACGCTGTGGTAGAGCATCTGGTTTAGCGGCGTTTAGAAAACCGTAGAGAGTTTCTGCAGTTGAATCGTAGTTAAACGCGTAAAGCTCGTTAAAACCTTCTGTTATAAAGATGTTTGCAGGAGCTTCGTGACTTAGACTCTGAGCAAGTACGGTGAACCTTAATTTTGATTTTTCTACTCGGGTTCCGTTTTCGAGTACACGTATAACTTCGCTGGGAGCATTTGCTTTGTGCTGTATTTTATTACCCATCAAATCTGTATCGTAATCAAATTCATCCAAGTAAAAGCTTCTATCGAGAGTGTGTGGGTCTACTTCAGGGTAATCAGAAAGATCCAAGAGAGAAGCAACTTTAGTATCCGGTGTTTTAAACCCAAATAACGCGGCTACCTTTCTAAGTATTCTTGAAACTAAACCAGACTCAGTCTTGTTAAGGCCCATCAGCCTTGCTTGCTCAAGTAAAACCTTTTTCTCGGTCTCAGATAAGCTCGTACCTTTTGATAGTTCTCTAACAGTCAAGCCAAAGATAAGTCTTTTGAAAGATCTTGCGTGAGAAGACTGGCCAAGGGGAAGACCTTCAAAGTTTTTAAAGGTTTCTCTGAAGCCTTCCTTCATAGATTTTTTTATCATTCTTGCAAACACAGTTTTATCTAAAATATGTTCGCTGTAGGATCCAGTAAGTTTTGCTGCCTCAGAGTTTAGCTGACTGTATGCAGAATCAATACCTGCAGCCACAACAGCTGCCGCGCTAAATTCTTGCACGGTAAGCGCTCCACGCATACCTGTAGAACCTGGCGCTTTTGGATCCATATTCACGCGCTGTTCTGGGTGCATACCCAGAACTGGGTCTATGATCTTGTACAGCTGCGGAATATACAGTCTTGTTGGCTCTCCAAGGTATTCAAATACGTCAAATGAGAGAGCGTTTGCAACGTAAAACCTTCCTTTACCCCTGACTCCCTTGATGTTTAAAGATATACTTACTCGTGTACCTTTTTGGTAAATTTCTCCATCACTACCCATGTGCTGAATTGCTGTAAAAGTAACTCGTTTCATCAGTTCTGGGCTCAGACGAAGCTTGAGCTCACGCATCAGTGTTTCTGATATTGCGTTGCTTTCTCTTACCAGTGATTTTCTGAGTACAGGTCTTACGGCCAAGGTCTGTAAGTAACCAAGTACGTTTTCTGCTTGCTTTTCTAAATACTTGGAAGCTTTTACAAAATGTTTTGAAGACAAGTATAGGCCTACGTCTTGTGATTCACCACCAAAACCTTGTCCAGACACGTTTGCGCTTCCGCTGATAATGTCTAGCTCACCGCTTTCTCCGTAGATCAAAGCTGTCTTAGCGTGGATGTGTTCGTGAGTTTCAATTATTTCTAGTCTGTCTTGATACTGTCTTTTCAAATCTTGTAGTGCTTTAAATGCACCAGACTCGAAGGCGTCTTGACTTCCACCAATGTTTTGATTTCTTATTCCTTTAAAGTTGCTAGATATAAGGATTGTAATTTTAGATTCTGTGCTAGCTCTTAGTTTTTGCTCTAGTGTGTGGTAAAAACCTTCCTGTGGATTATTTCCAGATATAGATCTACCTGTAGGTCTTCCCTCGCTATCAACGCCCATTCCTCGGTCTGTAATAACGTTCAGAGCAAAGAAAGCATTGACTTTTTTAGTCAAGTTTTCAGGGTTTACCCCATCTCCAAATCCTAGCGCCTGCCTTATTTTTTCATAAGTTTGAGGACCGGATAGAATATGCTCTGGATTGTAACCAAGTGGTTTTAGTCTGTCATTTCCTCTATTAAACAACCAACCAGCGTAATCTTTTGCTTCTTTGGTTATACGTTCAAATGCAGACTTTCTAAGTCCGTGGTTTTTAACCAACCCGTAGTCAATCAAGAACCCAAGCTCAAAGTTGTGCGGGTGTTTACTGACTAAATTTCTAGACTGGTCAATGATCTGGCCCAGAGCGCCTCGGGTCATGTTGAATGAACCAATCATGACTTTTCTGTTTTCCAAGGAGGACTCAAGGTCTACGCCTAAGAATTTGTAGTGTGCGTAACCGGCTTTTGCTACGCCCTCCATAACTTGTTTGTCAAATTCTACAGAAGTTCCACCCAGTAAGTTTCGGGCAATGACGTTGAAGAATCCGACTTCTTGGGGTGCCCCATCTCTTTTTTGAGGTGGGCTGAGCATGAGATTAACTTTTGTACCGAGCTCTTGTTGAAGTCTCAAAGCGTCAAGAAGAATCCCGTGTTCCATCTGGAACATACCGATTTGTACGGATTCTTTGGCTCCAACAATAGATCCAAGCATTGCTCGACCAATGTTGTAACCTGAAACAAGCCCTGGGCTGTAAGAGTCTTTTACAAGGTTTCTGTAAAAGTCCACCATGCCTCTGGCATCTAGCCCGAGCTCTGGTGCTCCTAATCTGTTTACCCGGCTCAGTTTTGAGTATTTGCTTGTTAAAAAAGACCTACCAAGCCTGTAGTCAAACGTGCCGTCATCTTTTAAGTCCTGCTGATCGTTGAATCTGCTAAAAAAGCTGGCTTTTACGAAATCTTGCGAAAACTTTGATAAATGTTTGATTACGCCAGCGTGAGTGCCTTTTATACCATCTTTAGAAAAATCATCTAAAAGTACGCTGAGGTTTTGAGGATCCCCATACAGATTTATAAGTTCTTCTGCAATAAATTTTAAGTTACCCTCTTGAGTAAGGGTCATGACATCATTAAAGATGTTTCCAGTATATTTGTCCTGGAGAAAGTCTTTTATAACTTGGATAGCTTCTAATTTTAATTTTGTAGACGAGTCTACAGCTTCAGCCGTATCCTCAGAGAAGACATCTGCCTCAGCGTATTCATCAAGGACAGCATTAAAAAGATTTACTAAAGTTGTTTCTATTTCTTCTTTATATCTAAAGTCTCTTGGATTTGAAAACCGATCCATCTTTACCTCGGTTTTGTAGAATTATCTATAAAAACATTTTACAACAATTATTTTTTAAATCTTCTATTTTCTACTAGACTTTTCTAAAATACTTAACTAGAATAAATTAGGTGCTATATTTTTCTAGACACCAAGTAAAAACAGGAGGAATCTCATGAATCTCAGCGCTCCAGTAGAACTACCTAGCGGTAGGATGATTGTTTTTAGAGAAGCAGGAAACTCAGACCGTCGCCTTCTTCAGGAAGGTTTTGGCGGTGAAGAGCTGAGCAAGCCAGGCCGCATGGAAGAAGCACTTGCTTACACCTGCTTGGTAAAAGATGGCGAATCTGATCTTGCCCAGCTTACTTGGCAGAAGAAGGCTGATCTCCTGAGCTACAAGGATGGTCAGTTCTATGAGCAACTTTTCATTCAAGCCAACACTATCAACAAGGATGAGTACGCTCAGGCAGAGAAGCTTGCAAAGACTCTTCTTGAGTCCGGCATCAAGCCTGTAGAGCTTCTCAGTGGGCGTAAGGTTATTTTCCGCGAGCCCCGTAACTCGGATCGTCGTGCGCTTCTTGAAGGCTTTGACGGCGAAGAGCTATCAAAGCGCGGTAAGCTTGAAGAAGCTCTTGCTTACCAGTGCCTTGAAAAGGTTGACAAGCAGGATCTTTCAAACTTCTCTTGGAGCAAGCGGTCAGACATGCTTACCCTCAAGGATGGTCAGTTTTATCAAGCACTATTCCTTGAGATGTTCTTCCTTGGTAAGCCTGAGATGCAGCAGGTCCAGCAGCTCTCAAAAAAGCTGTTCGGCAGCAGTATCGCCGTTTCCTGAACCTAGACATTGGCGCTCAGCTAGCCAGGTATGGAAACATTCAGCCATCAGAGTTCTACGCCATGTCAGATACAGAAGCAGAAGCCTGGGCAGAGTCCCTCTCTGCTCTGTCAGAAAGAGAACAAAAAGCAGCAGAGTCTTTAGCATTCATGCGTGGCGACTTTGATGGTAGATTTAATAGATAGATGCCCTGCCTAACCAAGAGGTAAAAATGGCCAGAAGAAGGCGAGAAACTGCAAATCCAGTACAAGCTGCAGCTGAAACAGCCAGTGCTGAATTAGAGCGTGATCGCCTTCCTCGCGGCAGCGCACGCCAGATAGGGAGTACGCTTTCTCGTGGCCCGGGAATGCTTACTCAGTACATGGCTCCCGCCAACTTCAGTCGTCTGATTGAGTATGAGCGGGCAGCCAAGACAGATGAGACCGTGGGTGCCGGTATCGAGTTCATGAAACTCTCCCTGATCGCCTCCGTCAGGGAATACCGGCACCCCGATGCTCAGATTCAAACTTTTGTCAGAAAAGCCATTGATGAAATGGAAGGGACTGTTGAGTACGCCATTGGTGAACTCACGGAATCCAGCCTCATCTTTGGTTACAGCGTTTCAGAGGTTCTCTGGAAGCTTGTAGAAGGCAAGATTCAAATTGATGAAATCATTAACTACCACCCTGCGTCTATTTTGATTGTCCCCAATGTTCACGGAAGATTGATTGACAAAGCTCCTCTGGATAATCCTTATTACACGCCTCCTGCTGGAATCACCCACTGCGGTATCTGGCAGATTGGGGTAGATGGAGCTACTTACAACCATCTGCCCAAGTCCAAGCTTTGTTTGACCGTACATAACAAGCGTTCAGGCATGTACACGGGCACCTCTGCTATTCAGAAGATCTACAAGAACTGGACCCTCAAGGATATCGTTCTTGAGATGTATAACGTTGCTCTCGACAGGTACGGCACTCCAATCACCTACGCGGTCGTTCCAGCCGGTGTAACTCCAGATAGTGTCCATGACCATACAACTGGAAAACTACGCAATATGACCATCAGAGAGGCCGCTGAAGCAGCTCTGGCAGAGATGCATCGAGGAACTGCTCTTGTTTTCCAGCGTCCTTCGATGCAAGACGATATCAAGATTGATACTCTGACAACTGGAAACAATTTTGGTACAGTATTCTTGGATGCAATTAATTATTACAACAGAGCAATATTCAGGGGATTACTTATTCCGCAGCTTCTACTAGAAGAAGGCTCAGCTGGACTAAGCAATCCTGGTCAGACTCACTGGAATGTTTTCAAGCTCATGATTCAAGCACTTGCAAAAGAAATCGTGGAGCCGTTCTGTGAACAGGTCATCGGTCAGATGATTCGCTTGAACTTTGACAATACAGATCCCGGCGAGTTTATCATTGAGCCCTTTGACCCAGCCACCAGTACGGTTCTGGCAAGTGTGTTTGATAAGCTGGTCAAAAATGGTTACCTCAACCCTGCAGACGAGCAGGATCTCAACGAAGTTCGAGAGATGTTTGGCTTGCCCTCCAAGACGCTCAAGCCCATCCTCAGTCAGGAAGACCAAAAGAAGATCCTTATGGCTCCTGTCAAGAAGGTTGATAACGACAAGATCAAGGCAGACGCTGCCATGGTCAGAGCAAAAGCTAGCGTAGAGTCTGTCAGTCAAAAAGATCGTGATCTGGAAGTCAAGAAACAAGATTTGGCTACCAAAGCAAAGATGCTCAAAGATAAGCAAAAAATGGATAGTGAAAAAGCTTCCCAGGATTTTAATATGAAAAACTCAGAAGCTCGCTATCGTCATCGGGAAAACATGGCTTCTATTGCCAAGGGCATTCAGCCGGGTGCTGCAAACCCTGCGCCGGGTCCTCAGCAAAATCAGGCTACGCCTAAGCCGCCAGTAAAGGAGTAAACCGTGGACTTTCTGCAGTTTATTAACCACATCCAGAAGAAAATTACAGGTAAAAACCGAGTCCACGGTATCGGCCAGGGACACAACTCCTCATTAAATAACGGTCCGGATGCGAATGGAACAGCTCCTCTTGGCTATTTCAATGCAGATATGGTTGACGGTCTTCACGCCCGAGGCGAGGGTGTAAATCTTAATAGTGCGTACATTCCAGTAGCAAACGGAAATGAACCAAATCCAAATTTAAATGCAGAAGCTCTTTTTAAGGTAGTCAGTAGTGAAAATCACTGGTTGAAGTTAGATACAACCACAAAAGGATCTATTTCAAGAATTAAAGACGATGAGCTAGTTTGGAACATTGCCCATTATGAGCCATTTACGCCTATTCCTCTAAAAGACGGCACTCAGCCCGGCACCGCTAGCGAAGCTAATTCGAATTCAGGCACTGTAAAAATTGAGCCTTCACATCCGGATAACCAAGCTATTTTTTATGGAAGCGCTCTTGGAATTAGAGGATGGGGCGCAGATAATGCACACACGAATAATCATAGTCAACGTGGAGCTATTTATGTAGGAGCAGTTCAAGCAGGTGGAATTGGTATATGGACCTCATCTAATACAAACGGTTATGTAGGCAGATTAATTAATCCAGACGGAACTATTGAAGGTAGCATTATTAGAGATGGATCTATTCCTACAAGTAAACTATTAGGTTACCTAGATAATCTAACAATAAGTGCGACTAATATTCTAGACGGCGCTGTAGATTATAGTAAGCTAGAACAAAATCTAAAAAATCATTACGATAGACTTGATAATTTATACTGGGCTAGTGTAGTGGTAGCTACACCTACTACTGATACAGACTACACGTATAGTTTTCCTGCGGCACCTGGCGGAAAAAAGCTTGTTATTCTTTCTTTATTGTTTATTGGCGGAAAAGCGGAGCTAGCTGGTCAATACTGGACCCCCGAGAGAAACGAAAGTGACGGGTACGCAGTTTTAGCTTCAAGCAGTGAAACTACACTAACTTTTGAAAGTGCTACTATAGGACAAAGCTCTGGATCAGGCGCTTCATATGTTCCTATGAACTTAAGAATTTCATACCTTTACACTTTTATACCGGCATAAATTAGGAGTATTTATGATTTCAGTAGTGTTTGGTGATTTGGAATCTGGATATATTACACAGGTTGAAGATCGATCAGATGATAACTTTCGCTCAGGAAATTATCTATACCTGGATGAAGGGTCTAAAGTTATAAACACTTACAACTACTATAAATTCTATCTTGCAAAGAATGAAAATGACGAAGTAATTTTACTTGAAAAAGAAGTTCTAGACATAAAACCAGATAAGCTTACAGCAAAAATTGATGAGGTTATTACAATTAAGAATAACAGCAAAGTAAAGCCTGTAAATATAAACATAAACAAGCAGAGTGTAGAGCTGTCTAAAGAGCTAAAGCTTAGTTTTTCAATTCCTGGAAGGTATAACGTATTTTTAGCTTCTACGCATGAAAACGCAAAAATATACATGGAAGAGTTTACTATAGAGGTTAAAGATGCCTAAAGAGTATTTTGAAAAAACAAAATCAGGTGTTTTAAAGTTTATATCTAAAAAACTTATATCAGAAGTAAAAAAAGAAACTGTATCAAAATTTGATGAGCTTCAAAATGAACAACTTAAAGCTTTGATGCTTCAGGTTGAGCAGATATCCAGTAAAATTGGTATCGATCTTCACCCCGCGTTTGAGGAAGCTCTGAAGCAAAGAAGTGCTATTATTGAAGAGCACCTGGAAAAGAAGGCTCAGGCTGAGCCAGACTAACCACCGTACCTGTTTCACTGGAGAAGCTGAATGTCGCCAAAGATTCAAAACTTCCCCTGGATTCCCGATCACCATAGCCAACTGGGCGGCGTAGGACAGCTTTCACACGAGCAGTTAGAGCAAGTTATCAATGCTCTAACTGCTCGTGTTGTGACGCTTGAAGATCAACTTCAGCAGACGAGAAATGTTCAAACCCAGAGGTTTTACGTTGAGAGTATGCCTGCTGGTGTGGTAGATATTGATCTGTCAGCTCAAGGTGTATCTTACGCTCCAGGAACAAACAGTATTGTTTTTTACGCAAATACAGTAAAGCAAGTTCCAGGGGAAGCTTATCTTGAAATTGACTCTACAACGATAAGATTAACGGATCCCACAGAGGGTGAAGAAACTTTCGAAATTTATGTCATACCTTTTCCCGCAAACTACACTTTGATTCCATAGTATAATGTTCCTTGTGTTATTTTTTTGTCAAAACCTAGACCAAAATTTGCCTCATAATAGAATTACTTCCAGCTAAAATCCATAGGAGAGCATTCACGGTGAATGCTCAGTTTAGTAACGTTCTATATGAGGGAGGTTAAACCTCATGGCTCTTAATCAGGCTTTTGCCTATAAGTCACTTCGCGCCCAAAGCGTGAAGGCTGCTCTTTTCAACAATGACGTCGTCGCTGCTGACGGCGCCATCGTTCTTGATCAGACTACCCGCGCTTTCCGTCTCAACCTCGCTGCCGACAAGGGTATCGAGATCCTCAGCAACTCACTCGGTATCAAGCTCGAATCAGCTGATGCTCTCGAGGTTGGCGCCAACGGTCTTGATCTCAAGGCTGAAATCGCTGGCGACCGCGAGTTCCTTGGCAAGGTAACTGCTGACACCCTCGAAACCGTTGGCGCTGCTACCGTCGGTGGCACCCTCACCGTTGTGGGCGACCTTGTTGTTCAGGGTTCTACCACCACTGTTGAGTCAACCGTTGTTGAAGTTGCTGACCGCCTCATCCACGTCAACCACGGCACTGGCGCTAACGATCCTGTTCCCGCTGGCCTCGCCGGTGTCTCCGTACACCGCGGTGCTATCAGCGGTTCTGACCGCGAGCACGCTGGTTTCGTCTGGGATGAAACCAATGCTCAGTTCATCGCTTCTTATCTTGCTGGCGATGTACTTGGTTCTGCTCTCCTCGACATCAAGGTCAAGGATGTTGACGCTGGCGCTGCTGAATTCAGCGGCAACGTTGACGTTGCTGGTACCTTCAACGCTGACGGCGCTGTCACCATGGGTTCAACCCTCGGTGTTGTCGGTAACGTTGATTTCGACGCTGAGCTCAACGTTGATGGCGACGCTAACTTCGGCGCTCTCCTCACCGTAGCCGGTGCTGCTGACCTCAACTCAACCCTCGATGTTGCCGGTAAGCTCACCCTCGAAGCTGGCGCTGACATCACTGGCGCCATCATGCTCATGGCTGGCGTAACCATCGACAACGCCGATGGCAACGCTGCTGCTATGATCTCCTTCGAGAAGGATGCTGCTGAACTCGGCTGGGGCGCCAAGAACCCTGCTGACGTTGCTCAGGCCCTTAACGACCTCGCTGACCTCATCGAGGCCGGCAGCGGCGCTCTCCAGGATGAAGTTGATGCTATCGAGCTCGCAGTTGGCCTTAACACCGACGGCACCTTTGCTGCTTTCTCTGGCAGCAACTACCTCGATGCCACCACTTCCATCAAGGATGCTGCTGAAGAGCTCGATGCTGTTGTCAAGACCCTTCGTGACGATCACGATGCTCTTGACGCTGCTCTTGACTCCTTCATCAACCTCATCGCCAGCGTAGCCGGTGCCGACAACGTCGGTATCTCTGACGCTCTCGCTGCTGAACTCGGTATCGCTTCCGGTTCTACCGCTGAAGATGCCCTTGCTGCTCTTGATCAGGCCATTGAAGACGAAGCTGCTGCTCGCAATGCCATGAAGATGCAGAAGTACCGCTATGAAATCACCGCTGGCGACATTTCCGCCAACGTTGATAAGGTACTTACCATTCCTCAGTATGTCATGGGCAGCGATGCCATCCTCGTGTTCGTTGACGGTATTGCCGAAGACGAGCCCGCTTTCTACACCGAGGTTTCCAGCACCACCATCAGCCTCAACAAGAATGATCTTGTTGAAGGTATGAAGATCATGGTTTGGATCGCTCCTTTCCAGGGCTAAGCTCTAGCTAGGTCGTAACCGGGGTGGGCAGGGCAACCTGCCCACCCTTTCTTATGTAGGATGAAGTCATGGGATTGAAACCAGTTACAAATAAATATGGGTTCGAACCTGGTGATATTCTTATAAAAGTAAAGCATAACTACAGAGAAAAGATTTTTAATTTTTTAACAGGACACAGCTTACCAGATATCAAAATAGTTTCACGTGTCAGAGCAGATGGTTGTATTTTTACTTATGAAGTACAGTTAGAGTCTATAAAAGAAGTTTTATTTCTAGCACCCGGAGAAATGTTTAATCCGGACGTTTATCAAGTCTGGAGAGTTGAAGTAGATCACTTTGATGTCAAGTTAGAAGCGCTTGACTTACTAAGAATATATATCGACCTTGGTTACAATTATTTTGAATCTGTAGCTGCACTTATAAAATTCAATAACAAAATTCCCAGACATGGGTTAGAATTTGATAATAAGATGATATTCAGTCATTTGATTAATTTGGTTTTCAGAGAAGCAGGTGTTGTCCTTCTTCCCGAAATTAAGAATTATCAGATGATGCCACACGATTTTCGTAAATCTGATTTTGTAAAAAACATTTATTAATTTAGAAATTTATTATATGATAAAAAAAGTTTCATCAGGAGAAGAAATGAATGGCCATCTTGTTCCTGAGTGCATCCTTCGGCCAATCCCAGACGGGACTCACAACCGTAGGATATACGATTAAAACCAAAACTGGTTCACAGTACCAGGCAAGATCCACTCAAGGCGTTGTAGAGCTCGGCAACGGTGTCTATGGTGCTGAGCTAACCCTCCCTGATAACAGTATTTTTATTGTTCTCTGGGACACCGGATCGGCTAACTTGAGAACAACTCACAGCTATGTGGACACCGAACTTCCCATCGATTTTACCCCTGTAATAAATAAAATTGATTTTACAACCAGAGAAGTTCAGGGCTTAAAAGATAAAAATATCAGGAAAATACCTAACGACCCTGAAGGTCCAACAAGAATTAACTTTGCAGTAAAAAAAGATTCTGCCACAAGCTGGTCTCCAGAAAACTTGCAAGAAGAGTACTACGTGGACATAGCCTTAAATGAATTTGGAGATGTGACGCAGTATGGCGGTTGATTTGATGGCCTTGTTTACTCGAGGCAAATGGTTCAATAAAAGAATCCACGGCGTGGAAATTCTTGCCCCTCTTGAAGTAGCCGTTCAACAGGAAACTTTTGAAGTTACAGTAGAATTTATATATGAGGGTGACTAGGCATGGTCACAATAGAAATAAAACAGTACAGAACTCTACCAACTATACGCTTTAGCCTTAAAGCAAACGGTACAACTTTTGACCTGACAAATAAAGTTTTAAATTTTGTAATTGGAAGAAAAGATACTGGAGAAATTCTTTTAAGGCGTGCATGCGTTGTTATTGGATCTCCAAGAGAAGGCCGATGCGAGTTTTATTGGCAACTTGGAGATACAGATTTTTCAGAGCTAAATCTGGATGCAGAGCTTGAGTTGATTCTTTCCGACGGAAGAACACAGACCATATCTGAGATGAAGGTAAACATCACTCCTAGCCTTGGAGGAGGGTAAATGGCTTCTGAGAAAAACCTATCTCCTGAAGAGGTAGAAGAGCTTTTAAAGCACGCTGAGTCTCAGCTTGAAGTGCTATCAAAAAAGATCAACGAGATGTTACCTAGAACCCGCAGAAAGCGATCAAAGAAGGTCAAGATTGAAGGACCTATACTTTCAGAGGATTTAGGTCTAGAAGGAGAGGGTTAAATGGATAGCCCCCCGTATAATGCTCTTCTCCAGATGGCGATAGAACACGGCAGGCAACTTGAGCGCGTTCTTCAATTGACTGAAAATCTTGAAGATCGCCAAGACGACATGAAAAATGCGCTTGATTATCTTTTGAAGACGATAAACGGAAACGGTGACGGAAGAGGTGGTTTAAAGACATGGGCTATTGTCCACGAAAATGAGCTACACGTCATCAAGAAAGAACTAGAAGATCTTAAGAAAAGCAATACAGATAACCACGACGTTATTCAGGTTGCCAAGTCTTTTTTCAACGAGAAGAGACAGTTTAATTTGAGCTGGAAACATCTTGTCACGTTTGGTTTGCTTCAGGCCTTGCTGCTCACTCTTGTAGAGCTTTCTGTTCAGCAAGTATGGGTAAATACAACCAAGCAAACCCAGCAGCTACATATTGCTCCAGGAGTAGGTGTTCAAATCCCCAAGCTGGGTGAAAAGTAGAGGAATGAAATGAGTTTGGATCACGCTTTACCGCTTATTCTTGGTGTTTTTAAAGCACTTGGAATTGATCCTGTAGAACTCACCGCAACTGTGCTGGTTTCTTTTTTTATTGGCTTTGTGGCAAGACCCTTGAAACGGCAGATTGATATTTTACAGGTTCAAGCAAGATCAAGCTCGAATCCTGTCATCAGTCAATCTGCTCCTGCTGTTCTTCAGAACCTGAGCAGTCAGCTTTCAGAGCTTAGCGAAGATAATCCTAACTTGAAGTCTGTTGCCTCTATCATTGCAAACGGTGTATTTGCCGCTGCAAGCAACAAAAAGGAAGCCAAGGCAATCAGTGCCAAGCTTCTCAATGAGCTTGAAAAAGAGCTTTCCAGGCAGCTTATAGCAGCAGGTAAAAGCGAGAAGCAAAGAATCAAAGAATTGGTACAGCCCGAGGAGCCTGTTGTTCCTCACATCCAGTTTGAAGAGTCTGTTGTTTCAGAACAAGAGCCCACAGATTTCAAACAAAAGTTTCCACTTAGTCAATTTATTGCTAGAATTTATAATAAGATGCTCAATAAGGGTGAGTAGAGCTTGCAAGGTTTCTACTTACAGCATAAAATTTTAGTAGCTGTAATTAAAGTTTTTTATTTTATTATTTTTACAAATACTATTTTATCTGCTAGAGTTATATTAAGTGTTCAAAGTTAAAGGTCTTGTTTACTGAAAGTTGTGAGTGATAGTGGACTCGTATAATATTACATTAGCGAATACACTACAAATTCCAATAGCAAAGCTGGGCGCCTGGGAGCACCCAGTGTACAAGTACGTTGTTTTTACCCAAGATGACTTTAATGAGATCAAAAGAAACTTTTCTAACAATGAAGCTGGATTTGAGCCCTATCTTAGATATGGCCACTCTCGTTATCCTGGTGCTACTGATGGCGAACCTGCCACTGCTTTTTTAAAGAATATTGTTCAAGAAGGCGAAATTCTTTACGGGCAGTTCGAAGCAGTTGATCCCACAGTTGTAAAAGAAATTAGAGAAGGCAAGTATCGTTATTCCAGTGCAGAGCTTACCCGCAATGCACACTCCAAGCAAATTGGTCGAGGCAACATTGGTACTTTGTTGACCGCTGTTGCTTTGACCAATGCGCCTTTTGTTCCGGGGCTTCCTCAGAATCAAGTACTAAGTGAGAATCCTGAGGATATTCATTTCTTTGTCTTAAATCAAAGGGAGCATGACATGTCTCAGGAAGAAACTACATCAGTTCTCCAGAAGCTTTCAACAGGAATTGATAAGCTTCTAAATTTCTTCTCGATTGCCAAGGAGGAGCAGGAGCAGCAGCTGACTGCCTCCCCTATGTCAAAGAGTATGGTTTACAACAACGGAGTACCCATGAAGAAAGAAGAAGCTTACGCCATGAAGGCAGATATGCCTGAAGAGGAAGAGATGTCTTCAAAAGCCGACATGGAGAAGATGTCTGCAAAAGCCGGCATGGCAGAAGAGAAGATGGCTTCTGATGCCATGTGCCCAGACTGCGAAAAGCCCATGAGCGAATGTGGCTGCAAGTCAGAGGGCAAGTATACCGCAAGTGCTGCTGCACCTAGCGCACTTTACAAGAACGGTCAGCGTGTCAAGGGCGAAGACCTTGGCAATCTTTCTGCTAACCAGGTTCAGATGGCCATGTCCAATGAAAATGGTGGAGAAACCCGTCAGTTCCGAGCAATGCCTCCGCTTCAACCCGCAGGTTCTGTTGCTCACGTCGCTTTTTTAAGTCAGGGCTCTGAGCCCCGTTCAGCTGCTCCTTCAGAACAGCTGAGTTCCCATGCTGCAGGGGTGGAGACCCCCTCGGCAGTAAAGACCCAAGAGGAGGGTACATCGATGCCAGAAATGAATGAACAGCTCCTGGCTCGCATGGCCGAGCTTGAGCAAAAGTTCAGTCAGACGGTCTCCGCACTTGAAGCGGAGAAGGCAGGTCTTCAGTCAAAGCTTGACGAGACCCGCGTCAAGCTTGATTCAGCCACCGAGCAGCTTTCAAACATGGCTGCTGAGGTTGCTGTTTCAGCTACGGAAGCTGCTGAACTCAAGCTTAGTCAGAAGGCTGAAGCACTCAAGGCAGAGGGCGTGCCCCCTGTTCTTGTGGACGAAGCCCTTGCAGCCATCAAGACTGCTGGTGTGAACCAGAAGCTCTCGATGAACGGTAACGAAGCCGCTCTTGCAGATGTCGTACTCGACCTGCTTGCCAAGCTTCCCGCCGAAAATCGTGTCAACTTTGCTCAGGTCGGCAACAAGCAGGTTTTGAGCAGCGGCGACGTAAGCAGCAACTCGTTTGCTTACGAAACCATTCTTAAGGAGCGCATGGGCCAGTAGGCTGAGCCCAGTAAAAGGAGAGTAACCGTATGCCAGCGCCTTTTGCTAATGACTGGTCTCAGGCAGGCTCAGTCGATATTCTAGCTCTGGGTGGTACCCAGTTAACCATGCTCGCAAAGAAGTTCGAGCAGTTTTCTGGTGATCCTCTTGCCCAGTTTTTCCCTGCTCAGTACACGATGGATCGCACCATCGTAATTGAGCGCGTTACCATGGATCTCGGGTTTGCACCTATTGTTGAGCCCGGTCGTCCAGACGCCCTCCAGCCCTCGACCCGCGTCGAGCGCATGTCTGTCTACCCGGTGTACATCCGTGAGTCAGACTTCCTCCCTCAAGATGTCATCAACAACCTGCGTGAGCCTGGTAGCATGAACGAAGCCAACGGTATGCGTATCGTGGCCGACCGCATGCAGCAGCTTGTTGCTCGTCAGAACATGCTCTGGACCATGCTTCGCGCCCAGTGCCTTCTCGGTAGCATTAACTACACCGACCCTCGCACCGGCATGAAGATTAACGTTAACACTGGTATTCCTTCACAGAATCTGGTTACCGTCGGTACAACTCCCGGTTTCCAGGCTGGCGATGGCTCCAAGGTTTGGACCGATGACGATGCCAATCCCATTGTTGACATCATCAAGATGCGTCGCCGCATGATGAACCTTGCCAAGACCCCTCCTACCAGCATCATCATGACCTCTGACCTCAAGGCCATGCTCGAGAGCCATCCCAAGATTCGCGCCTACCTCGAAGGCAGCGGTGCTGGCAACGTCACCGGTCACGTCACCTGGGAGAACGGCGAAATCAAGGCCATTGCTGGTCTTGAAGTTCTCACCTTCGACATGATCGTTGATGACGGCCTCATCACCGGCACCGGTGGCGCTCTCAGCGGTTCAGTCGGTCGCCACAAGATCTGGCCCCAGCACAAGATTGCTGTTGTGGCCAAGAATCACCAGATGCAGTCCGGCCTTAGCATTGGCCGTACTGTATTTGCTCCTGGCGAAGCACCAGATGGTAAGCCTGGTCTCTGGAGCCGTTCTGGCCCCGACACCACGCCTCCTCAGGCTCCTGGGCGCTCTGTCCAGATTGGTAACTGCGGCCTTCCCTACGTCATGTATCCCGATTGGATTGGTATCATGACCGTAGCCGCCAGCGCTGCTGCAGTTGAGAACAAGATCGGTGGCCCTACCATTATTGCCTAACTTGGTTTAGGAGTTGAGGCGGGGGAAGGAAACTTCCCCCAACTTAAAAGGAGTATTTAAATCATGGGATTTAATGAAGCTTGGGGGGCTCTCGATTCTCGCTTTGCAGAGCCCGGTATTGTTGAAGGCGTTCTTGCCTACAAGAAGGCTGCCGGTAAGGTTGCTGTATCCAAGGGCATTGTTCGCCTGAAGGAAGCTATTGGCAACTTTCACGTTCGTTCACTTGATTTTGTTCTTGGTGATCTTGTTGCCAACACGGATGCTGAGCTTGATGTTTCAGGTCTTGCTGATGGTCACTATCACCTCTATGCTCACCCTGTTCTTACTGGTGAACTTACCACCGGTGTTGAGCTGAAGGTCGGTGGTCTTGTTGCCGCCGCTGGTGTGGCCATGGATGTTGCTCGCGACGCTGAGGATGTGGTTGCCGCTGGCGTTCCTGAGGCTGGTGTAGCCGCAGGTGCTTTCAAGATGGCTGCAGCTGTTCCTGATAGCGATTTTTACAAGGGTCGTTCACTCAAGCTTGCAACTCTCAAGGTTGTAGGCGGTGTGTTGACTGCTGTTGATCCTATCCGCGCCCACCGCGTTCGATAGTTCGCAAGCAAGGAGCTTTTTATGACGTTTGTTTTATTGACACGACATGCTCACCACAATGCTGATCTTGGTCAGCACTTGATGGTTGGCGATCTTGTTTCTGTTGAAGACGCAGTACTCGCTGAAAAGCTCCTTGCTATGCGCGGTGGCATTGCGTACGCTCACTCAAATTTCCAGGCTTTTTCTGGATCGGGCTTTCCTCACTTTAGCCCTGTAAACTTTTCTCTTGAGACTCTTGCTCTTGAACTGTCAAAGCTTCAAGTTGAAGCCAAGGTAGTGTCAAAGTCAGCGCCCAAGGAAGAGCCCGTAGTTGCTGAAGAAGAGGCAGCTGCTGAAGAATCTGTTTCTTCCGAGGCTGCTCCAGCAAAGCCTCGCGCCAGAAAGCAGTAAAACTATGACGACCAGCCGGGCCTCTGCCGAAAGGCATGCTATCTCTCGGCTGGTCTTTTATTCAGGTAGGTAACCATGGAATTTACAGATGCCACTACAATATCGATGGTTAAAAACCTGAACGTCATTCTTTCAAATGTAGGGGATGACTCTGTTCTCCCATATATTACAAATCATGCTTTTCCAAGAGTAAAGTTCAGACTTTTAACTGCCACTGATACTCTTGGAAGAAATGTTTTTTACGGTAAGATTACAGATCTTTCTAACCCTGGTGTTCAAAGAGCTGCAGAAATTTTACTTGAGCAGGTTCTTTCTGTAGACGTCGTTACAACAGGTATCAGGCAAATTGTTGCAAAGCTAGCCTGTGCCATGATGACCTCTCAGCTGGCTGCTCAGATCGATGCTCAGCGCGATTACGCCAAGCTTCTTGAAAAGCAAGCTCTTGATGATCTTGAAAACTTCATCAGAAGTCCTGTTTTAGGCGGCGTTGTTAGTGCTATTCAAGCTACGGTAATTGATAGCCACCTTGATGACAAAACTTTAGCAATGGCTTTGGATATAGATTTAAATAAAGTTGACCCAGTAAAATCAACTGCAGAAACAGTAACAGGCGCGACTCAAGCTGGAAATCTTTTTGTTTACATTGACGGTGAAAAGCTTAATATCCCCGTTTCAATAGGGGATAGTCCCTCTACAATTATGAGAAAGCTTTCTCTGCTCACGGTTCAAAGCTATGGATCTCGAGTTGCTTGGATCAGCCCTTCCGATCAAAGTGCTAATGACAGTAATAGAACAAGATCAGCTACAGAAGTCATAACTATAGATAAGTTAAAGCCTGCCCAGTCTTTATCTAAATCTATCGTTCACAACAGTAAAGATATTACTGTAAATTTCACAGCTTCTGTTGTTGAGTCTGAGTTTCAACCAAGAAACTCTTCATCAAGGCCGGTTTCTTTTATTGGAGCATCTTTAGTTCACTTGGATGGGACTACTCTGAAACCTGGCGTAGCTGGGCTTCTGTTTGGTTATGGTCCTAACTATCTTGATCTTTCATCAGATGCCAATCCAACTATATTTGCTAACATTAAAAACTGTTCTTTTAATTTACCAATAACCACCAATGGATGTCACATGTCAACAGATTTGTTGGCTTTCAAGCTTGCTTCTGGTCGAGCCTCTTTGAGTAATAAAAAAGACGGAAGCAGTGTTGTTAACAGTAACGTTTTAAAATACAAAATTTATCTTGGATCTGCATCAAAAGGTGAGTTTACAGTCGTAGTTCAAGAGGGCTGGACTGCTTTAAACTTGGTAGAAAACGTTGCAAAGAATATCGGAGAAGTTACCAGAAGAAGTCCTTTGAACAACGTTCTTGCTTCTGTTATACCTACTCTAAAGGTGTTTGTAGGCCCAGAAAAGACAGAAGTTTATACACCCGCGCTTGATTTTGTCGGGTACACTTCCGATGCCGAGACTGAAGTTACATTTCTATTTGAAATAACTGAAATGCCTGATGGTCTTGAAAGTGCAGTTGTTCAGAAGGATTTGAGACTAACCCAAGCATTTGCTAACTTTAACACCTCAAAGGACTCGGTACTTATATCTGGAATTGCCCTAGAAAGGCTAGAAACAGTTCACCTTGAGTCTTCTACACTTGGGGGCGCAAGTGCCGTGCAAGGCAATCCTTCTACCCAGATGAAAGATGGTCTAAACAAGATCAAGCGCATGCTGGATACGGGTATGTAGTATGATTCGTCAATTTGGCGTACCCACCACAATAGATGACATCATTGAAACGACCATTGTTCAGCTTGCAAAGCATGAGCTACTAAACGGCGGAGCGGGTATTAACTACAACGGAGCTCCGCTTAAGGTAAAGAAGTACAGAAACTTTAATGGGGTTGAACTAAAAGAGTCGGGCCTTACTTTATCTGTTTACCCGTTTAACTATGAAGGAACAAGTAGGCCAACTCCTGAATCTACCAATACTTCTATAAGTTTTAAGCCTTATGGTCTCATGGGTTCTGACCCTACAAAGCCAAGAAATGCTATAGATACTGCAACTGCAAATATTAAAATAAGACTCGATTTTTTGTCTTACAGCCTGAGAACTTTACCGCAAAGCTCAACAATTATAGGTGACCCATCCAATGTTTTTGGAACAACAACCTCTGTGCAGTCGTTTGAAACAAACGATGCTGAAAGTATGCTTAGAAAGTATGTTGAATATGTAAGACTAATTCTTTCTACTGATTTATTTAATCTTAACGGGTGGGTAAAAAGTTCTTTTGTAACTTGGTGTAATTTTCCTACGACAAACTGGGATGCGGGAAGTAGCCTGATTATTCACACTGCAGAGTTGATGTGGCAGGTTCACTACTACCCATTAAGAGAATGGCGAGTGGATCAGGGGGTTCGTGGTAAAGACCCCATTATTGGATCGCTACAGGCTGACGGAGCTCCTGTTTTTTACCTTGAAAAACATGATGTTTTGGTTACGGGCTATGGAGTTGTTATTTTAAATACTCCTTCCGGAGTTTCTGTAACTTGGGATAAAACAACCAACAGGCTAGTTGACCCTAAAACAAGGGAACCTCTTTCAGTAGATGCACTTAAAGATAAAAACTCTGACAGAGCATTTATTAGATTAGATATTTTACCTATTGGAATACTACAAAATGGAAATATTCCAGTATACTTTAATAAGACATCTAGTAGTATAATTAAGTATGACGGGACTGTTATTAATAAAATTCCTGGTCCGGGGGCTAAGTTGACAAATAAGCTATTAGACACAAGTGATACATCCAGCTGGATACCTGTTGCTTGGAATAGTTCTATGTCAAAACTTGTTTACGGGGTAGGACATCCAAATGCTGGTTCCGTTGTAAAAAATATTGACTTGGTTGATCCAAGTAATGGTAATTTATATATTATTACGGATCACTACATTTCTTTTGGATCTTCTAATATTAGGGAGTTTGCAGTGTTCAAGTAGGGGGCTACTCGCTACCCTAATGCTAGGAGGAAAACGGTATGGCAGACCCTTTGGTTTTTCCAAATATTTCTTTTGAAGAAATTGATCAAACACCAAGGCAACTTTCGCCAGCAACCACTAACAGAATTGGTGTTGTTGGAAGGTTTTTAAAGGGGCCTCGTAACGTATTTCAACTTATTGATGCCGCCAGTCTTGCTAAAAAGTACGGCAAAACTGGAAGGGAGTTTAGCGGCAGCGGATCTGGTTCTATTGCTATTCAAACAGCTGCTGACCAAGGCGCTAACGACTTTGGTGTTGTTCGAGTTATGGGCTCGGGCCTAAACTCCGGAGCTTATTTGAAATTTGACGTTGAAAACACAAACGTCATTGGAGTAAGCGAGACTGTAACTGTTTACTCAACCGCTTTCAAGATTCCTTTTGTAGGTAACGGTGTAGACAAGTCTATTGACGTTGCAAACGATTTTGCAGCTGTCATGAGAAAAGGTCTATTTGACTTTAGCGATGTAAGCACCGATGGAAACATTGTAACAATTCGTACCTCTAATCCAAATGCCTTGAACATGCCTATCAGGTTTGCAATGAGAACCTACAATATAGATCCACAGAACCCAGGAAATGACTCTGCACAGAGTAATACAAAAATCTCAATCAGGTATGCTGAGCAGGCTTCTTTACTTAGAGTAGATGCTGGAGGTACTATAGCACTTGCTGCGGATACTTCATTAAGTTCAGAAATTCGTCTTATAAACGGATCTATTTCTCTCAGGTTTGATGTAACTGCTACTGCAAACAGCTCTGCAAGAATTCATGTTTTACTTGGAGCTGATGCGATCACTCAAAAGAACATCACTGATGCACCAAAGCTTGTAGAAGCTCTTATTGCAAATGCAAATGCCAGACATCTTGGATTTAGCTTACAGCCGCTCACGCTTGATCCAGAAGCTCTCCTTATTCGTACGGGTATTGAAGATGCCCTTGAAGGAGACAGCAGTAAATTTCTTGTTACAAGAGTGTCTAACGAAGACTCCACTCCTGTAGATACAAACTTGGTCATGCAAACAAAAATCGACTCCCCTGGAGTTGATTTTGAAGCCTTGAACGCAGGCGCTATTTCCAAGCTGGGTGGAGCTATTCAAGGACCTAAAAGAGCTTTTGAAACTGTAAGGCTTTTCAAGTTTATTCGATCTGAAATTACTGCAACTGTAGCCAAAGAAGGGGTTGACGCTGACAAGAAAACAAAGATAAGCCTAACAGGTGGAGAAATTGCTCTTGGTGACAGTGGCAATCTTTCTTTAGGCAATCTAGATATTGTTGTAAGTAATGAAGAAGATAAAATTATTTATGCTTACAAGGATAACTCAGGAACCCTAAAACTAAGCATGGGTGCTACAACTTACAGGGTCAGAGAAGGAGAAATCAAGCTAGGAACCTATACAAAAGGTGTTCCTGGTGTATTTACTCCAGCTCCTGTAGTCAACGGCGATGTTCTCATGATTGAGGCAAACGCTGAGGGTGCTTGGGGTAATAATATCCAAGCTAACGTAAGCTATGGAACAGATGGAAACATTACTGTTGTACTATCCTACTCGGATAACTACTCAGACAATCAAATTTCTGAGCCCTATTCTTTTAAACTTACCGATGACGGTGTACTTGATGATGGTCAGTATCCCATGGTTGTTGCTACAAAGAATTCGGATATTGCCAGGATCTTTTATGTTGGTAAGACCCCCGAAAACAAGTCCGCTTCAATTGCTACATTTAATGGAAGGCTAACCAGAGGGTACGACGGTCCAGATCCCTCGATAGAAGACTGGGTAAAGGCCATCAAGGTACTTGGTCAGAATCAAGCAAACATCATTATTGCATCAGGAAACTCAAATCCACGCGTGCGTAGTGAACTTATTGCTCAAGCTGAAAGCTCAGACGAAGTCACCGGCTTACGTATTGCAGTTCTTTCAGCTGATAGAAGGCTTTCAGTACCGGCTGCAAGAGAGCTTACACAAAACTTGGATAGCAAGTACGCCGTCATGGTTGCGGGGCACTGCTCTTACAGCAAGAGAAACGATCTTGCTCCTTTAAGCGTGCCGCCCGATGGTTTTTACGCAGGTCACTTGGCTATGACTCCTTTTCAGATATCGCCAGCAGCACGAAGCAGCTCACCTGCTTTTATAGGAGTTTCTGCCGTAGACGTTCAGAATCCTGGAACACTTTCATACAATGAGTTTACAAAAGCTAGAGTAGAAATGATTATTCCAGATCAAGTAACTGGTGTTTTCCACTGCTTGAATGGACTCAGCCTTTCCAAGGAAACCAGCTGGAAGTGGATTTCTCTTCGCAGGACTTACAACTACATCAGATCAAACGCATTTGCAAGATTGCAGTTTGCAAAGTCAGAGCCTAACAACTCTGCTCTAAGAGAAAATATCAAACTGTCTCTCAGAAATCTGCTTTATCTCATGAAGTCTGCAGGAGAAATTGAAAACTTCTCAGACATCAAGGTAGACGACGAAAATAATCCTCCAGCTCAGGCAGCTGCTGGCATTCTTCGTGTAGATATCTTCTTTACACCTGTTTATCCAGCTGACTTTATCAAGGTTGGTTTACACAGGTCTGTTGTTCCTGTTTCCCTTACAGTTGCTACTGGAACAGTTTAGTTTGGTAAGTAAAGGAGATATTTAAAATGCCATTTAATGCAAACATGACAGATCCCATTCAGGGGTTTGATGTCGATGTAACTGTGTTTAGCTATAACTCTTCTTCTGGGGCAAGTCAGCAGGTTTTAGTTGGTCGTTTTACTTCTATCCTTGTTCGTGTAGTAAACGTCACTGAAACCTACTTGGAACTAAACCAGAGAATGCCTCGTCACCTTGACGGTGAAATTAACATCGTCTGGCAGATGGAACGCGGAATGCTTAATACCGGTGTCCTTGAAGAAACTTTTGGATTCTTCAGCGGAGACCAGATTGGTAGAAACGAAGTCTCAAGAATCAAACGAGCAGCAAGATTCTCAATTGACTTCCGTGTCCAGACTGGACAGGAAGACTTCGTAGACCAGCAGATGAAGAGCTGGAATGGTCAAATCAAGTACTTAAACGAAAAAAGTGGAAACGCAAAGAAAACCTACAGACTTCACCTTTGCAAAACAGACACCATGAGCTTCGGTGCTACCTCAGGTCGTAACATTGTCGCTAATCAGTGGCAAGGTACCGCTGAAGGTATTGAATTAATGAACTCCTAGTTTATTTAATTAAAGTCGGGGGCTTGATTAATCAAGCCCCCGAATTTATACTTATATTTATAGAATAAAATAGATTTTAATTTGAGGGCGCAATGGGCTGGGAAAATTACTCTTACAAGTACACACTTGACTCAAATGGAAATACACTTTCCAGTTCGGCAAAAGTTCCTGTTTGCGTAGCAGTCTGTACTCAAGAAGAGTACACGGTTTACAACGTTGAAAACCCAGACAAACCCATTGTTCTTGGAAATTGGCAAACTATATACCATAACTTTACAGACTGGAAAATCGTTAGCTCCAGAGTACAGCTAGTAAGGTACTACGCTGCTTCTACTGCAAAGATTACTCTTGCTACGGATATTCTTGACCTTAACGGAATAATACCTCCTCCTGGCCTTAGTTACAGTTCAAAAGTACCTGAATTAAACGCTAGTAATTACGACCCTGAACATGTCGTTACTTGGGGCTCTAACTCAACATATAAAGAAAAAAGTTACGAGCTAAGGCCTGAAATGAAGATAGAAATCTTCATGGGTTACATAAACAAGTTTGAATCAGTAGAAAAATACATAACTAAATCTGCAGACAATAAATTTGTTTTAAACCCTAAGGTTTTTAGCAAGGTATTCAACGGTATTATTGATTCCGTTGAACTTAAACTAGGCAGGGGTGAAAATCCTCAAGACGGCATTACTTGCACGGTTATTGCAAGGGATCATTTGAGATTTTTGATTGATAACAAATTTTTTGGATCTTTAAAAGTTCCAAAAGCCAACCTTGCATCGACAAGTGGTGTAAGTAGAAATGAAATTATGAGAGCTTTGATTGTTCAAGGCTCTGCGGGGGCATGCACACCAGGAGACACAACTTTATTGTTTCATCCCTCTGGGAGACCTCCCATGAAGCTCTCAGGCCTCATGGAGAAGGACATACAGGGCTCTAAAAACGGTCTCTCTGTCTTGGGGGGTGTAGGTGTGCCTTTTTCAATTGCTGACCAGTTTCCTGTGGATGCACTCAGGTGGTTTTCTCTTGTAGAAACAATACCTAGAGAGCTTTATTGCGATATTGAAAGTGGCAAGATTGCTTGGACTATACGAAGCTTAGGGGAAGCTTACAAAACACAACCAGACGGTAACCTGTTTGGAGAACTTGAGACTTTTCAAGAAAGCGTAAATATTGATGACGGAACACTTCCAGAAGATATAATTTATAATCAAATATCACAAATTTCAAGACCAAACGTAAGTTTTGACCTTACTGACGCTACGTCGTTGTATTCTGGTATATTGGGGTCTTACAGCGGTAGTGAGCTTCCAGCTGGCTATGAACACTGGTTTTTTGGATTCTTGCAAGAAATCAGTGATAACTTTGATGTTTTTAAAGGCTCCTCCCTAGCAAATGTAGGTTATATACTTACTTCAGGTCCTGGAAATCCAATATATAGTTCTAATAATAATGGAAATCAATCTTTTATTAAAGGTGAGTCTGGATTTACTGAAATAGATTTAACCAAACAAGATGACCCATTAGAAGCTGTTGGTCAAACCGCACTACGGCCAATTGACTATTCCAACTACACTATAGCTGAACCTTCTACACTTATTCCAAGACCAGTATTTTTGTATGTAAGAGAATCTGCAAAAAAACTTAAAAAGTTATATGAAACTTCGTGGCAGGAAGAACTTAGTTCTTTATCTACCCTTGTAAGTCAAGATATAGTAACGATAAGAGAAGCATTGAGAATAGCTATAAAAGCATACAAAGATGCTAGCCCAAAAGCTCTAAGTTTGGCCTTAAGTTCTTCTACGGCAGAGGATAAGTTAACTTATGAAAAATATGAAAAATTCTTGAAAGATAATCCTGCCCCTGAACCAGGTGAAACTAGAATAAACATGACAAATGTGCAGTCTTACGCGGCTGCTTTTTACCGTCCTTTAAAACTAAAAAGTTCTGCAAAAACAGATGGAAGGGATGCTCTATTTTCATCTCCTAACACCAATGAAGTAGAAAGAGATGAACCTATTTCTTTTTCTGAACTACCCGTTGGTATAAATATACTAAGGGGAGAATCAGATCCTTGGGTTTACACCTATAAAAGGCAAGCAAAAAATAAAAGTGGGGCGACTATCCAGCCAAATATCATATCTGCTCACGCAAGCTGGATGACTTTAGGTATGATTACCAAATTTACACTTTTAAATCCTAGTGCAACAAAAGGATCTGGCGGTGTAGGTGTAAGGGTATCTCACAGTCTCAGGGGTAATCCTTTTGGTGCCCTTGGAACAATTAAAGAGGTTAACAAGCAGAATCTTGTAAGCATATGGAAAAACACAGATGGCATTATTGATGCTGGAGAAGTTGTAGATCCTGCTGATGCAGCAGCTCTTAACAGGGCTACATTTGATTTTTCAAGTAGAGACATAAATTTAAGAAATTATAATTTAAGTACCTCTATGGCTGATATCAATGGACCTCTTAAATTTTTGTCTAAAATTAGATATCCAGTTAGACATAGATATTTCTGGGATGAAACCGGCGACAGCAAGACAACAGATGTTGTAGCCGATCTTATACTAAATGCAATGATGAGCATCTACTCCAGAGATGTTCACTCGGTGGATTTATTGGTGCCGTTAAATCCAGATATAAGACCTGGGCATGTTCTTGAAACGCATAACCTTGGTTACTTTAATGGGGATCAATTTAGAATTGAAGGCGTAATTCACATGTTTGCGTCTGGGGGCGTTCAAAACGGCTGTACTACTATGCTTGTTGGAGTAAGTAAAGAAGGCTCTCAAGACCCCGTAAAAGCAAGAAAACTTTTAGTAGAAGTTATAAAGCTTCAAAATTTAAAATTAGCAGATGCACTCAAATTACCAACAGACTCTTCCCAAGTTCAAAAAGATGCAGAACAAATTTCAAGCACTACTCGAGGCCAAGTTGCTGCTAATGCTTGTAGAAGTTTGGATTTTAGGCCCTTAAGAAATATAAATGCAAACTTGTTTGCTACTTTAGTGGATAGAATAAGTGCCTACTACCCACGTCATGTAGATCAATGTCCAGTTACAACTCAATTTTTAAGATACTACGGACAAAATACAGATAATACCATTGTAAATCTTACTGAAAATTTATTTAATAACACGTATGGTTTAGCTGGACGAGTATTTGGTTTAGAAGACGCTGGAGTAGAAGAAAACATTAATGTTAGAGACGCTTACAGAAAGCATTTGTATAGTTATTGTTTTAATTGGCTGGCTTCTACTGGCGGAGAAATTACTTCATACGACGACTATCAAGAATCAAATATAAACTGGGACGAAAACTACGGAGTAAACTACGAAGAATCCAAAAAGCAATTTACTGTATTTTTAAGAAGGTTTGCTGACTGCTTGAATGAACTAAGAAATTTTATAGATAATCAAAACGATCTTACAGAAGTTAATGCATTTATAAATCAGGTTTCCTCAGGTTTATATCCAGATGAGTTCTTTAGAGCAATACATCAAAGTGGTGATTTTAATAACTTTATTGAAACTAACAAACCAATCATAAAATTTAGAGCTGAAGCTAGGATATGTCCGCAGTCTATAGGTTTAATGCAAACGAGATTTAATGAAATTACACGAACTGGAATTGATTACACTTTAGCACTTCTTGGGGTACCCCTTGCTAGTCAAGCAGATACACATGAACTTAGAAGTTCTGCTGAAATGATACAAAATATTAAAGATCATCTAGAAAGTATAATGCAGTATAATTATAATTCTAGCCAATCGTATTTTATGGGGTCTAGAGCTCGAGTTCAGTTTTCGTACACAAGACAATTTCAAGTAGCTCACTATTTAATTGAAAATCCCTCATACTTTAGAAAAACACCGTATTACACGGCTAATCAAAGACTTAGTCTAGAGCTTGCTTACTCATATTGTGTAAATGCTCATACTTATTTTCCAACTAGGTTGGATGAAGTAAACTCACGTCTTCCGGCTGACAGCCGAGTCAGGTCACAGAACAATGAAAGAATGGAACAAGTTTTAGCCTACTTGAGAAGACAAATGGCAGCGTATGCCAGTCAAATTAATGCAAACAGAGTAGGCGCCAAATTTGGGATTGTTGATTAATGTTAAACTCGGGATTTCATGGTGGAATAAAACAAGAGCAGCTGCAAGCTACGCTTAGTCGGCACCACGACCCGTCTACGTATGATGGGTTTATTGTGGAAGTAGACGCTCACAAGCAAAAAGCAATTGTAGCAGTTGCTGGGGCAGAGCCTTCGGGCAGTGAAAACACAAACATTGTTCAGGTTGTAACGGCACCCGGTAAAGAATTTGTCCAAAGATTTAAAACCAGTGTTGGATCTAACTTTACGCTGTACTCTGCAAAACTTTTACAGTCTTCTGCAGGTTCTACGTTCATACCTGTTACTGGAACCCCTGTTACAGTAATTCTTTCAAAGGGGTTTACTGAGTCAAAAATTATAAGTTACAACACGATAAACAACTCGGGATCAAATGAAGATAAATCTGTAATTTACATAGAAAATAAACCAGATCAACCCGCTAGAATAGCGTTCTTGACAGGAGCAAGCAACGAAATAAATTTCACAGGTTCCGAGAGTTTTCCAGGTTACAAGTTTGCTCCTGTTAGCCAGAATCCCCGCGGCGCTCATATTTTCTCTACAACTCACGATAAATACCGACTACTGCTAGACAACGTTTCAAATATCACCCCAGAGCTCATTAAAGAGGCCCAAAAAGTCAGTAACCCTGCAGGGTATGGCATATGGGTAAACGACGGCGAATCGGGCAATCTAGCCACGTTTGGTGACGAGGTACACAACCTCGCTAAAGATGTTTCATCATCTTCGATGGGCTCAAATGAGCCGCAGATAAAGTCTTTGAAGAAAGTTACAAAAAAGCTAGCAGAACAAAACAAAGTAAGTGTTAAAGAGCCCTCTGTAAAAGTAGTTCATGGGATAGTTTCAAACTCAGTATCTGCAAGTACAGAAAGTGGAGTAGATACAAAAAATTACCAAATACCCATGTTTGTTACAACGCTGGCTAATTCTGAACTTAAAGATTGGAAGTCTGGAAAGCATTTTGGTTTTATAAAAAGTTCTACTTATTCGGATTCTTTCTTCGAAAATAAAGAGTCAAAAAACAGTAATTTATTAGATGAGCTAAATAACTCTTCTGATAACACTTTTCAGATAGAAAAGAAACTATCTGCTTCTTTCTGTGCTGCTTTTACAAACCTACTTGATCCCTTTTCAACTAGCTTTACACAAAGTCTGAATTTTGTTTTTGATGATATACAACAGCCAGCATCCAGCAATTCTTCTAAGTCTAGTAATTCGTTAGCTTCTCTTATAGCAGTACTACGTCTTTCTATCCTTCAAAATAGTCATAGTAATCTTTTAAGAGAGTATCTAGCTAATAAGGCAATAACTGTTTATACGTATAGCGAAGAAGACAATAAAACAAACGTTATAGCAATACCAAACATGTTTGGTTTTTTAGAGGATTCGTTAACAAATAACTCTTTGTTTAGCTCTACTCAAAAAACCAAGTATGCCCAGTATTTATTAGATTACTCTACCTTGTCAGAAGATTATTCAGAATACGGTGGATTGATTTCTCATAACATAAATTACTTGAGGTTAATAAAATCATCCAAATGGGAAAACAATGACTATGCACTTTCAAATGTTATAAGCACTGGGCAGGTATCAAACAACAACTACGCCAGTAAAATAAATTTTAGATCCTCGAATACAGCTGACGCTGCTTTAAGTCGTGCAGATATTGATTCTTGGTTGTTTGGTGTATGGTCTGCTCAAGTCAGAACATTAGCACAAGAAATAATTAATCTGTATTCAGAGTTCAAGCGACTTACCGTTAACAAAAACGGTCTTAAAAATATGTTAGTCCTTAAAGATTCAAGAACAGTTACTTTAGTAGATGATATTGGGATAAAAAAAGAGATCTACGTAAGACCGTGGGACTCGGCATTTGTAGTTTTTGTAATGCTAAGTCTTTTTAATGGTGAGATGGGACAAGAATTGGCAAATTCTTTTATAGCTAGCCTGTCTGATGTAACTGCAGTTACGGATGAAAATATTCAAAAAATAATAGAGCCTTACTCAAAGCATTACGACTACCCTACAGTCGACACGGTATGGAATAGCACTCTACTTGAAAGAACCAGATTTGTACTGAATCTTTTATCTAGAAATAGAATGATTGTACGGGGGTAAATATGTTTAATTTTGACTTTAATCAGCTAAACGTATTAAGTAAGCTAACAGGTGAGTTTAACGCGATGGAAGAGACCCATAAGTACACTTCAAACTTGCTTGGGGATCAATCAACTATAGTAAAAAATACTGCTGATCAGTTAGTGTCCTCTTATAAAATGTACGGTCAAGAAGAATTACTAAAAACTGGAAAAAATTTTATTAATGAGCAGATAGAAGGTTTAAATAAAAAATTTGAAACCGCTCTTAAAGAATTTGATCCAAGTAAGTTACTTAAACTACCAGAACTTGGTAATTTGCTAGAAGATAGACTTTCTCACCTTGGGCACGAAGTTCCTTTGATCAAATCTACAGACGAAATCGTAAGCAAGGCAGGAGAACATATACAATCGCTGTTGCCGGCTTCTCCTCACCCCCAGCATCTTGCAAAAGACTTGGCTGGCCGAGTTTTTAACCGCACAGGACAAGAAATCCCTCCTAGCAGGAACGATTAGATGAGCTACGCTAAAAATACAAATGCTTTAAGAGCAAGAATAATAGAAGCAAACGCTCCAGTTTCTGAAGTTGTAGAAAACGCAGTAGCAATATCTCAAGATATTGACTCACTAAAAGTAGTGCAAGATCAAATAGCTCGTGTATCAAGAAACTCCATAGAAGCTCTAAACACCATAAAAACTTCTCCAATGCTTGCCATGTCGAAGCTGTGTACTCAGTTAAAAGAAATCATGTGCTCGTATATTTACACCCATGACTCAAGGCTAAGCCCTGTATCAGAAATAGAAAGCTCTGTTAATTACAATTTTTCCAAGCAACCTGAAAAAAATCCAGAAGTTTTAAAGAAAAGACTTGATTATGACTTAAGCATTCCAAGCCTACCGGGAAACATTTTTTACCTTGCAATGTCTTCAAATTTGGAAAGTTATAACTCAGACCTTTATAGTTTATTTAATTCTAAAAAACTTGATCCTGCTAACAGTTCAAAGTCAGAAATAGAATTAATGCTAAGTTGTTTCCCCCAGTACATACTACCTGGTTATAACAGCATACCTAATGTTCTCAAGAGTACGATTGCAGAATCGCTTGACTTACAAAAAATAAAAGACGACCCGTCTAAAAATCTTTTTCAGCTGTTTTCAGCTTATGTTTTACGTACCGAATCGGACCACAATATTTTTAAAGCAATCGTTAACTTAGATACTATTCTTAAAGAACTTGATACTGGGGTATGCTATCAAGTATTGAGCATTTACACGCAGCAAAATGTATCAGCAAGAGAACCTTCTGCCTGGATGTTAAAACTTAAAACTCTATTACCTCAAGGACAGTCAGTAGTAGAGCTGCTTATGTCTATGTTTATCGGCAGAGAAACCACAAATTTTGGAACAGATAGCTTTTGGTGGTGGTTCTTTGATTCCAACCCGATTGAAAACACAGTTAGATACCCCGATCAAGTAAGTTCAATTATCCAAGCAAATCCAAAGTTCAAAGATGCAGTTGATAAAAGTTTTGAGGCCACTTCTGATTTATTACAATCTATAAAACAGGACTTTATTACAAACGCTGCTTCAACTAATAGTGACTTTAAGTCTAAACTAAACTCTTGGAAAACAGCAGCTAACCAAATAGGAGGTCCTCTTGGATCTCAGGCAATTGTATTAATAATATGTTTTACAGTTCTTTGCAGGATAGAAGCTTTATCTGCAGACAGTGAAGCTACTGGTGATAAAATAAAAATACTGGCGGGAGAGGGAATAAAATACTCCAAGTATCTATTTAATGGGGCCCACATAGCAAACATATTCCAAGTTCTTGGAGCTTAGCGTGGAAGATTTCTCTGGACTTATAACCAAAGTTTTAAGCTTTGCTGATGGGGTTAAGACTTCAGTTCAGAAGGTTTCTACTCAGGCTACCTTTTTGTCTGCTGCAGCTGAGAAGGCTGTTAACTCAACTTTTGTAGCTGACCCTGACGCAGGTTCTAAACAAATACCAGCAGAAGATTCTCACCCAGAGCAAACTAAAAAGTTAAAGCAAAATACGGTTCTTTCATTAAATAGCATTTTAGCAACAGAGCTAGCAGCGGTAGGTACTAAAGACTACCCAGAAATTGAGTTGTTTATAACTAAACTTAAAACTTTATTTGGTAGCACTGCTGAAAATTTTATGTCGTTTGCTACGTCAAAAATAACATCAAGCACGGGTCAATTTGGGGATGTAGTAGCTGCAAACTCTGTCTTTATGGCTTCTGGTAACAAGGTTGATATTTTGACTTCCAGTGAAGTTAAAGTTGGAAGATCTTTCATGAAACGAGCTGGAACTGCAATCAGAACTGAAGCTCCTGTCATGGTTGATACAGCTCACTCAAGGATTATGTTTGCTCACACGATGTTAAACGAAGCCGACTTGCTTATTCATAAAGCTATAAATCTCTTGCAGAGTGTAAAAGACGAATTTGGACTATCCGCAGGGGATATTGGTTTAATTGCAAAAAGTAAAATTAGCCTATCTGCTGGAACCGATATAAGAGTAGATGGAGATAAAATTTACCTAAATTGCAATCAAAAAGTTGAAAGCCATATATCAGATGATTGGTCAAAATCAAAAACAAAAACACAAGTTCAGCTACCTCAGTGGGAAGGCATGAGTGGGATTCCTGCGTATGTTTCTTCAGATAATGAAGTTTCTACTCAGAAAAAACAGGGAGGTACTATAGGTGGCTGATCAAGGTGACCTTCAAATAGAGACTGGCAATTTTGGATACGTTGCTGGATTTAGTATTGATGATCCTGATTTTGTTGTAGTAAACGGAGATCTATCTCTTATAACAAATGAAGAGCTCATAAAAAGATCGATTATAAGAAGAATTACTACCAAGGTAGGAGACTATTCAAAACTTATATACGGCTACAAAACTGCTGGTTCTTCCGGTACGGCTATAACAGAGACTGAAACAGTTGAGAACGGGACTGATTACGGATCAGACTTGGGTACCCTTTTATCAGAACCTTTTAATTTGGTTTTTATTCAGAAATTGAAAACAAAACTGTTTGAAGCAATAAATAAAGACGATAGAATAAACGTATTAGATATTCAGTTTGAGCTTAAACAAGAGTTTGGTGAGATAAAAGTGACTGTTTCATATGAGCTAACTGATTCATCCGAAACAGGAACTTTAACAACTGATGTTGTCATGAATTAGGGAGTTAGTATGCCAAGAGAGTTTGAATCAAAAACTTATGACAACATTTTTTCAGAGATAAAATCTTCTATTGAAAACAAGCAGCTCCAAGGTCAGTTACCTACAAACAAGCGCATTACAGACTTTTCTGAAGGGTCTATAGCGGGCGCACTTCTACGAGGAATAGCCGCAACCATATCTAACTACTGGGAGACCTTAAAACAGCTTACAGACTCGTTTTATATCAGCACAGCTACAGGGGACAAGCTAAAAGCAAGGCTTTTAGATTTTAACTACGTTCCTGCTGCAGGGACAAAATCAACTGGAACAGTTTTTGCCGTAAGACCTGCTGGTGTAACATTTTCAAGTCCTATACCTGTAGGAACTCAGCTTATCAGCGCCAGCCCGTCAACAACGCTACGCGTAACGGGTTCTCAGGGTAGCTTTGATCAAACCAGTAATATCGCATCCATAAAACTTAACGTTGAAGCTCTCAATAACGGAGCTCTTACTATTCCTGCTGGCAAGTTACTCACAAGCTCTATATACCCTCAAATTCAGTTTTACGTGGGGTCTACAGCCTCACAGGACTTGAGTTCTTTTACTGGTAATGCCATTTCGGGTGGAAGCTCGTCAGAAAGCGATGAAGAGGCTAGAAGAGGCTTTCAGGCCTATATTCAAAATATTGGTTACGGGACTATTAGTATTATTGAAAATTACCTCAAGTCTGTATCTGGAGTTAAGTCAGTAATTGTTCACGACAACTCAAGGGTTATAAATAACGTTATAGAAGGAAACCATCCTGGTTCGATTGTAGTAGAGGTAACTCCTGAAACTTGGGAAGCCGGAGATTTGCCAGCAAAAGTAAAAGAATCAGTTGAAAATAGAATACAAGAAAAAAAGCCAGCCGGTATACGATACGACATAAAACTTCCTCCTGTGTTTGCTTTAGATTGCGTTGTAAAAATAAAGACTTCTAAAGCACTCACAGATGAATCTGTAACTAACGCTTTGGCAGCTGCTCAGACAACTGTAAAAAACTACTTTTCAAATCTTAGTATTGGTCAAACTATTTATCTTTCTGCACTTGAAGCAACTGTTTTCACGGCAGCTGTTTCTGACAGAGGGGTTAGTATTGAAGTTTTATACCCAAACGATTACTCAGATGTAGCTTTAAGGGGAAAGCCAGCGTATACAGGCTCTGGCGGTAACAGAGTAGTTACACTTCCCGCTGGAAAAATTATTTTACTTAATAGCTTGAATGTATCGGCGGAAAACTAAATGCCTTTTAATAGAATAAACCAAAATGTCGTAAGTTTAGATGGCGTAAAAACTGACGTTACGCTTCATTTAAAAAGTAAGATCCCTGAACATAGAAACTGGTTTGGTGTAGCGGCGTCTCGTATAAACCAGACAACAAATGCCCCAAGAACTGTAGCTGCAAATATTGTAATAGCTGTGTCTGATTCTATTGCAAAGTTTGTGCATGCCATAAAAGAGTTTGATCAAAACCTGTACCTTACCCCACCCCTTGTAACAGATCGTTGGATACAGCATGTCAAAAACACGTATTTAGATTACTACGGTGAAGAAAAAACCAATCAGATTGTTTGGGATAAGGCCTCTACGGAAACTGTAGAAGATTACCAAGCACGAATTTTAGAAATAGCTACTGAGCTTAAAAGCGTTTTTAAAACAGCCGGCGTAACACTCCAAGAAATAAAGTCTTACTTTGAAAATCTGACTGATTTTGGCGTATACGGAGAAGTATCTCTTAGAGAAACTTGGAAAAACTTAAAGCCTTACCCCTCTGCAAAACTTTATGTTCCTACTAAATTTGTTGGTGAGTCAGATGATAGTTTTAACAAAAGATGTGAAGTATACAGGAAGTATTACTACGACAATTTAAACTACTATAGCGATGGAAGGTTCAGTAAACAAATAAATTCTACTTACCCTGTGCAGTTCTTAGACTCTGAATTACTTTCAGTGTCTGGAATTACAACAAATACTTCTATACCTGGACTTACAGAAACTGGAAATTATATTGAACCTGCAGATGTAAAAAAACAAAGAATACGCTTGCTTAAAAACCAACTTGGAAGTTATACTAGTTATCTAGAAGGATCTACAAAAAAATATTTTAATATAGAAGACACGGGGGGAATTGTAGACGTATACGTAAAGACTACTAACTTAAACTTCGAGGTTCCTGAGTCTTTTAAAAATATACGTCCTGCAGGAGTTCTAACAAGATTACATGTTTCTACTTTTTTAGGGGAGACTCAGCAACTAGTGTTTGATACTCAATTGTATTTTGCAGACAGCACGCCAAATATTTATCTGGGATCTTACCCTAGTAGCAACGAATCGGTGGTTTTAAACCTAGACCCTACAATTAATTACTCCGTGGTTTTCGGCCCATAATACTTACAGAGGGTAACTAGATGGCTACTATTCACAACGACGGAAGAGCAGAAAGATTAAAAATACTTGCAAGTCAACGACTTTATTGCGTGCTGATGCAGCCTGGGTATACGTGGCCAGGAGACTTATCTTTCGCTTCTCCTACTACTGACGGTGTGTTAGGAATTGTTCCTGTAAGCAATCAGTTTATTTGTACTGCTGTTGCAAGTTTATCCTCTGGGGAGGCTGGTGTTACGGTCGTTTCAGGCGGCGCTACCCCTCAAACAACTATCTATAAATTTTATAGTTCTTCCGCATCTATCGGTAACGTAGCGGGATTGAGGCTTTATCTAGATTTTGAAGTAAGTTCTTTGATGTTTAACAACGCTCCCAATACTGCAATTAATGGTATTTTCATCGTAAGTAATCTTTCTATCAAAGAATCATATAGTTCTGGAGTAGGTGGATTTATTCCCAAGGCTCCCAGTATTGCAACAAATACTACCTACACTATTCAAGTAGCACACTCTTTTGCAGATCAAACAGGGGGTGCTATAAATATCACTAGCGGACAGAGCAAAAAGCTTCAGCTGGTTATTCAGATTTAGGGAGATTTAGATGCAATTCAGTAGAGAGCCTAACTATTTTAATAGATACGTTCGCTCTTCAAACTACGAAGAGTGGAGAGCTCTTGCTGGAGAAGTTCCACAATCTGCCGAGTTTAACGAAATACAGGCTCTTTTAAAAGACAAAGTACAGCAAGCCGGAGAAGCTATTTTTCAAAACGGTGACGTTGTTTCTGGAATGGTAGTTACTGCTGATTCTGCAAATTCAGGTAAATATAAAACTGTTGATGACTCTAATAACAAGCTTTGGATTGATGGTGCTGTTCATGATATTCCAAGCGTATCTGGCCTAGAGGCGCCTGCATCCGGTTGGGGCTTTATGGGCGTTTTCTTGGACAAGTTTGTTATTACGGCAAACGAAGACCAGAGCCTAAGAGACCCTGTTATCAAGCAAGCAACTGGACAAAACTTGGGGTTACCTGGAGCAAACAGGTTACAGGTAGTTCCTGTTTGGGTTGCGGGCACTCTTGTTACTTCAGACTTTGATAACAATGCAGCGGCATCCGTTATTTACAGAGATGGTAACGGAAACAGATTACTTTCCTCGGTAGAAACATCTGTCCAGGTGGCTAGCAATGCTGTTCACAGTGGAAAATTTGTCGTACCGGCTAATAATCATGAAACTATAGATATTATAAGTGGAACTGAAGTATTTCCCGAGCTTCAAAGAGATAAATACCTCAAAGCTTTTGTAAGAATAAAGTTACCAGCAAACTCTGGATACAATACAACTGATTTAAAAGCGTATATTAATGTATTTCAAGCAAACCTTAATGGACAAATTGCAGACACTCAGAGTTTTCTTGCTATTGATTTGTTCTCCAACAATAACTTTAAAAAATCTCTAACTGATGACTCCTCCGTAGAGTTAAAACTTAAGCTTACTGATGCTGTTCTAAATATCTTACAAACCAACAATTCGGATACTTTTAAAGGAAGAAGAATCGGAGTTACAATTTACCACCCAGATACTGCTCTTCCCCAAGGTACGGTTATTTACGTAAGCGATCTGCATATGGCAGACACGGAAACAGACGAAAGAAGACCCAAATTTACCAAGTACGTAATGGCTAATGGAAGCTCATACTCAAACTTTGTTCCTGGACCTACTTCAAGCTTGAAGTTAGGTACTCAGGCTGTTCGACAAAACCTATCTACGACTTCTGGTGCGTCTCTTACATCCTACTCAACTCCAAATATGCCTGCTACTTTTACAGCTGCAGGAATTACAGATCTGGTTATAAGACAAGCTCAGGTCACTCCTGATGAAGATATGCAGTTTTTTAATGCACACGGCGTTACAAAAGAAGAAGCTTTTATTCGTGTTTATCCTGTACACATTACCAAAAATGGACAAATTGTTTCTTCTTTGTCTAACAGGGAATTTACAAATATTTCTTCTAACTTCTTCTCTGAACGGTTTAAAAGCGTTATCAAAACCAAGTTTGTAACACCCCCTGAAGTGCGTAAATTAGAAAATTCTACTAATACTGTAAAAGTAAAAGTGGTCGATGCTTTTGTTGAAGGCAGATATATTGCAGGAAGAGAAGATAATGTTGTACTTCCCACTATCTCTGCAGGTACAACTACAACTTCAATAAATAAAGTATTTGACTTTGTAAGTCAAACTACTAAATATCCAATTTCACCTTCTTTTACATCCTTATCTGGTTGTAGAGTTTCTGTTCTTTTTATAGAAACTAAGACCAGAGAACAATTGAACGCTGTTACCTACAACAATAGCTCTCCAAAAGATTTTCTAGGACTTCCAATATCTTCTAATAATCAACTTATGCCAGCTTACATAAGTAATGTAAATGTTGAAAAGATAGAAGTAACCAGAAACGGTCAAACATTACCTCTTAAACGTGGTTATGAAAACCAAACAGATCCACAGGCTGTTTACGAATTAACATATGAAACAAAACTAGATACTAGTGGTAATTTGAATACTGCTGAGAGAACCTATCCAGTTATTAAATGGAGAAACAACTCGACTGCTGCAGTTCTTGAGCCTAGTCAAGGAGACGCGTATACAGTTTACTACAGCGCTACTGTAGATTTAAACGTTGTACAGACTGAAACAAATAAACAACTTATCTATACTGATCTTATTCCTGGTACAACTAAATATAAATCGTTTCAACTAGAAACTGAAGTATCCGATAATAAAGTAAGGCTAAAGAATTTTCCAGATAGTACGTTTAGTCCTTTTCTTATAGATAGAACTAACTCAGGTAATTTAGGTCTATCTAGTGGATTTGTTTCTAGAATTCATGTTGATAAGCTAACTTCTGACGCGCTGAACAGTTACGTTATCTACCTTAGAGGAGACTATAGCTCATCTGGCCCAGACGGGTACTTTGAGTATAAGTTAATCAACAACCAAGAAAAACTTTCAGTATATGAAAATCTTTTAAAAGAGTACAAGCTTCCAATTTGTATTGTTAAAAAAGTACCTATAACTAGCTACCAAGATATTGAGCTATCAGAAGAAGTAAAAGAAATAGAATTTGAACAGCAGATAAGAGTAAACAGCTTTTCTGATGAACTTAAAAAGTATATACCGACCCTACTTAGTCAAAATTTATTAACAGGTACTACTACAACAGATTCAATAAAGTATAAAAAAGTAAGTAAACTTGGTACTGAAGGTTACTTTACCTCTGCGGAAGACGTGCTTATAGAAGAAGTAACCTGGAAAATAGAAAATACTTCTTCACTATTAAATGGGTACACCGTAAAATCAAGGTATTTTTATTACAATCATATAGACGAAGATGATACAGATATAGCATTAGTTCTGAATAAACTTGATGACGATACTTTGCTTGAACGCCTCATACGCGCTGCTGGTAACGATGCTGGTACTGTTGCAAAATTTTCTGGTTTACTTGGCTTAATTATCACAGAAGTAAAAAATGGTACTACTTCAGTTTTTAAATCTGCTACAATACTTAACTACGACTCTGCTTATTTTAATGGTCAAGAAAAAATGGATGAATTTGAAACCTATGAAGAAGTTGAATTTTCTCCTCTTGTAGAGTCGGTAACAACGATTGATTTGAGTAGCTAATGGAAACTGAACTAAAAAATACAACCGAGGTCGTATCTTTTGAGTTTTCTCAAGAGACAGAGGATAACATCCTTAGTAATAGAAATTTTATAGATTTTTGGTCATCTGTTGCCAAAAACCTTGAAAAAATCACGGGGTTTTTCCCGGGCTCTCACCCAGATCTTATAAGAACTAAACTTGTATTCAGAGAAGTAGATCCTGAACTTGATACAGAGATCGGTGAAAGCATTGCTGTTTGGAGCCCTTCTGAGGGCGTTATTAAGATTAATTCTGACTTCTCGGAATTTTATCAGAATGCTTTTCAAAACCATCCTCTTGTTTTTGAGTTTTTTGAGGCAATTGGAGATGCTGCTCTGCACTACCAAAGAGAAGATGCTTTGGAAGCAGAATCTAAGAGTGAAACCTTTTTAAGCCTTGAACTTGGCGTTGGTTTAAAACGTTTTATTGGTACGTACAGTCTTTACTTCACGTCTTCTTATTGCTCTTCCTGCTTTTCAAAGAAAACCTTTACGCTTGACGAGATGCTCACCAGAGAGCTTACTCGCTGCTACAGAAAGCGTAGACTGAGTTTAAGAGGCGATTCTTTTATTGATGCCGACTTGGAAGAAGACGGCGATCCAGATGTCCTGTACGGGTTCTTGCTAGAGCTTTTCTATGGTAAGTTCCATCAAGTTGAGAACCTGTGTAAAACAGGCTACAAGACACTTTTAAATAAATCTAATGAGGTTACCAGAAACACTGAGCAAGAGTACTCGGATTTCATGGTTGTACTCTCTAACTTGTTTGAGTTAGATATTAGCTCTCTTTTGGCTACCTGGGGTTTTACCAATTTTGATTACGCCATGGAAGTACCAGCAGACTACCCTAACCCGTTTGATTCCGCTCCAATTGTTGTATCTGAGTACATGAAGCAGTTTGTAGACCCCATGGTTACAGATCGAGAAGAAGAGGCTGTAGATATTCCAAGACTCATCTTGGGCTCTTCAGACGCACTTGGGCTGGGCTCAAATGATTCCACAGTCTTGGTTTTGGTAGACGAGCCTCCAGAAGACAATGAGAGCTTCAGCGGTAAGTTAGCTTACATCTTGGGGTCTTCTCTTGAACCCAACGGGTTTAATAACTATATTAGTGTTCCGTTTGATCTCGGGGACATCTGTGATACACCTGTTACTCTACTTATCCCGCGTGGAACTGTTGAAGAGTTTGATCTTGGTCAGTATTTGCACCAAGTAGATAAGTACGAAGATGACACACTTATTTTTTGTAACGTCGTTCATCTTGGAAAAGAAATTGTCAACAAGACTGCAAAAGTTATTGAAGACGGTGATGATTCTACAGATGAGAACCCGACTTTCAAGCTTTCAGAGATTGAAACCGAAATCACAACTTTTGCAATTATTGCTTACAACGATTACAACGAAACATACAGCTACATTGGAGATAAATACGCTCAAGTTGTAACGCTTGAGGAAATACCTAAAAACATATTTTTTAACCCTGTAACCAATCAAAATCAAGCGATACCTGGTGGTGTTGAAACCATTATAAAGGTTATGACGTCAGGCATTGATGAGTTTGGTTTTATAGACAGAACATTCTCCTCGCACTCTCAGATAAGAACAGCTGACGATGTCATTATTGGAGAAGTTAATTCAGAATTAGAAGTAGCAAAAGATATCAAGATAGCTTTATTCAGTGAAAGGCCATCACCAAAGTTTGTTGGTGCGTTTGATGTCTTTGAAGACATGAACCATCAAATTGATCAGGCAAAGGCCGCTACCGTTACATCCAACGTTATTGGTATGTACGGTAAAGATATGAAACTTGAAACTGAGGATATAGGCCTACAGCTTAAAAATACTGGAGAACTTTCTAAAAAAATCAATGCTCTACACAGTGCAAGAACTCAGCAAGAGCAGAGAAAAAATAGAGCAATCACATTAAACCCGCAACATGTAAAAACCTACAAACTTGCAGTAAAAGCTGCAAACGCAGAGCTTTTTGAACAAACTAAAAATCTACTAAATTTCAAAGCTTTGCTAAATTTGTATAACTCTCTTAGCCCAGACGAACAGAAGTCTATTCAAAGTATTAACACTAGATATCCAATTATAATTTCTAACTTTACATCTGAAGATACACTTGTAAATCTTTACACGCTTGAAAGAATGCTTGCTACAGACGCTCTGTACGCGGTTAGTACTATTAATAATCCCGTTCCAACGTCAAGCTTAAGCACCGAAATGCTTACAGGCATAGCTAGAGCAATATATAATATTATTTCTGATAAAAGGGCTTCTGAAATAAATCAGCAAGTTGTAGACACTGATGAAATCAGAAACATAGACCCGCCTTCTATTACAGATTCAAGTTCTGCTCAAAATCCCATTCAACCCCCGCAAGTAGTTAATCCAAGCATTGATCCCAAATCCGTTTTTGATCCAGTTAGTCCATCATTTGTTCTTACAAATACTCCAAAAAATTATATACCTGCAGGTTCCGCAACAGCTATTGAGCCTCCTGGTGTGGCAGCTCCTCCAAATGCATCGGTTTCAGATAAACCTCGCAGCGCCCTTTCAATGCTAAGCGATCTCATTGTCAACGGTCCTGCAGGCGTTGCTGGGGCTGTTAATGATCCCAAGAATCCCATGAGCTACCTGAACGGGTCTTTCTTGGATAACGCTGTAAGCGCCGTAAAGTCGGGTGTATTTGGCATGGATGGGTTTGTGCCTGTGTTTAATCCGCAGGCCAATCCAAGAGCTTCTGCAAGCCTTTTAGGCGCAGTGGCTGCAGCTGCAGCCACTGCCATGGGTGCAGATGCAGGTATGGCAGTTACGCTTCAAGATGCTCTGAGAAAGGCAGTTGGAGATACCTTTGTAAAGGACGGGAAAGCGGCTGCCCAGATCTGGGATACGTTTATCAAAGACACCCTTCCTCAGGTGACGGGAAGTGTGTTTAAAGATGATCCTGTTGTTCAAGCTGCTGTATCTAAAGTTTACAATGACTACATAAGTCCTGCTATTTTAAGTAGTCTGGAAAAAAACGAGACCAAGCCCGTTAACGATGCAAAAGATGCAGCAAACCTGGAGAGCAAGCCAGGTTTAGACAACAGTGCTACTCCGGCAAGCAGTCCTCAGACAAATGCAGCTGCTGTTCAACCTTCAACTGCAACAAGACCTCTTAATGAGTTTATTTACAACAAACCTGCTGTGTTTAAAGCACTTGATATAAAGGTTGAGTTTAACCCAAACGCTATACCAAAAGAAAGAATACCTGACGAGATATCTGGCTTAGGATTCATATTTAATAATGCAAACGGTGCGAACGTTCCTCTATTTGATACAAATCAAGTTGGAGAGATGTCTTACGCAAGTGAGGCTGAAAGCGTAGATGACCTACCCTACGTGTTTAAGAGCTTACTAGCAAATGCTACAGATATAAAAGTTGCACAGAAAAACCCTGACCAAATTCAAATGCAAACTCAAAAAACTGTTGATGAACTTAAAAAACTCGGAGTAAAGGACGCTGCCATTCAAAACTACAAGTCTTCCAAAAACCTTGAAAACTACTTGGATTCAATAACTTCAGAGTCGTTGCTGAGTTATCTGGGAGCTTCAGGGGCTAACGATCAGTTTAAGGGAATCAATGATTTTATAAGCAAAAAGCTTGATTCAAAGGTTGTTAGCTACACGCATAAAGTTGAGCAGAAGATAGAGTTTTTACTTCCTGACTTTAAGGGTGTAATCAAGGATCTTGATATTAATGCTGCTGTAGCAACGGTATCTGAGAATGAAGTACACCTCAGGGTTTCTAAAGAACAGCTGTATTTGCTATCCACAGGAAAAGAACTTAAATTATCTATTCCTTATGAAGTTCAAAGACACAAGTATATCTACGATAAAAACCCGTATGCATCCATGTTTATTGCCAGTGTTCCTTATGATGAAATTGGGAATGTTTTACCTTCAGTTACTCCAAATACTTCAGGGGAATACACCTACATTGAAGATTTTCAAATAAATATAAAAAATAGAACTTTTTTTGTTAATGGTCAGCTAGGAAAAGACAAACCTTCAACCGTACCCGGAGATACAACACTTCAAGACGTACTTCTTGTAAACTCCGAAAAATCTATAAAAATACAAGATGTTTTTAGAGATGTACCTGGACCTGTTGAACCGAAATTTTACTACTTAGACATGGTCATTAAACCTACACCTGGTGGAGGTGTAAAAATATTTGACCCTAACAAGTCTACAAGTGACCTTTCCTATGTAGTATTTAAAATTTCACTAAAGTCAGAGTATAGAGAAGTATCTGACAAACTAGATAAAAATGGTGATTATTCGTCAAATGTAATAGTAACAAAGTTTTCTAGCTCTTCAGGTCCAAACTTTATTAGTTTTGGGCTTAATGAGGATATTTACTATGCAGATGATCAACAAATAACTGTTCCTGTTTATAATTCTAATCCAAGAAGTAAAATATATACATCAGTGTTTAAAGGTGATGTAGATAACGTAGTATCTGGAAAAGTAAAACACCTGTCTTTCAAGTCTAATAATTTAGCTTCACCAAATAAAGGAAGTTACTCTGGAGTTAATAAAAATAGATTTCTATACGGATCTGTACAGGTAAGTCTAAGTTCTTTAACTAATTTTTATATTAGACCAAAAATAGCTATAGTTGACTACATTGGTAATACATCAAAAACATACATTGTATCAGACTCAGTTATATCAGCTTTTGGACTCAATACACAAACTCAAGCAAAAGAAGCTCTAGAAGTAGATCCTGTAAAAGGAATTGAGGTTCCGGCTGGATTTGTAGGTAGATTAAATACAAATAAAGTTATAAGTTTTGAGTTTAACACTTTTAAGTTAAACAACGATCATGGCAATTTTGATGTAGAGATTAATTTTGAGCTTGAAGATTTTACTCTAGACAATGATTTTTACAAAAAAACACTGGCTGAAAGACAAGCTAGCTTTGTAAGTCCAGATCAAATTTCAGACTTCTTTTTAAACCAAAAAACTGATAGTGTACTTTCAAGCATACTAGAATCTGCTAATAAATTAAACTCTGCTATATCCTACTTTGAGCTAAAAGAGGTAGGCCTAAAACCTCTTCAAATGTGGTACTCAGACTACAAAATTGAAACTGAAGCGGCAGCTGATTTCCAGACATTTGATTTAGCTACAAAAAAGAAAGATGTCAATGTAGTAATCGATAACAGTGGTAAGACTTTAGACATACATACTGAAGGATTTAACGAAAATATTCAGGGTAAAGACGGCTTAGAGCTCAGGGCCAGACTTTTTGAAATTCCTGCTACAGTTACTCCAGATAACAAAATCATATTCAGCGAAGCCGGGGAGGAAGCAAATTACACCGTAGAGTTTTCTCTAGACAAAGGTAAATCATACAGTGACTTCAATCTTTGCGTATACTACACAAATGGAACCAATGATTTTGAGATTTTATCAGGAATTATAAACGGAGGAATGAATACTAGAAATCCTGTTCAATCACGGTCGTTAAAAGTTTCCTCAAATACCAACTTGAAAGAAAACGTATTAGGAGATGGACCTTACAAGTTTTATCTTGGATTCAAGACTGGATTAGATAAAGATGCTATCTTATCTATACACAGTATTTCTCTTATTAAAACAGTAAATAGCAAGGAAGAAAAAACAAAACTTGGAACAAGTAGTTACATACTTGCTTCCGATAACCCGACAGAGGTAGCTAATTTAAAACTTGAAGACGTCTTGCAGGCTCAGTTATTTGGATACACAAATACAGTATCTGGAAAACCCCTGCCCAAGCTACCTAAGTTACCCCTTAGAGTAGTAAACGCCTATGAAAGACTGCTGGATAGAACCAATTTTATAGTTGGAAGAAACTCAAAAAATTACAAGCAGCTTATTTCAAAGATAAAAGAATACAGAGATGGTACTAACTTATCTGTTAAAAAGAATTACACAAGTACTCTTATTCTTGATCCAGAGTTCACAATTAAATCTGGTGGAACAACTTACAACTTTGAAATGATGCCTGCTGTTCGGTCTGCAAGTCCTTCTCAGGGCATGCAAGCTCCTGGCGCGGATCATGGTGTCGTGTTCAGGACAAACCTGAACATAGCAAAGATTAATATCCCTGGCTCTACACCTGTTTATCAGGCCATGGGTGTCAGCGATGAAGTTATCGAGTTTGTAGGCTCGTTCTTGGGCGAGTATCAACCTGGATACACAACCGGACAAGCTCAGGGAGCAAAGGGTGCCAAATTTGTCAGAGACCCGTTTAACGACTACAGAAACAAAGATCCCTATGACGGCACTACATACCAGTATTTCAGGGCGTATCAAGAATCCATCATTATCAGAAAACTGCAGACTGCTGGAAACATCTGCACGCTTACTCTTAGATCTCAAGGACAAGCTCCTGTAGAGTCTCCAGAGTACCCTGAAGATGGAATAAATATCAAAGTCAACGGATTTATTATAAGCTTTGAAAGATTTATTCAAAGAGACGACAGGGTTTGGTACAAAATTGTATTTAGAGTAACAGACCACAAATTTGATGATAAATACAAAATATCTGGATTAAACTCAGAAAAAGCTCCTTCTGGAAAAGAACCATCGACTAAAGTCGCGCAAGCTTCAAAAGGTAAATCTGGTTCTGGTGCTGCAGGTTCTGGGGAATCCAAAAAAGAAAAATCTGGTAAAAAAGCAGCCGGCACAACAACAAAGAAAAGAAAAAAACCTGCTCCTGCAAGACCTGCGGCAAGAAGGCCGGGAAGAGCTGTTCCAAGTAACGGTAATCCTCAGGGTAAAGTTGAAAAGGCAGCACAAGCTGCAGGTAGAACAGCTTCTGCAAAAAGTTATCCAGGGGTATATGAGCAGCTAAGAGATCCAAAGTACTTTCCTGAAAATAACCGTGTTGTAACTGCTTTTATTAATATGTTAAAAACTTCAACCGGTATACCTGGTCTTAGTACCTTAGTTAGCACTAGCAATAAAACATCGTATCCGCATTTACCAAAAATTATATTTAAACCACATACTAATAAAGACGGCAGTATAGACCTCAGATACGGAAAATTTTACTATAGTTTATCTTACAATGATTCCGACCGTCGGGATGATCTAACCTTTACAGAAGTTGTTCCGACTCGTAAAGATTTGGAATGGTTTTTAACCGCGTATCTATCCGATAGATCTAATTTTTCTCCTGACAGGTATGATGTAAGTAGGCCAAGTAGTTCAAGCACTAAACTAACAATGAAATCAGATAGGATTTCAGCTAAAGAAGGCCCATATTTAGGAACTATTTTTGAGCGCTATGCTAGGGGAACCCCGGAGACGCCAAATGCTTTTTACCTGTACAAATCGGCTAGTAGGTATGTATCCTCGGAAAGATCAGGTACTCAAGAAAACTACTACGGAACCACAACAGTAAATTTAAAGGGAACAATAAACATAAAAACTATTAAGCATGAAGAAAAACATACAGAGAACAACTGGCAGTTTAGCTATTTTAACTCACCAAAAACTAAAAACTACCTGTCTTTATACGAAGAGGTAGGACTTTTAATAGATGCAGTAACGTATATGCTAGAAGTCCTAGATGGGGACTTTGTAGTTGGTTCAACCACAGGCAACCTACCAAAAGATACTTTATTTACACCAAAATCAGGAGGTGGTGGTAGCGCTACGTCTGCAAGTTCTGGCAGTTCTTCTTCTTCAAGCAAATCTAGGCCTACTACAAACTATAGAACTTCTCAATCTTGGGCTGTTCAGCTTGCTACCAAATCTTACGGTTCAGAAAAAGATGTAAACGCGCTTGTAAAAAAGATCAAACTCGCTCCTGATATACCTAATTTTAAGCCTTGGCATTTACTTGTAACTTTCAATAAAGTTAAAGATAACTTCAATTTCAAAGCACCTGTATTTTACTACTACACCAAAACTAACTCAGAAACAGGGGAAAAGGAAATACTAGAGAATGAAGTAATTCCTAGCGAAAACAATTTACAGGAGTTTCTTAACTATCTTTTAAGCGTCTACAATCCAGATTCAAATATTCAAGATTCAAGGTTTATTACTGATAACTATCTTAATAACACCGGTAAAGTTTTCTTTGGAGCTGTAAGTATTACTGAGTATCCACATGGTTTATTTCAGCTTGCTCAAAGACCTATTAGGTACTTTGAAACCGCATTTTTAGAGATTAGTAAAGCACATCAAGCTATTTATTTTAATACTCCTCCCGGCCCTTATAGATCATCACGTGATGATGTTAAAGATCTATCTAAAGTTACTTCAACTCATACCACTAAATCTAAATTTGAACTAGTTAAAGCTAACAGTAGGTATACTATTCCAGAAAGAAACATGACTGTTCCTGCAGTTGGTACCAAATCTATATCAATAATAGACGAAATTAAAATTTTAATTGCATCCATGGAATACTTTGTAAATAAACTGTCCAAAACTGTTTTACCTGCTGATATAGACCTTGAACTTCCTCAGTTTAGAGAGCCCGCAGAAAAAGTAAGGCCTGCTGCACCATTATCTAAATCACGTAAAAAAATGCTCGATGCAGCTGAATTTGATGTAGAATCAAATAAATTTTATTATAACGGTATCACAGGTAGGTTTCAATTAGTTTTAACTGAAGCAGATGCTAGGTATTTAAAAGATAGATTAGAAAACCCGAGTAGAAAGCAAAGAAAAGTAGATGAAATTAGATTTGACGAAAAGGGTAATCTTGCAGGTAATGATAAAAGATTATTAACAAAAGCAGAATACACCGCTGTAGAAAAAGCCTACTCCGGTATATATTCAGCTAAGACTGCAGTAGAGTTTGCTGAAACAATGGATGATGCGGTTTATGCTTATTTAAGTAGTTTTACAGAGATGAAGTACACAATGGATGATGCAAAAACTCTAACTTACTACATAGCTGATGCTTACAATAAAGCTTTTGGTAGTAATGAAACAGCTAGACTTATGGTTCCGCTTCAAACTTTTCTTGCAATGTTAGCTCATGAAAGTATTGGTTTAAATCCGTACATACTAGCAAACGATGGTCAAGGCTATACAAACGATCAAAAACTTGTTTGGAATAGTTCAACAAGCTCTTTTAATACAGGTGCATCTGGAATTAGCCAAGTTCTTTTAAATACGCACAGTCAGTTGGCTTTAAGTGTTGCCGTTGCTGATGAACTTGATCACGAAGCTTACACAAACTACTACAAATTACTAAATCACCCATTAACTAATAAACCGTCTAAAATACCTAGACCAGTAAAATACTATACTATACTTAGTGCAAAAATACTTTACAATATAATTACAAATAACTATTCTACTTCTGATTTAAAACTTATAGATCTTGTTAATCAAAAGAAAGCAGACCCAGTACAAGCTGGATTAATTGCTGTAAGAGGGTATCACTCTCAAATATCAGGTGCTCTAGAAGCAGCATTATCTCAAGGTACTAAGCTAGAGTATAGACAATTTTCTGTAGAAGCAGATAAAAGAGCCGTTAATCAGTTAGGTACAACCTCTGGTAACGAAAATATAAACTATATACCTAACATATTAAAAGAGTTACAATAAATGGGCGTTGAGAGCTTAGTAAAAATTGCAACATCTCCAGCGGCTAGAGTATACTGGCGTGCCCTTTTAATGGCGTTAAAGCAAAAAGCTAAAGAAGTAGTGTCTTTATCAACAGGATCTGACGACTATATAGATATGGTAAGAGACCCTAAAACAGGTGAGTATAAAGCAAAGGGAATAAGAAGACTTAAAAAACCAAAAGTAAACTTAGTAGACAAACGACTTGTTCCAAAAAAACCTAAAAAACTACCTACACAAAAAGATCTTAATAACTTAAAACAAGATCTTTTAGATAGCTCTACTACTGCTCTTGATAAAAGTGGTAATATTATTTACTCTTACAAAGAACTTTCATTTAATCCACTGACAGGTCAGTTTTTTGTAATATCAACAGGTAGAGTTGCTTTTATTACCAGAGAAAACGCAGCACTTATACTAGAGCAAATTTTATCTACAAACTCCCAATATCTACAGCTAGCTGTTGAAGCTCCGTACTTAGCGTATAGAATTAGAACATCAGAAAATAACTATTATAGAGTTTACTCTAATAATTCTCTAGAATTTGAGCAAACAACAAATCAAAGAGTAGATTTAGTTATATTTGCAGATAAAGATTTAAAAAGAGAGCTTATTGCACTTGGTCCTGTAGGCAATGACTTTCAACTTGGTATACTGTTTGAAGCAGATGGAACACCTTATATTGCGGAGTATAATAAAAAAACAAGGACATTTACAAAGGTTCTTAGTCATATAAAGTTTTCACTAATTCCCAAGACTGGTTACTATCTTGTAAGCTCACACACTAAACACACAGTACTAGATCCTAACAATAGAGCAAAATCATTTTATGATTTAGACTACATGGAAGACAATCAAATTGTTGAAGTAGAAAAACAAAATAATTCACCACTTAAGTACAGAAAAATATTTCAACAAGAAGAAAACAAGGGATCTCTTAGACCAAAAATAACTCTAAGATTTAAAGACTCGGAGACAGGTAAAGACATTCCCCTGTACTTTAGCGCTTCAGAGGGTATGTTAAGACAAGATGATGCTCACACAAGATACAGCAGCAATCAGCATTATCTTCTTACCTTGTTTGAAATAGTAGAATCAGGTATGGGGTTTGACTGGAAAAATTTTGTACAGGTCGTTAAAACAAATAAATATGGTAAGCTGGCTTACTTAGATTTCCCATACTTAATAACAAACGATAGTCCTGATAGAGAACTTAGTTGGAATCAAAGAGAAGCTTTAATATTTTATTTCTTAAGCATGGTAAAAGCACTAGATCATTTATCTTCTGAAAGATCATTAAAAAGCAGACTAAATATTCAAATTTCTCCACCTAAAGTGATGCAAAACGGACAGTACTCTTTTACAAATAGTGAAATAACTGTTGTATTTAGCAGACCACAAGTAGTAAATCGGTTTTCTGTTGTAATCCCTTACTCGTCAAGCAACCCTCAAGTTATTCGATTGATTGTATCTGGAAGAGTAAACTCAAGTCAAAGCTGGACTCAACTAAATGAAATATCGCTGTTTGCAGATAGTGCAGGAATTTACCCGGAAGCATCTAGGACTGGTATAGAAATATTAGAAAAAGATAGTACAACTGCAGTTGAATATAGAGAGTTTAAATTACGTATAGTTGATGTTTTTGGAAATAGTTTACCATCTTCTAGTGGCTTTAATCAGAATACGTTTAAACTTGAGTACAAACACGAGTCACACGTACCTTTAGTAGATATAAACTCTGTTGATGCTTTAACAGATACATCAACTAATAGTTTTAAGCTGTTAAGACCCCTTCCAAGAATATCTAATGTTCAAGATAAATCTGATGTTGATCGTGCTATTGCAGAGCTTTTAAGTAGATTAGCGGAATCGTTTGGAGTGGAAGCTCCATCAGGTTATATTGTTGATTTACTTTCCGGAAACAGTGGTGATCACGTTATTCACAGTACTGACGCAATTGGTACATACACTGACGGTGGAAACATAGTAAGAATAAAATTGGCAGATACAGTTAGGTTTTATAAGGGTGACGTTTTAAACGTTGTTGCACACGAGTTTGCTCACTACTTGCAAGACTTAACAGGAGTACCTTGGCCTGTTAACTTACCGCAAGCTACAAAAGACGAATACAGTAACTACGCTGATACAAGACAAGGTGAAAACAGGTCATTAGAAGGATTTGCATACTACGTAGAAGAGAACTGGAAAGACCTTATTATTGTAAAAACAGGTGTACTAACCGAAGTAGCTGAAGGAAGTTATCAGGTAACTAGACTAGAGGAAGTTAGTTTTAGCCCCATTCAAGGACTTTTTATGAGAAGAGATCCTGTAACTGGAGAATATAAAGGTTCTTTAGACCTGACTCCCGCGGTTGCTCAGCTTCTTTTAAGAGAAATACACAATAATCAAGGAGTAAGAAACTTACCAACAGTAAGTAATATTAATGGAGAAATACAGTATATAGATGCATCTTCAAATGTTTACAGGTTTGATCCAAGAACAGGAGAGTTTGGTCAGATTTCAACGAATTACGCAGCAAACTTAGTAAAGTTTAATGTAAAGCCTGTAGAAAAAGTAGATCTGCCTCCAAAATACCCCAACAGGGGTCCTGGACTTATGGTCTTTGTAAACAGAATTATATTGAAAATGTTTCAAAGTTCTACGCATGCTACTAAAACTGAAGAAACGTTTCATTTTGTTGTAAAAAAAGATGGGACTATTGAACAAAAAGTAAATAATATTTTAACTTGTCTGTCATCTTTTAGCTCAGATAGTGCTTACATTCAACAAGGTAATCTTAAAATTGACAGTTTGTTCTCTGATTCTATGGTTATAGGTATAGAGTGTGACCCAGCCGACATTTATAACTCTCACATAACCCCTAAACAAATAGAATCTTTGTTTAGCTTGCTAGCTGTAATTAGGTTATCTTACAGAATAGAGAAAGATTCAATTTTCTTTAGTAATGTTGTAAAAGGCTCGACGTTTTCTATACAAGAAATAATGAGTATAAACGTAAGTCCTGGAGATTTACAAGATATAAATTACATAATAGAAGCTGTTGAAAATCTAATAAAATCTAAGGGTTCCAATAAAAATAGTATAAATTTAAATCACCTTATTACTTATAAAGAAATTAACCAATTATTTAATAACGGTAGGGGTGTGCCACCTGATCCCCATTTAAAGTATAAAACAATTATTAGCAGAAGACTCCCTAATGGACAGATGCGGCTGTTTGGAATAGATAAACTTGGTAACGAAATTCAACTACTAGAATCTGAATTACCAGCTTATTACTATCACTCCTCAGTAAGAGCTTTGCTTAGAATAGCTGGAAGAAAATAGTATGGCTGATCCAAAAAAGTCTAATAAAATATCTAAATCTTATTTAGATATAGCTGCTCTTAGAAGGCATTACTCTACTTTACAAAGAGTACTAAAAAGCATAGTTAGAGAAATAATAAAGGTTGGAAAAGAAGATGCTGAGCTTGTATCAAGTATTGTAGATGATGTTGAAGAAAAAACAAGAAAAGGAATTTATGCTATAAAGTCTACAAAAATAGTAAAGGCAGCCTCAATAATTAGTGGAGATAGGTCTCTCAAGTTACCGACTAGTAAAGCCAAGCTTTTTAAACAAAAAGAATTAAACGATCAATTTTTACCTACTTACTCCTACAAGGAATTGTCGTTTAATCCGATAACTAGACAATTTTTTGTAATAACAACAGGAAAAGTTGCTTACATAGATAGAGAAAATGCAAAGCTACTATTAAAGCAAATCTTATCTACAAACTCTAAATATATTCAATTACCAACAGATGCTGTTTACCTAGATTACAGATTTAAAACAAATATTGGGGATTACTTTAGACTTTACTCTGACCTTACTCTAGAAAACGAAACAACTAGAAGTAATAGGGGTATAGTAATATTTTCAGACAAATATATAAGTCCCGAACTTAGTCGTACCGCTGTTATGAACGGTACAGACAATTACGTTATATTATTTGAGACAGATGGAACTCCCTATATTGCTGAATATGATGAAAAAACAAAAACTTTTAAAAGAGTACTTACTAACGTAACTTTTTCCTTGGTTCCAAAAATTGGATACTTTCCAATATCTGCAAATACTGAGTCTACTTTTCAAGATGCTTCTGGTAATGCAGTAAAAGGACATAAGAATATTTATTACACACATTACCATATAGATTGGATTGAAAAACAAAACAGCTCTAGTACAAAATATAGAAAAATAGTTCAAACAACACAAAATTCTGGACTATTACTAAGACCAAAAATAACTTTAACTTTTAAAGATTCAGAAACAAATAAAGACATACCCTTATATTTCAGTCCTTCCGAGGGTATGTTAAGACAAGAGGATGCTCACACAAGGTACAGCAGTAATCAACACTATCTTCTTACCTTATTTGAAATAAAACAATCTGGTATAGACATAAATCTTGATCTTAAAGCCCCTATACAGGCAGTTAGATTAAATAAATACGGTAGACTAGCGTATTTAGACCCTCCGTTTTTAGTAGTAAACGATAGTCAAGATAGAGAACTAACTTGGAACCAAAAAGAAGCACTTAAGTTTTACTTTTTAAGCATGGTAGAAACTTTAGATCATCTAGCGTCTTCTTCTTCAGTAAAAAGCACGCAAGTAACTACAAGTAACCCTATTAGACTACTTCAGCAAGGACACTACTCCTATACGAATACTACTGTAACAATAGTGTTTAATAAAGCTGAGCCAGTTAGCTCGTTCTCAGTTAATATACCTGATCACCCAAGTAGAGTAAGAGTAACTTTATACGTAAGAACAAACTCTTCTCAGAGTTGGGAAGTAGAAAAAACATTTGAATTAAATCAATTTGAAAATACTAGATCAAACGAAGTTTTAGTAAATGATGTAGGTAAACCCCTTAATAAAGAATTTAAAGAGTTTAAACTAGAAATAGTGGATGCAGCTACAAACCAACCTATACCCGATCACAGTTTCAATGAAAATACGCTAAAACTTGAGTTTAACCCTGAAAGTACTGCAAACTCTGTAAGTATAGATTCTGTTGACGTACTAACTGATGCAGCTACAAATAGTTTTACACTGTTAAGGCCTATGCCAAAAACTTCACAAGAACTTGCTATTCGATTAGCTGAAGTATTCGGGGTAGAGGCTCCAACAAGTTTAAATGTTAGTTCTACTGATCTTGTAGGAACCACGGGTGACCACGAAATATATACTACATGGGCAATAGGAGTGTACGATAGCGGAAATATAATAAAAATTTCTTATAATAGTATCGTAAAGTATTATCGTTTAATTGGGGGAGTAGACTATTTAAGTGTTACGGCTCACGAGTTTGCTCATTATTTGCAAGAGCTAACAGGGTTACCATGGCCTATAGATTTACCACAGGCTACAAAAGATGAGTACAGTAATATCGCAAATCACTACCAAGGAGATAAATATAGTGGGGAAGGATTTGCTTACTACTTAGAGCGTAATTGGAGAGATCTAATTCTTGTAAAAACAGGTATATCAAGAAAAGTTAAAGGGGGTACCCATACTCCCACCCAGATTAGTCAAGTTTCGTTTAGCCCTATACAGGGCGTGTTTATAAGAAGAAACCCAATTCCTGGAGAAAGTTCAGGAGTAATAGATTTAACTCCCGCCGGAGCAAGAGCGCTTTTAAAAGAAGTCCTTAACTCTAGAAAAATGAGAAGCTTAGCAAAAAGTTCAAATGGTACCTACGTAGAAAGTTCCGGTAATTCTTACGAATTTGATCCAAGAACGGGAGAGCTTGTTCAAATTTTATACAATTACTCGGAAAATATAATAAAATTTTCTATAAATCCTGTTAAAGTTATAAAATTTCCACCTAAGACTACAGGTAATAAAACTCAGGATTTAAAGCCCACCCGAATAATAATAAGATTATTTAATAAAGATATGGATCAGACTAGTACACAAGAAACTCTCCATTTTGTTGTACGAAAAGATGGAACTATAGAACAAAGAGTAGAAAATGTTTTAACTAAACTTGAAGGAATTGTAAGTACTTTAGATCCTAAAAAAGCTTACATTACTATTGAAGACGGAAGCAGAATCGACAACTTAGGAGAAAACTCTATATTTATAGGATTAGAGTGCGACAGCCATACTAGCAATACAAGAAGTATAAGTAATACACAGATAAATAATTTACTTAGTATACTAGGTACTTTGTGTGTTTCTCATGGAATAGATATAAACTCAATTATTTTTATTAGCAGTGTAAACTTAAATTTAGCTGGTGTTGATTTATCAGATATACCTAGATCAGATGTTTTAATACCGAATAACACTAATAATATTAAACCTATAAATCCTGTAGAATTACAAGATATAAACTATATTAGAGAAGGTGTATCAAGCTTAATAAAAGCAAAAGTAAACAGTTCAAATTCAAACCAAGTAATCACTCAAAGAGAAATTAATGAAATATTTAATGGTGGAAAGGGTGTACCAGCAGATCCTTACTTGAAGTATAAAACGATTATTAGCAGAAGACTTACTACAGGAGAAATAAGACTATTTGGGGTAGATAAAACTGGTAATGAAACTCAGCTACTAGAATCTGAATTACCGGGTTATTACTACTGGACAATGTTAAGAGTACTGGAAAGAATAGGAAGTGGAAAGTAATATGTCTATCAATCAACCTGGTTTTAGTGTAAACGATGAGTACAAGGATTCTGTTAATCAGCTTTTTTCAGATGTAGAAAGTCTGGAAAAAGTTCAAAACGATATTCCTCCTGATGTTGCTTTGAAGGTTATAAATCATCCCGATGTAAGCATATTTGTAGAAACAGGTGACTTACTCGGAGGTGTAACGCTTCCTGGAATTTTAGGAAGCTATAAAGTCTACACCGAAGACTTTATCCTGCTTTGTACAGTTAATTTACACTCAGGCGTATTTGGATCTATGTTTCCAGAAATATGCTATTTTTCTAAAATGGATAAATGGGAAATACTCTACGTAAACTACAATGATTTTAGATCTAACTCAAGAAGTATACAGATCATTAAAAAAGATGAGAGTGTATACGTAACTAACCCTGAGAGTAATTTAGCAAAAGACTAGGAAATCTACATGGCAAGAGATAAAAAAGACCGCGGCTTTGATGGACTACTAGATCAGATCATTTCTGAAGCCATGCAAAACGACAACTCCATGTTGTCGCCGGTTGAGTACGCCAAGGAAATTCTTGGTTTGTACCTGTTTCCTGCTCAGCGTGTCATCATGAAAGCTTTTTACGGCATTCCTTTCAGCAAAGGCTTGTGGGGAGAGTGCATTTCTCCTGATGACCCTACGCGTGGCGAGAAGCTCAAGAAATGGCGCGTAAGCGACGACACAGAGTTTGATGAAGCCGCCATTATGGATAAGTGGATTGATGAAAAAAAAGCTCTCTGGGTGCCCGGACAACGCTATAAAAACCTTAGCTTAGAATCCGGAATGGGCTCGAGCAAGAGCAGTTTGACGGGCGCAATGTCCTCTTACGAGTTTTACAGACTTACAAAAATGGAAGATCCGGGACAAGAGCTGGGGCTTTTGCCCGGAGACCCTGTATTCGTTCTATCCATCGCTACAAATGAACAGCAGGCCAAAGATACCATCTTTGCTTACACCAAAGCACGTATGGAAAGCTCTGCATATTTTGGTTCTATGATTGAGCGCGGAGACATTGAAGTCCTCAGCACCGAGATTATTCACCGCAAAAAGAACGTTATTTTCCGTGCGGGTCACTCAAGAGGCGCAGGTCTTGTCGGTAAGAACCTCTGGGGACTGCTGATGGACGAGGTCAACCGCTTTGCCGTTGAGCCTGGCGCATCTGTAGAAAGCTCAGGACTTGCTCTCTGGGACAACGTCGGTAAAGGTACTACCCGTTTCAAGCTGCATCCAGACGGCGGTATTAAAATTGGCATTGGATCTGCATGGCAAGAAGGAGACATGTCTGACCGTCTTTGGAAGCTTGTTGAGACCGGTCAACTAGATCCTACCAGCATGATGTGTTTGAGACTGTGTACCTGGGACGTAAACCCCAACTACACCGGACAAGACGATCCAGATTTGACCACGTTCTTTGCAACGGACCCCATAGGTGCCCGTCGAGATTACATGGGAGTTCGCCCTGGGGCTCAGGAAGACTTCTTTAACAAGGAAATGCTCAAACTGTACTCAACGGCGCAGCCCGTGGCTCAGTACGCTCCTACAAAGGTTTATGACACCCAAGGCGTGGCTCTGGTTTCAGAAGAAACCGCCAGAGAGATGAAGTCAAACCAGTACAGAGCTTACGTCGGGTTACAGGTGATCAATCTCGAAGAGATGGAGTTCAACAAGTATTCTTACGCTCACGCAGACCCAGGTATCAAGCACGATAGCTTTGGTTTTGCTGTAGGGCACGGAGAGCCCAGTGATAAGGGCTTGATTGCTGTAATTGATCTGGTACTTGAGTGGGAACCCGAGTTAGATCCCAACAATCCCAAGATCAAGATTCCCGTTAATCTTCAAGATGTCGAGAAGAACATCTTTGAAGTGTGTATGAAACGTAACGTCAGACGACTGAGCTTTGACCACTGGCAAAACCAAGCTAGCTTACAGAAACTGTACACTCAGGGAGTTATCACAGAAGAAATCACGTTCTCTGCGCCAACACAGCTAGCCATGTACGAGCTGTTCAGGCACAGACTGGACAACGGCTTGATCAGATTACCTGACCCAAATAGCTCAAAAGCTGCCAAGAAACTTCACGAAGAGCTTAAAAAGATTCAGCTTGTAAACGGTAGAAAGATCGATCACCCCAAGGGTAAAGGTCTTGGAAACAGTAAAGACCTTGCTGACGCGGTGGTAACGGTTGTAGCTCGTATTGCTCAAGAAGAAAAAATGTATGGACTAGGGAGTGCATCTGGTATTAAAATGTCTGTATTGGGTGCTACAAGAATATCTAAAATTCCTAAATGGAAATAAATTGGAGTTGGGATGTCTAGTAACAGAAAAAAGTATCTTAGCATCTCAAATCAGAACTCTAGCGGATTCGTAAAATTAAATAATGGATCTGCTTCGATTGATAGCTCAACTTACTTGGCGGCATCCAGCGGAACGGTTGATGTCGATTTAAACCTCAGTGATAAAAACCTGAGCAATCTCAACAAGCTTGCTTTTAACGATCCAGGTCCCAATGAAGGGATCGAGTGGGTTGGCGGAAGCGGTTGGAAAATCTACGAAAGCCCAAATGATCTGACGACCAACTCTGCTGGTAACCTGCAGTTTGTTCAGGGCTCTACCCGAGCCATGACGTTGAACACGAGCAATCAACTGGATATTGTAGGGGGTCTATCTATCAATGGGACTTTGGTTATAAACAGCCAAGGCGTGTTTCAAAACATTCAGGTAGAATCCCCGACTTACGTTCACGATCAAACAACTCCTGCGTCTACATGGACAATCGATCACACGCTAGGGAAAGTTCCAAGCGTTACGGTTGTGGACTCTGCAGGAAGTGTTGTTTTTGGTGATATTCAAATTATTTCTTCGTCTCGTGTTATTTTAGAATTTGGTGCAGCGTTTAGTGGAAAGGCTTACCTTAACTAAGAGAGGGTAAATAAATGAAGTTTGTAAACAATTTAGATTTGAACAAGAACGAGCTCCAAAATGCTCGCGTTCAAAATCTAGCTGCTGCGCCCTCAAGTCCTGTTACAGGTCAGGTCTACTACGATACGGCAGTAAACAAGTTATACGTTTGGGATGGCAGCGCTTGGAAAGATTTAACCGGCGCAACTGCTCCACAGCTAACCGGTGACGTTACGACGGATGGTTCAAGCAACGCAACCTCGATTGCGTCTGGTGTCATTGTTAACGCCGACATCAACGCAAGTGCTGCTATTGCGCTTTCAAAGCTTGCAACGGATCCACTGGCTCGAGCAAACCATACAGGCTCTCAAACAGCCAGCACCATCTCTGATCTCTCCACCGTTGTTCAGGGTTACAGACTTGATCAGTTTGCAGCACCTACAAGTGCTTTAAACGCAAACAGCCAGAGAATCACTTCAGTTGCTGATCCTCAGAATGCTCAGGATGCTGCAACCAAGAATTATGTAGATGCCACCAAGACCGGACTTGCATTCAAAGACCCCGTGCGAGTAGCTACAACTGCCAACATCACACTTTCAGGTACGCAGACCATTGACGGTATTGCAGTCATCGCTGGAGACAGAGTTCTTGTAAAAGATCAGACAACTGCATCACAAAACGGTATCTATGTTGTTTCAGCTAGCTCCTGGAGTCGTGCAGTAGACGCGGATAATTCTCCTTCAGGAGAGGTTGAAGCGGGGCTTTATACATATGTAGAGCAAGGTACATCAAACGGATCTGCTGCATTTGTACTTTCAACAGCAAATCCGATCACGCTTGGAACAACTGCTCTGACTTTTACCAAGTTCTCTGGAACCGGTCAGCTAACTGCCGGCACAGGCATTTCAATTTCAGGTAACAGCATCTCTGTTGCCTCTACCTATGCCGGTGGTTCGAGTATTGCAACTCTGGGTACGGTTACAACTGGTACCTGGAGCGCCACCAATATTGGCCTTAACAAGGGTGGAACCAATGCTGCTCTTACTGCTGCTAACGGTGGTATTGTTTACTCTACGGCATCTGCTATGGCAATTACGGCTGCAGGTACGTCTGGGCAAGCTCTTCTGTCTGGCGGGGCTGGCGCCCCTACCTGGGGAACGCTTGCAGTTGCAGCGGGCGGTACGGGCGCTACAACAGCTGCAGCAGCCAGAACAAACCTCGGTGCTGTTGGCAAGTATTCTGTAGACGTAGGCAACGGATCAGCTACCGCTATTACGGTTACGCATAACCTCAACACTCTTGATGTGCAGGTTTTTGTTTACACCAAGAGCGACGGTAGCCAAGTTATTCCTGATGTAACCGTATCCACTGTCAACGCTGTAATTGTAACGTTTGCTACGGCACCCACCACAAATCAATACCGAGTCGTTGTTGTTGGTTAGTAGTTATTCTATAAAGGACTAAACCTTCATGCGTATACTGAACTCCACGACTATTTCTGGTCAGGCACTTGTAACCGGAAATGGTAGCTTACTGCGCCTAACAGGAACAAATCACGAGTATATAGAGTTTTACTCTCCGTCTGCTCGGCAAGCCTATGTCGGTATTCCGGGATCTGGTATTACTTATTTTCAAATTGCAAATGACCAATCTAACGGGCACATTGTGCTTACTCCGGGTTCAGGGGGAAACGTAGGTATAGGTACCAGTTCTCCTGGGCAGAAGCTTGATATTAGCGGTGGAAACATAAGAGCAATTTCTTCCAGTGTTCCTCAAATTTTTATTGGATCCACAACAACACAGGGTGTTTTTTTAAGGCATGACAACAACTTAGGCAATGACTACATTTCTTCTGTTGTAGACAGCACAGAACTAGCTGTTTTTACACTAGGAAGAAATGGAACAAGTGGTGCAATTGATATCTCCCCAAATGGTACATCTGGTGAAACCAGAATATCCAAGGGTAGAAACAACTTTAGTACTACACCTTATTGGTATTTCAACTCTGGTGGAAATTTAGGGTACTGGAGACGAGATATTAACACGAGTGGTTGGAGTATAAACGAAACAGGCACTTTATCATCTAGTTCAGACATTCGACTAAAATCTAATATTAAGCCCCTGTCTTATGGACTTGCCGAAGTACTGTCTCTAAACCCGATATCTTATAACTTTACTGGCAACCAAAAAACAAGCCTTGGTCTAAATGCAGCTGAAGTTCAAGGATTAATTCCAGAAGTTATTTCAAATATTGGGGAAGATCCGGATAACGGAGATAACCCTTTGCTTGGTATTTCTTACTCAGAACTAATTCCTGTTCTTGTTAACGCTATAAAAGAACTCTCGGCAGAGGTTGAACTGCTCAAGAGCAAGATTCCCTCTTAGTTGTAATTTTTAGTTTTTACTGGCTCTAGAAGGAGAAACGTACATGTAAGAATCAGGGGGACCAGATGTTCAAGCTTTGGAGATTTGTTTTACTTGTTTTAGCTGTTATGTCATTTGGGCTTGGTTTTGCTTTAAAGGTAAGCGCTGAGCCCAAAAATCATGTAAGTAAAAATCAAGCTCAAGTGCTTGTTATGACCATGGATCAAGGAATAGTAAAAATACTCTGGTCTAATTTTGATTTGAATACAAAGGTTCACAGCAGGAAACCAAATGGAATTCTTATTACAGTTGACGAAGAGTCTAAGGTAATACCTGCAATAAAAGATGGAATTGCTGTTTTAAAAACAGATCCAGGAATTCATTCAGTTTCTATGCGTGCTGTATACTTAGAGATGGAAAGTATACCTAAAATTGTTTACATGGGATCCGTACAGGCTCAGGGACAATTTGAGGTGATGCCGTATCTGAAACAAGTATGGAGGAAGCTGTGGGATACCGTGACATGAGCAAAGAGGCTGCAAAGCCTGGAAGACCTCTACAAGGAACAATCAATGGACTTAAGTACACTGTTCAGCATGAAAACGAGCAGCGCGGTATGGCTCTTGGTCCTATCGAGCGTATTACCATGCATTGGTCTGTGGGTACGTACGCCATGGCTTTTGATGGCTACCACTACAACATCATCTTTGACCAAGCCAAGAATCAGGCGCACGTCATCAAGACTTTGAAGATTTCAGAGTATGGTCAGCACGCTTTCAAGGCTAACAAGTCCAATATTGGTGTAGGCTTTTCTGCCATGTTCAAGACCAACCCAGATACCATGCAAGGGATGTGTCCGGTTACTCCTGAGATGATGGCTGTAGGAGCTCAGTTCGTGGCAGAGTTCATGGCTTGGCATAAGCTCGACCCTAGAACGGATGACCTTACGGATCATCTGAGGGTTGATAAGGAAATTGGACGCAACCAGAAGGTTGATATCGGTCGGCTGTTTCTGCCTTTCAAGGAAGACGTTATTCGCCGCTACGACGCTCTGAAAGCCGGTAAAGTTAAGTTTCAGTACAAAGAGATCTTGGTAGACTAAAGAACGCTTTAAACCCCCTCTGGAGCCTCCAGAGGGGGTTTGATTTTGAGCTAGTCGTTGTAGCAATCAAGCAAGGTTTTGACGATTCTGGAGCGTACAACTTGCTCCTGAGAGAACCTGACGACGGCAATAGATTCGGCACCCTCAAATCTGTGAACTTCTCTAATACAAGAATCTTCAGGATGAATGTCGCACTGTCCGGGGTCCATCGTGACTACTGCGGTGCAGTTCTCCCCGATACGGGTCAGGGCCATCTTGAGCTGTGCAGGCGTTGCATTCTGCATCTCATCCATGATGTAGACAGCATCCTCGATCGTGCGGCCTCTCAAGTATGTAAGGGAGGTAATTTCGATCAAGCCGCATGCCATGAGCAAATCGAGCTGAGGTTTACCCAGAAACTTTTCAAAGGCATCCAGAACCGGTCTGAGGTAAGGTCCCATTTTATCGGCAAGACCACCCGTCAAGAACCCGATGGAATCACCTGCTTCGACTGCAGGACGGACAGCAACGATCTTGGAAATATTTCCTTTGATGAGCTGATCGACTGCAAAAGCAACAGGAAGAAAAGTTTTACCCGTTCCTGCGGGTCCAATTAAAAAAGTCAGATCGTGTTTGCTAATGCAAGTTAGAACTGACTTCTGATTTCCTCTTGGAATAAAAGGAACAGTTTTTAGCTTTTTAGTGTCAATCTTTTTAGCCGCTAAAGGAACTGGGCCCGCTTGAGCGATGTCTCCTTCGTAGTTTGAACGACCACGTCCAGCAGGAGAACGACGGGGTTTACTCATCTAATACCTCACCGTTGTAGGTTTTAAGGATCCCTGAATGATCTGTGTCATTCAATTTCAAGTTTACCCCATTTTATAAACTAGTTTATAAAATATAGTTTTTCCATATCTCTTTGTATTCTTTTTCATATGACACCAGTAATTTTAATAGTTCTGATGTCTGGTTGTCCTTGTTTTTATTTATTTCTTTGAAAATATTACGAAGAAGAGCTAGTTCTTTCAAAGCTTTTTCAAGCATTTTTCTGTGAACCAGCTCTTCTTCTTTAGATGTATTTATTAGGTTAAAAGCTTTAAGCAGTTCAGCGTGTAGCTGCTCCTTGGTAACTTTATCCAAGTTTGGGTTTAGTACCCAATCAAGCATTTATTCCTCTGAGCTAATTGAAACGTCACAAAGAAGCTTGTCAAGAATGTGAAGGTAGTCCCCGTCTACAGGGAATAAACCAGGTCTTCCAAGCTGGGCCCAATCATTAAGTATAATCTCAACAACAGAGTTTACGGCTCTCTGAGCTAAAATACCTTTTATTTTTCCTGATTGAGACATCTCGGAAGCAAATAACTTGATGAGCTCTTCGTTAGATTTCAAAGCTTTCTCCTTCAGTAATTAATTTCTGGAAGAATATGATCAATCATCTCCAGGTACTTGGAATCTATTTCAAAAGAACTTGGCCTACTATTTCTGGCCCATTTGAGAACGATCAGTTCTGCTATGTTTGCCAGAGCTCTTGACGCCAATCGGTGAGATTCTTCGTCGTGGTAATCGTCTTCAACGCTCATAATTGAAGTTCAAACCAATCCAATCCTGTTTCTTCTTCATCGAAGTAAAACATCAGGTCGGCTTCTTTAAGGATTTCAACGGGAAGTGCAGGAGTATTCAAAGCTTCCCGAGATCCGTTATATTCAAAAACCCAGTTTACACTATCGTGATAAAGGCTAGCTTCATCTCCGTTTACTTCTGTCCACCGGCCACCGTTTCCCATGGGGTCCACGGTGAATCCGTAGACTTCAGGATCTTCGCAGATGTTGAGATCCACGTTCATATCTGCTTTCATCCAGCTTTGGATGATATTTGTTGCCTGGTTGTCTGATAGTTCAAGTGTAAGTAACACTTGATATTCCTTTCTTATTCAGTTCTAGCTTCAATAATATTTAAAGCCAAATCAAGGCGTTTATGTGTGCTCGAGCCTTCCAGAAGAATAACTTCTGTCTGGCTTTTTGCGTACTGTTCGATGATGGTGTCGATTTCATGCTCAATCGTTTTTTGAAACGATTGGTCTGTGTGTCGCTCTCCGTCATCGACCAGATCCCATTCGGGTTTGAGCACGAAGATCAAGTCGTAGTTGTTGTTTTCCTTGACGATGTGCTCATACCGAGACTTTGCAAACGTTTCCCAGTGGTTGAGAACATCTTGCCTGTCGTGATTCCACCAGTCGTAGTAATCAGAGCTGTTCTGGTGCCACCAGATGGCTCGGTAATAGGCAAGGTTATCGTACACCGTTCGATCGGAAATAAAACCGGACTTATGTTCTTTCTCTTGCATAATTTGCTCGAAAAGAACTTCAAACTGAAACTCAAATTTGTTCTTTGAAGGAATGGTTGCAGGTGTAAGTCCCCAGCGCTTGGCCACGGTTCTTGCACGTTCTTTGATTAGCGGTATGCGGGTATACAAGCTCAGAAGATTTGCCAGGGTTGTTTTGCCCGTGCCGTGAGTTCCGGTAATTCCTATTCTCACAGCTCAACTCGCTTGATCTCGACGGGTCTCGGATTTACATCCACACGTGCCTGACTGCTGTTGCTGCTGAATCCTTCAGGGTAACGCTTTTTGAGCTTCTCGATATTTTTCTCGGCGATCTCATTCATGTTTAGCTGGAGAATCGTGGAGATTTCTGCAACGTACCAGAGCACGTCTCCAAGCTCCTTGGTAACGGTTTCGAGGTTGAGTTCGTGCCCGTGCCCAACACACTTCTTGATAAGCTCTACAGCTTCTCCTGTTTCGCCTGCAAGCCCAAGGCCAGCTACAGAGAGCCTAAACTTTGGTTCTAGCAAGTGGTTTGCTGTTCTGCTTGCAAGTTCTTGGTATTCACTGAAGTTCATGTCAGATTCTTTCGTTTAGTAAGGATTTTTCCGACTGCTTGAAAGACTCGACTTTATCGTCAAGATCTTTGGTAAGCTCTACCAGTTTTTTCTTGAGTTCTTCATTTTTTATAAAATGAATATCTATTGAAGCAAATTCAATATTCTTTTGAATCGTATTCAACAGGTCAAGGCATGTTCTTGGAACCATTACTATAGTTTCTTTCTAGCTTTTACTCTCAGATAATTCAGTTGTCAGAGCAACTAGATTGATCATAACAAAAACAGATTCTAAAGCAATGATTCCAAGATCTCTGTAAATGAGCCCACCTATCAGCTGAGATACGGCTCCAGCTAATGCTAAAGAAGACCACAGCAGTTTTTTATTGGGGTAAAAAACTGTAATGAAGTATGCAATCAAAATTAGTGGAGCCGCTATACCTGTAAACAGTTTTGCAGACATTTTATACCTGAGTTAGCTCTTTTGTTTTGTAAAAATGACCGTCGTCATCAATTTTTTCATCCAAGTCTTGAAAAGCAATTTTGATCATCTCTTCGTCGATCTTGGAGCACTGGTCTAAAGCATCTTTAATAACACGCTGTACACTTGAAGGACTCCATCTCTTTGTAGCAGAAATGTAGATAGCGCTTATAAACTCTTCACGGACAGTTTTGCAGATTTGCTGGAGCATTTCAATATCGGTTTCAGTCATAGGCATGATGTGTTCAACCTCCTGTGCAAGTTTTCCACCAACTGACATCTAATCTGGAACTTTGGAACTCTTCTATTTCAAGGCTGGATAAGTGTGAATACTTTTCAAGTATTTCCGTGGGAAGGGCAACACCGCCTACAGCGTGTCTTCTTCCCCAGTACGAGATGACCCAACCAAGTTTGTCTTGGTATAGCATACCCTGATTACCCATGCAAGTTAACCAGGTGTACGCAGTTCCCAGATCATGAAAACCAAACTTGATTTCTCTTTGACCTAAGTTCTTGTTTTGTTCTTCGTACCAGAGACTGTGTTCGTGTTTCCAGAATGCTTTGATTTCTTTTGCTTGTTGTTCGCTGATTCTAAGCCTGACGTACATCAGTAACCTTCAGGAAAAACATCTGGAGTGTATACAGCAAAGTTCTTGAGATCAAGTTCTTCTGTCTTGACTTTGTGGTCTTCCCTGACTCGAATCAGGATCTCGTCTTTAATATTGAGCTGTTCTTCTTTGATGTAAAATTCAAGGCTCTTCATGACTTCGTTGACGTTGAGGTCCTCATCGTCTTGAAAACAACGGTGCATGATGAGTCGCTCAACAACTTTCTTGGCAGAACTCGCTGCGTCTCGTACATATAAGAATGCCTGGATCATGGCGTTCTCCTGTTCTCTGTTTGCGGTAGCGTATACTATCACTCTACCATCATACGTTTATTTTTAAACATAAAAGTTTACCAGGGGCGGCTAAGCCGCCCCTGGATTTTGTTTAGCCGCACTTGGCGGTTCCGCATGCAAAGCACTTGGAGCAGCCCTCTTCATACACCAGAGGAATCCCGCAATCAGGGCACTCGGGTGACTTGCCAAGATCCTTTACTGGATCCAGCTTTTTGGGAGCAGCTACTTTGAGCTCAAGTGGCTTGTTTTCAGGTTCACAGGTTTCATCGTGCTCATGAGCGCATAGTGCCTTCTTTACAGGCAGGAACTGGTATTCCTGAGCTTCACCAAGAACCTTGGCAATGGCATCAGGCACCGAGAAGATCTGGTTAGGGCCAAATCCAACAGGACTGCCTGAGCGAATGCCGCGGAGGCTTGTAAAGAACTCGCCTACAGGAACGTTGTACTTGAGTCCAATTGAAACAACTCTTCCGAGTGCTTCAACCAGAGAGCTCAGGACACCGCCGCCTTTACCCAGGTTGGCAATGACTTCTCGAGGTCCTGCCTCGTCGTAGTTGACCGTGATGTAGACGCGTCCTTCTTCAGTTTGAACGCGTTCCGTGTATCCAAATAGACGTGAAGCACGCCTACGCGGAGCTTCCATGCAGTCTTCGCTTTCGCACACTTCAGGGCAGTCATGCAGAGCAAGCTGTGACCTGGCTTCTGCAAGTTCTTTCCTGAGTGCTTCAAGCTCAAGCTTAAGACTTGCGTTTTCTTCTGACACCTGAGCATTCACGGTCTGGGTTTCTTCATTTGAGGTTCGAATAACCTGGAACGCACGAGAGTTGTTTCGGTAAACCGTGATGCCTTTGCAGCCTTCCGAGATAGCCAACGTGTAGGCATTCTGGATGTCTTCAACCGTAGCCTCCTCAGGCATGTTGATGGTCTTTGACAGGCTGTTGCCGTAGAAGTTGCTGTTCTCGTCAAACGCACGCTGGATAACGCCTTGCATCCTGACGTGATCTTCCGGTGAGATATCGTGAGCGATTTTGAATACGCGCTTGAACTCAGCTGGAAAATCAAGTTCTTGGATGGATCCGTGATGCTTGTTGAGGTCATCCAGGATTTTATCCCAGTTCCACTGACCATCCTTGTTATAGGTATCAGTAGGCTTGGAAGCATCCAGAACTTCCTTGAACAGCGGGTGGATGATGGTGATCGACTTGCCGCCTACCTTGCGGTAAGCCACGAGCGAGTAAATGGGTTCAAGTCCACTGGTTACGGCAAACGCCATGGAAGTGGTTCCCGTAGGCGCAGCGGTCAGACCCGCTACGTTTCTACGAGGCGTGATGTTTTCAAACTTTTCTGGATGCTCAAGCATCAGGGGAAATACCCCGCGCTCGACACCAAGCTCTTCCGAGGTCTTCTGTGCCGTTTCTGCCTCTGCTCTGGCAATCAAGTAAGCAAGATTTCGACCCTGCTCGGAATCGTAACTTACACCCATCTTGATCAGAGCATCTGCAAGCCCCATCAAACCGAGTCCAAGTCTTCTCATGGACTGAGAAGCATTGCGGTTGTCTGGAAGGACGAAGTTGTTGACATCCAGAACGTTATCCAAAAATCGAGTTGCCAGAGCAACTTGATCTCGAAAGCGCCTGTAGTTAAACCACCCATAAAGCGGGTCGCCTTCTACGAAGTTGGCCCAGTTCATGGCTCCAAGGTCACAGGGCTCACCCGTAGTAAGGGGAATCTCACCACAGGGGTTAGTCTTGTTGATCCAAAATTTAGAATCCACTTCTGCCATGGCAGCAAGTGCGGATTCTTTATTGATCTTGTCTTCAAAAAGAAGACCGGGTTCGCCTGTTGACCAGGCATGCTTGGCAATTTCATTCCAGATGTAAGCAGCTGAAACGTGACCCCTGACATCAGGGTATTTGGCTTTAACCGGATGGTACGCAACAGGAACATCTTTTCCTGCCTGAAGCAGCTCGATGAATTCCTGCGTGACCAGAACCGATATATTGAAAGTTCCAATATCGCCTTCATTCTGTTCTCGGTCGGTATCCTTGGCCGTGATGAAATCCAGCAGGTTGGGATTCGTGACACGAATCGTGGCCATCCCTGCACCGCGTCGTGTTCCACCCTGACGGATGACTCGAAGAACCGGTGCATAGATGTAACGAAGCGTGGCAATAGGTCCTGCTTCAAGACCACCGAGGAGTGCCCAGTGGGTAAAGTTATCGAAGATCTCGTAAACAAACGAGAATGCTCCGCTTGAGGTACCGCCAGAACCCTGGATGTAAGCATTCTCTGCACGAAGCATGCTGACATCAACTGCAAAGCTCTTGCCCTCAAGAGCAGCTTTTGCAAGCTTGGCAGCGGTATCCATGATTCCCGTGATGGAGTCATGTGTAGCAACTTCAAGCTCAAGCCGCATTTCAGAGTTTTCAACAACCATGACGTTGTTTTCAGCAGCCAGTTGAACGATTTCAGGTGTCATGTACGCCTTATCGCCGTACACAACCTTCTGAAGCCGCTTGAGAGGCTTTCTGACGCGAGGTGCGCCGTACTGGGTAATATCGGTCATCTCGCCCTGAATGAAGGCTTTGATGTCCGGGTGAGAGGCATCCATGCCGACGTAGTGAGGACCTTTGGCATACGGCTCGTGAACACGCGCAATGCCTTCTGCGGAAGCGTGCCCGAGCTCATCTAGATTGACGCCGTTACCGCCGCCTACCTTGGTGACCACTGCAAGCTTCTTGGCAAGCTCCATGACGCCCTCAAAGGTGTCAGGAGCATTTTCAGTTGCACCCTGCGTGTAGCAGTTCAAAAGATTGCCGTGCTCTGTTCCTGCACCTGCAAGGATTCTTCCGCCTGCACAGAAGTCCCCCGATAGGTGAAGATCGAGGAACTTGCCGGCGTAGGCTTCCTGATCTTCAGGAGCTTCCACCAAAGCAATATGCTTTGCAACACGCTCGAATACCTGAACGGGCGTTTCCGTCGGGTTTCCATTTTCGTCACGAATCACATACTGCTCACGAATAATAAAATCAGACGTAGGGTCTGAAAGAAACCCAGGATTTCCCTTGGTATCCATTTGAGTAACCTTTCTATAAAGTTGAGCTTTACAACCAACGAAGAGATTTGACTAAAGAACCTATTTGACGATGATCGATGATAACGATACGAAAATCGTTACCATCGGAATCGGTATACCATTCTACGTAGTAGGGACTTCTTAAAAGTAATCTTAATATGGACTCTTCTATATCTTCTTCATTTGTGTAGAAATCTAATATAACATTTTCTACATAGAGATCTTCATCTTCTATGGAAAGAACATCTATATAAATTTGATCTTCTTCACTGGGACATATTTTTTCAATGTAAGCTTTTGCAAATTCAAAACCAGGTTTAAGCATTCTAAGAAGGTCTTATCAAAGAGATTGATTTTCTCTTGATCTGTATTTTCTCTACAATTCCATTATCCTGGTTAACGGTTAACTTGGTTTCAATGGGTTCTTCGGGAATGATCTGAAAAGATACCGGAATAAAGGGTGCGTTCTCTAGCTCCAAGGCTGTTTCTTGGGTGTAGATCGTGATCCATTCCTTTGAGTCAGAAAATACGGTGTTTAAGTCTTTAACTGGAATGAATCCGCTAAAAGAAGGCAACATTTGACCCCCAAAATATATTTTTTGTTAGGCCCTAGATTTGAACTTTAACAGGCACCTTTGATGATACACTACGCATAGAGCGGTTGCCTAGTGTCTGGGCCTCTCTAAACAAAACTTACTTTGAAAGGAGGATACCTGTCATGGTTTCAACTCGTTATTTCAAGGTTGGGTTGGTTTGGTAGAGGGGGTGATCCTATCTAAGCTGGAGGTTGCCAGCGGCTTGGGCTAGTCCCCCAAGTGTTAGTGGGGAGGTGGGGAAACTCACCTCTCTATTTTATTTTTTATAAAGTATGAAATATTTTGATACAATAATTATAAATAACCAACTTTTTTGGAATAACAATGAAAGTTCTTGTTGCTTGCGAATATAGCGGTACTGTTAGAGACGCTTTTATAAAACTTGGCCACGATGCTTTATCGTGTGACCTTCTTGATACAGATCTACCAGGGCCGCACTACAAAGGAAATGTATTAGACATCATTAATGACGGATGGGATTTGATGATCGCTCATCCTCCCTGCACTCACTTGGCCGTATCTGGCGCTCGTCACTTCGCTGAAAAGCGAGCCAGTGGGGTGCAGCAAGAAGCTCTTGAATTTGTTCGTTTATTACTTGATGCACCGATTGAACGAATCGCGCTTGAAAACCCGGTGAGCATCATCAGCAGTCACATCAGAAAGCCGGATCAAATCATTCAACCATGGATGTTTGGTCACCGAGAAAGCAAAAAGACTTGTCTTTGGCTCAAGAATTTGCCCCTACTAATTCCTACAGATCTTGTTGAGAAAATAGGAAATACTTGGGATAACACTACTGCAAGCGGACAGAATAAACTAACACCTTCTGCTGATAGGTGGAAAATCAGAAGCAAGACTTACCAAGGAATTGCTGACGCAATGGCCAGCCAGTGGGGAAATCTTTCCTAACTCATATTTTTATTTAAGTAGATTTGAGGGAGGTGGGGAAACTCATCTCCCTATTTTTGTGCGTATTATAATATATTTTGCTAGAATTGTATTAAATAATTACTGAGAGATTTACTTAATGGATAGTTTCCAGGATAAAGGATATGAACAAGGCCTTCTAGGCGTATACAATGTTCGAGCTCCTATTACGAACATTGATAAAAACTTATACCTGCATGGAAATCTTACTCAAAGTAGTTTTAAACAATACGCTGAACAAACAGAACAAGGCGAAATAACTACATTTACCGCTCAGCATGGTTACGTATCTAAGGTTACATACCACGAGTCGATACTAGATACTGCTCTTACTAATAAGATGATTGTTTATGGTTCAAACCATAAAACAACTGGACATCCTATAGCTAAAGGTGTTCAAGAGTTACCTGCGGAACCCTATGCCAAAATGGCTCACTTTAAAGGAGCCCGAGCAAAGCTAAAAGGAACCAACTCAAGGCTTGATGCTATCTTTACTTCGGACATGACGCCTACCAACGTCAACGATAGGGTTAAAAATAAATATATTGTTGTAAAAGACCACGCAGATATTGCAAAGCAAAATGATGCATTTTTTACAGATATCCGGCACGGGAAAGCACCAAGATCTCAGCGAGACTTGCTTGTCTTTTCACCAACTGAAGACTCCGGTAGGAAAAGGCTAGAATACGCTTTTTTTAATAATGACAAATCTAATAAAAAACCAGAACCTCTTTACATGGAGTCAGCAACCTACACTTCAGACAGAATAGAAAAACTTATTTATAGACAGCTGGCTTCTGGTGGCGATGTACACATCAAGCCAAGTGGTATGAACGCGGGGTCTGAAGGTCAAGAAAAAGCTCAAAATGACTTTATTTCAAGAGTTCAAAATAGAGCTGCAAACCCAGATTACCCTGGTTATCTTTATATACATACTCCAAAATCAACTGAGACAGTCATTAACAAGCGCACCGGTAAGCCTGAAAAAAAATACCAAGAACACCAAAACGACATGTTTAAAGGCAATATTGGTTTTGAGGGAAGCATCAGAGGTTCAACAAGTGCTTATACCAACATGGCAGGAACTGAATCAGGTTGGTTATTTCAATCTGATATTGTAACGAAAGAACTTAAAAAAGATTTTGAAGAAGGCACAAACGCTATAAGAGTGGAAAAGTTTAGAAAAGGTCAGTTTGAAACTGGTTTTATAAACTACGTTCACACTTCTTATATGCAAGAGTCAGGTCAAGATGTATTAATACCTTCGCAACTGGATGCAAGGAATAGAACTTTTTTTGAAGATATATCTAACGGCAATGTTAAAAATGAAAAAGGTATCCTTACCTCGGCTTACACGGATTATCAAAGACTTTACAATGAAAAATCTATATTTGATGGTTTAAATTCGTACATCAAAGGAACAGATAAAGATACCTTTTTAAGTGAGTACAAAGTTCTTTCTGACATACAAAACAGCTGGGTAACCAGCAGAACTTGGGGAGAATCTTGGGGTCAGCTTGGGGGTAGAGGATTTATATCTACCTCAATTATTAATCTTGTTCAAAGATTAAATGATGAAGTAAGTGGTTTTGATCTATCACGAGAAGAACAAGAATTAAGATTTACCTACGGTTACAGATTAAAACCAGTCAAAGAACACAGTACTACGTTTGCTGATATAACAAGGTCATTTATTGACTTTAATAACAACATGATCGGTAACATGATGGGATTCCAGCTTGTTACGGGTGGGTTTTCACTTGCTTTTGGACATACTAAAAATCTTCTTGGTTTTGTATCTGAAGTAATTAATAAATCAATTCCAGAAAATAATAAAATAGCTAAAGGAGCTTCGCATGCTCTGACTAAAGCCCTACCTGAAAAGCTTGGCGGACTTTCTTACATCATGAGATCCATGGCTGCTGAAAGCTTTGGATACTACATGAGCCCTATTCTACGCGCTATTGATACCCTCACAGGGATGTCAGGGTCAGAGGGAAGTTTACAGCGTCTTGTAGACCGTGTCGTGGTCGACATCAAAGATCCCTCAAAGAGTACTGAGTACGTCACAAAGCGTTCAATGGTGCTTACAAACAAGACAACGGAATCAAATATTCTATTCAGCCCTTTTAGGTTTTATAACCAAGGGTTGCAAGCAATATACAGAGGAAGCACCTACTTAATCGCTGCCCTATACACAAAAAGTAAAAGAGATACTGTTTTAAAACGTGTAAAAAGCGTGTGGTCTCACGTTACTAACAAAGTTGATAACGCAGTAATAAGAAAAAATCCACACCTCTTTGGGTTTAAAGCTTCAACGTGGGGTACAGCTTTTGCAGTTACTATGTTTGCTGCAGTTGCAGTAGATCAATTAACAGGCTACTTAGGGCAAAATCTTGGAGGAGTGGACGCGAGAACAATTGATAGGGGAAACGAAATATTAAGAAATGCTGCTGAAAGAGTTGGAATGCATCCTGTTCAGCTAGCAAGAACTACAAACTCAAATGTTTACTTGACCGGAAATAGGTACATTGACGCAGCATACAATTTAATAAGAGCTCTAACTGTAAACCCCATGAAAGAGCTTTGGAGAAGCGCTGTAGAATCTCTTACTAAACAAACCAAGCCAAAAAACATTCTTTCAACTGCTATCATGTATCAGGGTAAAGAGCTTGAGCTAGCTCAAACAGCTGCAATGATGGGAAATCAAAAACTTGCAAACTACTATTTGATGGCTTCTTCTGGGGGACAGAGTCTTTACGAAAAAGACACGTTTAAAGCTGACCTCTGGAAAAGTTGGGCTGTTCAGATCACGGCGACGCCTATTGTTGGAACGCTCACTTGGGGTATGTCGCAACACTCCGGTGCAGGCGACCGTGGAGGTTTTGGTTACAACTTTGCACCTAAAGAAGTTCAAGAATTTGGTTTCAGCTTGCAAGGTCCAGTATTCTTGGCAATGGGTGTGTCGTCTACACTTCCTTTTCAAATGTATAAAGCTTTGGATGACAAAGAAGCTAAGCAACTAGGATACTCAAAGTCCCCTTGGGTGTTTACGTACAAACCTGGAACAAACTTTGCAAATGCATTAGGTGCTGTAACGCTTTTACACGCATTCCATTTAAGCTTTAACAGCGCACTGTCTTTAACGGCTCACTTGCTTGATCACAGCGTCGCTGAAAAAGCGAGAGCAAAAGCGTACGCCTCGGCACCTTTTAGAACTGCTGTATCAGACGCTTTAAAGAATGTTGTATCTAAATCTAGCCATGCTTACATGGTTAGTTATAACCATACAAAAAGCCAAGGTGGAGCAAGAATACGGTTTTCAAAACCGATGAGCCACTTGGAAGCAATTAATAAAATTATGTCTATACCTGTTACGCTTCCAATTCATGCAGCAATTGCCATGGTTAACGCTGGCGCAACTTTAATTAATTATGGTTTTACTGTACCTAAAACAAATGTTGGGTATGGATACAGCAAAGCTAAAAACGTATTTATAGACGCCCTTAAAGCTGATACTTTTACAGTTAAAGATGTAGATAAGTTAGCAAAGGTTCGTGATTTACTTATAAGCGGCGTAGAAGGAACAAGATTTTCAGGATTCAGTGTTGAATACACACGTAACGAAATAAAGCATCACCTTGAAAGCGTAAGCGGTGGTGTAAAAAATCAAATGGACTTTGAAAATAAGTTTGGAGTAAGTAATCTTGATGCCGGAGAAAAGAAAAGGCTATACAAGGCTTACTTAAGGTTGACTAATCCAGTATTGAATTTTAGAAATGTTTTTTCAGATTCCTATAATCACAGTACATTTGCAAGTAAATTTATAAGAACTGCAGCTCTTGTTGGTTCTGTTATGATGCTTGCTGGAACTATTGGACTTACTCTTGATGCTAATAACAGTGTCTATAACAGAAAAGAATTAGAATCAAGCTTAGCTTTTAGGCTAGCAAACGCTGCAACAAGATGGGCTGCTAGCGGAGCTTTGCTTAATCGGGCAGATGCTTATGCAAGAAAACAAAGCACTCTTCATAAATATGTAGAAGATCACTTTTCGTACGATACTGGCCCTGATTTGATTCGGTCCCTGATTGCAATAGCTAGAATGGGCGCTCATCTTTTTGACTATCAAGGTAATTTTAGAAATCTTCAAATCGTCGGTTCAGCTATGGCAGGTGAACTGCTTTATGGAATAGCTGGCTTCAAAATGGATGATTTGAAGTTTGATCCTGGTAAACAGTATTACAAACTAAAAGAAGGAGCTTTTGCAACTCCAAGCTTGACAAACACAGTTTCAACTTGGGCCACCGGTATTTTAAGTGTGTTCAATGGAAGTTTCTATAATAGCTTGGAAACTCACCCTTACTTGGCTGCGGGCCCTTACGGGGTCGTTCAAAAGAAAATAGATAAAGATACCTACGCGTGGGCCGGTGGGTTCGTTCAGTTAAGCCCGATGATGTTTTTGAACGCTGGCTACGCAGAGCAGCCTATTTTTAGAACTGGTTACGAAAAAAGACGAGCTCAAGAATCCAAATATATGCAACACATGGTGTACGACACGTTTGGACTAAGGCAGTCCATGCGCGTATCTCCTATACGGTCTTCCAAGATGTACAGGGACGACATCATGGCAGATGCCACAACTTGGAGTGTTAGACTTGAGCTCTTAAGAAGATCTACTATGTTCTCCCACGTTAAAAGAGTAGATCCCATGGATCTAGTTTTTATACCTGGTCTTGTCAGTCACCAGCACATGCAAACTTTTGCATCAAGACATTCTATAAGAATATTTAGAGACTCTAATACAAGAGAAGAAGATAACTTATCAAAAGTTATGAACTACTATGTATCGGATGTGTTTTCTGAAGATAGTAAAAATACGATGGAAGAACTAGCTTCCGGAGATGAAGAAATACAATACAACCAAGGTGTTTACGATCAAAAGGTTGCTCAAGATTACTTCAACAGAAAATACTACAATCCTTTGAGCTCTTCTTATAATTTCTGGCAAAGCCCGCAAGTAGCCGCCGCTTTAGTCACAACAGGCTTATTTGGAGCCTTGGGCACAATTGGTATGTTTACCAGTGAGGCATCCATTGTAGGGGGAGCAATCGCTGGTGCTGGTGTAGCTTTCATGGAAAAAATTAAAATCGGGGGAGGCCTAAAAGAAGCTTTAAGACTTAAGCAGCTCAGGACTCGTTCTTTAAGAACAAGTGTTTCAAGACTTATAAAAATAAATCACACTCAAGGAGCAGGCGGAAGTTCAAAATATGTTTTTAGTACCGGCTCCGGTAAAAGAGAACTAATTTACGTTAAAGGTGAAAGATACAGGGCTGCTCCTCCTAATGGGGCATCAACCACGCTAGAATCAGCTTCTGGGCGAGGAATGAAACCACCCGGCGCAACAAACTTTGGTTTGTTCATGTGGGATGAAGCTGATTTTATAAGTGGTGAGCTTAAAGATTTAAATGCAACTCTTAATAGAATTTCTGCTGTTGAAGATGTTCTAAAGCGATCTACAGAAGCAAAAGGAATAAAATTTATTGACATGGTTCAAGCTAGAGATATGCTTCACAAATTAGAAAATACTCTAGATAACATGGCTCATGGTCCACTAACTGCCAAAGCTACAGAATTACAGGCACGTGTAAGTTCAATAAATAAAGCAAAAACTGAACTTGATAACATGATGAAGCACATGATTGAGGACGCGGCTGGAGATAAAACAAAATTAGAAAGACTCATGGAAGAGTCTATCGATCTCATGCAAGAAATTCATGCGGACAATGCAGGTAAAGCAAGAACAATAACTGGTGTACTTTTTGATTCAAGTCATGCTGTAAAAGATCTACAGAGTGATCTTATAAATGCTTTAGAAGATGAAAAAGTAATTGAGGAAGTAGGTCCTTTAGAGAGTGATAGATTCAGAAGATTCTTAAAAGAAAAACTTGGATTTACCGGTAGAAACACCAGGGATGCCCTCCGGATAGCCGAGTATGAAATGGCCGGAGGCGTTGGTAAAAACAACGCAGAATCTAATAAACTTAAAAAACCTGGATGGGTAAAAAAACTTAGACTCGACTTCGAGAGATCTGTTATTTCCCAGGTTGTATCTCAAGTAGCTCCTAAAGATTTAACAGATTTGCTAGATGATGCAGATTTTATGCGAGCAATGTCTTCTAACACAATCTTGGAAGATGGATCAACAAGGGAAAAGAAGATACTTGAAATACTCAAAGAAAAAATGGGTAAAGATGCTTTTGAAGAAAACATAGAAAAAAGATTAAGTTTATTTAGAAGAAACGCATTCATAGAAACTGGACTTACAAGACTTCTTACTCCAAACGTAGGTGCTTTTGTAAAAGGAACTTTTACTTTTGGATTTCAAGCTTGGTTTGTAAACAGTCTTGTTGCAGACCCTATAAGAAGAATGTCTTACTTGAAAAGTCAGCTAGAAAACGAAGATTTAAACATGCAAGAAAAAAACTATATTTACACAGAACTCTACAAGGAAAGACAAAGATTTATCGGCGGCATGTTTGGTGAAGTAGCTTCACAAATCATTTTAAACTTTGGAACAATTGTAAACTTTTTTAGAGGCATAGCACTCCTTGCTCCAATCGGAGGACCGGTTGGTTTGATCGCTGAAACTGCTGTTGGGCTTGGTGTACTTGGAGTAGGTATAGCCGGTGCAATTGGAACGGGATTGCTGTTTGAAAGAGCAGCGGAAAGAGCTTCAAGAACTGACAAGATCAGAGAAGGAAGGGAAATAGCTAAAGACAACTACATGGGTGGGATTCTCAATTCTTGGTTTAAAAACGAGATGAGATTCCACGACATGTTTGAAAATATGAGCAAAACCCTAACTTCTAAAAAAATGAGAAACAGGTTAGAAGGGTGGGAAGTTCTCCAGAATTGGGCACTAAACGAATCCCCAATAAGAGAAGCCATTGATATTATCTATAGAGAAGATAAAAATCCAGGAACAAACCTTCCTTACCTGAGTTATAGATTACGTGGAGGATCCCCTTCCCTTGATCAGGAAGGTCACGGAGCTTTCGTTGACAAATCTGTATTTTGGGTAGGTAACGAATTAGACTACGGCGTTGCTTACATGGCGCCTGTTCAAAATCTTTTACCGTTCCAAGACTCAGATGCATATAACAGGTATACTTTACACTCAAGTATATTTGGTTACTTACCTTCTGCAAAACAGGTAACTTCAAACAAAGACGGCTCCGATGCACTTGGCCCAACATGGATGCGTGGTGATTATAGAAGTCACATGTTTAGGCCGCCTAACTTGGTTCAAAATGCAGGTGTTCAGGCTGAAATGCTGAGAAGAGCTGATTTAATGACGCAAGTTGTTATGAACTTGACTGATCAGGGACTCTACATAAATAAAATTTTTAGTTACAGCTCTGCGTATGATCCGAGATCTGGCGTAGGAATGCCTCCAAGGAGTTTCTTAGTTAGCGTCATCGATCCATCCAGATTTGGAAGAGCTTTTACACAAACAAAAGCTTCTATCGTTACGTCAGATCCAACAAGGTCAGAAAGAGAACAGGTAATTCAGCAAGCAAGGCCAAACTCAGGCTATATACGTCCTAGATCAAATAGAGAATCAATAAATGACGCTCCACCAAATCCAATCAATATGGAAGGACTTGGTGTTAATCCAAACCAACCCATGGGCCAAGCAACGGATACTGTTTCAGCAAACCCGGCACCTACAGTTAGAACTGCTGCAAGAGAGGTAAAAGGAACTCTTGCTTCAAAGGTTCAGCACGCTGTAAAACTTGCAGCCGTTGAAAAAGCTGCAAGAGAGTCTGCTAAATCTGAAACAAAAAAAACAAAAGGCTACGTTATGCAAGTTGCTGCGTCTACACCAGAAAAAATAGATCCACACGAACTACATGCAGAGCCTCACATGAAACAATCAAAACATAACCAATTTGGAGAAAGGCTTTTTGCAAGAACTCCAAATGGGGTATTCTTATCGTCTACGCATGGATTTGAAAAAATGGATAAAGCGTTGATGAACCACGCCGACACTTATCAGGTGGGTTCAGATAGAGATTTTAACGATACTTTCAATTGTTAAGAAAAGCGTTCTCCAACAATTTCTAGTTCGTAAGTTCCAGAAGTATTAAACAATAAAACACAGGTAAAGTTTGTTGCTTCAAAGAAGAACCCTGCGTAGTCTTCCAAAACATTTTCTAAAATAACTTCTCCATCTCCCCAAGAAGCCTGAAGTTCTTCATTAGTATTCAATATTTTGAAGGTAAACTCTCCGCCAGCTACCTTTGTTATTTTTACTTTTCTTACGAGAGCTCTATTTGCAAAATCTTTTAACTCAACAGGAACATTTGCTTGAACTGTTAATAATTTAGTAACTGTAAACTTTCCAGGTTGATACAGAACAAAAGGCTGAGTCGTTGTAGTAGAATTACCGGAATTAATTCTACCAAGTATGATCAAGTTCTCAAAAGAGTCCTTGTACAAAACAACTTTGTCAGTTTCATTAAAAGTATGGGACGGAAAAACAGTATTGTACTCAGAAGGAACTAGAAAAGAATTTACTGCGGCGGGGTAAGCTTGATCAGCTGGAAATAAATAGTTTGTTGCTTGAAATATACCAGATATTGTTTCTACAGAACCAACGCGGGTAGATGGATTGTAGTAAAGAATAGTTCCTTGCAAAAGCATCAGGTTGTCCCTCCAGAAGGATCTTCGTGGGGAAGATATTCATACGTTATAGGAGGGAAGCTAAGTTTGCTGCCGTTAAGTTTTTGCTGCAAGGAGTGATCGAAGTTTTCAGGTGGCGGTGAAAAATCTTTATCTTGGTTGACCAAGAAATTGGTTTGTTTATTGACTGTTTCTGTAAGCCGAGATCTAGACTCGTTCTTCCAGCGAATACTTCCAATAATAAAATAATTTTGTCTGTAGGGCATCTGAGGTATGCCTGCGAGTAGGTTGTTTGGATTCTCTGGCCCTGTAGGGCCTCCAGGAACGCCTAGAACGACCACCCACTCACCTTTGGTGTAGCTTGCCTTGACGTCCAAGTAATCCTGTAAAAAGGGACTTCTGGAGGCATACAGCGGGTCTGCTTCTACATCCAGGTAAATAGGATTTCCATCTGGATCTTTACCGTATACCCCAATAAGCTGAACACGCCCTTTTTGGGTAGAGGCATCAAAATCTATGACCTGGCCATCTACCTGCCAGTGCATTCCGGGAATAAATAAACTCATCTGAAAGCTTTCATGATGGCCATGACTTGCATCACACGCATCTGAGCAGTTGGACTCAGCTCGTCTACAGTTTGATGTACGAAGTCCATGGGGTTACGTTCCGGGCTATACTGGATATCCAGAACAAGCTGACAGAATGCATTTAGTATTTCTTTCTCAATTCCTAAATCCATTTGTCACCGTTTGCTATCTGAAGAACATACTTAATGTCTTCTAGCTTTTCCAGTACCAAACTTCGCCCTTCTTTGGAGAGACCTCGTATTTCGTTCAAGCTAACTGTACGAATCAGGTGATCAATTTGCTCAGTTAGCTTGTCCAACATTTCTCCCCCTAGATAGGTTTGATAATTGCAATACCTTGTTTAAAGTTTGCAATCTGTTTTAACGCAGTCGCTTTGGACCCTGGACTCATTTTGTCCAAGATATCCAAAACAGCATTCTTATAAGCTTCATCGTCTTTCATCTTCTGAAGCTTTTCGACCAGGTCAGCAGAAAGCTTCATGTAATTACGAAGCTCCCTGAGCGTATTGAGTTTTAAATCGGGGTTTTCGTCTCGGGTAGCTTCTTTGAGCAAAAGAAGAAGTTCGGAATAGTGACTTTGAAGCTCGTCGGCAACATGAAAAACCGAGCGGCTATGAAGCTGCTTCTTTTGCTCAACTGGCATGGCGCGATAACTTTGTACGTAGTGTTGAATCTGAGAGGTTGTAAACCCAAGTTTGATGCCAATCTCTTCGTTGGTCAGGCCTTGTCCTTTGAGTTTGATGACCTCGGGACCAAGTCCAAACTGATCGATCTCTTTTTGATGAACGGCATTGGGCAAGTCATATGCTTCTTTGGGCATGCTGATCAAAACCATGTCTTCAAATTCTTCACCGCAGTGCGGGCAGCTGGTTTGATGATTTGAATTAATGCCCATGCTGTTTACCTTTTCTTCTGATACTATTTGTTATTTTAATCGATTTTTTAATTTCTTCAAGTAATTCAGGCTCTAATTTTTTAAAAGCAAGCAGCAAAGACTTTTGAAATATCTCACAGTGAGACATCATAGTTATGTTTTCATCTACAGGCTTGTATGTTTCGGTTTGAATCCAGTTCATGAGAGCGTCTACACAAGCGTATAACCTTCTCCTGATGGTGTGAGGAGGCCAGTGATGCTTTTTGGACATACCTTCCATGTCTAGATTGGAAGTCATCCAGGTATGTAGAAGATCCCACGAAAGTGGATCTGTTTTGGAAAAGTGCTTCAGAGCTAAATTTATATTTTCGTGAGAGATGCTCAGTGATTCAGAATTACAAAAGTCTTTGCCGTAACCAAACCCTTTTCTGAGGTAATCTAAAAAGTTTACTCTTTCAGGGTTTAGCTTGCTTCTCATAAATTAGCGGCGACCGAGCTTACGCAGCAGAGGCATTCCTGCGCGAAGACGAACACCTACGCGGTCAGGAGACTGAACAGCCTCTCCTGCTCGCTGAGGGTTGTTGTAAGCACGTGCCTTGATCAGGGTAGGCTTCACAACGCCCAGGTTATCGAGCATGACCGAGTCCCCATTGCTGACAAGATCACCTACAACGTTGCCGAGTTCTTTGATGACCTCAAACACCAGCGAAGGGGTGACGTTTAGAGCCATTCGAGCTGCAACAAGCTCTGCAACTTCTGAACGAGAGATCGGGTTATTCTTGGCTTTTCCCATGGCGTATTTCTCCTTTAGTATCGCTTTTCGCCAAATGAAGAAAGATCATCATCTTCCTCCATAGCTTCCGCCACTCGAGGATCAACCCAGCCCAGAGAAACTGCAACGCTTCTGTGGCACTCTGGTAGGTAAGGACACGCTGTAGCAAGCGTTCCTTCCCGGCCCAGGCAAGGGGATCCAAACTCGAATGGAGCGTTTTTAAGAAATACGTTCTTACCAATAGCTTCGACCACCTCGCTGTGGCGCAAAGCAGCTTGAATAGCCATCTCTTGGTTCACGTTTGCCGTGACCAGCGTGCCACTTCTCAGGTGGCTGATACCGATTTTGGAAGGCCATTCTCCCGTGAGCTGATTCCAGAAGAAGGCATACAAGAGCAACTGCTCGTGATGCTTGACTTTGAGCTCTGAGGGGGGCTCCCCCGAAGAAGTCTTGTGATCGACAATGATGGTGCTGCCATCTGCAAGCTTACCGACAAGGTCGATAAAACCCCTGAATACGGCGCCATTTGGCAGCGTCGCCAGGTTTTTGATGTGCGGGACCTGCTGCTCCGGATCAGGGCTTGTAGGGTCTCCTACGTGGTCTGGAACAGAGAAACCGAACTCGATCGACGAGACTTCTTTGATCAGGGTCGGGTGCTTGTAACGCTTTGCTAGAAATTCGGCTTCCGAATAAACCGTGGCCATCTTGATACTGGCATACGAATCCGGAAGGATGTAATTGATTTCATTGTTGATATCATCGATCTTTTGATCGATACCACTTCGCTTGACTTCGTCTTTCCAGACACGCGTCATGGTAGGATTTTTTGGGATACCACCATCCGCTGTTCTGATAGCGTCTCTGCCCTTGTACTCTGCGGAAGCCCGGTAGTACAGGGCGTTAAAAAAGTGAGAAATCTCTTGAAGATCGTAGTAGTACTTATCGATCTTTCGTTCTTCAAGATAATTACTGATAACTGCTTCAAAAGCAATACCAGCTGAAGGAGCTTCCCCAAGATAAAAATTCTCAATGCAAGAGTGAACCAGAGAACCAATTTCGGTTGCCTGGGTAACTTCCCTTTTCTTGTTGTTCTCAAGATAATACTTGCGGTATTTGACACCGCAGTCTTTGTAGGTGTTGAGCTGGCTGTAGCTATAGAGATGCGGGAAATCGTTTTGAGAGGACATGAACAACTCCTCGGGCAGGGTATTTACTTAGTTATTGCATTGAAACAATTTTTAGTCAACATGTTTCAGGTGGGGTGGGCCTTGTTCCGTCTTTTGTTACAAACTCAAGTGTGCAGGTTTCACAGTGTGTAAGTTCCTGCCCTAATCCAATTTGTTTTGTTGTGAGATGCTCTGATCGGCATCTGGGGCAAACCCAATGCTCAGAAGTTTTTCCACCCAGATAAGCTTTACTGCAAAGCTCAGCAAAGAATTCAAGAGTGATGTGAGCAATTCTTGTCCTGCTATTTGCTTTTTGGGTAACCATTGCAAAACGATCTTGAGGTTTGAGCTCATATTTTGCCTGACACTCAAGAAATAGTTTTTCAACCTTGTCCCACGCTTTTTCAGAGTACTTGCCATCGAGCTGCAAGAAAGGTGCTTCAGGCACATAAACGTCCGGAAGTTCTTTCCCGCTTGACATGGCCGTCATCTGATCTTGCTTGGGTACTCTTTTAGATTTTAAAAACCCAGCTTTTTTGAAAGCTTCTGCAATCGAGTACTCAAGGCCTTTCCACGCGGTGGACCTTCTTTTTCTGGTTGTCTTGGTTTCTATGTCTTTCGATGCTTTGGTTATTTTTTCTGAAGTTACTTTATTTGAAAGTTCTTCAGCAATGTTTATCTTGTTTTTTCGAGGTCTTGGCATAATAATTGCCTTGTTTAAAAATTTGAGATAAAGTGGACTTAAGCAACCATAGGCCCATCTGTTCTACATGTCAAGGAGTACAAGATGCAAGAACTGTCAAAGCAGCCAACTTTTGAGGACAAGCTAGAACAAGTTTTCAAGTTTCTGGATCTTTCTGCGGACTGCTTTGGAAACGTTACGTTGAAACACAAGCAAACAGGCTCTTCTATCACGTTTGCTACCAACGGGGACATCCAGCTAAAAGCAGCTCGGGATATTGATCAGAAGTCAAATAGATGGATTCACTTTAACTCTGACGTTGGTATTATTGAGCAAAATAATGGGTAACTATATTTTACTCAACCAACAAGTAGGTGAATCTAAAAACCTACTTACTCTGTCTCCCATGATTGGCTCAGATGACAAAGTAAATAATTACGTTACTCCTATAATTATTCAACACGGAATTTTACCACTTGCTAATAATTTGGTATTTGAAAAAGATTCTAATCCAGCCTGGTTGCTAAGTTTTAATATATCTTTTTTAGGGTGTATAACCCCTCTTACTCCAGCTGTTATTGTAAAACCAGCAGACTTTATAGTTAATATTTTAAGTCTTGCAGTAACTCCTACTACTCCTCCAATTACTTGGGACCTTAGCTGGCTAAGCCCGCTTGGGGTTTCTTTTATTCCAACCCTTGGCTCAACAAGCGCTCCCAGTAATACTTTTGCAGTTGATAGTATTCCAGGATCTATTTATGTAGGATTAGTAAATTTAACAACAAAACAAGGTGTATCTACAAATCAAATAGAATCTTTTTCTGTAAAGATAAATAGCAGTCTTGGAGAAATAGGTAAAATAACTATACCCGTATCTATTAAACCTAAAGATAAATTTGATGAAAGAAACACAAGTGGGTTAAATCCCCCTGCGGGTGAAACAACGGATACTTACACAACCAAGTATTTAAGTTCTCAAACTTCTTATCAAATCTCTATTCAAGAAGGATCATTTGTAAGCTACGATTTTAGTAAACCAAAAACAAATAAATCCAAAATAACAAAAGTAAATCATGTAAAGGGGTTAGTTGAGTATACGGTTACTAGCCAGTATCAGCAGCAAATAGAACTAAGTTTTAACTCGTCTATTATTGATTTTAAAAAAATAGATAGAATAACTTTTGGTGAGTATACCTATTTATCTGATACTGACTTTACTCAATCTGAACCTGTTATTTCTTCTGAAGACAAATCGAAAACAAAAGTTACTATTACTTGGAAAACAGTAACTCAAGGCAGGCCACCTAGACCCTCTTCAGGGCAAACTATTAGCGTGGTCTACTTGGCGCTTAAAACTGAAAAAGAATCAAGTGTCGTGGCTTTTAATTCAACTACAAATACTGTAACCCTGACGTCAAATTTAATATCTTTTATAAATGACACAGACATGCAAATATCTTATGACTACAGCTATGACGATAGCAAAGTTATAAAGGAGTAAAAATGCCTGGAATAGCTCGAGTTGGAGATCTTGTTTATAACGGAACTCACTCACATAATGATCCTGTCACGCAGATACCTCTTGTATTTCCTGTTTTAGGAAGTTTTACAAGCGGGTCTGGTAACGTATTTGTAAATAGTAAAGCTGCTGTACGTGTAGGGGACACAGGAACTCATGTTGTTTGTACTGGATCTAATACGTTTGAAGCAAAAGAAAGAACTAGTGCAACTGTATTTATAAACAGCAAAGCTTGTATCAGAGAAAACGACTTTACAGAGCATTGCAAAAATCATCTAACAAGACTGCCCACTGATCCAGCTGGAGTTGTAATGGGATTCTGCAGCCCTGATACTTTTGCAGAATAAAGAGCAAATAAAAAAAACCGGGGTGGCTGGAATTCCAGCCACCCCGGTTTGTATTACCTACAGGGTACTAGACCATGTTGGCGTTGAGTTCGAGCTCTTCCTCGTCCTCGTAGTCGGTATCCTCATCATTGGTGATGACGGGAGCGGGAGGAGCAACGGGAACTGCAGCGGCTACTTCAGTAGGTGTAGCGGAGCTGGCATTGACCGAGGTAGACACCGCAGCGCTGAGTCCGTTTCCCGTGATGGGAATGGTCTCAAGCTGCTCGTTCTTGGGGCGACGACCGCGCTTCTTGGGCTGATCGCTGAGCTCTGCCACCATCTGATAGGCGCTGGGTGCAAAGCGAGCGAGCGGCGTCAAGACGAGAGCGCCGTTGCTGACGGACACCTCGAACGTCGAGATCTGATCGAAGTTTCCGAGCTCCTTGAGCTTGGAGGTCTTGATGGAAACCGGAGAATCCGGTCCCTGACGGTTGACGTGGTTGCTGGTCGAACGCACCTTACGGGTCTCTTGAATGGTGACGTTCATCTTGGGGTAGGGCAGCATCTCACCGGTTTTGTTGAACTCGGAGAGAATGTACTTGCCGATAGCCTGCATGATCTGGCCGTGGTTCTTCAGGCCAAACTGCGCTGCCAGCTCATTGGCAGGCGTGACGCCGTTGTCAGCAAAGACGGTAGCATAGATGAATTCGGGAGTTGCGCTAGGCATGGATATAAACCTCTCTGAAGGGGTTTGGGATGCAGATGGACACAGGTTACATGAGAGCGTCTAAAAGCTTTTGAACGCCCTCTATTGCGTATTTGATAATCGGGTTCAGTTGTTCTTGTACCTCAACTTCTTTGTTATTAAACGCAGAAGCCTGAGATTTTTCAACTGGTTTTTCAAGTTCATTTTGAAATATCCCGAGGTTGTGTCTTGCTCGTGTCACAGCGACATAGCAAAGACGTCGTTCTTCCCGAGGATCGGCATGATCCAACGGGAACGTGGATCTACCCACGTTCCAGATGGCGACGTTATCCCACTCGAGTCCCTTGGATTTATGGACTGTCATGATTTGAACGCCCTCACCTGACTTGGTTCCCTTCATCCGGCTCACACGCTCTTGGTGTTCCCGGATGACATCAAGGGGATTTTTTCCATTTTCAATGTTCTTGAGCCACTCGACGAATCCGGCCTTGTTGTCCATGGCAATTTTGCCTTGAGAGCTGTCCGACGCGTAGCGATCGATCCAGCACTCCTCACAAAGTTGCGATGCAAACTCGGCCAGGTTCTCCCACTGCTGGTTTGTATAAAGATTATACGCAGAACGAAGGTCTAAAATCAATTGCTTGAACAAAGATTTTTGAGACTCCGTCCTACATGCGATGGGAATCGTCTTGAGGTCTCCATACATGGAAAGAATATCCTTGGCAGAAACGCTGGCAGCTTTTACTGCAGCCTCCTCGGTTTTTCTTCCCAGGTACTTTTTATGCCTGATGATCTTTTGCCAGGCGTTTAAATACTTGTTGCTGAAAGGTTTTTCACTGAAAAAGTGAAAGTATGCAAGAATGTCTTCCACGACAGGATCGTCAAAGAAGCTCTTTCCTTCCAACAAGTAAGGGATATTTGCTTTTGAAAGAGCAATTTCTAGCAGGGGAGTATGCCGGTGAGATCTGAAAAGAATTGCTACATTGGAGTAGTCTTTCTCTTCTGCATCTTGAGAATCTGTAATCTTGGTTACCCAAGAAACAATGTCGTTGAGTTGATCTTTGTAAACCTGAACCCCAACCCCAGGCTTGGGTTCATTCGTTACAAGATTGAGGGTAGAGTTAAGTTCTTTCTGAAGGATCTGGTTAGCTAAGTTCAAAACAGGTTGAGAGCACCTGTAGTTGACTTCTAGCTTGTAAGAAACCGTTTCAGGGTAGACTTCTTCAATGTTCTGAAAGATCTCCGGCTGTGAGCCCTGGAAGCCGTATATACACTGTGAAGTGTCACCCACGAGGGTCAAGGTTGATGCATACTTCTGCATTCTTTGAATAAACTGATGCTGTGCATAGTTCAAATCTTGAACTTCGTCTACCAAGATATGTTCATAGTTGAAATCTGTAAACAGATTTTCCGGTAGCTCAAGCGCCATCGAGATCATATCTTGAAACAGGTAATACCCGTTTTCTTTTCTGAATTCTCTAAGCGTTTCAATTGTTTCAAGAATAAACTCGGTCTTTGGAAAGACTGGATTTGACCAGCTTCCACCTCGCTTGGTTTTCTTGATAAACGATCCACCAAAGTTAATAACAAAGTCATCGGTAATAGGTTTGTTGGAAGCGTAAGACATGGCTTCTGCTGCCAGACAAGTCTTGAGAAAAGTCTGGTCTGGCAGCTTTTCCCCCATCTCTCGACAGTACTCGGCGTAACTGTCAATCAGTTCCCAGTCTTTTACCAAAACAGGCCGCTTGCGAAACCCTGCTCGGTGGTAATTCCTGAGAAGGAGCATGTTGCCCAGGGCGTGGCATGTTTTTACGTGAATCATGCTGGTGTCGTCTTTATCAAACAGGCTGTTGATACGACGTTCAATTTCTTCCGTAGCTGCACTGCTGAAGCTCAGAAACAAGGTTTTGGCGTTAGACACTTCCATCAAATGCTCGATACGCCCCATGAGCATCTGGGTCTTACCGGTGCCAGCACCGGCCTCAACCTTCGTTACCCGGGCTGAGGACGTTGCTGCTTCCAGTTGCTGCGGATTTAGATTTTTCAAAACGTTCCCGCTTGTCACGCAGTAATTCCCTTCTGTAAACCTCTTGAGTAGCTGCATACTTTGGATTTAACTCTGCAAGCCATTTTGGCATGGGCTCCATTTCCCTTAAATTCTTTTCCCAGTAGTTCTTGACAGCCTTCCAGACACCTCGCTTGAGACGATGTTCTGGCATGGGCCCAGAATAGTAAAGAGCTTCAAGGTGCTTACCAATTCCGTAACCTTTATTTTTATCCCATTCGTAAACAGGATAAAGTTGTGCCATCTGGTCCATATAAAAATCTCGATGAACTTTTGCCAGAATACTGGCAATCTTGACTTCGAGAATTGTTTCATCCGCTGCAATTTTAGAGCGGTTGCTGATATGTTCCGGGATACCTTTCAGGGGAAATCTTCCGTCAAGCATGATGTCAAACCTTTCAAGCTCTCCAGAAAACCCGAGTTGATTACTGAGAATAACCAAAGCAGTACGAGCTGCTTTACATACCGAGTCCCAGGGACCGATCTTTTCAATAACAGAAACAGGCTCGTTCATGATGACCCAATCACAAGCTTTGTTTTCAACAATCCAAGTAGCAATCCTGTAGCGCTCTTCAGGAGAGCAAGCCTTGGAATCCTGGAAATTCATATCTTCTAGCTGTTGTCTGAATTCTGGTTTGACAACACAAACACAGACGGTAATGGGGCCAGCAATGGCCCCATACCCTGTCTCGTCAATTCCCACCAGAATCAAATCACTATCCATAGCGCCCTCCTTTCCTGGTGGGTTAACTGGATTTACCTCTGCTTCGGTCTAGCTTCATGAGCTTGGTAAAAGCTTCAAGCTGGTCCATGGAAAACAATCCGATCGAGGAAAGCCTTTCAAGCAAGACATTCCTCTCCAATTCGGGACGCTCGTGGATCATACCCAAAAGCATCTGGTATTTATCTTCGTCTTTGCCCCAGCAATCGATAAGATATTCGGTGGCAGTAGGAGAGCGGTCTACAATACTTTTAAGATCATGCAGAGTACCTCCGTTTTTAAAGAAATCGTTGACATCCTGCTTGATAGGATTTCCCTTCTCGTTAAGTCCGGGAAGGTTTGGCAGAGTGACATTGATAATTTGAGTATTTGGAGTCTCTAGCAGCAAGTCGTAAAGTTCCCAAGGAAGATGGTCTTGACTCGACTTTTCGTTGTCCATCACGAGATAGACTTTGTCGAGCTTGGAAATCTTCCAGACGTGCTGTTTGAGATTTTGATTGCCCACAAAGCTCATGGCGTGAACACCAAATTGCCTGAGAGTGAGGGCATCCGGAATTCCCTCCAGCATAAACGAATAGGTTTTTCCGTCTTTGCCGGCATACTTCCAGTACTTGGAGAGCTTCTCCTCGCCCCAGAGCATGGCATTCAGGTTTCGGTAACCCAGTTTTGAACGTGTCGCCAAGCACTTCCAACGGCTTTCATTTTCCTTTGGAGTGCCTACAATTCTGCCTTGTAGCTGGACAGCTTTTCCCGATTTCCAGTGACAGTAGGGAAATACGGTATGATTCCAGAAAGCAGCGCGACCGTACTTGTTGATCAGTTCAGAATCCTCAAGGGTTTTGTAACTGATTCGTTTTTCTGAATCACCTGAGTGAATGATTTCTTGAAGCACCTCCATCGAACAGTAGCCGATATTGTTTTCGTACAGCGTATCTTCAGTGATACCTCGACTTTGCCAGTAGTCCAAAACTTCTTGGTTTTTGAACAGGGCTTTTTGAAAAGTTCTACTTGCTCTTTGAATTACATCAGATCGCTCATCTCGAGTGCTGATGTCAATTCCCAGAGAAGCAGCCAAGTATTTGATAGCTTCGCTGACGCTACAGTTCTGCTCAAGCATGACCCAGTCAATGACTGAGCCACGCTTTTCACAGCTTCCGTTCCAGCAGCGAAACTTGTTTGAATCGTGATACAGCTGAAGATCGGGATCTTTGGAATTGCAAAAGGGGCATCGAATACGTTGGCGACTTGTGTTTGCCAAGTCGCCAATCTTCTTCTTTGCTTTTATAAAGCCAAGTAATTCTTGTTGGTCCATACCTCTACTCGCTCATAAAGTATCTAGCTCCCCATCCTGGGTGTAATCAAACACGTAACCCCTGTAGGTTGTCATATAGATCAACCTACGCTGTTTGGCATGCTTTCTCAGGTATTTGGGTTCGTCATCGTAGAAATCGATTAACCTTCCCTTCAATTTACCTGTGCTGTGAGAGGTTCTGAGAACTCGCCCAGCGCGTTGAATCGCTTCAACTTCAGACTTACCCGCAGCAGCATTGATTACTGTACGGATTGGAGGGATGTTGATTCCGGTATTGAAGATTCCAGATGCTACCAGAATCTTGTACTCTCCGCCAAGCAACTTGGATACGGCTTCGCTTCTTTCGTTGCTGGAATCACTACCGTCCAGATTTTCGGTCAAGATACCGTTTTTGTTAAGTAACTCAGACAGAATCTTGCCGTGCTCGACTTCATCAACGATCACAAGAGCAGGTGTCATGTTTTCATGAATAGCTCGGTGGCACTGCTCAAGAATCTTTTTGTTTCTTTCTTTGTTCTGGGTGACACAGGCTTTGTACACTGTATTATATTTTGGCTTTTCAGAGTTATAAACAATATTTCCTGCGTCAAACCAGTGAATTTCTACTTCAGGGGTAGCCAGTACTCCTTCTTGAATCAGGTCAAGTGGAGATTCTCGGTAAACAAGGGGACCGATAACGCCTTCAATCAAGAGTTCGGCATTGTCTTCCCGTTTCAAGGTAGCCGTCAATCCGTAGCGAACCGCTGCGTTGACCATCTCTTTGCTGATATCTTGCCAGCTGTCTGCTGCAGCTCCGTGAGTTTCATCTGAAACCCACCACTGCACTTCTCGAAGCCAGGCCAGAATCTCACTTTTACTCTGGATACCGGAGTAAACGCTTTGAACGGTAGCAATCGTGATGGGTTTGAGTTCACAAATTCCATCCCCGTAGATACCTAGTTCAATCTGGTTATTGGTCAGACTTTCAATATCTTTTTTAGTTTGATGCAAAAGATATTTACTTGGAACTGTAATCAGACCAATACCGTGTTTCATGGCCATGGCAAGCATTGAAATAATCAAGCTTTTACCGCTTGCAGTAGGAAGCTCGACCATGCCGTGACCGCGTTCTATCAGTTTTTCAAACGCTTTAACCTGATGTCGGTAAGGTTTGTATTTCAGGCTATCGATAAAAGAGTCTAAAGGCTTTCTATCGATTGGAGCCAGCAACGGAACTAGCTTGACATCTGGTGTGACATCCAGAGCTCGGTGAATAAGGCCGATTGGAAAAGTATGGGTTTTCTTGTTGTACAGGCGCTTGATGCCGTCCCATCCGTTGTAGCGTTTGTTGTAAACCATACCTCCCTTGCGGGGGTCAAACACGAACTTCTGGGCTTGTGGAGAAAACTCAGCTCCTACAACTTGAAATGAAAGAACGTTATAAAGTTCTTTTACTTCTTCAGGGCTTGGAGGGGATTGATACTTGGCTTTGGTAGCGTCGTAAATAATAACGTTTGACATTCCAAATCCTTTTCAAAAGGTAACCGGGGTGGATGTTACTCCACCCCGGGCACTTACATCAAAACGGGTTGATGTTTGCAGAAGACTTGGAAACCGGGTTCTTCTGACTACGCTTCGCTTCGTACTCAGCTTTGGACTTTTCAAGTCGGTTTGCATACAGAAGCTTGGCTTCGTTGACTGCGGTGATGAAGCCTTTGGAATCGGGATTCTTGTCAAAGAAGTCAAGTGTACCGACAAGAGAGCCGGCCTTGTTACGGGTCTCTTCGATCTTGATCTCGGTCACAATGCTGCTGTAAGTCAGCTTTTTGTTACGAGCAAGACCAAATACGTAATCCAGGAAGGCTGCATGAGCTTTACCCGTCATTGGAAGCTTTGCGAGGTAAGGCTCATCGTTTGTAACGGTCTTGAAAAGAACGCCTTCGTCAGTTTCGACCATGTGCTTGAAGATAGCCACCTCGAGGTAATTATCCATGTCACAACGATCGACACCGTTGAAGCTGTTAGGAATATCAGACTTGTTGAGACCCTGAGCAATGCAAGTCTCACAAGAAAGGAACTCACCGGTTTCTTCATCCTTTCGACTACCGAAAGGCTTGAAGTCGCGGATGGTGTCCCCCACTGAAGCACGGCCCAGCTCCCAGTTGCGTTCATTGACTCGCTCACCGGTCACGGGGTTGTGGTATCCACGGCTCTGGCAAACAGGGCCCTTCTTACGGTCGTGCTCACGGTTGCCCCAGCGAATGAAACCGCTTTTGGCTCCCAAGATCACCACCAGAAGGCGGGTGCCTTCGATCTTCTCTCCCGTAGAGAGCGAATACTTGAACTTCTTGGATGCACCCCACTTAGGAATTTGGATATCGTAAGCAGGAGCGGGAATGTAATTACTGACTTCTTTGCGGTTGTAGCGCTCTTTGCTGCGCTCATTAACTTGTTCGGCCTGGGCCATCAGAAAATCAAGATCGATATCCATTAATTTCAACCTCCATTAAGATTGGGATTCAATCAAATCTTGCAAAGACAAAGGGCTGAAATTGCCACAGATGTCCTCAAGATAAGTTGGTGCCTCATCCCCACTACGCACCAATTTTTGTAGGTGATTTTGTTTAAGGCTCAAACCTGCAGCTCCCGGCACATAAAAGTAGTGGTGCTTGGAACGGGCAGGACTGATAACCGGTTCCCAGCGATAGAACGCTGATTCGTTGTTTTCAATTGGTATCTCTTCTGCTTCGAAGAAAGCTCTGACGATGGATTTATTCAGTTTCCAAAGTCCGATGAGCTTATATTTTAACTCAGGCAAGGGTCCTTGAGAAGGGTGTTCTTCGGGGGTAAATACAATAAATTTTGTAAAACCCTCTTCCTCCAAAATTTGTATTGACATAAAACATCCTTAGACTTAACCAGGAATGTTACAAAAATCACGTAGCATCTTGTTAGTGTTTACTCCCTTTCTTTGCTTGGTGCAATGAATAATAAATAGCATGAGAGCTGTTCTGTAAGGCAAATATTTTTTATCTGCCGCAGAACGGTAAGCGTGGCTAAGATGAAGCCAAGCGACATGCTTGAACTGGCATACAATATCAAGGTATCTCCATAGACCAAAGATGTCAGCAGTCTCCTTGTTGATTGCCATGTACATGGTAACCGCTTCTTTTGTACCCAGAACATTACTGATCTTATTGGCCAGTTTAAGGTTTTCGTCGGGCCATATTTCAATGACATCTTCTAAGTCTAGAAGTACTTTATTTTCTGGCCTGCAGTTGCTTAACGTAAAAGCTATAGAGAAGAGTCCCATTATAGATTCTTCGTAGAAGACATCTGCTACAAATTCAGCGGCGGATTGTGTCAGATAGAAATCCCCGAGAGGTTTTTTATCTGACATCAATACCCCTACAATTTTATCTTTTGTCAGCTCTTTTTTTACTTTGAGCTCAAGTTGATTTTTCTTGATCCAGTCTACCCAATCTTTATTTGGTGTTGTTGTAAAGATCAGAGTGACGTTTGGATTAGGTTTGAGAGATTTTAGCTCACCCGTTGGTTTAGATTTTGGATCAACAAAAACTACCTTGGGTGAGCTAAATCCGCGTTGTTTCCAGAATTTAAACACATCGTCATCCCCTGCTTGGGAAATGACTTTGTGCCCCTCGGGAAATAAACCAGAAAGTCTCGCTACTCCGATTTGAGTTTGATAGATATTCATCAGTCATCCTCAAAATCAAATTTAGAAACTCTTGGTGCGGGTGGTGCTGGTGGGCTTACAGGAATAATGACGTCTTCTTCATCGTCATCAAAATCAAACCGAGATCCAGCTTTTTCTTTTTCAGAAGCTTGAACTTGAATGACAAGTTCTCGCGGTTCCGGTTCAGGTGGCAGGTTGCGTTTGATTTCAATCTTACCTGGAAGTGTCATGGTATACAACGCACCCAAGATGAGTTGCTGTACCCTGGCCATGGGATGTGTGGCATAGCTCAAAGCTTGAGCCAGCTTGACATGAGCCTGCACGTACAGGTCGTTCTCTGGGTCGGTAGCAACCATGTCATCCAGGTCTTCAAGAAGCTGCGTGACTACAAAATCCAATCCGTTTTTGTTGGAGTTCATCCAACCGTTCCAGATTTCTTTAAGTAGTTTTCTGTTCTTCTTCGCAATAGAATCCCAGAGGCGATACCTTTCGGTGTCACTGACGCCCCCTGCCCAAGAAAGTATTTCATCTGGAGTAATGCTTCCAGACTCAGAGCTTTCTTTGAGCGCATCGTAAGTATTCCAGAACTGACGCATTGAGCCATTTGACACCTTGAGAATCAAGGAGCAGGTCTCATGAGAGATACCCAGCTTGTTTGCGTATCGATCGGCCACCTGAGAAGGATTGAGACCCTGAAAGGTGCCTGGAATAACCATCCGAGAGCATAGAGCTTTATCAATACTTTGAACCTCGGTGGTGCAAAGAATGACAATGCTTTTGGGACGCTCGACATCCATGAACTCCAGAAAGGGCAAGAACATGGAGCGAGCCGGATCTCGGATACGGTGAAACTCGTCAATGATAGCGACATGATATTTGCCAGAAGGCGGAACAGCTTGCAGAAAAGCCATGAGCTCGTTCTCGACAAACTCAGCCTTGTTCTGACTCGTACCATCTACTTCGATAGAAACGAGAGACTGTCCTCTCAAGGAAGCTGTGCAATACCGACACTCGTTACATGGGTTGTATCCTTGACGGTTATCGCAATTGATCCACCTTGAAAGGATTTTAGCTACAGATGTCTTGCCCGAGCCGTGAAGCCCGGGCAACATGTATACCGATCTGAGGTTATTTTTAGAAAGGCTGTTTTTGAAAAATCTTACAATTGATTCTTGACCCAGAACTTCATCAAAAGTTTTTGGTCGATAATCATTTGCAAGTGATACAACTTTGGAAGTAACCTCCATGGCAATTCCTTTGCTCAAACATGGGTAAGATCCTCAATAAGTTTTTGAGCAACATACATCTCATCCAGATCAGATTCAGGTACAAGCCCTGTAACATCCCGATCAATCAGAGCTTTGTTTGCTGCGTCTTTGGCTTTCACCATATCCCAGATATAGGCATCAACCGTGTGCTCGTGAACAAGCTCGTAAACATCCACGCCTTCCATTCTGCCGCCAGGACGGACGACTCGGGAGATTCCCTGAGACCTCAAGACAGAGCGCCAAGGGTGGTCGTGATTGATGATGACGGAGGCTTCCGTGAGGGTCAAGCCTTCGCTGATCAGAGCCAAGTTAGCCACCAAGACGGTAATCTCGGGGTCTTCTTGAAAGAGCTCAATCTGCTCGTCTCGCATGGAAGGGGTCATCTTTCTGGGATTTGCTGTTTCGTCATCCGCATATACACGGACCACGCCAAGACCTGCTTTTTGAAGTTCTTTTACGATTCTTCCGCCGGTCTTGATAAAGGATGTGAAGACAATGACTTTGCGGTCTTGCTTCTTGGCATCCAAACAAATCTCCACAATTTTATTTATTTTACTGGTGCTCTGATTCAAAGAATCTGTGAAGTGAACTGCCCATGGCATATTGCTGGCCATCCGAAGATTTTGAATTTGTCCAAGAACAGTTTTCTTGCCTTTGAATGCAGAGATCTCCCCGCGTTCCATTTGTTCAATGGTTTCTTGAATAGCGTGCTGCTGCTCTTTGCGTATCTTGTTGTAGTAACGATAGTGATCCGGTGTCATGGGAATTGAGCACTCGTGCAGAGTCACGGGAGGAAACTGCACCTGACCGTTAACCTCCGGATCTCGGATCATGAGCCGGTGCATGAGATGACGGGTAGATTTATAGAATTCAGGAAGCTGAGCTGGATTAACCCCAGGTACCTGCCGTTCCTTGGCTACGTGGTCTTCAGCCCCTGTAGACCAGTCTTGGTTGACCATCTTGACCCGGGTAAACCGCTTGGTAAAGCTTTCCTCGCTGAAAGGAAAAGCTTTGGACTGTAGCCCGTAAGTAATACCTAGAACAGTGGCGATATGCTCGACCCACCCATCCATGGGCGTACCGGTCATCCCGAGCTTTCTACGGGCCTTCTTTGAAATGTGCTTGAAACTGCGGGTACGGTCCGTTCCAGCACGAAGTCTGTGGATTTCGTCTGCAATAAGAAACTTGGGAGCGTATTCCTTGGCGATTAATTTACTTATGGGTTTCCCCATAAAGTAATAGCTTTGACCCCGTTTACGCATACCCTTTTTATGAGCTTCGTCTTTTTCAGTTTTGTTGTACTTGAGCATATCTTTTCCAGCTCTTGTCTGTCTGGAAAGTAGATCATAGGAGTAAAGCCAGATAGGTTTCTGACTGCTTACGATGTCTTCTTCAGAGCTGATTATTTCAGCATACTCAGCAAGTCCGGATTGCTTCAATTCTTTGTCTAGCCAGGTCAGCCTGAGCGTATGGCGAGGGGCCACGATTTGAATGGCGCCTGGACGCAGCGGAGCTGTCTTGGTCCAGTTTTTGGAATCTTCCGGCTTTTCTCCCCTGAATTTCAAACCTGCTTCAAGAGAGTCTCCGTACCAGAGGTGAATAAGCAAACAGGCTAGAAAAGATTTTCCTACACCCATATCCCAGATGGGAAAGTTCTGGGCTCTGCAAGCCATGATAGACGCGTACTCGGCTTGATATTTTCTGGGAGGCCGCTTTGCAATAAACTCATTTTTTTGAGTAAGTTTATCTATTTTTCTCATGTAGTGCCAGAAAAGATCTGAGTCTTTTAAAGTCTCCTGAGGGAAGACTTGAAACCCGGCGTCTTCCAGGAGTTCCGGAGTATCAAATTTTTCAATCATGGTGTTGTCCTAATTAAATACTGTCCAAGTCATCACTGAAGAATTTACTGAGAGGCTTGTGGGAAATCTCTTGTGTAATGGCAGATATCTCTGGAGATATATTTAGCTTGCTATCAATAAATCTATTAAGAACTTCTCGGTTTGCTTTGCTTCTTTCGTTTTCAAACAAAGCCATGCTGATTCTTAGATCTAGTTCTAATTTTTCAACATCCAGGTTTAGATCTCTTTTTTTAGATTTAAGTTCTTCTAGTTCTTCTTGTTTAAGGGTGTAATTAATATCTTCAAGTAAATACTCTTTTATCTCTGCTTGTCGAGTAGGTTCATTCTTACCCTTCAATTCAAGATTGTTTCTTTTAAACACAAAGTTCAGGATAACCGTGTTCTCGTAAATATCAATTTCTTTTTCAAGCTTTTCAATATCAGCCATGCACCTGGAAAGACTGCGCCTTGACTTGTTGATGTTAGCTTGAATGGTTCTGAGAGATTCTGGTGTAACCTCGGACACAGCTGGATCCTTTCTCAGAGTGTTGGTTGATCTATTATAACTTCGATGAATGAGCTGTTCAATGCCCAGACAGCACAAAACACAGAGAGCGTACGCGTATGTGCGAGGCTCTCTGTGTTCAGTGGGGGTGTTTCTTGGCGGGTTAGCGGTGGGGTTTTCTCCCCTCGCGGGCGGGATTGTTTAACTATTTTTTAAACATCCACGGAGTTGACCGTAGGGAAACTCCGGGGTAGCGGAGGCTGATAAAG